GTCTTACAGAATAAGGACTTAGCGAGAATGACGGGACTCGAACCCGCAACCTCTAGCGTGACAGGCTAGCGATCTAACCGATTGATCTACATTCCCAAATAGCCCCAAGAGGAATCGAACCTCTAACCAGTGCTTAGAAGGCACTTGTTATATCCATTTAACTATGGGGCCATATGCCTATTATACTGTATCCACTCAATGCCGCAAGCCCCCACGGTTTCCCGTGGAGGCTGAAGCGGTTTGATGATAGAATCAGTCGATCAAGCCTCGACCGTTTCCTTGACCTTCTTAGGATTCGCGGAGTCGCCCGCAGCCTCGGCAGTCACACCCGTAACACGGGCACGCCACACCTTATAACCCTGCTCAGAAAAACTCTTGATCTCACCGGCCTTTACGTTCGCATGAACGTCGCCGGGAAGATTCTCATTCAGTGCATCAGTCAGGCTCGCCACGACCGAATCACGATCCAGTTCATCGGCAACAACATCAACAGTAAAAGCAAACTTCTTCATTGTAATCATCTCCAAAAAGTGTAATCGAACCAAGTAAAGTAATCATACCAACCGTATCATCACTTGTCAAGGGCTAGGTCGAACTTTTTTGGTTGCGATCAACCAGCGTCTTGTCTTGTGATGCTATCAGTATAGCATAGTTATCGGCACTGTCAACCCCTTCTCATTAGTATTTTTCACGATTGTTCCTAAGTCGTTATGGGATAAGAGTTTACGTCGAATCGCCGCGGCCGTCCTCGCCGCAAAGTCTTATGCGGCAAGGCTTTAGGCTCAGGAGAGAAAACCCTCACAACCCTTGTCCACAAGGTCACGCAGCAGATTTTCAGCCGCTTCGGGAGTCTTGAGAGTTACGCTGTTCTTCGTGCCTGGAGTTGCAGGAACGAACGTGTCGTACTTCCAGCCACCAACCAGAGCATCACTCCAATCCTTGGCTTCCTTCAAGCCCCATCCGGTGTGAGTTCGGATAGCCTTGATGCAGTAGATACGATTATCCAGAGTCATGCCACCAGTGATGGTAACGGTGCGATTCTGGCTCACGCCCAACGCAATCTCCACAGAGTTCACGATCTTGTGATACAGTTCAGCATCGTTGTTGTATGCCCAGTTGCTAGCCAAATACATAGCCTCACGAACAGTCAGTTGCAGATTAATCATACCTTAAAATCTCCTAAATACTTGGAATCTATTTCTCTAAGATCGTCGAACGAGCAGTGTCGTTCTTCTAAAATATAAACTTGTTTACCACTAGTAATGAGTGTAGCGTATTCGCTTTCATCCCATATGAACTCATTGCTATCGCTCTCACGACGCCAGTATGGATCACGAAGTGGATTATAAAACACACGCTCAAGATTGTCAATAGGCAACGTAGGATAAAAATCCTTGCGAAGCATAACTTCCTCACACTTTACCCATCCGCTCACATCATGCACACCAGCCTCAAATACTTGTTTGGCTTTATTTGGTCGATTGCGAAGTTTACAACCCCTCATTTCCAACTGGTATTCTTTGGGATCGTAATAATATACATCAACAGTCTTACTACCTTGCTTAACTTTAATCTGCCAGTGCATAAAATGTTCGCCACTGGAAAGATGAAAACGAACTTCACCGTGCATTGGTCGTGATTTCATATGGAATATTCCCTAATAAAATGTCAAAACATTGTTGACAAATCATACTATCCAACATTCTGTGCTGGCTTGGATTAAGATATGTAAAAGCCTCTTCGGACTCTTTACCATTAATCCATACTTCAATATCATTATCCTCAACCCAAATATCTTGATGATTACCGCATATTCTACAATCAACGGGAATACAATGCTTTCCCCCCTTTAAATAATCATTTCTATCCCAATCCATGATTGATCTCCTCAAACGATTATATACTATTAACCAAGTCTTGTCAAGACCTTTAAACTTTCGCTGACTACAGCCACCCCAGCCAAATCCGTAGGATTAGGAAAGACAAGCGTTGGGTTGAGCCATACTCGACCGCCATTTAACCGTGGCTTCTTTGATATCATTCTGCCAACGGCCCACCCACTTGTTTCCCTAAGTATACTTCTATTATCGGTCAGTGTCAAGGGTTTTCTTTAAAAATCCTAAGTGGTTGATAGATAAGAGTTTACGTCAAATCCGGCCGCCCCGGGTTGCTCTAAAGTCTTACGCTTCAATACTTTAGATACCACCAATAGCAATCACCACAGAAACTCCAAAAAACCTCATGCTTATCTAGCATATAGCACATTTCATTACAGTTACCACAATAGCAAACATTATCAAGAGTTTTCATAAACTAACTCCACATACTTGTTGACCAGTTCGCTGGTACCAATCTCATGCAATCCAATCAACTCTTTGGCCTTATCTACGTTATGCTTATTTACAGCGGCCATTCTATTCTTGAAAAAACTAAGAATATAAATCATAGCCTTTGTACGATCTTCATTCATGATGGATAATCCTTTGGGTAATCGTTTTCTGGTCGTTTTGGTTTTGGCTGTCCCTCATATGGCATCCACCACGGAGCATCCATACGATCTACTATACCGGGACTTTCTTCACAAATCAAGATATGTTCACTTACCGGATCATCCTTATGAATCTCATACCTTCCCTGCCACACCCCAATATACTCGCCAAAGTAATAAACCTTTTGGCCGTTGATGGGGCGACGAGGACCAAAAAAACTAATCCATTCCATTACTCACCCCCATAACTACGATATATCTCGTAGCATTTTTCGATAGTCTCATCAGACTCATCATCATTTTTTACAGAGATACCATTCTCATACTTATGAAACAGTTCGCTAAAAAGTCCGTAAAGTTTTCTTTCCTGTTGTCTACACTTTTCAATATTCATTATTTTCCCCTCGTAATAATCAAACACATTGTACCAGTATCACTATCGGTATATCTCACAGTCTCATGAGGCCCGTAATACCAAGCATCATTCTTGGAGAAGTTGAATACAACCTCATCGGTCTTGAGTTGAGTATCATTATACCCACCCTCATACCCAAGAGTCAATACCCTCATATCACCGGGATAACCCTTCAACTGCTCAATCAGTTCATTAACGGTCATTCTTCATTCTCCGGAGGAAACATATTGTTCCAAGATTCATCATCGTTACCGCTCAACAGAATCTCACGCTGTTCAGCATTAAGATGAGGAAAGCACTGTTGAAGATAACCACCATTAAGCCACTCGTTAGCAGCACTCAGTTTAACAGTGATACTAAACGGCTTAGCACTCATGGTGTAACCTGAAAAAGTAAGATTCTCACCATCAACCGTTCGGGTCACCTTATCACTCAGACAATACCGCTCAAAGCCAATCATAGTTTTTCTCCTTGTTCTACCATTCTACACTAGTATTATCGGCTTGTCAATAGGCTTTTCTTTAGCAATCCTAAGTTGTTGGTGGGTAAGACTTTGCGACGAATCCGGCCGCGGCAGTTTGCCCTAAACTCTTACAGCGTAAGCATTTAGAGCGAACCCCTTTTGAATATGGTATACCGGCTGTTAATGGATCGACTTAGTGGATAGATGGATTCGAACCATCAACTCCTCTTGTATTTAAACAAGTGGAACTCTACCTTTGAGTTATACCCACCGATAGTTTTACGATAAGTGTCCGGTATCACGCACCTATCAACCCGATACCTTGCGGGTATCTAGGTTTCTATCCGACCCCTGTTTGTTACCAGCGAACCTTTTACGCCCCGATTCTTATCCTCATCAGTATGGAGCGACCATACCGATTTGGAACCGCCCACGCTCACTTTCGTCCAGTTGCGAACTGGCTCAGGCAAGAGGTAACGGCTACTGGTTGTATTGCTCGTGGTGAGGATGCCATCCCACATAGATTAGCACTACTATACAGCGTATAAGCCCGCTGTCAACCCCACGCTGCATAACAGCCGTAGGTTTATCGTAATGGCTTATCCTAATCTAGTCCCGTCGCATGGACCCACGGATGTTTGTTTTGTCTTATAGGCTCATTCTATCATCTATTATCGACCTGTCAATACCCTGTTCTTTAGATTTTTTGTCTTCGTCGGATTTCATCAGAGCAATAGCAGATTTCATCAGCATAGTAGCCATAGTTCGGCTGGTCAGGCCATGCTTTCAAAACTTCCCTACAATCTTTAATGGTAAAAAGAAGTTCAGAATAAGTCATCTTCTTAACCTTTTTAGCGTAAGCCGCATGATCCATAAACTTAGTGGCAAACATCTTTTGTCTCCTGTGCCATGATTCTACACTCCTATTATCGGTCTGTCAAGAGCATATTCTGTAGAAAAAACTTTTTGATGCAAGTCTATAGATGATAAGAGTTTACGTCAAAACCGGGCGGGCAGCTTTGTTGTAAAGTCTTACGCCGCAACAGTTTGCATTCGCTCATATACAGTATGAATAATATCCTGATTATCCCTATAGAATGCTCGTGTTTTAATACAAGACTTAATCTGATCCTTGGGATACTTCTGGATATACTCCCAAGCATCTTTCACATGTTCATTTGACCACAATCGCCCAATCAAATCCTCAGCCTTAACGGTAAAGGCAACGTCAACATATCCCTGCTTATTGATCACAATGAACAGAAACCGAATTTGCTTCTCCCTCTCGCTCAATCCATAATACTTACTAGGATCAAGCCACTGTAAATCGGCCTGCTTCTTACACTCCACAAGACAATCCAACATATCATTTTTATAATCATACAACGTATGGCTAGTCCGCTCCCAACCATTATCCCTAGAAAGAATACGAGACAATACATTCTCCTTGCCCCCGTACCCCTTAAGATTCACAATAGACAGCAATTGCTTTTGCGTAGTGGTAAGCATAGCGATGGTATCTTACTGCTTAATCTTGTTTTGTCAAGAGTTTTCGCTGACTATACCCACTCAACCCAAATCCGTAGGATTACCTGATACAAGCCAATGACCCCACAGGGAATCGAACCCTGATTCTCGGAGCGAAAATCCGATTTCCTAACCGTTAGAAGATGGGGCCAAGATATTTACCAGACTACCTTTTCAATCCTCAGATCACTACCATACTTATCTTTAGCCTTTCTCCAAGCATCATACTGACTAAATGATACAACATAGCCAACGAATCGGCCATGTTGAAACACTCTCCACGACATTCCGGCAAGACATTGAGCAGTGGTCATATGAATCTCCTTTGCCCGATTATACACATTATCGGGTGTTTGTCAATACAACTTTAGATTTTCCACAAGTCTTTGATCAATAAGAGTTTGCATCAACATCGGCCGCACCGGCTCGCACTAAAGTCTTGTGGCTAAAGACCTTAGAGCGAGTCTGCTTTTTCAGCAGAAAAGGTGGGCCAGACCAGCCTTGAAGATAGTACCTCCAAGGAGGGGGCGACGACAGTTTACAACTCGTTCAGCATAGAAGTTGCGAACAGTACCATCAGCACTACGACCCGTAATAAGATGGCGAGTACGCTGGAAGTTACTATCGTTTCGTCGGTAGTTGCTTTTAGCATTCAGTCTACGAATCTGATTATCGTCCAACATAGTCACGCCAAGTACCTTTACAAGAAAACGCTCAGGATCACCCTTTGCGGGCTGGAGATATTCAAAGTTGAAAACATCGCCAACCTTTGCGGTTGACAGACTACCATGAGTACCACTGTATATATGATACAGAGAGAATGCCAGAAGGCAGGCCATAGCACCAATCACACAACCGCCGTAAACCAAAATATCGTTCGTCATTTAGAACCCTTTCGTTGTGAGAAATCCATCATTTCACCCATTCTACAGTATATTATCGGCATTGTCAAGCGGTCTTCTTGAGAAAATCTTTTCTTGCTATAAGTTGTTGAAACACAAGACTTTGCAGAAAAACCGGCCGACCAGCCTTGGCGTAAACTTTTACGCAGCAAGGCTTTACACTCACTCAAAATCTACGAAGATAATCTGATTGTATCCTCGCGGCTTCACGGTATAACCATCACCATAGTCGTAGGTATCGGCCTTTACCGCAGTCATATTCGCCAGAGACTTAGCCTGTCGAATAACGCTACGCTGAGACTCAGCATTACGAGGCTGAAACTCATACCGCTTCACCCAACCATAGTTAGCCTCACCGCCAAACGTATCAGTAACCGTCACAACACACTTCGTCATTTTCACTGTCTCCTTTGGTTTTATCTTATCACACAATCAAACGTTGTCAAGCATACGGATTCAAGATATCAGCAGCCCAATCCTCAATACGGTTACCAGCAGCACCACGGCTACTGTCTTTCCTGATAGATATCTTGCGAACATCATCCGCAAAAAACGTACCACATTCTCCCATGCTACAGTTGTCGAGGGTAACAATAAGAAACTCGTTACCATTGTCGATAACAGCATGAGACATGGTGCCAAGAGCATCAGCAGCAGCGAGTCTCATTTCCTGAAGGGTAATCATGTTATTTCCAGTTGTTACGGCGACATTCCTCAGCCCATTCAGCATCTTCACGACGAGTACGATCATTGTACCCATAACCACCATTAGTCAAGTAGTTATCTTTCACAGCATCATAGCCATCGTCACTATCCACAAACGGCTCGCAATGTTCCTTGCAACGCGAGCAAATATCACCACGATAGATCGTCACACCACAGCAGTCACTCAACATTTTTCACTCTCTTTCTTACTCTTTATATCGGTATTCTACCAGCCTAAACTTTAGAAGTCAAGCATATTTTTTTGAAAATCGTAAGTTGTTGTGTCTCAATAGTTTGCGTCAAATGCGTCCGCTGGGCCTTGGCGTAAACTCTTACGCATCAAGGCTTTAGATCACTTGGCCTTAGAGTCGTTCATTTTCTTTAAAACTTCAACAATCATAGGAATACCATAGAACATTTTTTAGTCTCCTAGTAGTTTACCACCCACGCCGCGATACATCCGAAGACAAACGCAATAGATAAAACAATAGCATCCCCATCTTTCATACCTAATCCTTTTTTACAGTAGGAAAAACCAGGTCACAAACAAACCAAGAACACACAAGGCCAGCAATAAATCCAGCACCGAAACTATTCCAGTCTAAATATATATCGGCCATCCATGGCTCCTTACTTAAGTAATAAAAAACAAAGATATAAATAAACCAAAAAGAAACATAGTAGCAATAACTAGCGACATTCTTCTATGATCCAACAAAGAAAAGTATTTAGTAAAATAACACCATATAAACCCGCGAGATATAAAATCATCCTCCCACCACCATTCCTTCCATAAAAGGATATTCCTTACCATTCAGTTTCACGAACCACTCATACTTGTGCTGGTACACACGAACGGGGCTATACTGGTTGATTCTATCCTTGGTGGTACTGGTTTGCCAACCCCCAGTCTGGAGGGTATAGGTATTGTCAGCATGAATCTTTACCACATAGGTGCTGTGGAGCAAAATACCAACCGATCCACACGGCAGGATTTCAGCGTAGGTGTTGTTTCCCACCTTGCGGCTGTCCTTATTCCGCTTGCCACGAACCATAGAAACTGCTTCAGCGTGAGTCATGTTCTTTTCCTTCTGGGTGATGTTCTAAGTATACTCTACTTATCGGCTTTGTCAACCGCGATTCTTAAAATATTCGCGGATTCTTTTTTCGTCTCGTCGATTCTCAAAAAAGGTTACGATTTCGATATACATCATATAACCGAAAATCGCCAAAAATACCAGTCCAAACATTTGTTTTCCTTTTCCTTTGTATCGACATTATACAGGAAGAAACTTTAGAAGTCAACAACAAAATAAAAGATTCTAGAGTTGCTTTAAGTCGTTGAGCCTAAAGAGTTTACGTCAAGATCGTGCGGCCCGATTCGTCGTAAAGTCTTATGCAACAAGTAGTTAGATTCTTATAATATTGGTGTATAAACCATAGTCTACATTTCCATACCGGAGACGAGTACTATGGCAAAATATGATCCACAAGAATATCAGCGAAATAAAGAGTCTTACAAGATTAGAAACCAAAGATACAAGAGCAAACATAGGTCTATGGTGAACCAAAAACAATCGGAATATAGATCAAAAACAAAAGATAAAATCAATCAGTATTCTAAAAGTCGTAGAAATAAAATAAGGATTCTATATGATGAATACATGAAAGATAAATCTTGCTTACATTGTGGATATGATGATTCTCGCTCTCTCGTATGGCATCATACCGACCCATCACAAAAGAAAAATGGAGTTATTCAGTTGGTTGGTAAAAAACACGGGTGGGATACTATCATGACAGAAATAAACAAATGTATATGCTTATGCCATAATTGTCATAATATATTACATAATCACCAGTCACCATAGTCATCCATTGAAGGATTATAGTATTCATCTTCGGCCCAGCCTACTGACCCCATAGCGCTGTCGTGATCTCCATCCATGCTGTCATCATAGTGATCAGAGTAATCGTCATCGTGATCAGCATCGGCATGATAGGCCGAACTATCTTCGCCATAGAAAGCGTCATGGTAATCATATTGATAATCGTCAAAGTGACTGCTCATGTCATCATCCTCATAAGAGTTATCGGGATCGAACAAAGGATCAGGGTGACTCATAACTAATCCTTACAAAGAACACAAAAACACAATCCAATATATGCCACGATAAAAAGAAGAGCGTTCATTAGTATATATTTGCCCAAAATGGTTCATTCGGAGTCAACTCGTCAACAATACCCACAATATCTGCCCAATCCCAGTAGTTGATCTCCATATTGGGATCATCAATCGGCTCGACCATAGGCTCGACGATACCCCGCTCGGCAAGGTCGGCCAGAACACCATTCACTTCGTCGAAGTCGTTCAGCATCTTATGCTCTCCGTTGGTGGTCGCGATCATCATGCCACGATTATACATACATTATCGGCCAATGCAAGGGGTAATCGTGAATATTTTTCCTTACAATACTGTAAGGTTCGCAAGTACTTATCGCACAATCTTTTATGAAAAATCGGGCCCCTCCATTTTACGTTTTGCCTACATTTACGCTGACTATAGCCCACCTTGCCAACCCTGTAGGTTGTGGTGATACAAAATAAGCCCTGACTTACTCAAGCCGGTTGTAGCGAATCGTTCTGGATTGCTGCATCCATCACCTTACCCGCCTTGAACCTGACCACGTTGTGAGCGGACACCATCACACTCTCACCCGTTCGAGGATTGCGAGCGTTGCGAGGGGCGACCCTCTTGACTACGAACACACCGAAGTTGCGAAGTTCGATGCGACCAGTGGTAGAGAGCGTTTCGATCATGTTGTCTAGTGTGGCTTGCACGATCTCACGAGCCTGCTCGCCCGTCACACCCACCCGCTCCGCAATCCGCTCAATCATTTCACGCTTCGTACTGCTCATCTGTTTCTCTCCGTTATGATACCTTGATTATACTACATATTATCGTCATGTCAATAAGAAAATCTTTGAGAAAAATAAAAATAATCTTGTGCCAAAATATTTTATTTTCTTAAACAGAAGATCGTATCGATCAGCATATTAGTCGTAAGTATATATGCCATAACGCTTTAGATCAAACTGGGTCCGCCCGCATTTTTCTAAATGATTAGATGTCAAGATTTTGTATCATCAAATCTTTGAGCACTAGTGTACGGATGTCACCCCTCCGAGAAGGGGGAGACTTCCTCTCCACAAGCAAGAATCGCCTCATACTGTGCGGCCAATGCGGCCTTACGTTCAGCCGAACCTGGCTTGCCAACCTTTACGATCATAAGATCGTCACCCCCCTTATAGCGGGGATCGGCTTTTTCAGCCTTGATACTACCAGCATTACGCAACGCCTTGCGATTGAACTTCAAAACCTTCTCGCTACGGATCGGGCCATATACCCCATCAGCGAGTGATGGTTGGTGAGGGATTGCGATTCCAAGAAAGCACATGCGAACCTGACGCTTGGCATCTTCGATAATCTTGAACTTGGTAGCCATTTTCTTTTTCTCTCTTGGTTGGTGATACTGGAATGATTCTAGGAAACTTTTCTCGCCTTGCATACCCCCCTTATGGGCGAGAGTTCATGAACCTTTCGGCATTGTAAGAAGTTTTGAAGGTTGCCAGAAGCCTACGGGAATATCCGTTGGGATACTTGGTTTCCCTATAAACCTTATACTTACCCTTTACGACGATTAGAACCAGCGTTTCCATTTTCACTCTCTCTTTCTTATACCTATATATAGAGCAATCGGTGTGCCAAACATAGATTATTCTTTTTTGCGTTTCGCTCGGGAAAAACGCTATGACATTTTTTGATCCCCCTTTTTAAGCGTAGCATTTTGCAACACCCTGTAGCATTTTGCGTTAGTGATTTTGGCCGTCAAACACTACCATTGTAGCATTTTGCAACGGATTACCCATCTTACCATGCCTCTTTTTTAGGCTTAAAATTTTTTATTCCGCGGCACAGTATTTGCTATATTCACTAGTCATAAGTCATTACGCCACAATGCTTTACGTCAAATCGGTGGTCCCGGATTTTTCGTAAATGATTATCCATCAAGGGTTTACGTCTAATTACCCCCTATACTTGGGGGGATAGCTCCCCATCCACACCATATGGTCTCGATACCCCTTCGCGTGGGGGGTTCCGTGCCTCTTGCGTATAAGTCGCAACTGTGCCGCCAGCGTCCCCCTATAAATAGGGGATGGGTCACGTTGAATCCATTCTCCAATCCACTTGTTCGCAGGAACAGCAACCAAAAGTCTATGATCGAAAACTTGCATCTTTCCCCTTATTATTTGCGAAGAGTAGCACCGTTCGCCTTAGCGTACCTATACATGGCACGCTCGTCAACCATGAAACGCTCTACGCCTTTCAGATCTTTGAAATCCCAATGGTAGGTAAGCACATCTGAACGAACCATCCAACGCGCTTCAACATCGGAAGTACGCTTGAGCGTGTAGCCTATCTTTTTCAACTCTTTTGCAATCGTTTTGCTGTTCATTTTTCACCTAGACGAAGAGATACGATTCATGAAGCGTATAGCATCTTCGGAAGTCTTGAACTTGCCTAGTAACTTACGATTTTTCCCGTCATACGCACCGGAAATAATCTGAAATACCTTGAAAACCTTACCGTGCTGTTCGAGCGAAGTGTTCATTTGTTTTCTCCTCTATTCCTTATATCGACATTATACCCGGTCATTCTTTAGATTGCAAGTAAAATATTTCCTTAAAATATCGTAAGGTTATCTTCAGCAAATATCATGCCAAAAAACATTTTTTCTTTTAGCACACCGTTTGCTGTAGCGATTCGCCGCAAATCCTTATGTAGCAATACTTTACGTCAAACCTGAGCCCGCGGCTTTGCTGTAAATGCTTATGCAGCAATGGTTTACGTCAAGCCTTTCCCCCTAGTGGGGGGTGTATCCCCCTAGGCAAACTCCTCCTCGCCTTGGAAATCGTCGAGCCATTCATCATCCGTTTCGGGGTATTCGTCACCCATGATCGAATCATAGCCCTCTCCGTCATCGAGGCCCGGAATATAATCGTCATCGTCCCCGTATCCCGTTTCCCAGATGCTACCATCTTCGGCTACCATTTCTTCCCAAGCCTTGAACATATCTTCCTCATTGATTTCGCTCATATCGTATACAAAGTCATTGCTCATTGTATGATCCTTATGCAAAAAGGTTTTCGGAAGTTTCGCTCATCTTATCGGCATAAAGGCTACGATACCCTATGCCATCATTCCGCGTATCATCTTCGATCATGATCGTGATCAACTCACGATTGCTCATCTTCTTGATTTCTACAACCAAGCCCGTATATCGCTTACCATCATACGTTGTCGAGATTTCTGTATTCAGTGTCATTTCTTTTCCTTTTCCCTAGTATACTTATCGGCAATCCTACGTCAACCCCACTAGAAAATATTTTTTCAGTGAGCAAAAGCCGGAAGCCTTTTGATGATATTTACCCTACACCCATCCTCACCATCCCACTTATCGAAAGCGGCAGTAGTTGCCTGATCCTCAGTATAAAACGGGCCGATGAAATCCAGTTCACAATCCCAAGCGTCTACGATTTGAGCGAAGTATGTCATTTCTTTTTCTCCCTTTTCTCTTATATCGTCATTATACAGAATCCACTTTAGATTGCAAGCACAAAGTTTCCTTACAATGTCGTAAGGATACCAGTAGCAAATGTCATACCAAGAATATAGTATTCCCTTAAACATAACATCGTGTCGATCATATGATTAGCCATAAGTCTATATACAGCAATACTTTACGTCAAATCGGGCCGCCCCATTTTTCTAAATTTAACATACCCCCCTTAGGTAGCATGTATGAATACTTGTTCATTTTTTGTCTTGTTAGTAATGCTCACAATCCAGTTACGCCCACTACCATCCTCACGCATGATAGCATTGATGATGCCCACATGAGCGTTGCCCTTTGGGTCAATCACACTGCCATACTTGCCAGCACGCATAGCGGCCATAATCTTGTCGAGGCTATTCATTTTCTTTTCCTGTAGAGTGATCATACTATATACCTTATTCCCTTACTTGTCAAGAGGCATTCATGAATCGGATGGCTTCTTCACTATTCTTGAACGTACCAAGCAACTTCCTATTTTTCCCATCATTCTTATTCGAATCCATCCTATATACCTTATACTTCTTACCAACCTGAATGAGAGTCAGCATTTTGGCCTTTCTTTCTTGTGTGCTGCTATTATACCATATTTATCGGCCATTGCAAGACAAATCTTGAAATATATTTTCGTGCCAAATAAAAATATTTTTAGAGCAAATTTCGTGCCAAATATATTATTCTCTTAAACACAAGATAGTATCAATCACCCGATTATACATAAACCCATACCCTACAACACTTTACGTCAAAATTGGCCCCATAGCCTTATAAAAATCCTTTGGTTTGCCCAGGGGGTTTTTTTGTTTTCCAAAGGACTCCCATGATTTTCCCATAAAACCCGGGGTGGTACAAACACAATAGGGGACTCTATAATATAATTGGCCAGTTTATTAGCCTAATTCCCCCATAATAATCTTTTATATTGTATCCATAATCACCATATCCATATACCTAAAGACCCCAGTTCTAAATCACACAAACTTTTACTACCAATTGGCCATATTGCCCCACCATCCTGCACCACAAAATAATATTCATGAATCTTTATCATCATAGAACCTAAGAATCAATTACAAATATTTTTTAAAAAATCTCACCCCTATTATTATAATTGGCCAGTTTACATAATTATTTATTTTTTGGTGATATTAACTCCCATCTGCACCACAAATACCAAATCATAAATTCATAAGTAGCAAGATCCCTATGACATATATTTAAATAAGCTAATTGGGCTTACCATCTTTTAATAACGCGGCAACTGGATTATGCAGAAAGACGTGGCCACATAATTTTTAGCAACTCAGAATGAGTTATTAAAAGATAAAAAAAATGGACCAGTAAAAACTGGCCCACTCTTTAGTCAAATATAGAAAGATATCCATCATGTATTATGATATTCAAGTCCTCTTTCTAAGAAATGATCCTCATATTTATCAAAACCAAAATGTTTCTTAGCAAACTCTAATACTGTTTCGGGCTTAAAGCAAGAGCAAGAATAAACATCTAAACTAATAAATCTTTTTGCCTCTATAGCATGTATTTGTATACCACTTTCGATTAATCCAACCCACCCACTTACGCCATACTTATCTGCATAAATTTCCTTACCATGATCCGTTGGACCATGAATAACTATAGGAGGAGTCATTCTTGTCATTCCTATTTCATCAACCAGTCTTTCTAAAAATCTATATACTAATTCTAGATCATCCGCTGTTCCTTCTTTAGTATTATACATGTCTAGAAAATAACTATATCCGAATGGCTTCTTATCAGACATTTGTGCTTTCTCCAACAGAAACTACTAATGATGGATTTTTCTTCCTTCTACCCTTTTGCTTTTGAATACCAAGCTTTCTACGCTGTCTCCTAATCATAGCAGTAGTAACATTACCACCAGTCATTTGACCTAATTTTGCCGCCATCTCTTCATCACTCAATAGCTTTTGATTATTTTTGATGAACTCCAACTCCTCCTGATTCCATCTTTTATATGTTGCCATAATATGGTCCTTTCATAATTAAATATTGACTAAAGTGTATAAAACTATATAATAGTAACGAGTTGCTAACTTTACGCAAGGAGTTTTTAATGAATAAGCCAAATTTTTCTGAATTGGTCCCATCTGTATTAGATGTTAAAGCAACTGCTGATTTTCATATATCAGAAGAAGAATTAAATCTACCAGAATCAAAGACCATAGCAGAGTTACTAGATGAGACAAAAGAAACAGAAAAAGTTAAAAATAACTAATAATAAATCTTTACCAAAAGATGTTTCCGAAGAGGACTTTTTAAAGGTATTAGATAATATAACAAAAAGACTAGGCCATAAATTCAAGTTTGGCTATCATGAATTTGATGATATGAAGCAGCAGGCTGCTATTTTTGCTTTAGAAGGATTAGAAAAATACGACTCTTCTAGGCCATTAGAAAATTTTCTGTGGACCCACGTAAGAAATCGACTTTTCAATTATAAAAGAAATAATTACCAGAGACCAGATAAGCCATGTTTTACTTGTCCCCTTTTTGATAAAGCATACAAGTGTTCAAATAATCAATGCTCTAAATATACTAATAAAAAAGATTGTGACTTATATGCGGCTTGGGCAGCTAGAAATGATGCTAAGAAAAATATTATGCAACCAACGTATATTGATAATGAAATAGATAATCCTATTTTTTCAGAAAATAACCTATTATCTTCTATCCAAAATAAAGAGATTATAGATTTTCTAGATCAAAATATAGAGACAGAATATAGAGAATACTATTGCAAATTAAAAAATGGGGAAAAGTTATCAAAACAAAATTTAGTTAAATTGCAAAAACATATTCAAAAATTAATGGAGGATAACGAGTGGATAGTAAACAAGTTCCTAAAAAAAGAGGACAATTAAGTCTTGATGAAGAAAGATACATCAGAGATAATGTTCAAAGACTGCCATTGCAAAGCATAGCAGATAATCTAAATAGAAATATAGATCCTATTAAAAGATTTATTAATGAGGAACAATTATTAGCTGGTGATTCTAAAGAAGAAATAGAATATTTAAAAATTAAATTACACAGTAAAAACTTTTGGTCTGAAATAAAAAGACAATTTGACGAAGACACTGGCGAACTAGAATACTTCGAAAATACTTGGGTAAGTCTTATTAAACAATTTAGAGAAGACGTATTACCAGCAGAAGAATTACAAATTAAACAGTTTATTACAATAGATATTCTAATAAATCGTAGTATGAAAGAAAGAAAAAGGCACATAGCAGAAACTGAAAAACTTCAAAGACAAGTAGATAAAGAATATGAAAAACCAGAAGATCAAAGAGATATTCCAAAATTAGCCAATCTTGAAACTCAACTTAGCTTTGCTCGTAATAGCATTGCTAATTATACTAACGAGTATACAAAACTACTTAATGAGCAGCAAAAAATCAGTAAGGATCTTAAAGCAACGAGAGAACAAAGAATCAAAAGGATAGAAGATGGGAAAAGCAGCTGGGTTGGACTAATTAGAATGCTTGAAGATGAAGAAGTAAGAGAACGAGAAGGAAGAGAAATGGAAATTTTATCCATGGCTACAGAAAAATTTAAGAATAAATTACAAGAATACCATTCTTATAATGATAAAAAATTAGATAGACCTTTATTAACTCCAGAAAGCATTATTAAGGACGAGGAATGATATGAAAATAGCAATGATATCCGGAGCAACAGGACAGGACGGATCTTATTTATCGGATCATTTATTAGAAAAAGGATATAAAGTTATTGGTTTACATAGAAGGTCCAGTGTTAATAATTTTAGTAGACTATCTCATAGTTTATTGAATACAAATTTTTATTTGGAGGAGTTTGATGTAACAGATCCATCTGTGGTTGGATCTTTAATTTCTAAATATCAGCCAGATGAATTTTATAATCTAGCATCACAAAGTCATGTTGGAACAAGTTTCAAACAACCTTCAACAACTTTTGAGATAGGAACTATTGGAGTAATTAATATACTAGAGGCTATTAGGCATTATTCTGCAGATACTAAATTTTATCAAGCAAGTACCAGTGAAATGTTTGGTAGAAATTTCTCTACTGATTCTTTAGGAAATAAATACCAAGATGAGAATACGGAACTTTTGCCACAAAATCCATATGGTGTTGCCAAATTAGCAAGTCATAGAATGGTTCAAATATATAGAAATGCGTATAATATTTTTACGTGCTCTGGAATACTATTCAATCACGAAAGCCCAAGAAGAGGCGAGAACTTTGTAACAAGAAAAGTAACAAAATATATAGGCAAAGTTATTAATAAAAAAACTAATGAGAATCTTAAACTTGGAAATTTAAATTCTAGCAGAGATTGGGGACATGCAAAAGACTATATAAAGGCTATGCATCTAATGTTACAAAAAGATTCTCCTTCTGATTATGTTATTTCTTCTGGAGAAAGCCATTCAGTATTAAGCTTTGTTAAAAAAGCATTTGATTACGCAGGATTGTCATATAAAGAATACGTCGAAATAGATCCTGAATTATATAGACCAGCAGAGGTAGAGTATTTAAAAGGACTTTCAACAAAAGCTCAAAATGAACTGGGCTGGCGTCCAGAAATATCATTTGATAATTTAATAAAAGATATGGTAGATTCAGATATAAAACTAGAGAAAGATTAATTATGCTTAGAAATTTTGATGATCCTTTATATAAAAAGTGGAGATCTGATATTTATAAAAGAGACAAATTCACTTGTCAGTGGCCAGGGTGCTCTAGTAATAAAAAATTAAATGCTCATCATATCAAAAAATGGAGCGATTATCCTAATTTACGATTCGTTACCTCAAATGGAATAACTTTGTGCAGAGATCATCACAATACAATAAAAGGGATGGAAGAGCAATACGAGGTGGCCTTTTTAAGAATCATACTGAGTAAAAATAATGACAAGTTATCCTGATTTTACAATCATAGTTGATACTAGAGAGCAACAGCCTTGGAAGTTCAAATATCAAGCTACTGCCTCAAGAAAACTAGACACTGGAGACTATAGCATAGAAGGATTAGAGAATATCCTATGCATTGAGAGGAAAAAGAGCGTTAGTGAAATTGCCAACAATATTACTGAAAAAAGATTTAAAGATGTTCTTAATAGAATGAAAGAATACAAATATCCTTTTATGTTATTTGAATTTAATTTGGAGGATATATATAATTTTCCAGTTGGATCTAATGTTCCTAGACATGTTTGGGAAAAATTAAAAATATCTCCAGCATTTATTATTAAAAATATTAACGAATTTCAAATATATTTTGGTATAAGAATATTATTTTGTGGATCTGCCAATAATGCAGAAAAAATAGCAGAAGCTCTCATGAGAAAAATATATGAAGTCGAAAGAAAAGACAAGCCAATTTTTTGATGATGCCTGGCTTGGCCTAGGAGATCTATCATTAATTAATATCGATCATAATCTTATGATCAACAGAAGCAAAGAGGATATTGAAAATCCAGATTTGCATCTTATGAGAATTATAAAAGATCCCAAGTATCTTGGTAGTACAGTAAAGCTATTATTTGGAATAGAGCTTCACCCCATACAAGTTGCAATATTACAAGAATTTTGGATAAGACCATTCCCCATGTTCATAGCTAGTCGTGGATTTGGTAAATCTTTTTTAATGGCTTTATATTGTATATTAAAATGCGTCTTTATTCCTGGTACAAAAATTGTTGTTGTTGGCGCAGCATTTCGTCAAAGTAAAATCATATTCGAATATATGGAAACTATTTGGAAAAATAGCGCAATATTAAGAAGCATATATAATGGTAATGACGATGGGCCAAGACGAGACGTTGATAGATGCACAATGAGATTAGGAGATAGCTGGACAGTTGCTATACCAATGGGTGACGGTTCCAAGATTAGAGGCTTAAGAGCACACATAATCATAGCTGACGAGTTTGCATCCATATCTCCTGACATATATGAAACAGTTGTGTCTGGATTCGCAGCAGTATCCGCAAACCCTATACAAAACGTTAAAGAAGAAGCAAAAAAACAAGCAATGATAGAGTCCGGAGTTTGGAACGAAAAATTAGAAGAACTTAGTATAAAAATGGGTAATCAAGCAATTATCTCTGGTACCGCTGATTATTCTTTTAAACATTTTGCTGTATACTGGAGAAGATATAAAGAAATTATAAGTAGTAGAGGAGACACTCAAAAATTACAAGAAATTTTTAAAGGAGAAGTTCCCTCTAATTTTAATTGGAAAGACTATAGTATTATTAGAATACCATATGAATTAATTCCAAAAGGTTTCATGGATGACAAACAGGTAAGTAGAGCTAAAGCTACTATACATACCGGTATATATAATATGGAATATGCTGCTTGTTTTACAGAAGACAGCGACGGATTCTTTCGCAGAAGCCTTATAGAAGCTTGTGTTGTTTCAGATACTAAACCTCTACTAATAGACGATAAACCCATTTTATTCGAACCAACAACCACAGGCAATGCAAATCTACAATATGTTTATGGTATAGACCCAGCATCCGAACAAGATAATTTTAGTATTGTTGTTTTAGAAATACATCCAAACCATCGACGTATAGTTTATGTATGGACAACTAATAGAGCAAATTTTAAAGAACGACAAAAAGCCGGCACTATTAATGAACATGATTTTTACGGATTTTGTGCGAGAAAAATAAGGAATCTCATGAAAACATTTCCATGTGCTAGGATAGGGATGGATGCTCAGGGCGGCGGAGTTGCGATAGAAGAAGCTTTGCACGACCCATCAAAAATTGAAGCTGATGAATTGCCAATATGGCCTTTTATAGACAATAGTAAAATAAAAGATACCGATGATCAGCAAGGATTACATATACTAGAGCTAGTTCAATTTGCTAAGGCTGATTGGACAGGTCAGGCTAACCATGGTTTAAGAAAAGATTTTGAAGATAAGGTAACTTTATTTCCTAGATTCGACAATCTTAGTCTTGGATTAGCTTTAGATAGCGAAGGCAAAGATATTATGTCAACAGATTTAAATCCATTATATGATAGTTTAAGTGAATGTATTTTAGAAATAGAAGAACTAAAAAATGAATTAACAACTATTGTAATGACACAAACTAGCACAGGAGCAAACGCTAGAGATAGATGGGATACTCCTGAAGTTAAAATGCCAAATGGAAAAAGAGGAAGATTGCGAAAAGACCGTTATAGCGCATTAGTGATAGCTAATATGATGGCTCGACAAATGACAAATAGTCTTAAACCGATAGAATATGAAGTTATTGGAGCTAATATGAAAAATTTAACATCTAATGTTAATGGTCAAATGTATAAAGGGCCAGATTGGTTTACTTCTGAAGTTAATGATGATATATATAAAGGAATATACCGCTAGGGTGTATAAATTTATCAATTCTATTACAATCCTATTACAATATAATTAAAAAATTATGGCCAAAAAATATCCAAAAAGTGAAGCTATACAAGACGCCAGTTTAATAAATCAAGAAGCATATGTTACATGGGGAGATGACTTAGAAAGCAAAAAAAATGCACTAAAAGAATCATCTCATTCTCTAGAAGAATATTCTGGTATACAAAAATCAGAAGCTTATAGAAGATGGGGATTGGATTATTCTAGACTAGATACAAATACTGGTAGTCGCCCAGGACTAACCAGAAGCGCATATGATTATTTTAGGCCAGACGAAGCAGTTCCAAATAAAAGTAAAGAAATCATTAGAAAAGCAGAAGACATATATCAGAGAGTTGGTTTAGTAAAAAATGTTATAGATCTCATGGGAGACTTTGCTGTTCAAGGAATAAAATTAGTTCATAAAAACAAAAGAATAGAAAGATTTTATAGAGCTTGGTTCAAAAAGATTAAAGGTAAAGATAGAAGTGAAAGATTTTTAAATAATCTATATAAAACGGCAAATGTAGTAGTACATAGACAAACAGCAAAACTTAGTATTAAAGCTGCTGATAAAATGTATAAAGCCACCGCGGCTGCAGATATAGAAGTATTAGACATAGATAATGATAAATTTGAAAAAAGAGAGATACCTTGGAAATATACATTTATCGATCCAGTATTTGTTGAAGTGAGCGCTGGTCAATTATCTTCATTCGTAAGTAATAAAAGATACGATTTAATTGTTCCTGGTACTTTAAGAAAAATTATTCTTAATCCTCGTACAGAAGGAGAAAAAGAAGTAGTTAGTAATTTACCATCACAAATCATAGAAGCTGCTAGGGCCAAAAAACCATATCCTCTAGACCCAAACAAAACACTAGTGTTTCATTATAAAAAAGATGATTGGCAGATATGGGCATTTCCTATGATATATGCAATCATGGATGATATCACAGTAGTTGAAAAACTTAAATTAGCAGATATGGCAGCTTTAGACGGAGCCATATCAAATATACGTATTTTTAAATTGGGCAGTCTAGAGCATAAGATAGCCCCTACTAAAGCAGCAACAGCTAAGCTTGCTCAGATTTTAGGAAATAATGTTGGTGGAGGCACAATGGATTTAGTTTGGGGGCCAGATATAGAATTATTAGAGAGCAACACCAATGTTCATAATTTTCTTGGAGAAAGTAAATATATACCACATTTAAATAGTATATACGCTGGACTTGGTATTCCTCCAACTCTTACAGGTACTTTTGGAGCAGCAGGAACTACCAATAATTTTATTTCTTTAAAAACATTAACCCAAAGATTACAGTATGGTAGAGATGTTCTTATAGATTTTTGGGAAAAAGAGATAGCATTAGTTCAAAAAGCTATGGGATTTAGATATCCAGCTAAAATTGAATTTGATAGAATGGACCTAAGCAATGAGGATACTGAGAAAGCACTACTCATTCAATTAGCTGATAGAAATCTAATAAGTGATGAATTATTACAAAGCAGATTTGGTTTTGATCCAGACATAGAAAAAACTAGACTAAATAGAGAAAGCAGAGAAAGAGATAGTGATAGAATGGTACAAAAAGCAGGGCCGTGGTTTGATCCAGAGCTTGACAATTCTTTGAGAAAAATTGCTCTACAAACAGGAATAGTAACACCAAGTCAGGTCGGTCTAGAATTAGATAAGAAAAAACCAGGAGAAAAGTCTGCTCTTGAGTCAAAAATACCTTCATCACCAATTAAATCTCCTAAACCAAATATTAATGAACAATTACCAGGACAACCAGGACAAGGTAGACCAAAAAATAGTAGAGATCAAGAAAAAAGGAAAACCAAAGTATTCTCTCCTCAAACAGGAGCCAGCTTATTGATTTGGGCTAATGATGCCCAAGATAAAATTAATGAAATTATTAATCCTATTATGTTAGAGTTTTTTAATAAGAAAAATTTAAGAAGTCTATCAAACGAACAAAATAAAGAATTAGATCAGGTTAAAAATAAAATCTTTTTTTCCATGAATCCTTTTGACAATATATCAAATGATTTAATACATAAAATATTTGGTAATATTAATCAAGAAGACAATAAAAACATCATTACGGGGTATAATAATTGGTTAAAGTCATTATCTTCTCAGCTTGATAAGCAATTAACTGTTGAAGAACAAAAATATGCAAAGTCATCATTTTATTCTTTTATATATACAACTAACTAAAAACGAGGGTTAAATTATGCTAGTTTTTGAACAAGAAATTCAAGATGGCTTAGAAGAACGCATCAAATCGCAAGCATCTATTAGTTATGCTTGTCATGTAGAACCATCAGAATCTAATAATCATAATATTAAAAATATCAAATCTTTAGCTTCTTTAAGTGATAATGACTTATATTATGTTCAATCTATCTTAGTAACTTCTAGCTGGAATAAAAATGACGATATATTTGATAAATCAGAAATATGGCTAGCTAGACACACTCCAGAAGATAAGCCAACAAATTTAGAACATGACGAAGCTCTTATAATAGGGCACATAACATCAAATTGGCCTATTACGGATGACGGAATATTAATAAATGATAATACTCCAATAGAAAATCTTCCAAATAAATATCACATATTAACTGGATCTGTTATTTATAGAGCATTTACTAATCCTGAGTTAAAAGGAAGATCAGAAAAATTAATATCTGAAATAGAAAATGGAACAAAATACGTTAGTATGGAATGCTATTTTAAGGGTTTTGATTATGGATTACAAAATAAAGATACTGGAGAATTTAAAGTTTTAGCCAGGAATAATGACACTGCATTTTTGACCAAACACCTTAGGGCTTATGGTGGAATAGGAGAACATGATGGATACAAAGTTGGTAGAGTTTTAAGAAATGTAACCTTTTCTGGCAAAGGCTTTGTTGATAGACCAGCTAATCCAGATAGTGTTATATTTACCAAAGACATTTTATTAAACGATAAAGATAATCAAAATTTAGTTAATTTGACAGAAAAAAAAGACGATTTAATATTATCAGGTGTATCTACAATTACGTCAACAGCACAAATGGAGAATGTCACTATGAGCGTAGAACAAGAAATAGCTGATATGAAAACAAAACTAGAGGCTATGAACAATTGCTCAGATGCCGTAAAAGATGCTTATGCTCAGGCTTCAGAGCTAAAAGAACAAACCAATATTTTAGAAACTGCTATTAAAGCTCATGAAGATAAAATCGCTGAGCTAACCGCTGCTTTAGAAGCTGCTGTTATTGAGAAAGAAGAAGCAGCCAAGAAAAAAACAGAAGAAGAAATGACCAAAGAAGAAGAAATGAAAAAAGTCAAAAGCGAACTTGAAGCTGCTAATGAAGTAATCGCTGGATATAAAATGAAAGAAGAAGAAATGGCTAAAAAAGAAAAGAAAATGAAAAGAGTAGCAGATCTTCTTGAAACTGGTCTTAATAATGATACAGTCATTGCTACAGTAGATCAGTTTGAGCATCTTGATGATTCTTCTTTTGAAGGCATCAAAACTCTTCTAGTTTCTGCTATGAAAAAAGAAGCTAAGCCAGAAGTTGTAGAAAAGAAGAAAGCATCAGAAGAAATTGCTGATGAATCTGTTCTTGAAACAGCAGAACCAGAACAGACAGTAGAACTCGGAGTTGGAGGCGAACCTGAAACAGAAGTTTCCAATACCAGAGCTGCTTTAGTAGATTTTGTTTGTAGCAGATTAGGCAAAACACTCAATAAGGGAGAATAAAAATGGCTCTAAAACCAGATCGCGTAGAACTTTTAACAAACGTTTCTTTCTTCATGACAGCAAAAGAGTTTAGAGGCGGCATTGCTTGTGTTAAAACAAGCGGAGCCGGAGCTTCTATGGACGATGCAGGCGCTGTCGTAGAATATGCATCAGCCGTCACTGGCAAACCAGTTGGCGTTTTACTAAATGATGTTGTTGATCTTGATCTCACAAGACAACATATCAATTGGTACAAAGATGAGGTTCAGGTTGGTGGCAAAGTTACACTTTTGCGTCAAGGAGAAGTTGTAACAAACATGCTAGTCGCTGGAATTAGTCCAGCCGCTGGAGATGCTGCTTATGTAGGTGTTAGTGGTTTAATTGGCACATCAAGTGCCAGTAGTGCTGCTAAGATTGGTCAATTCCTCAGCAGTAAAGATGCTGACGGCTATGCAAAAGTTTCAGTAAACATTGTCTGATTAAATTAATCAATAAATCAAGGGAGAACTAAAAATGGCTAGAGACACACAGGTTTTTCAACCGACTCCAGAATTAACAGATCTGCTTGTTCGTTCTGGCTCACTAAATGCAGAAGTATCTCTAAGTGCAAACAGAGAGTTTGCTAAAGCTCTAGAATTACCTCTAAGGCAGGGCGTTCTTAGTGGCGATATTCTGAGCGGTATCTTTGAACCAATTCGTTTGGCTCAAAGTGCTACCCCAGAGTTCCCCTTAGATTTTCTTGCTCCTGGCACCGAAAAGGACTTTGTTGCTTATACAATTCCTAATCATGGATATATTCCAGAGCGTCATGTTGAGAGCGACTACGTCATGGTTCCAACCTATGACATTGGAGCTAGTATCGACTATCTTCTAAAGTATGCCCGCGATGCCCGTTGGGATGTCGTTGGTCGTGCAATGGAAGTTTTAGAAGCTCAATTTGTTAAGAAGATGAATGATGATGGTTGGCACACCATTCTTGCTGCTGGCTATGATCGTAATATTGTTGTATTCGACAGCGATGCTGCTGTTGGTCAATTTACCAAGAGATTGGTAAGTTTGATGAAAACAGTAATGCGTAGAAACGGCGGAGGTAACTCTGCTAGTAATAACCGTGGCCAACTAACTGATCTTTATGTCAGTCCAGAGGCTATGGAAGATATTCGTAACTGGGGTGTTGATCAAGTTGATGAAACAACCAGACGCGAAATCTACACTGCTGCTGATGGTTCTTTGAATCGCGTATTCGGTATCAATCTACATGATATCGACGAGCTAGGAGAAGGCCAAGAGTATCAGTTGTATTACACAAGTACTCTCGGTGGCTCTATGCCACAGTCATCACCAAACACCGACGTTGAAGTTGTTGTTGGTCTTGATCTACGCAAGAGAGACAGTTTTGTAATGCCAGTTCGTGAAGAGGTTCAAATTTTTGAAGATAATACACTACATCGTCAAAAGAGAGCCGGATTCTACGGATGGGCTGAACAGGGCTTCGCAGTTCTAGACAATCGTAGAGTGCTTCTTGGCTCACTCTAATATAAACAATCATATTTCTATATGACAAACTGGGCTGGCTTTTGCCAGCCTTTTTTGTTATATATAAGGTGTAAAATAATATAGTCCACCACTCTTGGAGACTTCATAATGTCATGGCAAAAAGAAATAGTATCAATAGTAAGAATATTAATTAATGATATTAATCAGCCGTATTCTTATAGTGATCAAAGATTATATCAGACCATAGCAGTAGCAGCTAAATATGTTCAATTCGAAGTTGTTCTTGACAGATCATATGAAGTTAATGTTGTTAAACCAGAAATAACTCCAGATCCTACTATATATAACGATAGTATATTTGTTAGTTTAGTTGGATTAAAAACAGCATGCATACTAGATCAAAGTAATTTCAGAACCAAGGCTTCTTTAGAAGGCATAAGGGCTGCCCTAGGCCCAGCACAACTATCTGTTGCCGGTAGTTTGGCAGGATGGCAGTCTATTATAGATCATGGTCCGTGTAAACTATATTCTGATTTAGCAGAACATTGGGATGTGCAAAATGCCACAGCCATCGCCGCTATACTCAGTCCTTTTGTTGGTAATAGATTTGATCCTGAGATGTTACCGTATACTAATGACAGAGGCAGAAATCTATATTCATAATATTTTAAAGGTCAAAATATGCCAGCATCAAAATATGACTTTTCTATTGAACAAGGAGCATCTTATAAATTATCTTTAACATATAAAGATAACGATGATAATCCAATTAATATTACTGGTTGGTGCGCCAGATTAACATGGACCACAGATGAGGGAGTAACACAAACATTTAATACTAATAATTTAGATCATAGTATATATAAATTTCAAATATCTGGTGTTCAAGGACGAATTTTATTACAAATACCAGCAGTAACAACAAATGGATTTTTATTTGAAAATGCTAAATATGATTTAGAATTAGAAAGTCCTAATGAAATGTATTCTGGTGGTGGTAATGAGATTATTAGATTATTATATGGAACAATAATTATTGTAAAAAGATTCAGCACTTCTTCTTCATTGTTGGAGTGTCAACCATGAACGATTATACTGTTACTGTTGATTTAGAGTATTCTAATCTAACAATAGAATCTGGTAAAATAGACGATATTAATATAGTAGAAATAGATAGATACGGTAATGCACAAATAAATATAACTTCTCAATATCCAACATTATCTCTCTTAGAATTACCAACAGGCTATCCTATTAATGATACTGTTGGAGATTTACCGCACACAAGAGTTAGTGGTCTAGCAACATATATACAGTCATTTATTCCTCAACAATCTGCTATTTCTATAAATGGAGGTACTCCATAATGCCTCGCGGAAATTTAGTACAAATTAGAAGAGGAACAAAATCACAATGGGTTTCAGCAAATCCTATTTTAGCAAACGGCGAGATGGGATTTGAAATAGATACAGGAAGACTTAAAATTGGCGATGGATCTTTGAGGTGGAATAATTTAAACTATATTGGTACATCAGAAAATTTAATTAAAGTTTATAATAATACCGGGTTTTCTATACAAAAGGGACAAGCCGTATATTTTACAGGTTATGATACAGAATATAGCGTACCATTAGTAAGCCCATACATTGCCAATGGCACCATATCTGAACAGCTATATGCAGGGTTAATGTTAGAATACGCTTCTGATGGAGATTATGGATTCATTGTCAATTTTGGAAGTATATATAATCTTGATACTAGTGGAGCAATTTCTAATATATCAGACGGCAATGAGTCTTGGTCTAATGGCGATGTTTTATATGTACACCCATTTGATTATGGCAAACTTACAAAGATTAAACCAAATAAAAACATTATACTAGTAGGTATTATATCTAGTGCCAATCCTGTTAATGGAGTAATTTTAGCCAGATCTTTTATAAATCCAAGGCTTAGTCAATTAAATGAAATTGCTTTTACAAACTCTCTTTTAGATAATAGCTTAATAAAATATGACACAACTAGTCAAAATTGGAAGAATTCGACTGAGATCGATGGAGGGATGGTTTAAGGTGTAATTTATAATAGTTCTTTTAAATAAAATAATCCAATCAATAGAGGTTAAAATGGCCAATACTATCAGAATTAAAAGAAGACCATCAAGCGGATCTGCTGGATCACCATCAGCAGCATCACTATATAATGGAGAATTAGCCTTTAATGAAAATGATAATATTTTATATTATGCTTATGGAAGCGGAGTAGGTGGAATATCAACAGCGGTGCCTGCTATAGCTGGTAGTGGAGCATATTCATTAAGAGGTGGAACTAATGCTACTGGAACATGGCCAATAAGTATCAATGGAAACTCCGCCTACGCAACAAATGCTGTTTATACAACAGGAAATCAAAATGTTAATGGGGAAAAAACATTTAGATCTACTGTGTTTGTAGAAGATACTATTAGAATAATTGGTTCTGGTGGTGCTGGTTCTAATGTCCTTATGGATGCTGATACGGCTTCTATTGGTCTTTTTACCAGCAACTACAGATATAATGCACTAGGTTGGTATGATAAAGATATGTCACTAGAAAATGGAACTATTGGCAATACTACTATAGAATCTACTTTTGGTAAAGTTATTTTAACTGGAAGTTCTGGAGTTCAAATAGGAGATGGTGGCAACGGCACAGGAGTGGACGTAGCTGCTGCTACAACAAGCTCATCAGGAACTCACTTTGCAGCTTTTACAAATTATTCTAATGGCGGAGTTATTAAAGCTCGAACAGCAGCACAGGTTAAGGGAGATATTGGACTAGGAAATGTTGAAAATACAGCATTATCATCAGTAACATTTACTGCTGGAAGTGGATTAGCTGGTGGAGGAACATTAGCTGCTAATAGAACATTTAATATTGGTCAAGGTGATGGTATTAGCGTAAGTGCTGATGCTATTGCTGTTGACAATACTGTAGTAAGAACAACGGGAACTCAAACTATCAATGGAAGCAAAACATTTGGCAATGCATCCACATTCAATAGCGGTATTAGTATTGGGGATACAATAAATTATTTAACTGGAAATGCACTAGTCATCAATTGGGGCGATGGCGGTGGACAGCTTGCTTCTTTTATTAACAATGCTAGTCAGCTAAATAATAGTATAAATTTAAATGCAATTACAACATTTGATAACGTAAGTTACAATAGTTTATTTCCTTTTATAATCGATCCAACCGGATATAATGGTTATGGTGCTGTCACTCAAGGTTTTTGGAGGGGTGAGCAAATAGAAGTAAATAGAGGTGGTACTGGACGATCTTCATACTCTAATGGTCAGTTATTAATTGGTAGTGGTACAGGTCTTGCAGCTAATACTTTAACAGCTGGTTCTAATGTTCAAATTACCAACGGTTCTGGTACTATCACAATAGCAGCAACAGGACTTGCTTTATCGTCTAGAACTTTAACTGCTGGAAGTGGATTGGTTGGTGGGGGAGATCTTAGTGCTGATAGAACATTTAATATTGGTCAGGGAGATGGTATAACCGTTAGTGCCGATAGTATTGCTGTTGATAGTACTGTTGTTCGCACAACTGGCAATCAAAGCATTAATGGAGTTAAGACTTTTGGTAATAGAATAAATATATCCCATACTGGATCCTTTGCTAATATACCATCTTTGAATATTGTTGGCGGTGGAGACAATTATTTTGATTATTATACTGGTCAACAAGGTGCATCTTCTGGATATTTGTTAGTGGGTACTCATTCGGATATCACAACTGCTCCATTCAGAATAGCTTTTGATCTTGTTGGAGGAGCCGCTATAACTAATGGTGAATGGAGAGCATCCACAATCTCTGTGGATAAAGGAGGCACTGGAGCCACCACGCTAACCTCTAATAATATCCTTGTGGGTAATGGAACTAATGCAATATCGGCCCCTTATAGTGTTGAAACAATACTAACTGGTGGATCATCAGCATTACCAAGAGCGGATGCTGTTAAAACCTATGTTGACAATATGATTGGTAGTGGCATTGCCACCAATGATGCTATGATTTTCAAGGGAACAATAGACTGTTCAACTAATCCTAATTATCCAGCGGCCGATAGAGGTTGGGTATATAAAATTAGTGTTGCTGGTAGAATTGGTGGGGCTTCTGGCCCAGTAGTAGAAGTTAACGATACAATAATTTGTGGAACAGACGGTACTGCTGCTGGCACTCATGCCTCTGTTGGTAGTAATTGGAATATTTTACAAACAAACATTGTTGATGCTAGTATTTTAGTAACCGGCCCAACTAGCGCCACTAGCGGCAACTTTGCTATGTTTGATGGAACAACAGGAAAGATTGTTAGAGACAGCTCTTTAAATTCTAGTAGTTTTGCTACTGCTAATCACACTCACGGAAACATAACAAATGCTGGAGCTATAGGATCAACAGCAAACTTGCCAATTATAACAACAACTGCTGGAGCATTAACAACAGGAAGCTTTGGATCAACAGCTAATACTTTTTGTCAAGGTAATGATAGCAGACTGAGTGATACTAGAAATACCACAAATTCTATTACCGTTAATAATGGTGGAGCCGGAGATAGTTCTAGTTTTACATTTAATGGTAGTGCGGCCAGAACAATTTCTTATAACAGTATTGGTGCGCCTTCTATAAGCGGAACTAATGCTACTGGTACTTGGAATATTAGTGTAACAGGTAATGCTGGTACAGTAACCAATGGAGTATATACTAATGGTTCATATGCCGACCCATCATGGATAACTAGTTTAGCCAAATCTAAGGTAGGATTAAGTAATGTAGAGAATACTGCTCTTAGTACTTGGGCTGGTAGTGCTAATCTTACAACTCTCGGCACAGTGGTTACTGGAACATGGAATGCAACCACGATTGCTGTTGACAAAGGAGGAACCGGCCAAACTTCTTATACTAATGGTCAATTATTAATAGGCAATACTACTGGTAACACATTAACTAAAGCCACATTGACACAAGGAACAGCAATAGATATTACTAATGGAGGTGGCAGCATAACGATTGGCCATAATGATACTTCAACATTGACTGGTGCCCAAGGAAGTAATGGTATTGCTAGTTTTACTGTTGATGGAATGGGACACGTTACAGCAGTAACCACGGCAACATACTTAACCGCAGGAACAGTATGTGCTGCTATTGTTGATTGCTCACTAGATGGCGGAACGTTCTAAATAGTTAGAGAAAATTAAATGCCAAATATTATACAACATAAAAGGAGTAGCACTCCTGGTGCTGTTCCGCTAGCTACTGGACTAAGCCAAGGTGAATTAGGAATAAATATAGGAGATGGTAAATTATATACTAAAAATAGTAGTAATGCTATTATTAATCTTGGTGTTAGTAGTATAAGTGGAACATATATTACCCCAGCTAGTGGTACATTTCAGACTATCCAATTTAATACCAATGTTGAACCCGATTTATTAAGAGGTCAAATTGGATGGAATGACACCGAAGGTACTGTTAATGTAGCTCTTACAGATAATACTGATATTCATATTGGCCAACATAATTTTTATAGAGTAAGAAATCAAACTGGGTCTGTGCTTTATAAAGGCCAAGCTGTTTATGCTACTGGTGTTCACAGCAATGGAATTATTACACCGTCCCTATATGTTGCAAATGGTAGTGTTCGTGAAGTCCGTTTCATTGGACTCATTTTAGAAAATATAAATAATAATAATAATGGTTATGCTATACAGTTTGGACATGTAACAGAAATTGACACTCGCGGAAATGTAGCAAGCAATATAGCTGTTGGAAATGAAACTTGGGCAGACGGTGACATATTATATGTTCACCCTACTGTATCTGGTAAGTTAACCAACGTTGAACCAAAACACTCTATTTCTACTGCTATAATTTTGGATGCTGCTAGTAATGGCAAAATTTTTGTAAGACCAACTAGTTATGGCCATTTGAATGACAACCACGATGTTAATGTTAGTGGGGTGACTAATGGTCAATTCTTACAATATAATTCATCCACCGATTACTGGGTTCCTAGTAGTAGCGGGAATTTTACTTCTTTAAGTGTGAATGGCACTGGAGTAATATCTAGTAGCGGAGGAACAACTAACTATATAAGTAAGTTTACTGGTGGTTCGACTATTGGTAATAGTCTAGTTTTTGATAATGGTACTAATGTTGGTATTGGAACAACAACTCCGACTAGTCAACTTCATGTTATTGGTACTGGATTATTCTCTAGTGCATTATTAGTTAACAATAATATTGTTTGGCATAGTGGTAATTTTGATAGTAGTAATATTGTTAGAACTACTGGAACTCAAACTATTAGTGGAGTTAAAACATTTGCTGATGGTTTAAAAGTAGTTGGTAATGGTGCTGGTGTTCCGATAGAACTGGGAGTGTCTCAGGATGCTATTGTTTTATTTGGTAAAACTAGTAATGGTCTGGGTATAGGTAGTAATTCTTTTAATTTTAGTGACTCTTCTACTAATGTTATAGATTCTAGAGAATTATTAATAGGTCTAAATGCTAATGACCCAATTCTGACTATTAGTCGTGGATTGTTATTTGCCGGTAATAGCGGTGTGGGGGTAATAAATTACTATGATAATGGAGTTGCTGTTAGTGCTAATAGATTGATATTTGATGTGACTCCAGCAACCACCCTTGCTTCTGCTAATACCACATTGCGTACCACAACAGCAGATGGAAATAATATAGTATTAAATCTGCCAAATACCAGCGGAACATTAGCATTATTAACAAGTATAAATACCACGCAAATTACTGGAACTTTACCAGTTAATAAGGGTGGTACAAATATAACTTCTTATAGTAATGGACAATTATTAATTGGTAGTGGAACAAGTTTAGTTGCTAATACTTTGTCTGCTGGTACTGGAATAGCTATAACTAATGGTAGTGGGACCATAACAATCAATACTAGTGGACTTCAAACTCTTTTAACTAATCCTGTTACTGGTACTGGTACTGGAGCTTCAACATCAGGATACTTACCACGATGGAATAGTACTAGTGGATTAAATAATAGCGATATTTATCAGAGCGGAAGTAATATAGGAATCGGAACAGTCACTCCGTCTGGGAAATTACATGTAAGTGGTACTATTATTGCTAGTGGAGGAAATAGTACTAACTGGAACACTGCTTACGGATGGGGAAATCATGCTGTTGCAGGATATATAACTAATTATATACCAGACGGGATTACTATTTTTGGAAATGATGGATCTAATCAAAATATAGTTTTTGAAAATGATGGTGCTCCAGTTGCAGATATTACTTGGGACGATCTTAATGATAGATTACAAATTAATGCTTTACAAGTAAACATTACCGCTGAAAACGGATTAATTGTAGAAACTGATAGTCCTATTCAGTTTAATCCTAATGGTGGTGGAAATGTTGGAATAGGTATAGTCAACCCAACTTCTAAACTCCATGTTGCTGGAGACATTTTAGCAACAGGATCTTTTATTGGCGGGTCCGGTACTGCCTCATTACCCTCTTTTGAATTTATTAATGATCCTGATACTGGTTTATTCTCTCCAGCAGCAAATACTTTTGGTATTAGTACTAGCGGAGCTGAAAGATTAAGGGTAAGTAATATTGGAAATGTTGGTATTGGAACAAGCTCTCCCGGATCTCCTTTAACGATATCAACTGGTGGTGCTGCCGGAACTATAGATGGGGCATCTCAAACTCAAATCTTTCAAGTTAATGACGCTAGTTCCAGCGATTATGTCAATTTGGGTCATTTTAATTGCGAGAGTAATTTATCTCGTGGATCATTTATGTTAAGTAATAATGGTGGTAATGGAGCTTGGCAAGATAATTGTCTTCAATTTTTTACTCATGGCTCATCTTATGGATATGGATATTACGCTGGTAATTTATCTGATGCTGGTTGTGCTATGATAGTAACACAAGGTTCAGAGATTACCAAACTACAAATAGGCAACTTTAATGCTGTTCCTATTGAGTTTTTTACTAGTAATACATTTAGGATGATGATTGATAGTGGTGATGGAAATGTTGGAATAGGAACATCAACACCACAAGAAAAATTAGATGTTGATGGAAATATAAATATTAATGGTTCTATAAAGCATACAGTTAGTGCTTCAGATATATCTGATAATATAGCACCAATAACATGGTATAATATTTTTAATGATGTAAATAGTGTTATAGCAAAAATAGATGTTTCTACTGATAGCAGTCCAACTGAAGGCATGTTGGCTTTTCATACTAACGATGGATCAAGTTTACAAGAAAGAGTAAGAATAACAGACGTTGGTAATGTAGGAATAGGAACATCAACTCCAGCAGAAAAATTAGATGTTGTTGGAAACGTTAATATAGATGGTAATCTTACTTTTGATAGTTATACTGAAAGTGTGGTATCTAATGGTAATAGTGGAGCTAGTAAAACTCTAAGCTTGGCCAGTGGAACTGTTCATACTTGTACCCTAACTGGTAACTGCACGTTTACTATGCCCACAGCAACTGCCGGAAAGAGTTTTAGCATGTTCTTGAATAGTGGCAGTGGAAACTATACTGCGTCTTTCAGCGGAGTAAGATGGGCCGATAGTGCCATTCCAACAGCAACTATTACTGCTAGTAAAGTTGATATATATAGTTTCATTAGTGATGGTTCTTTCTGGTATGGTAGTTTCTCTCAAAATTATGGTTAATAATTATGTTTAGTATAAGACAAAATCTCACTCAACGATCCTCAAGACTACCTAGAAAACGAAACCTTCTTGGTATGGATACTGTGTACAAGGCCCAACCATTTGTACAGGTTGTTGGTAAAAACGAGGATACTATTGGATTGAATTTTGTTAGTAAGGCACAACCGTTTGTTGCCGCATTTGATAATAGGCAAAAATCTCAATTAATATTAAGCGGAAATAACCATCCTGATGTACAATTATGGTTGAATAATATCTCATTAAATGGAGGCAGTGCTAGTTCTGGAACAATTTCGGCATTAAATACCTTTTGTAATAGTATAGACAGTGCTGGGCTACGAAGTAAATTTTATAGACTTAATTTATTTTGTGGCAATAATTTAAATTCAGCTTTGGTTCCGCTATACGTTTCAACCAATTGGCTAAGTCCATCTTATGGATTTTCTGATTATGATAGAAATTTTAATTTTACAAATTCAGATTATTACGAAACTGGATCTAGTGCTGGTTTAACTTCTAGCGGGGCTGATCCTACCCAGCAACTTGTTGGCACCAAGTATTTAGATACTGGATTTTTTCCTTCTATGGTTGGACCAGTTGGAAGTTTAATAGATAATTTACATATAGCAGCTACTGTTTCTACAACCGCAATATCTGCTGCTTTCCAAAGTATATTGTATGCTACTAATTCATATGTTGATTTATGGTGGCTTGGTATTCAGTTACTTAGTGGATATGCTAATGTAAGAGCAAGCATAACACAGGCCTCATCAAACGGCATAAATGCTCAATTGAGTCCGCTGTCAACAGGCTTAGTTTCTCCAGCAACTCATTTAATTAGTTCCAGGTTAACAACTACCGACTTTAGAGTTTATCAAGCTGGGTCACAACTTGGAAGCACAAATACAACACCAATTACAGTCACCCTAACCCAACCAACTCCAACATTTTTGCTATTTAGACAAAGTGCTGGATATTATAGTAATCTGCGATTAAGCGATTATTCGTTTGGAAAAGGATTAACAAGCTCAGAAGCTTCATCATATAGTAGCATACTACAAACTTTTAAAAATTCATTAACCAGGACTTGATATGCCAACATTTTATTTAGATTATGAAAATGGAAATGATAATTATGGAGGAACTAGTTTCTCATTGTTGGCATCTGGTTCTGACGGGGCAATCTCTAGCACAACATTTAGCTCTGCTACAGCCAACTTTCCAAATGATAACTCAATAGCCCCTCTTAAAAATATATGCTGGCACACCAATTTCTGGCAAAATTATGGGACTTACAACGGCTGCAGATTGTTAAGCTTGGACTATTATGTCGATGAGATCATAAACGGTCCGACAGGGATAGATTCTTATATCTATTACCTTCAAGAATATCCAACTGTCACGAATCATCTTGCCAGAACACAAGCTTCTCCTTTTGTTACATTATCAAATAGTACGCAGTATACATGTTCTGTTTACGTTAGAACTGCCGGGAGAAACAAGGTTATTCTTCAGTTATCAGATACGGCAAGATCAGCACGATTTAACTTGTCTAGTGGCACTGTTGAAGCAACAGGAGCCAGCGCAACAGCAGCAATTAGTAATGTTGGAGGTGGATGGTATAGATTAAGTATTACAGCAACATCGTCGGCCTCTGCATCAACCGATACTTTTGCTTTTTGTTTAGCCGAAGATAATTACACCGGATCAGACGCTTTTGGCCCCAGCTATATGGGAGATGCAACAAAAGGAATTTATTTCACAGCTGTTCAAATAGAGGCTTCGGCTTCTGTTACAACATATGAAAATCCTCCGGGACAAATATTGAGTATTTTTAATGGAAGCATATACGCTTACTATCATATAATAGCAAGAGTAAGTAGCACAAGCTTAACATTATCGGCCATTAGTTCAGGAACCGCATTAGCAAATACTAGTGCTCGTCAATACTTTATTGGTGGACGAATACAAACATTCACAAACGGATTAACGGCAGTTAGAACTCATTCTTGTGATATTATAAGGGTTGAAGCTAGTCCAAGTCCAACAAGCATAGGAAATGCTACATGGAATGGATCTGGTTCTGCACCTACTGTAGCAATAGCATCATCCACCAATGCTACTCCAATATCTATTACTACATCAGCCACACACGGATACTCAACCGGAGATACTGTATTTATATGTGATCATCAAGGACACTCTGCTGTTAACGGAACATGGGAAATAGTGGTAACTGGACCAACTACATTTACACTTACAAATTCTGTTGGTACTGCAAGTGGTGGTGCTGGAACAGTAAGAAAAGCAACTAATTGCGTTATACGACTAGCATCTGCTCTAACCGAAAACATTGCTAGTCATGGCAACCAAGGTGAAGTAGGAGGAAGAACAGCGTGGACAGCAACCGCTAATAATACTACCACGACATCGAGTACAACAAAACAAGGAAGCATGTCTGATAGCATATCCATTGGAGCAGCTTTTGCCACAGGGTTAGTCGCATACAAGTCATTTTCAACCAAAGATCTAAGCGGATACCAACAGCTTAGTTTTTTTATACAGCAAACTGCTGGCGCAGTAGCAACAAGTGGCCAATTACAACTAAGGTTATGTAGCGATGCTGCTGGTGTAACGGCTGTAAATACTTTTAATATACCAGCTTTAGGAATCTTAAATAATTGGCATGTTTTTACCGTTGATCTTGGTACTAATTTAGGAAGTAGTATTCAAAGTGTAGCATTATATGCTGCTAGTGATTTAGGCGCACAAACTGTTTTATTGAGTAATATTATTGCTTGCAAAGCTAGTTCTAGTGCGGACTCATTAAGTTTAACATCTCTTATTGGTAAAAATACAACTAACGAAAGTTGGTATCCTATAGAAAGTATTGTTGGAACAAGAGTTATTATAGACGGAAGACTGTCTAACAATCCAACCGTTAGTACTGTGGGTAACTTTTCAAAAGGGTACTATGGAACTACTGAAACAATAACAACATATAAAAGAGAAACAATTAAAACACCTCCGCAAAGTGCTGCTGCTAATGGTGTTCATATAATTAATGATAGTGCTAGTCACTTTGTTCCTTGTTTAACAATTGTTGGCGGATATGACAGAACTAATATGAGTACTCAGACCGGTATTACCTTCTTTGATGGACAAAATGGTTTGGGATACGGCATATCATCGGGATCCAGAGCTAGTTGGAGCTTTAAAAAGTTAGGATTTGTTAGATATGACAGAGTATCTGTCACAAATACAGGTTTTACTTGTTTTAAAGATTTTTATGTTATAGGATGTAGTAATCAGTTTGATTCGCCAACAGCTACTCAGTTTTGTAAATTTGAAAATGTATTTTGTAATAATAATTTTATAGGTATGAATGCTGATTTTGGTTTCAATGTGCATAAATTTACCAACTGCTATTTTTTAAGCAATAACAATAGCGCACTACGATTAAGCACATATAATAATGTTGTTTGGAATAATTGTTCTTTTAACAATAATGGAGGCATAGCAATACTAAGTGCTGGAGGAGGAACAAATAATACTTGGAATAATTGCTCATTTCATAACAACCAAGGAGAAGCATATAGAACACAAGGAGTATCATCTAATGATGTGTTCAATAATTGTACAACTTCAAATATTAGTGTGTATAATGCTTTTTTTAGTTTTGGTGGAAGTATATATTTAAATAATTGTTTAATCAATGAAAGCTCAGAATTTGGTTTTTATGGAGGAGGTAATGGCAGAATATATTGCACCACTCACGATAATACCTCTAATAATTGGTTTATCTATACTGATTTTGGCTTGATAAGACCTCAAACAAGCGTAAGATATAGTAATACTGGATACGCATGGAGTTTGGCTCCAACAAGTGATTATCGTAGAGATAATTATCCTCTTGATTTTCCAATATCTCAAATTGCTGTTAGTGCAAATAGCGTAGTTACAATCAAAGCGTGGATGAGGCGAACAAGTACTGGTTTAATTTTTAGACTAAGGGTTAAGGGTGGACAAATAGCTGGAGTTACTAATGATGTAATAAGCTACATGACTGCTGCTGCTGATACTTGGGAACAAGTTTCTTTAAGTTTTACTCCTACCGAAGCTGGTGTTGTGGAACTATTAGCAGAGTGCTGGGGCGGATCAACATATACTGGATATATAGATGAATTAAGCATAATACAAATATGAGGTAAAAATATGGATTATAAAATTACTGAAGTCTTTCTTGATGAAGCCAATAAATATAGGACAAGAGTGGTTATTGACGAAAACTCAACCCAGTTCTTCAAATTTGATCACTATCCAACTCAAGAAGAAGTTAATGAATTAGTATCAAACTATTTACAATCACAAAATCCTAATAACGGAGAAAATTTATGAGTATTTTAGATAACAATCCACAAACTCCAGTTGATAAAGCCATTAGAGTAGCCAATAATATCAAAGGTACTACCAGACAAACTTTTCAAATGATGACTAATGCTTTTAATATGGGTTCTAAAAATTTTTGGAACAATCCACACGCTACTCCTACTCAAATAGCAGAAGCCCTAGGAACCGATGCTAGGGAAGTATTTGAATTACACTATGCATTAGGACAATTAATTAATAGTATAAAACCAGAGAGTATACAAGAAGGTTGGGCCGCTATTGGCCAATTTACCATGAACGAAGATGGTACTGTTACTATTATTGATAATAATACCTAATAGACATTTATATAAATACCAGGGTGTATATATTACTGGTGCGATATATAAAATATAATCTAATATTCATAAGGATTATAGATGGCAGCTACGAACTATGATTTTACTATAGAGCAGGGTACTATCTTTGGATTAGATTTTGTTTATAAAAACTCATCTAATCAAATAATAGACATGTCCAATTATTGTTGTACATTAAGAATACAACCAAATGGTGGATCAAACACAAACTTGATCACTTATAGTACCACAGGAATTAATGTAAAATCATCTTATGCTTTTATTCTTTATCCAACAGAAGGAAAGATGTCTCTAAGACTACCAGCAGAAACCACAAATTCTTTCGACTGGGAGTCTGCTATTTATGAGTTAGAAGTCATTACACCTGAATTATTTTATAGAGGAGGCTCAAGAGTTGTTAAAAGACTTTTGAAAGGCACAATAACATTAGACAAAAGATCGATACCTTCCCCAACCATACCAACTTGTATCACCACCCAAGAAGGAGGAGACAATGCAGAAGCAGCAGCAGACGCTGCTGGCTTAACGTCTTCTTTTGGAATTTTAGACAGTTGCATAGGCTCTCCTTGCGAATTTATAGGAGGAGATGCAACAATATATGAATTTATCAATAGCTCAACAGATGAGAGTGTAATGTATTTAAGAGATAAAATTGTTGACGAAAATCCTTATGGTAAAAGTTCACCATTTCCTTTCTCATTATCCGCCCCAGAGTCTAAACTTATAGAAAGGGTGGATGTTTTCATCGACGGACTCACCCATTCTGCACCACAAGATATTAGATTATTATTAACCCATAATGGTAGTGGTGTTTTATTATTAGATCAAAATAAGTTTACTTCTTATTCGAACAAACCCAAGAATTTATCTTTTGTTATATCCGATTATGCTGTTACCAGACCCAACGGAGAACGTCCTACAGTTGCTAATGTTATCGACTATAACTTTTCTTTATTGGAAAATAAAAATCTTGGAGTTGCTTTACCAGGAGTACAAGGTCAATTTTCTTTGAGTAATAAGCTTATATACGACGCATTTGATAGTAACGATTCTAATAGAGACATATCTGTTTATGGTAGTGGCCTTAAAACATTCGAAGGAATGAATGTTAATGGTAGTTGGAAATTATATGGTATAGACTATAATAATGGAGATGCTGGGGCAATAAGAGCTATCAAATTAATAGTTTATTTCCAGAATGAACAATCTAATGATTTAAATAATTCTTCCTCATGCGGATTATTGCCAAGAGCCATAACTCTTATTGGAACTGCGGTAACAATATCTGGAGATTTAACATCTCAATTGTCAAATAACGATATCATAATTATAGAATATAATAATGGCACTGGTACAGTCGCGTCCACTAGAACAATTAGCTCAGCCCCAAGTTATAGTACAGGCACAGGAAACACAACTTTCACTATAGACTCTGCTATAGGAGGCACAGTTAATAATCCTAAATTAATAAAATATAATACTATAGGATAAAATTATGGCAGATAATATTTTAATAAATGGATCTGAAATATTAAATATAGAAGATAATTTATTTGTATCTAATATAATTGAAATAAGTTCTGGATTTCCTGGTCCTCAAGGTCCGCCCGGTAGAGATGGTAGTGTTGGTCCTCGTGGACCAAAAGGAAAAACCGGCAGTAGTGGGTCTTTAGGATTTTCTTCTTATCAATCCACAGGTTTTGGCAAAGCTCCAGGAACAAGTCTTAATTCTGAACTAGATCCTATTTATTTACAGTTAACTAATACTGGAGCATATTTTATTAAAATAGGAATGACATTTGAGCCCCGCAATGGTGCCACAAGCTTAAGTTCTATTACTAGTGATGTTAACGCTTTAATTACTTTACCAAATCAAGATATTACATATATATATGGTATAGATTCCAATGATCTAAACAATACATATATTAGAAATATATCTAGTAGTGGTTTTTCTTTTGAAAAAGAAATATTTTGCGTAACATCTACTCCCGATTTAATTTTTAGAGTATTTTGGACTTCTGATAGTACTAGTAGTTCGTATCTATATAGAAACAAAGGATACATGTTTGCTATAAAAGCGATTTAGGATTTATGAAAGTTAAAATTTTAATTTATCTATATTATCCTTCCTTATGGGAAGAATACAAAGAATTATTGCTAAAAATAAAAGACTATATAGATATAGATTTATTATTATGTAATGATGACATAGAAAATAATAACGAATATATTGAGAAAGATTGCTTAAATACTTTTAATGGGAACAGTATTGTTAGATATGTGGATAATAGAGGAGTTGATATAGGACCATTCCTATTACAAATGAAAGATCTAGATCCAAAAAAGCATAAATACTTTATTAAGTTACATTCTAAAAAATCTCTATGGGGTCGATATAAAAATGTAAATTGGAGGGAATTTTTAGTAAATGCATTAATAGGAAATAAAAATATTTTCCAAAATAACATTTCTAAAATGGATAATAACAATAAGATTGGAATGATAGGATCCAGAGCTCTTATCTTGAATAATGATAAAGAATTTTATAATAAAAATATAATAGAATATTTAATGACTCATATTTTAAATTTATCAGATTATAATAATGATAATTGTAAATTCATTGGAGGAACAATGTTCATGGCAAAATCAGAATTATTTAAAAAATATTTCCCCAATGAGATCTGCGACACTCTATACAATACTTTAAATTTTGGAATGATCTCAGATATAAAAGAAGGAACCATTCCCCATTCGCTAGAAAGAATATTTGGATATATTGTGGGCTTAGACAATCAGACAATAGAAGTATCTGATAGTGAAGATTTTATTCTCATAGAAAATAAAAACTTAAAAGAAATTTTTAAAATAATAATTACATACAATAACAATTGTTTTATATTTAATAAACCATTAATATGTGGTAAATTAATTAATAATGTAAATGAAGATAATGATATATTTATCAATTGGCTTCATCTTTCTAAAAATGGTTCTATTAAGAAATATATAAAAAATAGCGATAACTTATATAATCAAAAAGGTATGAGCGCTATTATAAAGACTAATTGATCTATTTTAGGTGTAACTAATATTAGCACTCTTGCCATAGGGATAATATATAATTATGTCAAATCCATTTAGTAATATTATTTCAGAAAATTTTAAGCAAACATATAATTATGCAATAGATGCATTACTAGAGGATACTGCCTTAACAATACCGGCCACTTTTAAATATTCTAGCACGTTCAGAGACTATTGTGGTAATTGTACATTTGATCCTATAGCTAACAAATCCTCAAACGAATATAATGGGACAGGACCTTCTCCATTTCAGAATAATAGTATTTGTCCTGTTTGCGGCGGATTTGGATATATAGACAAAGACTCAAAAGATACTGTTAGGATAGCAGTAATTCATGATACTAGATACTGGATGGGTTGGAAATCAAAAACAGTTCAAATTCCGGATGGATCTGTACAAACAATATGTAAATATGAGCTAATAAATAAAATTAAAAACTGTAATTATGTTTATTTTAATAACGATGATACAAATTTGTATACTCTGTCTGGAGAACCAGAAATAGCTGGACTTAGTTCGAAAGATTACTTAATTTGCATTTGGCAAAGACAACAATGACGCTAAAATTTAATATAAAAATAATAGAAACAGATTCTCAAATTAGAGCAGCAATGTTGAGGGCACTGGCTGATGAAGTTAATATAACTATATCAAAATCAATTCCATTTATAGAAAATCAAATAAAAGATATTGTTAAAAAAGCTATCATAAATGAACCAGAATATCAATCATTAATTGGAGGACAGCTCAGATACGAATTAGGAATACCAGACGCATCATCAAGAGTTAATTCAATTATAGATGCCTGGATATCTAATATAGTTGTAATAAATAATGGGGTGAAAATTACTAATAATGGTTTATCTGGCGGATTTAGTTTAGAAATGATAGCGAGAGATTTTGCTAACGTTTTATCCATGAATGATGCAAATGTTAATGATTCGCAAAGAGGCTACTCATTGCCATGGTTAAAATGGTTATTATTAGAAGGTGGAAATATTTTGGTAAAAGATTATAGTGTTAAATTTGGAGCTAGTATTTACTCTAGAACTGGTAATGCTATTATGGAAGATGACCCTGGATCAAATTGGAGAGTACCATCTCAATTTGCTGGTACAATTAATAATAATTGGATCACAAGAGCCATAGATAAATTAGATGATAATATATATAATATATTTCAAACAGAAATTACGAGACACATACCATGACAAACTGTAATCCGAATTCTTTCTTTCAAAATGTTGATAAGCTTGGCAAACACTATTTATATGTACAGTTAGAGGAAAATCTAAAATCATTCTTGAATTGGGGATTTCTAAACATAGGGGGCTTTGTTAATATAAATAGGCCAACAAATAATATTTCTAATAATATTAGTTTTCATAAACTTACTAAAAAAGAAGACCCTTTATATAAAAGCGGACAAGTATGGGAAACTTTCAAAAAGCAATGGGTATACGAAACCGGAGTAGTTTACGCTTCAGGATCTCCTATTAATATTAGTGGTGTTTATATAAATAATGTATTCGCTCCGGCCCCAACAGGAACCTCCCAATACCCATTTAAATTAAACTATGATCTTGGTAGAGTAATTTTTAATAGTGGCTTACCGTCTAACTCAGATGTTCAAATGAGCTTTTCTTATAGAGCTATCCAAGTATATAAAGCTCAAGAAAATTTATCAGACTGGAAAAGACTCCAAGAAATGACCTTTAAAAGAGCGGACGTTGATAAGGAAACGTCCTCTAATCATAGAGCACAATTACCATGCATAATAATAGAACCAATTAATTCGGCCGATTTTAATCCTTACGAACTTGGATCTTTAACATATGACGTAAAACAAGATATACTATTGCATATTTTTACAGAAAACTATATTGATCGTAATAATATTGTTGATATTATAAGACTTCAAAAAGAAAAACCTTTAAAATTTTATGACATTAACAAAGTAATAAAAAATCAGGTGTATTCTCTTAATAAAGACGGTTCTTTAAATACTAATCGTAAAAATTATAACCAATTGTTTGACGATAATCAATATTTTTGGAGAATTAGTTATATAGATAATGTTAACATTATTGATAACCAATCTTTAAACTATAATCTATTCTACAGCACAGTTAGACTTAGTATGGAAATTGTGGTTTAATCAAACCTTGGTGTAATTTATAACTGTAACATCTTACAAAATACATTCCAACGAGGTGTAGAAATGCCAAAAAGCTCTAATAGAATTTACTATGCAATACAAGGTCTTCAGTTACAGGGTGTTAATGGTCCTGGTATAGATTCTGGTAGTCCAGAAGCAGTAAGCGCATGGGAAACTGTCACTGGTGTTCAAAGCGTTGGAATCTCAACCAATTTCAATCTAGAAAACGTTTTCCAGTTAGGTGAATTCGATCAGTACGACGTTTTGGATGATAATCCAGAAATCGAAGTCACAGTAAATAAAGTTATTGACTATCGCTATCCTTTATATGTTTTAGCGATGGGCGGAAATGGCAAGACCACAACTGGACAAAATATTTTGGCTCTTGCTAGTCGCAGATGCAACGCTAGATTATTCGTTGGTAATGATATTGATTTTCAGAACGTTTCTGGCGCAATGCCATATAGAGTAGAGATGACAGGAATGTATTTGTCTTCTTTCACATATAATCTTGTTACTGATGGAAATTTCACAGAAGAAGTAACACTAGTAGGAAATAATAAAGTTTGGCTAGCAAATTCAGCAAGTTTAACTGCTAATACTCTTCCTGGAAGTGCTTCAGATGGTGTTCTTCCCCCAGCTCCTGGAACAGCTTTTGGTGGTGCTTTTAATAATCTAAGAGCTACTGGTATTGCTCGTCGTCAAAATATTGATTTAAGTAAATCAGTGTTGCCAAGCGGATTAACCAGCTGGGACGGTGGCATTATTGTTCCTTATGATGGTAGTAAGTATGTTACTCCACACATTACAAGTTTAACAATTAGTTGCGACCTTGGTCGTGAACCATTAAATGAGCTTGGTAATCGTAATCCTTATACTCGTTTAGTAACAGTACCACTAGAAGTTACAAGCGAATTCGAAGTATTAGCAACAGATTATGATGTTAGTGCTACTAACTTTGCTGAGGCCAAGTGTAATGCTGGCTTGAGAAATGGTCGTAAGCGCGCAATTCTATTAAGAATTTGCGGACCTACGTTAGAAGGCGATGCTGGTGGTATGAATTTTTATCTTGGAACAAATAACAGACTAACCAGTGTTAACTATAGTGGTGGAGATACTGGTGGTGGTAACGTTACCATAACCTATAGTTTCACAGGATATAACACATGCTTCATCAATCAGGGAACAGAAATTTATAGTAGTATTGCTAGCGCTCCTTACCTCGGAAGTCAGAATAATCCTTGTGGAAGAACGGTTAGTGGTCTTGGTACAGCAACTATAACAGTAGCTGAGAACGGTACCGGCACAGCCGGTAATAATGGTCCTGGTAGTACTGGTACTGGTACTTATTCTGGTGCTGGTTCATAAGTAATATAAAGAAGATATTGGAACGATTATAATAAGTTCAACAAAGGATAAAGGAAAAATAATATGGAAGAAATATTTAATATTATAGGTAAATTATATATAGATGTTTTTCAGGCTCATAAAGCAATAGAAAAATATCAGGAAAAAATAAAAGATCAAGAGCAAGAATTAGAAAAGCTCAAGAAATTACTCCAGGACAAAGAATAATGAATGATAAGGACAGATCAGGATCTATTACTATCGAGAATAATATCTGGAATAACAATCTTCTCACTGAATGGGAAGAAATATATTCTGCGACCTCCAGATACTGTTACTATTCAAATGGCGGATACTATTTATCAAGAGACTATCAAAGATAATCTATATAATGATTGGATATTATTAAAAGACACAGAAGTAATTCTTATAGAAAATGGTTTGTGGCACATATCAGATGATGACGTAATAAAAAATCTGGATAAAAAACTGGAAAATCTTAAAGTGGAACTATTTCAAAATTTTATACAAGTATCAAAAAGAAAAGAATTAAAAAAGCAAATAAATAATACTAATAAAAATAGAGTTAAGCTTATAACAACAAAACACTCTATGGATGATCATACGCTGGAAGCTTATGCTGGTAGAATTAGGAATGAATATATTATCATGAATAGTTTATATACTATTAATAATAAAAAAGTTTTTAGAAACAAAAAGATATGTTCACAGAGCGCTTCTTTTTTAAATGATGTCGCTGCGGAATTGGTTGGATTTATACCATCTGTTGATGTTCTTAAAAAGCTAGCTAGGTCAGAATCATGGAAATCATATTGGACCTCTGGAAATAAAGCAAATATTTTTCCTGGTTCATCATGCTCATGGACAGATGAACAAAGAGCATTAATTAATATTACTCGTATGTATGATTCTGTTATGGAACATCCAGAATGTCCTAGTCAAGATATAATAGATGATGACGATGCTCTTGAGGGTTGGATGATTTTTCAAAAGCGTAAAAATGAAGCTGAAAAAAATAAGAGCAAAGCAGATGCTATGGTTAGTAAAAATATGAGTAAAGCTTCAGAAGTATATATGGTAGCATCATCAAAAGAAGAATATGATCAAATTTATACCGCTAATAGTATGGAATCTAAAAATAGAATGAAAGAAAAATTTGCTATAGTATCTGCTAATAAAACAGTTCATGAACATGAGTTACCAGATGTTAGAGCAGAAGCATTACAGAAAATGGAGCAATCTAGATCAAAGAGGTAATATATGAAAAATGATGATATCTATGCAAATGTAGAGAAAAAAATACAAACAACAATGATAGGAGCTTTGGCAAAGTTTGAAGAAAATTTTGGTTATTTATGGGGAATAGATAAAAATGAGGACTTAACAGAGAAAGAGTTATATTTTAGTAACTTGTGGGAAAAAACGAGAGTTGCTATATTAAATAACGGTAATAATCAGTTAAGAAATGTACTAGCAGACCTTGACAAGTTTTTTCAACAGTCTTCGCCAAAGACTAAGTATCACTATAAATTTTATATGAATTCAAATCAGAGAAACAACGAAGGAGACTATAGAAATGAAAACTAAAACTTTCAAGATTACTGTTAATGAGAAAGATACAGAGCTAATGGTTCGTACTCCATCTATTAATGATCAAAGAGAGGCTCAAAAGGTTTATAATCAGGCTTTTACAGACGCTATTAAATCTAAATGTGTTGTTAGAGCAAAGATGGATGATCTATTAGAAGATCAAGGTTTATGGAATCAAGATAAACAGGCTAAGTTTGCTGAATTACAGCAGGAACTTCTTGAATCTGAAAGGCAGTTAGCTCGCGGAGGTATTCCATTGAGGCAAGCTAGAGAAGCTGCTATTAAAATGAGACAATACAGAGATGAAATTAGATCTCTAATAGCCGTTAAAACTTCTTTAGACAATCATAGCGCCGAAGGACAAGCAGACAATGCTCGTTTCAACTACTTGGTATCTGCTTGTGTGGTGTATAATAATGATAATAAGGATCCATATTTTAAGAATATGGAGGACTATTTGAATAGGGCCAATGAGGAAGCAGCAGTACTTGGTGCTCAAAATTTAGCCGCAATGTTGTATGGTTTGGATAATGATTACGAAAATAATTTACCAGAAAATAAGTTTTTAAAGAAATATAAATTTATTGATGATAAATTAAGATTTATTGATAAAAAGGGTAGATTAACAGATAATGAGGGTAGGCTTGTTGATGAAAACGGTAGGTTTATTGATGAGAGTGGTAACTTTGTTGACAAATTTGGAAACAGAGTGGACAAAGAGGGCGAATACATTGTAGAAACTAAACCATTTTTAGATGATGACGGAAATCCAGTAGTCCTAGATGAAGATAAAAAAGATGAACCAAAACCAGAAACCGTTACAGCAGAATCAGAGCCAGCACCAGTGCCACCAAAGATTCTTCCAAATACAGAAACTTCTTCAGAGACAGAGTAGTTTTTTTAGTTCAGGAATCAGTTCACTATATGCAACACCAATAGCTGTTATGCTGTTGGTGTTTGCTTTTTGAGGTAGGACATGGCAAGAGCTTTCAATCTTACTGCTGAATTAAACCTAAGAGGACCTTCTAATCTTAGGCCAGTTATTAATGATATTAGAAGACAGCTGGGTAATATCACAGCGAATGTTAATGTTCGTATTGATAGAAATGCACAAAGATCAATTGATACTGCAAATGCTTCTTTGCAAAGACTAAATACTACTCTAGCGGCAACTGCAGCAAATGCCGTTAGAGCAAATGCTAATATTAATACTTTAGCTGGAACAATTAATAATTTACGTAATGCTCTTAATGGAGCTGGCAATGGTTTAAGAGATCTAACAACTAATGTGGGAGCGGCTGCTAGAGATGTTACTGCTGCCGCAAGAGCCACAAGAGCAGCAACTTCTGAGATGGAAGAATTCGGAAGACAAGCAGGACTAGCTGTTAGAAGATTTGCTGCATTTAGTGTTTCAACAAGTGTTATTTATGGATTAGTAAATGCTGTTACTAGCGCAACCAGAGAGTTTATAGACTTTGATAGACAATTAGTAAGATTAACACAGATCACTGGAGAATCATATAAAAGTTTAGGAAGAATAACCGATACTATTACTGATTTATCAACCAATCTTGGAGTTAGTTCATCTAGCTTGATCACAATAGCAGATACTCTTGCTCAAGCAGGACTTAGTGCTGGTGAAACAGAAAAGGCATTAAGAGCATTGGCTTTAACTGCTTTGGCTCCGTCGTTTGATGATCTTAATGAAACAGTGGAAGGTTCTATTGCTTTGATGAGACAGTTCGGTATTAGCGCTGGACAACTTCAATCTGCTTTGGGTTCTGTTAATTCTGTGGCCGCAGCATTTGCAGTCGAATCTAGTGATATTATTACTGCTATTCAGCGTACTGGTGGTGTGTTCGCTAGTGCAAGTAAAGGAGTTAGCGAAGGAACAGATGCTCTTAACGAATTCATTGCTGTATTTACTAGCGTAAGAGCAACAACTCGTGAAAGTGCCGAGACTATTGCAACAGGATTGAGAACAATTTTTACTAGAATTCAAAGAGAAGGAACCATAGAAGCACTAAAAGAATACGGAGTTAATCTACAAGATGTTGAGGGTAAATTCGTCGGAGCATACAAAGCTGTTCAATTACTTAGCGAAGGATTAAATAGTCTAGATCCAAGAGATGTAAAGTTTTCTAGAATAGTAGAAGAACTTGGTGGCTTTAGACAAATTGGTAAGGTTCTACCTCTTATTCAACAGTTTGGAACAGCACAACAGGCACTTGCTGTTGCTCAAAGAGGATCTTCTAGTTTAACTCTAGATGCTGTTAAGGCCCAACAGTCATTAGCTGTACAATTTACTAAAACCAGAGAAAACTTTGTTGCATTAATTAGAGAGATTGGTCAAAGTAATAGTTTTCAGAATTTAGTTAAGCTTGGACTCACACTAACTAATGTTTTAATAAGACTCGCAGATGTTGCTCAGCCGTTACTACCAATAATAACAGCGATAGCTGCTGTTAGAGGAGGAAGAGCATTAACCAACTTTATTGGTGGATTTATAGGAGGATTAAGGCCTGGTGTTGGTGGCGATGCTGGAGGTGGCGGTGGCGGAGGTGGTGCTGGCGGCGGAGGTGGTGGACGAGGAGGAAGAGGCGGCGGTGGTGGAGGAGGTGGCGGTAGAGACGATTTCCGTTCATCCTTGCAAGATGTAACAACTTCTTTAGATAGTTTACAGGGATCCATTGACCCCTTAACAAATGCTATACAAGCATTATCTACTAATAGTATAGCCGGATTAGTCTCACAGATATCCGTATTGAATACTTCAGTAGTAGACCTTAACGCAACAATTGTATCCAGGCCAGGAGGAACAGGTTTTGCTAGAGGCGGACTTGTCCCTGGACAAGGAAATAGAGATACTGTACCAGCAATGTTAACCCCTGGCGAATTTGTTATTAGAAAAAAGGCTGTTGAGACACTAGGGGCAGATCAATTATATGGAATGAATAAATATAGTAATGGTGGTAGTATTAGATCTGGTAATAGGCTCAGAAGACAAAGATTTGCTAAGGGTGGAAAGGCAGCTAAATTAGCAAGTATAGATGGTGACTTTAGAGCTGTTGACGGAGATACATTCGACGCAACTGTTACGCCAACAGGAGATCAGTTTACGGCAAGATTTAGAGTTGCCGAATTTGATACGTATGAAACAAGAGGTAAATCGAGTTTAGTTTCTACGGACAGAGCAAAAAAGATAATGTCTCTAAATCCAAAAGAACCCCCTTTACAAGAGTCTTCCGGTAGATATAAAGTTCCAAAAAATTATAGAGTAACTTCTAGAAATGAAACAGCAGCAACAGCAGCAGCAGAAGCAACAAAGCAATTACAAAGTAAACTTGATCAATTCGTAGGAACAGCAGCAGCCGATAAAACCGTTCCTGGTGGAGGTGGTGTTGGTAGATACTTAGCTAAAACTGGATTTTCTATAGATGACGAGTACACAACAGGAAGAAAGTGGGACGAAGATGGGAATGAATTAAATATCGGAGGTATTGTCAAAAAATTTGCTCTTGGAGGAAAAGTACGAAGAAATGTTGGCTATATTGATTATGACGTTATCGCTAATGAAGCAAATAAAAGCATTGTAGAAAAAGGAATGTCAGAGCTTGGAGTTACTGGACCTAGACTTTATACTGATGCTTTAACAAAATTAGCAGTATCTTCGCGAAAAGCTGGAGATTTAGATAAATTAAAAGCAATTTACGGTGTTGCTGGCAGTGGCAAAACAACATTAGCAAGAGGTCAAGGCACAGATAAAGGATCTTTAAGAGAAACAACTCGTTTTCCAATATTAGGTCCCGATGATATTAAAAAGGCAAATGAAATATTAATATTAAGTAGTAGTGTTTCTAAGTCTAAAATGGAAGATTTTTTTACTGAAGTTGATAGAGTTTACGCACTTAGTTCTTCAACAAAATCTGAGCAAGAAAAAGTAATGGCTCAGAGATTAGGTAGAGATATCAGCGGAATAGGATTAGAAGGAAGAGCACCAGGAACAACAGGATCTGCATCATCAGATACCACTGTTGGAGAAGCATTATTATCTCAATTAGGTAAAAAATCAGTTGTGTTAGGAAGAGGCGATTCTGGAAATCTAAGAAGAAAACAAGGACAAGAACTTGTAGAAGTTATAAAAAAGAAATTAGCATTTACTTGGGGAGGTTTCGCACCAACAACAGCTGGTCATGAAAGTATCATGGATGCTGCTGCAGCAATGGGTTTTGCTCCAGAAGACTTTATTGCTCTTGTTGGAGCTAATGAAGGAATTAAGGCAGGAGATCCTAGTAGTTATAGAACAGCAGTATTTGATCAAGATTTTAGAGTATTGCTAGCCAAGGCCGGGTTCGGAGCCAAGGGAGCCACCGTTCTGCCAAAACCAAGAGATTTTGAAGTTCCTCAAGGTTTTGATATATCCGAAGGCACAGGAAGACGCAAAGTAATATTGCCACAAAAAGGAAGTAGAGCATTTGTAGCAGACAAAACTCCAGAACAAATGGCAAAATACAAAGATGCTGGTTATGATGTTACTAATTTAGAAAGAACTGGCGGAATTAGCGGTACAATGGTTCGTGACTTAATTATGTCCGGTAAGATCGACCAATTGCAAGACGTTTTATCTCCTGGTGTTTACGATATTATATCAAAAAATTTACCAATATTACAGAATAGAGCTAATGTTTTACCTGAAATTATTAAACAAGTACAAGCTTCACAACAATCATCGGTTGATGCTGTAGAAAAACAAATAACCGACATAGGAATCAAAAGAATTAATCGCAAACAAGCGGAGAGCGATCCGGAGTATGCTGCTAAAATTGCCTTATTAGAAGAGTTAAGAAAGAAAAAAACTAAATTACAAAGCGCTGGAGCTTTTGAGCCATACAGACTTTTAGATAAATTAGCATCAGATCAACCAGATAAATACGGATTAAAGTTTGCTCAGGGAGGATTGATACAAAAATTTATGGCAGGAGAGATGGTTCAAAAACTTCCTGCCCCAGCGAGAAAAATAATTGATGCTCTTGGAGGGTTAGAACCAGCAGCAAAAATAGGTGGCGTTCGATCAACAGAAATATTAGAGATTTTAAAGAAAAAAGTTGTTAATCAATCACAAAAAACAATACAAGATAAAATCTTAGCTCAATATGCAGAAGTTATTGGAGCAGAGCAGCAGGCTATGGATCAAGCAATGAAATTTGGCTTGGTTGGATTATTTGGAGAAACTAAAGTTGGAACTAATGATCAGGGTAGAACAATTTATGACCCTAAGTGGGACTATAGTAAACAATTTGGCCCTGAAGATATAGGAGGAAGAAACACCACAATAATAGCTAGAGGATTAAGATCTCAATATGCAGAAGCTGTATATCAAATGCAAAGAGAGATATTTGGAGTTAATGAAAATTTTGCTAGAAATTTGGAAACAGCAGGAGGATTTGGAGCACAATCACTAGCAAATATTCAAGGGCCAGCTGTAAAAGCAGGACAGGCTGGCATAGAAGGGGCAATGATAGAGTTAGTTCTAGCAAGACTCGGAGCCCCATTAAGAGAAAATGCTCCTGCAAATAGACCAATAGATTATCCAGATGGACTAGGAGATGCGGCTAAGTTTTTTGGTATAGATCCGGATATGCCAACAGAAGTTAAAAGAACTATTAATGGAGATAGTTTAGCGAGAACAAGAGAAGAAATTGAAAGATATTATAAAGAAGTTTTACAAGTTTTTGCTACTGGTGGAAAAGTTAAACTTTATCATGGATCTAATACAGGAATAAATGATAGTGTTTTAAATAGTTTTAAAGAAAAGGGAGCTCTTTCTAATATTGCTAAAGGCTATGGTCAAGGAGAAGGATTCTACTTATATACAGAAAAGAATAAAGCACAACAACAAGCTAATATGAGAGTTAATGGAGGAAGCAACTTTACTGTTGCTCAAGGCGATAGGTCAGGAAAGCCTATGGTATTAACTTTTAATGAACAATTAAGCCCTAAAGATTATGATTTAGATTATGAATTGCAAAAAGGACTAGTAGTACAATGGATGCATGATAATTACGATACTCTTAAAGATAAATATGCTCCTACTGAAAATCAAACCGGATTAAAAGGTAAGTTTGATAAAAATCCAGACGCTGGAATGATGTCGGTTGGAGTAAGTATTCAAGAAGGATCTCAAACATTAAAGTCCGAAGACGGAACAGAGTTTACCTTGCCTGGAGGATCAAGAAAATCTATTTATGCCGGAAGTGGGGGAGATGTTAGAGAAGGAGCTTTGCTTGGGCAGCTTATGTCTAGAATTCAATCTGGAGACCCCGAATTAGTAAATTCTTTTGAATCCAAACTTTTTGAAAAACCACTAGGATTAGCATTAAAGTATGTTGGATCATCACCGCTCAAGCCGAGTAATATTGAAACTTTTGCAGACGGTGGGTCGGTAGAAGGTCAAAAAAAGGAGAAAAACTTTGGAAAAATTGGAATAAAAAATAATGGGTCCGAAATTATAGCAGCATATTTGGGCACAAAAGATCGTAGTGGTATGGTTAGTGCAAAAAAAATGGCAGATAACTTATATACTGTCGGTTTGTCTAAAGCTAGTGAAGGATATGGTCCTAAGCTTTATGATATTGTTATGGAAGCGGCCACAGCCAATGGTGGTATGTTAGCTCCTGATAGAAATATTGTTAGCGATGCTGCAAAAGGTGTTTGGTCATATTATTTTAATAATAGATCAGATGTAAGAAAAACACCACTAGATAGAAATCAATGGACACAGAACTCTGCCTTAATTGATCCTAAATTATTAGGAGATAAAAATACATGGCCACCATATTCTGATCCTGCTTGGATATTACAAAGTGGATATAGTAAAAATTCAGAGCTATTAAATAGCTCAGATATTGTCAATTTAAATGATGATAAATATAAGTCATTTTTACAAAGTCAACAATTATCATTTTTTGCTCAAGGAGGATCAGTAGAAGATACTGTACCAGCATTATTAACTCCTGGTGAATTTGTAATTAATAAAAAAGCAGCTCAAAAAATTGGATATGGCAAACTTAAAAAATTAAATCATGCGGATAAAATACAGGGTTATAATAGAGGAGGAATTGTACATAGGTTCGCTGATGGCGATGTTGTCCCTCCGTCTGGCCCAGGCTCAGGTGGAGATTCTGATCCAACAATAAGAGACTTAATGGAACGAATTAGACAGTTATCAGAAGTAATAGACAGACTTTCTGCTACTGTAAGAGATTCGTCAGATACCAGAGAAAGAACACCCGCAGAAAGACCAGAAAGAAGACCAAGGACTAGAGAAGAAATTTTAGATAGATATGGATCTAGAGTAATTAATAATAGTTTTAGATCTATGGATAGATTTACTACTAGACTTAATGTACTTACTGGTGTTGTTGGAGTCGCAGCAAATTTCTTAGCAGAAACTATAGGAGAAAAGTCTGCAGTTGGTGCGGTTGTACAGAGTTTTGCAAATAGCATCACCACAGCATCTGGAACAGTGTATAGTGCTGCTGGAGCAATAAAAGGAGCATATGAAGTATTACCAGAAGGTGTTCAAGAACTAGTTAGACAACGTATTGGATCTTTTACTGCTGGTGGTGGATTTGGTACAACCGGAGTTCAAGCCGCAGGAGGAGCAGCAGCAGGATTAGCTATAGCCGCTGCGACTATTTATGCTGGAATAGAAGCATTTAAGGCATATAATGATGCTATTAGAAAACAAACAGAAGAAATAGCCAAAAATAATATGACTCAAGGTTTGGAAGAATTTGATAAAGCTTTAGAATTATATACAAAAAATACAACAGATAATGCTTTTGCGCTCAAAGTTGCTGGCGAACAATTAGCCAAAGCAACTAGTGCAGCATTAACAATAGTAAATCTTAATAAAACTAATCCAGACAGAGGATATGCTAGTATTATTGGAGAAAATATTGGGACCGTAGGAGGAGGTCTTGTTGGTGGTGCTGTTGGAGGAGCAACTGCTGGTGCAACAATTGGAACAGTAATATTTCCTGGTGTTGGTACAGTAATAGGGGCCCTATTAGGAACTGCGATTGGTGCTACTGCGGGCTATGCGTCAGATCAAGCCGTAGCATATTTCTCTGGTAGAGGCGGACAAGAGCAGATTTCTCAAAGATCAGAAATAGCAAATAGATTTGGGACAGGGGCCTATACTCAATCATTATTTGATTCTAATACACAAACCAATCTTTCTAGATCCTTAGCTTCTGTTCAGGCAGCAGAAACTGCAGCAACTCTAACTCCAGTTAGACAAAGACAAGATCAATATTTTGAACAATTATTTAAATCGGGCGTTTCGGAATCTGAAATTCAATCAGCTCCAGAATGGCAACAACAAGCAGAATTAATAGCCAGATCCAATGCTGCTACAGAAGAACAACTTAGACTTATAGATGCAGACCTATCTGTTTCTAAAGAACTAAGAGATGCAAAAAAACAAGAAATTATTGCATCCACAGCTAGTGCAGAATTAAGAAAACAAGCAGAACAAGTTAGAATACAAAGAGAACAAGAAAGAGCAGCAGATGAAAGTAAATCATATATGGTTAGCTTGGAAAGAAGCTTTCAGAATATGGAACAGGCAATGGACTCGACCTCTTACTCTATTGATAAATTAAGATCGTCTGCAGAATTATCAGCCGCAGCTTTACAGGGTCAGGCAAAAATTGGGAAAGTTACATTAGATGCTATAGATGTAATCCGTAATCCTAATGTTGCCAGTAGACAAGAAAAAACACAAGCATATGGCTTAGCTGGTTCATTAATGGGATCTCAAGGCAAAAGCGTTACCGGATTACTTGAGTATGGATCAAATATAGAGGGTAGAATTTTATCGTCAATTAATAATGCTTTGGCTGAAAACTCTAAAGGATCATCTGAAAAAATAGGAGCAGCTGTTAATAGGTCTGTTGCGAACGAAATAGAAGGATTAGATATTGGAGATTCATTAAAACAAAAATTAGCATCGCAAACTTCTGCCGCAGTTTCCAAAATGAGGACAGATGGTGATGAAAAGATTGATTTTGATGACTTGGCAGATAAAGTACCAGGATTAGCAAAAGTTGTTGATGCAACTAAAAGAGCCCAAGAAATGGCTGTTAAAAGACTGGAGTTTTTCCAGCAGTCACTTAATGAATACTCAGAGTCTATAAATAGTCTTGCAGAACTACAATATAATATTGGAGAAAGATTAAGAAGAGTTAATAACTTAAGAATCAAGTCTGAGGAAGATCTATCAAGAGCACTTGGAAAATCAACCAGTTTTGAAGCTACCAAGTCTAATGTTAGATCAAATGTTCAGTCTTTAGCAGGAACAACTGACCCAAGACAAATATTCGAAAATTTAGCAAATTTAGAACAGCAAAGACAGCAGCAACAATCAAGAGTAACTTCTGCTGCTAACAGAGGAGCAGTTCAAGAATATGTAGTAATGACTAATCAATTAAAGACTACTACATTACAAATGAGAGAGAATCACGCTGCTTTAAAAGAATTAGCTGAAAGTAGCGATGTTGCATCAGCAGCATTGAATAAAATAAATGATATACAACAACAGAATGCTGCTAGAACTAATATCTTAGAAAGATATGTAACATCAACACCACAAGAACAAAATCAACTCTCTTCTGCTTTTGAAAGACTACAAAATAATATGGATGGCGCCACAAATAGCATGTGGGATTCTGTAAATGTTCAGAAAGCATATAGAGACTCACTAACAAGCGGTTCTACCCAAGCAGAAGCAATGAATAAGGCCCAAGAGGCTGCTGCACAAGATCGTAAAGAGACCTTAGATGCATTTAATATGATAGCTCCATTACTAGGAGATCAACAAAATGAATTAAAGGCTAATGTATTAGAAAGTATGATGAGAGAATCTGGTGTTCAAATGTCTCCATTATTTGAAAAGGCTCTTCAAGGATTAAGAAATCCAGAAAGAGATCCTCAAATGGATGCTGCTATTAAAGAATATCAAGAAGCCAATAGGCTACAACAAGAAGCCAATGTATATCTTGCTATGTTAGATGGAAAAGTAGCACAAGACATGGCAACAAAATCAGACGAATTATTAAGAACATCATTAGCAACAGTAACTCAAAAATTCGAATTAGCAGAAAGTAGTGATGTAAAAAATAAAATTAATAGTATAGACAGTAGACTTAGAGATGGAATTAAAGTATTTCCTCAAGGTAATATTGGTGGTGGTTCTTCTGATGATGTAACCACAGCAGCTAAAGGTGGATACATAACATATAAGGCTGTTGGAGGCTCAATATTTAAGCCCAAAGGTACCGATACTGTGCCTGCCATGTTAACTCCTGGAGAATTTGTTGTTAACAGATCAGCAACTCAAAAGCATGGTTCATTATTAGAGTCTATTAATAGTGGACAATTTGCCAAAGGAGGAAAAGTAACATATCGAGCAGCTGGTGGTATTGTTGGAGACGTAAAATCACCGCATCTTAAAGATTTTAGCGATCCTTATGAGGACTTGAGAGGACAACCATTAACAGGATCTTTCTTCTCTAAGCTAGGATCTAGTGATGATGTTGCTAAAAATTTATTGGATTTAGAACAAGGCTTTGGAGCTTTACAAGGATACCAAGCATCAGCCTATCCTACTTTTAATAACTCTGGTTCAACAGCAGACGGTCTTGATAAACAGTCAACAACAAAATGGATTAAAGATAATAGATCTCCAACCGGAGGTAAACTAGGTTGGTTTCCTGATCTAACTGTTTTTCACGGATCCGCAGGCAATTTAGGCTATTTACCAATATTCTGGGGTGCAAATGCTATTGCTGGTGCAACTGGAGCCACCGTTACAGCCAATCGTAAATCATTACAAAAACAGATGGTTACCAAGGATCTATTAGATTTAGGAAATCCAGATATTTTTGATGTTTTAAATGACAGATCAGCAAGCGGAAAAGGACCTAGAGCAAGAACAACTCTTTTATCAGAAGACCAAGCTAAATTACAGAAAGAAAAACTAACATCGATTTTTGATCAGGTTGACAAAGGATTGTCTGATGTTAAACAAAAAGAAATTAATTTATCAAAAGACGGCGGCGCCATAAATTCTGCAGCAAATATTGGTCAATATGGCGCAAGTTTTAGAAAATATGGACTCATATTAGGATCTTCAATACCAGATAAATATATGGGTCTTAGTTTTAATAAACCAAACACTTCTATAGACCAATCTTTAGTAGGAGGAAATTTATCTGAGCCATCTTTTAGCGTTACTAAATATGGCTATGCGACATCTTCTACATCTCCATTGGCAAATTCAACTAATACAGCAGTAATATCTGGGGGTATTCAAACAATACCAACAGAAGATCAGCTTAAGTCTTTTACCGATAAATATAAATCAGTTATACAAGTAGAAGAATGGAGAGCTTATATAGATAAACTAGATAAAGATAAGTCAAGAAGCACTACTCCTATAGAAGAACAAACTAACGCTAGAAATAAAGCCTTAAGAAAATTAATTAATAATCAAATAACACATATCCAACTCAAAGAAGAAGATTTGAGCGATGAATTTAAAAAGATGGCTGGCATAGATGGAGATTTTGAAAAATTAGATGTATATTCAGAAGCTTTTAAAGGTAGATGGCCTAATACAGAGTCTATGAAAACTAATTTTGGAATTAAAGATGAAGACCTTAAAAAATATTGGCAAACTGGAGCAAATGATAAATTATTTACATTACAATATAGCAAAAAATTAAGAAATCTTTTAACCGGAGCAGAATTTGATCAACAGTATACTAAAGGATTGCCTTGGTCTTGGGGAGAAAATAGCATATTCACAGCAGAAACTATGGAAGCAGTTAAAAAAGAAATGGCATTATCTTCAGGGGCCTCTTCTTTTAAAGTCATTCCTAAAGTATTTAGTAAATCATATACAGACACAAGAGATCCTAATCAATATACAGCAAAAATCAAATTCCCATATGACTCATTATCATCTCTTTTATTTGATAAAGATAGTATGGACTATACCGCTCAATCACTTACTGCATTAGTTCCATGGTGGGAAAATCAACAAAAAATAGATCCTTTTAGTATTAATCCATTTGTCGGCTTGGCTCAGCCTAACGCTGTGATTCCAGCGTATCAGGACGAAAAAAGTATGGAAAAATTTGTTAAATATTGGGTTGAAAAAGAAATTTTCAACAAACCATCCATTTATCTGCCTCTTTCGCCTATAAAACTACCTACAGCACTAGATAAATTTGTTGGAAGTGTTAATAATACAACACAATTCGATAGAGAAGTAACAGATAGTGAAGGAGGTAAGAATTTTGAACAAGGTAATTATGTTCCAGAGAATGCGGAAGTTGCTGATATATCTAATGCTTTATTTAAAAAATATGAATATATATACGCAAAAAGATCTCAAGATACAAGCGCTAATAATGAATCAAAATTAAGGGAAAACTTATTACAATATAATTTAGCATCTAGTCTTGGTAAATCACTCTTAAAGAAAGATGGATTAAAATTACCATTATGGGATCCTGATCAAGCTTTTGTAACAGCAGATCCAGTTTGGCAAGCAGTTAAAGACACGGCTCCAGACCTTGGAGTAGATGGATATAGGAACGCTGCCGAATGGAAAAGAAGCTATATATTAGCTGCCGCCGGAACAATAGCAGATCCGCCAGATAAGATCAAAGCAGACGAGGACATTTTTCCTGCTCAAAATTATATAGCTTGGATTAGAGCAAAAACCGTAGAAGCCTATTCTGCAAATGAAGAGAGTCAGGATAAATATAAACAATCAGGAGGAGTAAATATATCTTCTTTGGGTAAGTTAGTTTCTGCTTGGAGATTTATGGAAGAGTCTAGAACAGCTGGAGGAAGCGCAACATCATATAAGGACGATAATAGTCCTAAAGATAATCCTTTTTCTAAACGCCTATATAATAGATATGAAAAAGATCTAAAGAAATTTACTAAAAAAGTTACTTTACAAGCACCAGACAGAAACAAAAAAGGAGATAAGCCATGGGAAAGAGACTATGATGACACTGGAGCTGGATTAGAAAGAACATATTGGGACAATGCTAAATTAGCTTCTGATGCCGGATTTGTTCAAACTGTTTTATCAGAACAAGAAGGTAAAATAGATGATAGAAGAGCAAGAACTCTTTTAAGTTATCGTAGAGGATATAAAAAAGATTCGGTACAACCAGAAGAACAAGCAATTTTAGATGCTTATGGTACAATGGTAGACAAAAAAGGAAGAGAAGACATAGCATTTGATCTTACAACAGGAGGAGCTAACGAAGCTAAAGCGCCAACAACTTTTACTGGTCCTGGCGGCGTTTATGAACAAATGATGGATCAATATCAAGTTATGCAAATTGGCAGACGTTCTATGCTAAGAGCATTAATAGAAGATAGAGCAAGATCCAATTTTGATGCTCCAAATTTTGAAAATTCTGGATACGAAGAGTGGTGGGAAGATATGTCAAATGATCTCGAATATATTGAAGAATATTTATCTGCTAGAGATTATATGTTATTGAAAGCAACCTCTTCTGCAGAATTGTATAATCCTGCTGTTGGAGCAGCAGTACAAGCGAAAATAAGTCAAGTGTCTGGAGGTTTACCAGACTTTTTATTAAATGCTATGCCAGGACTAACAGGAGGAGCAGACTATAATTCGTTATATGGAACAGTCGTAGACAACATGGCTCTTTCGGCGCAAGAGTTTGTAGATTCTATAACTGGCCCAAGACCAGTTGATCCGAGTAACCCAACACTTGGAACACTAACAGATGATCAAGCTCAGAGAGTTAATGAGCTTAGAAAATTAATAGCTACAGAATTTGGCCAAACAAGAGATATAAAACCAAGCGTTTATACTCAAGAAATTTTTGATATGTATAAAACATACATTGAAGACAATTATAATAATGCTAATAAAGCATATAGCAAATTAAATGAAGGAACTATGTTGCAACCTCCCAATGAGATTTGGGATCGTAGCGATTTAGTTGTTCTAGCAGACAAAGCTTCGGCTAATAGTCCAAATACTTTTAGAGCATTTTATTTAGCTTCTGTTGGTGCTGGTAAAAACTTAGCAGAACTTAAAAAAGACGAGATGCAGGGATTTGGAGGACTATTACCTAGTGCTCAAAAGGGTGCCGAAGCATTAGGAATGTCCTCTGCCGAACCAGATAAAAAGAGCCAACCTCAAACCAGAGCTTCTGGAGGATTGATATATAATCAAAGTTACAAGCCGAATAATATTGATTGGTCAGCAAAAGGCACAGACACTGTTCCTGCAATGTTAACACCAGGAGAATTTGTAATTAACAAAGATTCTAGTCAAAGATACATGCCTATTTTAGAAGCTATTAATCAAGGAAACTATACTCAGGGCAATATTGTTCAGTATGCTAGCAGAGGAGGAACAATAAGACCAATATACAGAAACATGGGTGGTATTGTAGGAGGAAACCAACAGCAAGGTGTATTAAATTCATATATTGGATTGGATGAAAAATCTATAGCAGCTTTAAGGGACTTTACGGCCAAATTTGATCAATTTGCTAAACAGCTTTTGGAACTTAGACTACCAACTATTGGAATTGATAGCACTAGCTTGGGAGCATTAACTACATTTAGTAATAGGTTTGATGAATTTAGCAAGAGTTTGCTCAAATTGAATATACCGCCGGTGATTACGATAAACGCAAAACATGATGTTAACGTCAATATTAATGGAGCTAGTGTGTTTAACAATCTCAATGCCTATGTTAGCGATATAGTAAAGAGCGAAATTGATAAAGCATTTAGTCAATTAGCTAAGGTTTCCGAAAATGCTATTAATTTGTATGGGTCATAATAACTATGTATATAAAATATTATGATAATGTAGGAGAATTAGGTTCTGTAGCATTAACTAGCAATGTATTGACAACGATCAATCTTCCTAATGGAGAATTTGTTTCTATAGGAACAGACTATCGCCCATTTTTTAATTATGTACAACCTGGCGATTTGTTTTATGTTAAAGCATCTCAAACATCAGCATTTACTATATGTCTTGGTAAATATAATATAGATGGATTTAATAATAGATCTATAGAAGTATTGCACATAATATCTTCTTATGGTACTTTAAACCCATCTGTAAATACGGAGATTACTATAGAAAACAGTAATTCTCTATCAAATAGAATAGCCAGTAATGCTGTTTTTCTTAAAAATATAAATAATTTTGTTCCAGAACTTTTAACATCAGACTATGTAATTTCATTAAGCGGTAATATGAATGTTACGCTACCGCCAGCAACTATAAACAATATAAACTTAAAATATGGATTTTTACTAGCAAACAAAAATAATACCACAGATAATCTAGTTATATCAGCATCTGGATCAAATAACATATTAACTAAATCTGGTACCTCTAATAGTGTTAGCGTTACTGGTGTTGGAAGTTATGTAGAACTTATAGCTGGCTCTGGTGGAACTTGGTATAAACTATTTAGTAATGAAGAAATGTCTGGAGGTGGTTCTAGTCTTGGTATGCCGGTAAAGTCATTACAATACAACAATAATAATTCTCAAGCTGGAGCAAAGGCTTATTGGGATGATACATTTAAAACTTTATACTTTGGTGAAACAAATAATGTTACTAATGCCGATGTTGTAATAAGCGCTACACAAAATAAGACATCTGGCATATATCCATTTTTACTAAAGCTTAATAATGGAAATTATTTTGCTCTCACAAAAGAAGGAAAAGTAGGGATAAACACACCTAGTCTACCTTTGTATGAATCTTCTCCTAATTTTCATGTTGTGGGAAGATGTGCTGTATTCGAAGGTATATGCGGGGCTGGTGGCGTTGCACTAACGCTATATAATAATCCAGAAGTAGTTCCGCAATCAGGTAGTTTGGCTGGTACAGTAAATCTATCAGCAAGAAATAGCAATAGAAATGTAGTAAACTTTGCGCAAGTACAATCAAAAATTCTAAATCCAATCAAAGGACAAACACAAGGACAATTTTTAGTCAATGTGGATGTTTCTGGAGTACCTAAGAATTTACTAAAACTAGACAATAGTAATGTTGTACTAGGTTCGAATGAAGTAGATTCATCTGCTAATTCTATAGTGCTAGGCAAAAATAATAATACTGATAATCTCAAAAATTCTGCTATAGTCGGAAACGATAATAGCATTGCAAATGCAAATAATGTATTTGTATTAGGTTCTGGAAATAGTATAGATTTTATAAAAAATAGTGTGAAATTTGTTCTTTCTGAACCAAATGTTGGAAGTTTCAGCGGTTTGGATTGGGCAGATCTTGATGGTATGGTTTCTGGCGATATTGTTGAAGTAACTAATAATGGTTTAAATAATGGCTACTACATAGCTTCAGATAGTATTTGGACTCCATTAGATAATTCCACAGCAATAGCCTATCTTGGAACTTCTAATCTATTAGTTGGCACAGACAATACTCTCTCTGGAAATAATCTCGTTGTATTTGGAAACAACACTAATGTTAGTGGTAACAATTTAAGCGTATTTGGTAGCTTTAATAATATAAGAACCCAAAATATACAAAACATAATTCTGCCAAATAATACATTATTTAATAATGTTACTGTTATTGGAGAGTATAACGACATTGCTTCAAGCGGACTAATAATTCTAGGAAATCAAAATTCTGCTAGTGGCGTAAACGGAATGCTTCTTGTTGGATCAGAAAACATTTCTACAAGCGGATCTATTAATAGCATCATTATTGGAGATAACAATAATTTAATTACTATTTCCGGTATCTCTATAGGAAATAATAATAGTGGAACTCTAATATCTTCAAGTCTTTTTGGTATAAATAACTCTATTGCACTATCTAATTCTTATCTTTTAGGAAATAATAATAGAGCAACTGGAGTATTAAATAATATTATAGGCTCATCAAACTCTATTGTTTTAAGCTCTGGTAATATTGTAGGAACTAATAATGTAGCACAAGGTAATTCCATAAATGCATTAGGAAACAATATTAATATATCAGGAGCAAATAATATTTCTGTTGGAAGCAATGTTAGAGCAACAGGTAATAATAATATTTTAATTGGAAATAATAATACTAATATAGATTTAATAAATAATACAACAATATTATCTAATAATTTTAATCATTCTGGTTCAATATCTTCATCTTTTATTTTATCAAACAATGTTTCTATATCTAGTGGAGTTTATACAGATCTAAACATTTTAGGAACCAATAATACAGTTAATTCAGGAATAGCAAATGTATTAATTTTAGGAGATAACAATAATTTAAACAATGTTTTTGATCTTACTTGGCCTTCTTTAGCATTTGTCTCTAATAATCCTGGCACACAATTTACCAGAATCAATTCTACGCTTCAAGAATTAGAATATTATAAAAATAATGATATTATAGATATTTCTGGAGAAACTCAGTCAGCATCTGGAATTATTAAACTTGTTTACTTCAATCAAGATACCTCGACATTAACCATAGAGACAGTTTCTGCTATACCGGGAATATCAACAGCAAATATTAAATCTAGAACACAGCAAGAAAAATTGATAGAATTTGGGTCCAAACCAATACAAATTATTGGAAATAAAAATACCGCAATTGGAATATCCGGGATCAATCTTGGATCATCTAACTATTCCAGTGGAAATAGAATTTTCATTCATGGTAATGATAACGAAGTTTTTGGAAATGATATCATTAGCATTGGAAATGGGATATATGTTAGTGGAGCAATCAATGCTATATCTATAGGAGAGAATAAAGGAAATCTAACAAACTCTGTAGCAATTGGCTTCAATAATAGCATATACGGAAATGATACTATAGCAATAGGAAATTCAAATAAATCTATCAATATTAATGATGTAATAGGAAAAGATAATATTGCAGCTCAAAGTAATATTTCTGTCTTGGGGTCTGGCAATCAAATAACATACAGATCACAAAGACAAACAGCACTACCAGTAAGCTATGATTTATACAATAGGCCAAATATTCCAACAAGGCTAGACACATCTCACATAATTGCCTCTGGATACTACAGTGCTGAGTCTCAAGATTTTTTTACTACCAATATTATACGTTTTTCTATCTTAGACAGAGCAATAATACAATTTTATCATGATGAAAAATATATAGGCTCATACACTGGGCTTGTTACTAATTCTCCTCCAAGTGCTGGCAGTACCTCAACCTCTGTATCTTTTGACAGAAGATCACAATCGGCCTCTGCCTCAGATCTAGATGCTAATCCGATAACCTTATACGAATATATAACAAGTATATTTCCTGATGTAACTCCATCTCGAATAACTGGATTTTTATCTTTCGTTTCCAACGATAGCGACGGATCTGTTATAGGAAACGAGAATACTATTGTAGGAACATCAAAAATTTCTGTTGTTGGAAGCAATAATCAATTCAATGTAGATTCTTATAATACACAGACTACTTCATCTGGTCTTATAGTTGGAGATAATAATAAAGTATTTAATGAGCTGGCAATGACAGCCAGTAGCATACAGAATAAATACATTAATGCGAATCCTGTTTTTCAAGGAGCTGTTGGTTTTAATATTAGAAATGCTGATCCTAACTCTATTAAATTTGGCTTTGATACAAATACTATTAAGATATTCGATTTATCTGGAAGATCTGACACCAAAATTACCAGTGTTATAGATCCTAATATTAGTCCTCCTCAGACAGAAACATTTTATGCAGAACAAATAGGAATTAGTGGTTATGCCAGAAGGGGAATCGTATTTAATGCAGATAATATTCAAAATAATTTTTATGTATTAAATAATTCTAGTACTAAAGATCCTGTTCTTACTGTAGTGTCTAGTGGTACTGGATTTGTTGGAATAAACAATCCGACACCAAGTGTAGATTTGGATATAAAAGGAACATTCGTAGCAGATACCGGAACAACTAAATATTTCAGATCTACTAATATAACAATGTCCAGCGGAGCTAAACAAGGATATTTCTTGAGTAGTGTTAATAATGCTGGAGATATGGAATGGGTTGGCGGAGTAAAGATTGATGTTAGTGGCATACCTGGAACTTTATTATACTTTAGCGGAATAGCAGGAGCTGGAGGTAAAGTAGAACCAATAAGCACACAAATAACACAGCCCAACGGAAACTTCCTTTTAAATTTTGTCACATATGAGCCCTCAGGCTCTACTATTAGTAAGAGTGGATTAGTATTTGATCAATACTATAATATAGATAAATATGCTATTATGACTTTGGATGAACACAGAAGAGCTGTTTTGGGTTATCCAATAGAAGAAACAAGAGATTTAACAACTGTTAATCCAGGAAAAATTGACTATATACAAAGACTAAAAGATTTGGCGAAAGCCAATAATAAAACAGACGAAGCTCACTATATACCAAGACAATACAATGCTATATATTTCATCCCAGAATCTGCACAATATTTAGGATCTATTGATCCAGCACAAATAGCAGATAATTATAAGCTTTCATTAACAAAAGCTGGACAAGCTAAGGAATCTGTATTTGCTATAGGTAGAAGAAAAATAGATTACAGTCAGCCAACGAATTTGGATAGAGGTGAAGATGTTGATGCTAATAATCCATTCTTCCCAGGTGGACTATCTGCTCCGCAAGTTATAATATCTACAATTCCTAAAAAAGATCAATTTGGTTCTAATAGTTGGAGAGCTCCTAGATACAAGTATAATCTTGAAGAACTATACTCTCCTCATCTAGCTCCATATTACGATGATTTTAATGGTCCTGGTATCGGAGACAAATATGATATTATAAAACCAATGACTGGCGACAACCTCACTGGTAAAGATTATCAGAGTTGGTGGTATTATGATACCACAAGAACATCCGAAGACGCTGGGTCCAGACCTAAATTTAATACTGTTGGTCTAACTTATAGAGTATATGCTACTCAAAAAAGATCTGTAGCAACTGCTTTTAATTTAGGATTAGAAGAAATAGACTTTGTAATATATGGCACAGGGACAAAGCATCGTAATAGTGCGGGTATCCCAGATAAACCATCTAAATTCATATTTGGTGGTGACCAAGAATATATGGATTGGGTTAGTACAGGACTAGGTTCCGATATTGCGGATAGGCCATTCTTGACCAAAGTTCCTGCTTTTTATTTTAATTCTTCTATCAGCTCTTTCATGATTCATACTGATCGTCCCAGTTGGATTCCTTTTAAATTACCAGCCGACGTATGCGAACCATGTGACCCTATTCAAAGCGGCATTCAATTTGCAGACCTTACTGTAAGAGGATGGATTGGCACTAGCGGTATCAGAATTGGACAGGGCTTTCGTAGGGCACTTGCTCCTGATGCTGATGGTAATTTAGTTCCAGCTATTGACGCTCAAGGCGGGCCGATTTACGAAAGTACCGCTGGGATGTTTTTAACATCAGATAAATTTGGATTTGCTGTTTGGGAACCTTTAGGAGGAGTATCGTCCACTAATGATACATTAACTTCTAATACGACTCCTACTAGTAGTCAGATATTAACAGAAGGTGTTTTAGATAGAATCTCTAATGCTACTATAGAATTCGCATATGAAACAGATAATACAAATGATACAGCAAGGCTGTACAGAGATAATCTTAGTGTAAGAGACGAAAATCTTTTAAGTAATGCTGCACTAAAACTTAGAGGAGTAACAAGAAATAGTCTTTTATTTGCTAAAAATCCAAGACCAAACGCATACGATAATTATAATGGAACATTCAACGAATCTTCTGTGCCAACATCATCTAATGATATGAATATAGATGGTACAGAGAACCTATTCTATTATGGATATACTAATGCTCTAGAAGGAGTATTAACTTACAATACCTCTTCTAACACAACAGAAATAGTGGTAGACGGAGATGCTACCAGAAGAATTCAGAATGGAGATATTGTTAGATTACTTTATCGCTATCTTGATACCACAGGAACAACAGAACAAACAGTAAGTTCAATTATCAGAGCTAAAGTTATTGGAATAAATATACAGTCTTCTCAGAAAGTAAATTTGACAGCAGATGATATTGGTGGTCCAAGAAGCTTTTTTAATAGGACACATATTATACTGGATAAAAAAGTAGATAACGTAGTATCTGAAACATATAATTTAGATAGGAATAGCGCATTTAGAAGAGCCGCGATTATATCTGAAACAGTAGGTGGCTACTTAACATTTAATTTCCCAGGATCTTCTCCGGACATTGTATTAAGCAATAGACCAAATATAGATACTGAATTTAATCTTAATGGCAAAAAGATAGGATTTAGTGTTTATGGAGATCAATCAAGTCCAAAAATTAATTTAGATAAAATAACAAACACAGTATTGCTAAATACAGATAAAGCAAAATCATACGGAAAAGTCACAAAGGTAACATCACCACTAACTGCTGAAGACGAAAGAAATATTGATAGCGATCTTTATTATGATTATGGATGGAATGATGATTATATCATAGGTCAAATCTCTACAGTAAGCAACAAAACAGTAATTAGCACATCTGTAACTTTAACAGATAAAATTAATATCGGAGATATATTAGAAGTTGTATATGATACATATCAAAAAATAAATATGTATGTATTATCAATTGATGGTCAAAAAGTATCATTATCTATTAGTATGTTAAGCTATGGGTTAATAGATGATGTAATTGGTAACCTAGCTAGAGATAATAGTGGAAATATTATAAACAATAATGTCAAATTTAAGATTGTAAAAAGACAATTGCCAAAAGTTACTGTTGCTAACAAGGTTATAGGGTCTGGTTTAATTCCAGTATATGCCGACGTTGGAGTGAATGGAATATTGCATACTGAAATGGCGATTATAGAAAATCTACCACAATTTAGTGGAGTTAATCGCATACCATATAGCAATTTTGGTCTTTTAACACCTTCTAATCTTGGCTTTGTAGACTATAAAGACATATCTACAAATAAAACCTCTTCTTATTTAGTTAATAATACAATTTTGCCAGATATTATAGATACTAAAATAGCCAATATCAATGGACAAAATAAAAAATTGCCAATTTTAGCTGACACTACTCTTGCAGGAAATGTAAAGATTAATAATTTGCATGTTGATAATTTTAATCATTTTAATACTATAGACTGTGGAATCGTTGTTTTTAGAGGGAAATGCGATAAATTAAAAGTTGTTTGTGATGATTGATGCAAGGTGTACTTTAAAGTAAAGAGGTAAAAATGGGATGGCCTGACGATCAAGAAGCTCCAGTATTTGACCCTAATCAGCCGCATATACTGGGGCAAAATCCACCTCCAAATGTTAATTGGGAAAATTTAGCCAATCAATTTGGTGCATCACAAAACAAGTTATTGATAAAAAGAGATGTTACTACATCAAATCATCCTTGTGGGGAAGATCTTGATATTGGAGAGTTGGTCTTTAACGCTATCACAGGAAATTTATATTCGAAAACATTAGGAGGGGATATTATAATGTATGCTCCAACAGTCATATGCTCAGACTCTTCTAGTCCATCTCTGGGATTATATAAATTTTCATTATCAATACCCGAAAATTGTGCAGATATTTGTACCAATTCGGCTTATGGGATAACTCTCACTTCTGCTAAGAAAAATGCAATCAGGTTCAATCCCGTGCCAATTGTTGAGGGACTACCGATATCTTATAATATTTTTATTGAACAAAGAAGAAAGGCCACCGCGCCGCCTTTCGAAGAAGTTGTAACAAAAACACACATAGCAAGAATATCATTAATATCTGATTATAAATCAACAATGTCTTTTGAATTTGTTTATTATATTGACGATACTACTTTTTATCCATTAGATGGCCTATTAGGTCCAGGATCATACGATAACGGTCAACTTGGTAAACTAATAATAGAAACACTATAATAATGTACGAACAGCATATAACTAAACCAATACAAATTATCCAGTACAAGGGAACAGAAGACATAAGCCTAGTGCCTGATTATACTTTTTCTTATGCTGTCAATATTTCTAATAATATTAGTTTTGCAATAGCTAATGGTATTCAAAACAATCAATTAGTTCTTCTAAGTACTCAGTCTAATCCTAATGAAAATGGATTGTATATCTTTAAAAATAATATTCTCAGTAAATATTATGAGTCATTTTTTAAAAATGTACAAAAAATTTATAAAGTCAATAAAAATTCTGCTTATGAAGTATATTTTGGTTTATTAGATAATTTTAATCAATTCACTACGATAACACCTAACGAAACATACATTATTGTTTCCAAGGAAAATGCTAGTTTACCATATATTTGGTATTCTACAGAACAGTCTTTTGATTCGTCTATATTGTTCGATATGGAGATTATTCAAAAGAACTTTTCTAGTTCAGATGGATCGTCACTAGACCCTATAAACAATGTTATATCTCTAGACCTGGCTAATAGTTTTGATTTCAGACCTGTTGTTTTTACTACTAAGCTTACTCCAAGTTCTGTTAGCAAAGAATACATATTAAAATTAGATTTTATTCTTGCTGGTGATGCTGAGTATTATGATGTTTATGATTTTGTACTTAGAGATATCGACGTTTTATCAAACACAGAGAATGAACTTTCTTTAAATTCTGAATTTTTATCTAATAATAGTCTTTTTATTAAGCACAATCAACTATACTATTTTGTAGAATCTTACAATAATGTCAATGGAATATACAAATATAATATAGAATCCAATACATTTACTATTGTTCCTAATTCTGAAGATATCGTTCGTCGTAAATTATTTGTGATAGATAAAAGAATAAAAAGAATTAAGAGTGTTAAGGATAATGTATATATTAATAATATTCTATATATGCATCCTCCTAAATTACGTCAACAAGATAGTTCTTATGGATTTTATGAGATACAAGCATCATTAATTAATCCAAGTAATGGAGCAGTAATCAGCGTAGATAAATATTGTTTCAGTATATCTCCAACATCATTAAATTTACCGACCCCAACTCCAACATTAACTCCTACGCCGAAGCAACATAGTGTATCATTTGCTGATGCTCCGATACTCAATATTAATTTTTGTGATTATGGTTCTTGTTTAAAAACCCCTATTAAATTTACAGCATCCAATCTTTCAGAAACATCAAATTATATTTATGAATTAGGAGTTATAGAATATGGACACGCTAATCCTGATAACCCACAAGATTTATTAAAAACAGAATTTATCACATTTGATTCTTCTGCCGGAATCCTTCCTCTAGGATATTCTTCGTATTGCATTGAATCATTCATGTCAATATCTGATAGGATTAGATCTATTATTTATGTAAAAGTAACTAATATTGATAATAACATTAGTGCAACTAATACATTAGAAATAAATTTGTGTGATAGAGATTTTTGTCCACCACTTCCGACACCTACGAAAACTCCAACATCAACGTTACCGGCCTATCCAACAAGAACACCAACAAGGACAAGAACAAGTACTCCTACTAGTACTCCAACAAAAACTCCTCGTGGAACCCAAACAGTAACGCCAACCCCCACATTTACTCCAACTAATACAGCAACACAAACCATAACACCAACAACAACAGCAACACAAACTATAACGCCAACAGTCACCCAAACAGCTACTCAAACTCCAACTGTTAGCCCATCCGTATCTGTAACACCCACAATATCACCCTCTTTAACAGCAACACCGACTATAACTCCTACTAATACTTCTACGCCAACACAAACCACTACCATAACACCAACATCAACAATCACTCCTACAATTACTCCAACTCCCACTTATACGTCAACGCCTACTCCATCTACAATGGTTGATGCTTTGATTAGTGTTGGGAGAAATGACGTAGCACAGTTAGCAAGAAATACCTTTTTTGACTCTGTTGACAGTAATAGTGTTTGCTCTTTCGATGTTATTAATAATATATTCGTAGACTATACTATTAGTAGTCCAACAAATATGGTTTTAGCAGGACTTACTACGTATATTCCAAGTTCTCCAACAAAAACTATGTTCATTGGTAAGTATCTGAAATCCTCACAAACTCATAGAGTATTAAGCGCTGGAGCTAATGGAACTACTAATAATAGACTATTAAGAAAATTTGCTGGAACAGCAGATTATTCTTTTGGAGAAATAAAGACTTCTCCTTATGCTACTGGAGATAATGAGCTGTCTAAAGATCTAATAGAATTATTAGACACTAGAGAATGTAATAATCCCATAGCTATATCCAATTTTTCTGGTCAGCAAACAGTATTTGTGGGAATTACTGACAAGACTCTTTTTAATAGAAATATAGCAATTTACGATGACGGAGTAGCTGCAAGTGTTATAACACAAAATCTAATTACAAATATAACTTTTTCATCCAATATAACTAAACTGAGAGATATTGCTCCATTAGCTTTAACGTCATCTAGCACCAGAACCAATCATGGATGTTTAGCATTAGTAGAATCAGAGAACCAAGAAAAAGCTCTTATTTTTGTAAATAAAGAAGGAACAGTGATAGAATTTGCTTTTGCTGGCAATAGGAAATTACCAAGGAATACTAATATACTAAGCGTGCATACAATATCGGCAGCTTCGGATAGTAATGTAACATCAGGTATATACTTATTAATTAAAGATATAGATAATATTAATCGTATATATTATTCTAGCATATCGTCTGGAGTAGCTTCTTATCCGTCTTCTATTACTATAGGTACGTCCATAGTATCGGCATCCAATACAAATACTAACGTATATTTAATCGGAGCTAATGGCAAGGTATTTTCTGCTGGAGCATTGAGTAATTTGGGTAGAATAGCTACGGTGAATGTATTCGGAGAGATAAGTATTCCGGCTAATCATACCGTAAGCACCATCAAAGACAGATACATATTGTTAAAAGACAATAGCAACAATCAAGTATTATGTTACATCGGAACAGTTGCTCCATCGTGCGTTGGTTCAACAACTAATTTATTTACTTCATATTTATCAAGTACATACTTATGGAAAGTCAATAATATTTTGCAGTTGTCAACTGTTGGGGCGCCATATACTGGTTCATACAATAATATTCTTGACTTTGGTGCTTGTGATAACGGCCAAAGTTTATATTTGAATATGAGTCCAGCCAGAGCTTTTGTCGATCACCCTGTTCCGACTCCAACAGTTACAATAACATCAACAGCAACCTCTACACCTACAAATACTCCAACATTAACTCAGACTCCGACAACAACTACCACAAGAACTCCAACAGCCACGATAACATCTACTCCTACTGTGACTAAAACAGTGAGTCCGACTCAAACTAATACGCCAACCAATACAAATACAAATACCCAAACAGCCACGATGAGTCCTACTCCTACTAGCACCCCAACTATTAGTCCAACTAAGACAGTTACCCCATCAGTTACAGTAACAAATACAGCTACTCCAACCATTACTCCTACACCCACCACAACGAGTATTCCTGATACATCAATTACTTTATGGCTTAAAGGAGAAAATACTATACCGGTTGTTGTCGATCATTCTTCTTATCATTATCCAGTATTAAAATATTTAACTGGCTCTTTATCAACTAGTTTTCCTGGGGTAAGCTCAGATCTTATTGTTAGCGATCTAAGTAGCGATACTCCATTTGGAACTATTAGCGGTCTAAATAGTTATGATATATCAAATTGGTATTTATTAGTAAATGATAATGCTCCATTTGATACTGCTGCTTTATCCAATGGTATACTAGCTCATACTTTTTCCAATGTTTCTTTTTGTATAGAGTTTTGGATAAAAAATAAAGCTATTAATAGTAACAGGGGCATATTTGCAAGAGGCGGAAGATCATATCGAGGGTCTTTTGCTTTATTGTTCGATACTCAGGATAAATTGTTTTTTACAGCATATAATTATCAATCTGGAAACGTACCACTCCTATCTTCTTTAAATCCTGTAAACGATACAAACTGGCATCACATTGTTATTAATTGTGAAAAAATTAATGATGTTACATCAAGATGGAGAATGTTTATAGATGGCTCAATGCAATCAGATGTAAGTCTTAGCGGAGAATCCGCCTTCGTTGCTCCAACAAGTCAAGGTCTTTCATATATGTCCGTAGGTTCTGCAACAAATTATTCTGTTAATTTTCCAAATTGTAATGCAAGAATATTTGATTTTAAAATTACAAAAAATAATCATATATATAGTAATTCGTTTGTCAAACCATCTAGACCATCTTTTCATAATATTGATTCTGATCTTTATTTTGTCAAGGATGATGATAGTCGTTACTATTCTGATTTTATGTTTGAAGACAAGGGGAACAAAACAATATTTACTCCGGCTTTCGGAGACATATTATGGTCAAGATTAAAAGATGGATTAGGAGTAGATGCTGCTGGTAGAATGTATTTTATACCCATAGGAAATAATACCAGCCAAGCCACAAGTACGCCAGTATTTCCTCCAATGTTCAAATACGCCTTATCTGGACCAATATTGACTTTGGGCTATAATAATAATTTTTCTGGTAGTAGGATACTACCAATATATGGTAATTTTACCATGCTTAATAGTGGAGGAAACTATAATAGTGGACCATTAACTATAGCTTATACAGACGTAGACTCCTCTATATCAAATACGTTTGGTTTAAATAAATCGTCTGATAATGAATCTGTTATGATTTATGGCATAGATAGAGATCATAACCTTAATGCGTGTTTTGGTACTCGAAAGCCTATAAGTACTATCATGCCAATATCTAAAATATTCCCAAATATTAATAAAGTTTCTAGCGATAATATCAGACTTCAACGCTGTAGCAATCTAAAATGGAAACAATTAGTATTGACCACATGGTTAAATTCGTCCTTATTAAGCGAATTTTTTGGTTTGGGTATCTTAGAAGATGACACACTTAGAATTATGCGCACAGATACTGGATCAATAGGAGATGGAGGAGAGGCAACCACAACATTAGTAAAAGATATAGCGGTAGGTAGTATTAGTTACAGTTCTGGCCCCACCACCAATATACAAGCTGCTTACATCACAAATACTGGAACTCTTTATACTTATCAATGGAATACGGGTACGTTTAATGCGGTTGATTTTGAAACATGGAAATCTTGTGAATATTCGAATGTATCACTAGATAACATATTGTATGCCGTTAAAGAAAGCGACAATACCATGTATCGTCTTGGTGTTTCTAATGACAGTAATATAGTCGCTAGTACTACCTTAATTCCTTTTGTTATTAAAAATACCGTTATTGGAACATCTGTATTTGCAACTAAAGTTCAAGAGACATTTGATCGTATATATATAACTGATAATGAATATAATTTGTATATTTATATTAAGTCTTTTGTTGGTTTAGTCGAGGCTAAATCTGATTTTGGAATAAAAGAAGGACAATATGGTATAAGTACAATATTGCCTGGGCAAGTTTATAAGTTGCCATTTAAAACTTCTGAGTTTTCCGCATCACAACAATGCTTTATCAATAAAACGCTCAATCCAACAGCAGTTATACAACAAACTGCGACTCCGACACTCACACCCACAGCAACTCCTACACCATCTATTACTCCAACTAAAACTCCAACTCAAACAGTTACACAAACAAGAACAGGAACTCAAACAGTTACTCCAACAAGGACCACAACACGCACAGTTACGCCAACAAAAACAGCAACTCCAACAGTTACCCCATCTCCAACAGAAACTATTCTACCAAGAACTGCTAGCGCTCCTTTATCTTTGGTCGCCACCAATAATACTGGTTATGAATTAGTTAATTTGAGCTGGAATGTTCCATCAGATACAGGATCAAGCCCTATATTTAATTATAGAATACAATTTTCAATTGATGGCGGTTCAACTTTTACAACTCATGGTCGTCAGTATCAGGATTCGTTCACTCAATTTACCGTTATTGGCTTGTCTCCATCTAATTCTTATATATTTAGGGTAGCTGGTGTTAATAGTGCTGGTTTGGGCACTTACTCTAATCCTTCATCGCCAATCACTCCGAGATCTGCTCCAGTATTACCAGTACCACAACCTCCCATGTTCATGGTTGTTGATGGTGCCGAATATTTTGAGACAAGTTTGCCAACGCACAATGGCAGAACAATACTACTATACAATATAGATGAGGCTCAATATAATTTGACTACTGAAATTCAGGATTCTGATGATAATATAAATTGGATACCTTATACATTTATTAATAATGTTTCCGGGTCTACTGCTGATTATAATGCTGGCATGAAATCTAAAAGAGGATCAGGGTTACCGTCTCCAGAACCAAGACAATATATCAGAATTAGAAGCAAGACGAATCAAGCAGACACTTATGGGTCATGGTCTTATAACACAATATCTCCTACTGCAGGGGCAACTCCGTTAAGATACGGCGTATATTCTTATAATAATTCTATGAATATTGTGCCTCCTTATATTTTTACTACTATAGCACCAATTTCATTATTAACTTTCACTGAAAATAGCATGACAAGCGTTTCTCCTCCCATAATTTTTAATCCAAATTTATATCGAGTAACACTTAGAAATAAACTAATTAATGCTTTTAGTGTGTATGGTTATTATATATACCCCAACTTAGCAGTTGCTGGTCTTGATCAGATAAATACTTATGCATTACCAGGATATATCAGTAATTCATCTCAAGATGGAATATTTAAGGAAGTAGCAGCATCTCCAGGAAACCCACCGCCCGGCATGGCCGGCAACAACAACTTTTTTATTAGTACATCAACCATTGACAAGCACGCATTTAACTTTGCTGGCATGCCAGTATATGATTCTGATGAGATTTCCCAATTTAACCTTCAAACTGGTTTACTATTAGGTAGTGAAATTATAAATATTCATAATAGATTAGCGGGAATTAGACCAATATATAGAAGAAATATCAATATTGATGGTGCTTCATTTGTAGGACCAGACGTTAGCTTTAACTCAACTCTTGGAATAGGAAACGAACCTCTTGATAAATATCCTATAAATACAAATCTAAGTGTTCCAACAGCTAATGTTAGTACTACCACTAATTCAATATATGTGTATAGTTATAATACTTATGGAGGACATATTTTTGTACAAGGATGGGCTCCACAGGTGAACAAGTGGGTAACAGTAGGTGTTAGTGATATTAGGCCTAATATCTTAAAGGATCTTGGTAGCTCGATTTCTATAGATCGTAGACTTAAATATAGAATGAAATTCTTTAGCGTCGGAACAAATGAGTCTAATTCTGGATTTAGTAATTGGTCCTCAGATATAATATTTTAATTAGGATTATAAAATGATCAAACAATATATTGAAAATAATTTACAACTTATAGAATATAATGGACAAAATTTACCATTATCTTTTTCTCATATTGCTTTAAACTCTAATAAATCAGGCCTAGTAGTTCAAACATCAACAGGAAATGTAACAGTTAATGAAGGAACAATGGTCTGGGTCAATAATGTTGGTCCATACCTAGTTAAAGATGGTCCTTGGATTTTTGTTGAATCTTTAGCATCGTTATTTCAAAAATCATCTAAAATATATACAACAGATAATAATGGAAATTATTCAATAACATCTTTAAAAAATATTAATGATCAGTTTAATCAAATAAAAACTTTAGAAAAAAATAATGGATATATACTTGTTTCAAATAATATTCCTTATCATTTTTATGACCAAGATGCTAATGCTCTAAGCGATGCTGATGTTGCAGAGAAGGTTTTCTTTGATGTTTATAAATGTTCTGCCGCGAATGGGATTAAGCCTGTTCATGACGATAAATTATCTAAATTCATTAATCTAGACGGGATATTTACAGGATTCTGCAACGATTATACCACCGCTTCTGCAAAAATATATGCTAATGCTATTAAATTGGATGCAAATAGAGATTATACAATTAAACTTTCTAGCGATAATAGTTTTGTGCAAATATCTAATCCTGAGATTCTTCTTTCAAATATATCTACTTCAGAATATTATTATTCTACTGATATAACTTTTAGAGGAAAGCTTGTTAATACTGTTTTTAATCTCACAATAGAATTATACATAGATCAAGAACTAATAGATTATGATAACTTGGCTGTATATATTGTGTGTCCTAAGCCTCCAGAACCCACACCAAAGCCAAGAAATCCTATCAAAGCTAATATAAGTATAGCAAATACATCAGGTGGTGGCGGCGGTGTGCCACTTATTACTCAATCACAGACCATGACGCCCACGGTAACACCAACATTTACTCCTACTCCCACAATAACGCCAAGTCCAACAGAAATACCAAGGCCGCCGATAGAAGCATTATCTTTTCCTAGCGCTCCTTATAATATAAAAGCATTAAGTGGCAACGAAAGTTTAGAAATCACTTGGGAAGCTCCACTACAACCTAGAACAGCAATCACTAACTATACAGTATCATATGCGCCTAAAGGAGAAGAATCCGCTAATATAATATATATCCCAATAAGCACTGATAGAAAAACCATCTTAACATCTTTATTGAATAATGTAGAATACGAGATAAAGGTTGGCACAGTTACTGCAACTACTTCTAATTTTCCTTTCTGGTCGCCTTCACCAATATATGCTTCTCCTACAGAAAACCAAAGTGTTTCCGCAGCACCTACTTTAGTTGCTTCTGAAAAGAATAAATTTATAGATCTCACATGGCAACCTCCTACGAATCTTATAACAGGAAATTCGTTATATCTACTAGAAGTAGATGGAATTATTATCAAAGAGTTATCCAGCTCATCGCCCAGAATGTTTGCGCTACAATCTCTGAATAATGACCAACAATATAAAATAAGAATTGGTATAGCAAAATCACAATCAATATTGGGACAGCCAAATTTTGCGGATCCTGTATATTACTCTAATACGGTATATGTTACTCCAAGAGAAACGGGGGGTGTTAGTGTTAACGCCCCTAGAGACTTAAGTGTTCTTGGAGGAGACGGAACTCTTTATATTAGTTGGACCGCTCCACAAAATATCATATCAGGACATTCTTTTTATGCTGTTGCATATAAAACTCCTGCCGGAGCATTCAAATATGTATATACTCCAATAAATATAACAGAAGTGAGCATAGCAAACATTAGGAATGCGCAATATGAAATTAAAGTTGGAACTGCTCCTGTTCAAACTTTTCAAAATTTTGAATCTACTATCTGGTCTCTTTCTACATATGGAACTCCCAAAACAGTACCCATACCCTATTCCGCTCCTGAATTAATTGCTTTCCCTGGTAATGAGACTATAAGAGTAGTATGGGACACGGGGGGATTTACTACGATAGCATATAGACCAAAAATAGAGGGTTCTGTTTGGTTATATCATGCTCTTGGCAGTGATACTAGTTATATTGGGATAGATAATATACCAGATCAATATCTAACAAATTTATCAAATAATATTGAGTATGAAATAAAAATTGGAAGTAACGATACTCTACTACTTAGTGGGAGATGGCCTGTTCCAAATGGTGGTAATAGAGTTCCTCCACAAGATTTTGAGGCTGAAAACTATTGGCTGGCCTCAATATCCTCAATGCCATCTAGTAACAAAAATCTTCCTGCAAGTCCTGTCATTAGGGATACCGCTTTTTCCAACAATACAGATTTTATTTCTCAGCCAGGAAATCAACACATTTACCTTATATGGAATCCTCCATACATTACAAGATATCTGCGAAATAAGCTTGATGATTACTATATAATAGCATATAGATTAAATCAACCAGGAGCCACTTTTGCATATAAAATTATTCCTAGTAATCAAACTGAGTTTGGATATGGCACGCCTAACTCTTTTGGGTCACAATTTGGGGGGGCAGGCTTATCAATACAATTTACTCTTGCTGACTTAGAAAATGATGAATATGAAATTAAAATTGGAGCGGGTAATTCTGTTATTTTTGATCAACAAGAAATAAATGATTCTAATCTTACAGAAGATATAATCAAGGACTTGCAAGTTATATGGTCGAAAAACTATTTATTTACTACATCAAGCGATAAAACAACTATGGCGAATATGACCATATCAAATATTAACGCAATAAATAATAAAATTTCATTAAAATTAAATATAGCAAGATCTAGCTGGAGGTATACAAATAAGGTAGTAATAGGAAACAATACTACATATGTTCCTATAGGAGTATGCATACTAGCATACAGAATAAAAGATACTAATAATTGGACATATCGCAGTATTCCGACTAGTTCCATATCAACAACTACAGAAATAACATCTTTAGTGAATGATGTTACATACGAAATAAAGGTTGGAGAAGCTTTGAACGATACTTCAGAAGGGATTAATAATACCACTATCTGGTCGCCTATATATTATGCTACTCCTATTCAGGGAGAAGTTGTATCGCCAAGCGCCCCTAAAAATTTAACTGCCATTGTAAAAAATCAAGCAGTAGAAATAAGCTGGACGCCTTCGTCAACTGCTAGAACACAAGATATCTACTATGTAGTACAATACAAACCAAATCAAGCAGGGGCCTCGTATACATATGAATATTTTCATAACAGCGCTAGAGTAACAAAAACTATAATAAATCAACTACAAAATGACGTTGAATATTCGATCAGAGTAGGCACAATTTTTACTGCTAGTAAATCTGCTATGGAAGCTATTCTTTGGTCAAGAACAATTACCGCAATTCCTAGTAGTTCTGCCCCAACAACTTCCGAATATGCTTATGATGTAGAGGTTGGTCCCACCTTTTTTAAAGATGAAATTTATTATACTATAGAGAATGGTAAATTAAAAATATCAAAAAACTTAGGAAGATCATTTATTACGTATAATAATGCAGTTAAATTAACAAACCGTCCCGGACCATCAGAAGGAACAATTACAGATATTATAGACTTTTATCCAGCTCATAGCAGCTCTCCAGATCCTACTAATAATGGTCTATACGACCCCGCGCCCACTGCAATAATTTCTACTATAAACGGTGGATTATATAGAATACAAAATTATAAAGATAATAATCAGGATCAATTAGTATTATATGACTATTACAGCGTACCTGTATCGTTAAGGAGCAATATTAATAAGACTAATCCTTATGTAGTACAGATTAATAACTCGGTATTCGCATTGCTCGGTTATGATAAGTTGTCAGTAATACCAAGTTCTCTTGCTAGAAACTCTAATATTTTTACTAACAATTGGGATACTCTATCTTTAACAGAATCAGGGGAAAATAATGAGAATGTAAATAGTATATATGTTGAACCAATAACCAAAAAAATTTATGTGGCAACCAATGACGGATTATATGTATCTAATAATACTATTACAGATTTGTCTATAAGTTTTACCAAAATTTATATTGGCATTGTTCGAGATGTATTTGTTGTAGATTCTAAAATTTATATTGCTACTGCTAATAATGCATTCATGTCAGAAGACGGAGCAACCTGGACAAATATAAATGCTCCATTGAATGATTTATACAGAATTTGCGTTATGTACGATACTGTTTTTGTCCTTGGTATCAATACTATTAATCAAATAATTCTTGTAATTTTAAATAACTCTATTTGGTCTAGTAAAATAATTGAAAATATTAATCAAATAACAGCATCAACTAATATAGCAATAATTAGTATCAAACCATTTATTAAATACTCAGAATAGAGAGTTAAATATGACAGATCAATGTAATTGCGACACAATTTTACCAAAAATAGATCCTACTAAAAGTCCAACGGCAACCAGCACACCTCCAGCTACACCACCAAGCACGGTGCCGCAAACTCCAACTCCTACAAAAACTCCTACTCGCACATTAATATTGCCAAGTGCTTCTCGTACTAACACTCCCACAAGAACAGCAACTAGCACATTTACTCCTACTAAAACGAAAACTAGCACACATACACCAACATCAACTAGTAAAAGAACACCAACTCCCACAAATACTCCAACAGTAACTCCTTCTGCCACTAAACTTTGCGGAGATATCAATTGTGTTCCTCCTTTAGTGTTAGATATTAATGGTTGTGAATGTTCCACTCCCCCTGTTTTTCCTCCAGAACCACCAGTACCACCCAATCCTCCGACACTACCATGTGATAAAAAACTTCCAGATGGAACACCAGAAAAAATAACTGTGAATGGTTACGCTTTTTACAGGAAAACTATCTCTACGGTTAATATACCAGGATTAGGCCAAGTTCAATCAAAATGCGCAGGAGGACACGCTTGCGACAGAGCAGTATTTATTCCAAAATTAACTTTTAATAGTCAATCTTTTTCATCAACTCAAATTAGTTTAAACAATAGATCAACAGGAGACGATGTTTCTGCTACCTTTAATTTTTCAGACGTTCCATTAAATCTATTTAAGGAAGGCGCCTCTGTTGAGCTTTTTTGTAATCTATCTAATGGCCAGTGTCATGACGGAATTACATGGGTTGTTCTAACCACAACCATAAATGAACAAACAATCAAATTATTTGATAGTTGCGTGCTGCCTAATAAATCGACTAAATTAAATTATGAGTGCTGTCCAACATGCGACGAAATGATTGCTAAGTTTTCTGGGAATAGTACCTTCGTTGGTTTGGGTCAATTAAACAATATAACTAAACCTATGCAATGGACTAAAATGGGTAAAGATTGTTGGAGTAGCAATGTATCATTGAAAAATGCCTGCAATGAAGATGTGTCTATAGGATTTTTAGTATGCTGTGTTAATGATAAATTTGTAGTGACTGGTTCTTTGAGCATAGGGCTACCGGCAACGAAAATATGTGATCAAATTACTTTGGATTGCTTTCCTTCAAATGGCTCTTTACCGGTCTTTTCTTGCTGCTGGGATAATTTTAATACTTCTTGCCAGCCTAATTATTTCAGTTGTCCATTTTTTGAAGTCGTTCCTTAGTGTATATTAATGTAGGACCTATCATTTTATTAACAAATAACCAATATTGATCATTTTATGCAAGAAACAGTAATTAATCAGGCTGACTGCCCCATAGAAGTAACTTTAGAAGCAACCATAGAAAATTTGGTAATTGGTAATTCGTATACATATGAATTCAGTCTTTTAAATAGTGGCACGGTGTCTTTTAAACCCAAAGCAGGAATGTTCATTGCCACGTCAGAATCACAAAAAATAAAAACATTTGCTCTAATACAAAGTAATGATCTTAAAAAATATCTTATACAATTAGTCATTCATGACGATGAATTGAATCGTATTGGTAGAGAAATTTATTGTTTAAAAGTAATATCAAATAACTCTAAACCCGTTTGCACTCCGTCGAATTCTCCAACACCAACACAAACACCAATAAATATACAGCAATATTTATTATTGTCAAATTACGCAATCATAGACGATCTTAAAAACTATCCTGACTCCAATGACTTAGGAGCTGTAAATTACCCATATGGTATAAGTAAAGCAGAAATAACAGTTGGCGAATGGATGGAATTTTTAAATGCTGTGGCTTTTTATGATGATCCATATCAGTTATGGAAACCTGAAATGGCATCAGATATTAAATGTGGTATTGTTAAAAAATTTGATGGCAATTATAATTGTTACTCATTATTAACTTGCGAAGACACCAATGCAGACGGAAATGTTGACGTTTTGGATATTAGCAATGTATTAGCCGGAGAGTCAATCGGAGGATGTTACTATTATCCCGGTATTAAAAATAGCGCTATAGGATATTTAACATGGTTTGATATTGCGAGATATTGCAACTGGTTGCATAACGATAAAAAAAGAGGCTATCCAGACTCTACTACAACAGAGGATGGGGCATATTCTTTATATGGAACTATGGACACTCCGATTCCTAAGAATGCTAATGCTAAATTTTGGATTCCAACAGAAGACGAATGGTACAAAGCTGCGTATTATGACGGTAAAAATGATAAATATTGGAGATATGGAACACGATCAGACAATATTCCTGGATTCGATCTAGATGAAATCAGGGATTATGACAATGATGGTCAAATAAATGATGCTGATCAAATAATACTGAACAATAAAAGTAATTTTGTATATGCATATGGCCATCTATTATCAGACAGCTCTTTACCGCAAGACTTTGAGACAATTAATGAATTATTATCGTTAATTAATCAAGCTCCAATAAATACTAAACCATATTCTTTAGTAGATCTTATATATTCTAATACTAAAACAGTCATTAATTTGCAATCAAATACAACTAACGATTATTGGATTGTTAATTGGGATCCTAATTTACCAACATTAACAAAAATAGATTTATTGAATAATAACAATATTGCAAATTGGAATAGTTCACAAATCAAATCTTATGATGTAGGCTCTTACTACGGCGTTAAAGATGTTGCGGGCGGAGTCAAGGAGTGGACATCAACACCAGATACAAGAGATGTTCAATTAAAATCAAAATATTTTATAAGACAAGGATCATTCACTGATAATCATATTACGTTAACAAATCTAAATAAAGACACCAAACAGTCTTATGATATTACATCATATAGATCAGACTTGGGTGGTAGAATAGCTATTAATTATAACTTATTGGTAAAGTTCCCATTAAGAGTATATTGCGTTTCTAGTGCTTTTAGAATGAAGAACCCAGAAAATAACGAAATCAAAGATTTTTGGGCTGGATATTATGATGGAGTGAAAAAGGATGAGCCATTTTTAATAGACACAATAGATCCTAACAACGGAACTGGATTTAGAGTTAATTCTTATTTTGATTATAAAACAAATATTGATCATACAATATATAATAGCCCATATAAAAACTTGATTTATTCTACTCTAGAATTGGCTATGATAGACGGAGAGAACAGGGTCGTTGCTTATGCTACTACAAGTAACACTGATTTTGACAATCCAACTAGAAATGGTTGCGGATATAGTTGTGGTATAGTTTTTGGAGAATTACCAGGAGAAAAAGGTACCCCAATATCTAATATATGGATATTGGGTGGAAAAGTTTCTAAATCATATAATATATTTAGTAATATTAAAGCATATGATTATATTCCTGAAACTCTTATAACGACTCCAACACCAACTCCTACAATTACTGTAACTTCTAGCATAACGAATACTCCAACACCAACAGTAACACAGACTAGAACTCCAACTCAAACTTTTACTAAAACTCCAACACAGACTAGAACTCCAACAAAAACAGCAAGAGCAACAGTTACTCCAACTAAAACACCAACACAAACTCCAACTCCATCTTTTACATCCACACCAACACAAACCCCAACACTAACACAGACCAAAACTCCATCAGAAACAGCAACAGCAACAGTTACTCCTAGTATCACAGCAACAAATACTACTACTCCAACTAATACTCCAACTAATACAGAGACACCGACTAAAACTCCGACGCTTACTCCCACTGCTACCAATACACAAACTCCTACTAATACTATAACTCGCACACCAAGGCCAACACCCACACCAACTAGTTTTATATCTAATCTTATTGCTTGGGGAGATAACTATTATAGTCAATTAAGTTTTGCTGGATTAACTGAGTCATTCTTGGATCCTCCTAGATTAGCTGATCAAAGCAATAATGCATATGATAATTATGATAATATCTTAAAGTATACTAATTTAGATAATCGTTCATGTGTTATATTTGATGCTGTGTCAGTAGGAGCTAATTTTAGTCTTGGTATAGACTCTTTTGGAAAATTACATAGCGTTGGCAATAATCAGTGGGGTCAATTAGGATTAGGTAATTATGATACTAAGAGAAATTTTACATCAATATCGTCAACTCCTAGTGAAACTAGATTCCAAGAGGTAAGCGCTGGATTGTTTCACGGAGCTGCTATAGATCAAAATGGAGATTTATGGACATGGGGAAGAAATTCTGATGGACAATTAGGTAACCATTATTTACCAAGACCAATACATTTAATTTCAAATGCTGATGACGAAACTAAAATATATGTTATAAATATTCCAGGAGATGTATCTTCTGAATATTCAAACCAAGATCAACTAATAATTGATTATTACAATGGTAAAAATAATATTACAGACACAAGCGCCATGGTTTTCTATGATCCAGTGGTACAGTCTATAGGTGGTCAAACCTATACAACCATAGGTATTTTGTGGGAAAATTATGCTGAGAATATGGACTTTTCTGTTATTCCCACGGTTCTTTCAAAAACCAAGAAGGATACAGATCCGGGATTATTAGCAAAGGCTAATCCAAGTAAGATTAAAGTTTATAAAGAATACAGATATTGTATCGAAAAAGAATCATCTTTTTATGCTACAAAAACACCAACTTCGACACCAACGACAACCCCCACTAATACTTTAACTAGTACAATAACAAGCAGTCCAACAACAACTAATACTCAAACTCCAACTGCTACCCTTACTCAAACTGTTACGAACACTAATACTCAAACCAATACATTATCTAAAACAGCAACAGCAACAGTTACTCCAACATTTACTCCAACCAGCACTAATACACCCTCACCTTCTGCCACATCTTTGTTGACACCAACGCCAACAGCATCACCAACACCAACAAAGACATCAACACCAACTTTTACTTCTACTCCAACATTTACTCAAACAGCCACTAATACTGCCACTATTACTGCCACAGTTACACAAACTAGGACCTCTACTCCTACAAATACATCCACAGTAACTGTTACTAGAACATCAACTCCAACAAATACAGAAACTCCTACTACAACACCGACAACAACTCCTACTCCTACTGTAACCCAAACAAAACAATATTTTCCTGTATTTACAGTATATGGTAATATAACATCTATATTAAATAATAGTAACAAGCATTTATGTTTTGTAAATATTTATGATGATAACTCTTATCCAGCAGCACTACACAAAGTTAAGGTATTGAATGTAGAATATAATAGCAATTTAGATATAAGCAAGATCACAGTAGATCATTCTATGATAAATGCTATTGATACTTCAAAATTAAAGTTTATTTCTATCATCAGATTCACTTCTAGCGAAGTAAACTATGAATATCAAACCTTTAGTAAGGTATATGCTGGAGAAGCTCATACTCTAGCCTTAGATAGTTCTGGCAGACTATATGGCTGTGGAAGCAACAAGTATGGACAGCTTGGAATAGGATTGATCCAAGAAGTTGATGGTTCTGGAGAGGTAGTCACAGATAATGGTCGTCCAATAGTTAAAATAGGAATCATGAATAATATGGTTCTTGTTAATCCTCCAACAGGAAGAAGATATTGTTATAATAGAGGCTTTGGATGGAAGAAAATTTGTTTAGGAAGATTCCATACATTAGGACTTGATCATTATGGTCAAATCTGGTGCTGGGGAGATAATGGATTTGGTCAGATTGGACTCGGACCAACTAGCACACAAATCAAAAAAGCAGTAATACTACAAGAAACATATCCTGCTGTTGGTAGTATCGTAGAAAAAGATGTTCCTAGCAGAACCAATACTACAATACCATATGCTCCATTGCCAGTTAGAGTGGTTGTATTACAAGATAATTATTCTGACTTTAGAAATAAAGAAGCAGAAACAGATATTTGGTTAGATATAGCTGCTGGAGGATATCATAATCTAGCAATTAAGAAAGAATTCTCAGATATAACAGACTATGGCTCTATATGGGGTTGGGGAAATAATGATTTTAGACAACTATCAACAGTTATTGGTTCGCCAAAAGTTATTACTGATGATCCAACAGTAGTAGAAATCGCACAGATAACTTTCGGAGCGATTAAAAATGACAATAGTAGAAACTATTGGAGAAGAGTATATGCTGGCAGAATCACATCCTATGCTATAAAATCATCAGCAGAGGGAGATATTGCTGCTCCAGGGTCCATGTGGTCTTGGGGAGAGAGCAACAGAGGACAAACAGGAAATATAGCTTCTAGAGTAAATGTAATATCTACTATCCAAACCATACCCGGACTTGTGATTAATCCCAACTTACCAAATGGTAATTTCATAATTCCAACAAATATCAATGATACTAAGATCATAGGAATAGGACATCTATCAAACCATGTATTAATTGTAAATAATAGAAGTAATTTTATAGAACCATTGGTATATAATATTTTCCCACAAACAACAGCAACTCCAACTAGCACACCAACCAGCAGTCCAACAGCTACTTTTGTGATTAATGCTACTCCTACGGCAACAGCGAGTCCAACAGTTACTCCTACAAATACAAGAACTTCTACATTAACACCAACGCCAACTTTAACTAGTACATTAACAACCACCCCAACGCCAACAGTTACCCAGACACCCACCGCAACAAATTATTTGAATAACTTTTTCTCACTAAGTAGTGACCCAACAATTTCTATTAAAATAGATCAAACAGCAAAGAATGAACTTATAAAAGCTCCAACTAATTGGCCATGGAGTATTCCCACTGAATATGGTGATCCTAACGACTATATTGTTCCAAACACATCCGTAGGAGCAAAAGAAATAAACGCATGGAGACAAAGCTATAAAAATGTACAAATTATAATTTCATACAATAACCAAAAGTATACTGACGCTAATGTAAAAGGAAGAGTTAAGGGATTTGGAACTTTTAGACCATATAATAGAAAATCTCCATTTAAGATTAAAACAAACTCTGTAACAATAAACGGATTATCTCCTCTTAAAACGCTTAATATAAACAATATGTTACAGGATAACTCAAAAACAGCAGAACACTTATCGTATAAGATATTCCATGACTACAATAGTTACCTAACGCAACAATCTGCTCCGCAACCCTTCATGTTTGCTCCTAGAACTAATTTTACTAGAGTTTTCTTAAATGACTCTACTATACAAATAGTAAACAGGCACGGATCTTCACCAGCATTAATAACAAGTGCAAGACATTATCTTAAAGTTAACCAAGCAGTCAGAATAGTTAATATTGATGGAATAAATCCAGATAATGTTTATTATGTTGTTCAACCGTATCTAACAACTAACACATTCGCCGTATCTGCTACCCCAGGAGGAGATACGTTACCAATTTCTACATTAGTTCCTAATTCTGAATTTTATGCAGATTTTGGGGAATATTTGATAATAGAGCCTCTTGAAGATATATATAAGCTCAACGAATTATTCGGTATTAATAATACTAAACATCTTTATGAAATACAGGGCTCACAAATTCCATCTTTATATAATGATCCTAATGGTCTTGGATATGGTATTGATTATGGATCCTCTGACAATAGCGATTTAATTAACTTGATTAGCAAAATTAATAGTTATGATAGTATTAGTAGGGCCGCTAATATTGAAACTTGGGAATACAATCCTAATTCTTGGAAAAATAATATGGAAACATGTATGGACGTTAGGCAGTGTATTAGGTATTGTGCTATGGAGACCGTATTAGGTAAATTTGACGGTTTTGTTTATGGGCAAAATAATACATATTTGCACATTGATAGTTCTAATATAGCGAGACTATTGCCTTGGGGTAATGACTCCTGTTTCAGCAACAGTGCTGTGTTTTTTCTTCCATATGTATATAACGGCTCCGCAACGAGCATCGAAGAAATATCATTCGCTACATTTTATACTAGGGTTATGTCTAATGCTTCAACTAGACAAATGTATATAGAAGAATTATACGCTTTCTACAACTTTTTACAATCTTACAAAACATCCACATTACAGCCTTATATAAATAGTGCATTAAATACAAAAACTAATGATTATTTATCAGATACCAAATTACTATCAACTCAATATGATGCGTCTACATCAAACATAAGCATCTCTCACATTAATTCATTATCACCTTACTTAGACTTATTCATGGCATTGCCGTCCATACCAGAATTTTTTACTGCTTCGAGAAATATCGGCCATATAACAGAGTTCAACATTGTTCAGTTAACTTGGAGCTCTGTTACCACAAGACTTGATAATAGTCTAATATCAGGAGATTCTGTAGCTTATTATGTTATAGCATCATATCCCCATTGCCCTGCTGCGTCAGACGCAGATGTGGTGGCTGACGCTTTTAATGGATATCGTGTTGCAACAATACTAGACGACGGAGCCTCTATTTATTCTACACAAATTGATTTGACAACTATACCATTAGATGTTATGTCCGATGGAGGATTCAGATTTTGTATTATTCCTGCTATTTTAGTTGACGGAAATATTGATACTCCGACAGTAAAATTTAGAACAGAATATACCCCACCATTTGCCGTATTGGCATCTTCTTATACTCCGGATCCACCACCTTTTCCAGTAGGAGGGCCCAGCCCAACGCCTAGTGCCACACCAACAAATACTCCAACCTCGACTTTATATTCTACTCCAACAGCCACTATAACATCAACACCCACTAGAACTCCCAATATTACTCCTACTAGAACATCAACAACAACACCATCTATAACTCCTACTAAAACTACAACCAGAACACAAACACCTACTTCAACAGCAACTAATACTCAAACAAGAGCAACTCCTACTCCCACAAGCACTGTGACGAGAACTAATCTTGCGTCCACGCCAACCAACACAATAACTCCAACTTTAACAGTATCTAATACTCCTACGAGAACACCAACAGTAACTCCTAGTTTAACAGTATCTAATACTCCTACCAGAACACCAACAGTAACTCCTACGGTTACAATGGCCACTCCAAATGCAGCTAATTATTTCTATGGAGCAACTTGGAACGGAACAACTGGTAATGTTACTACAGTTGGCACCAACGGCGGTCCAAGTTATTGGGGCACTTATGATCAAAGCGGTAACGTGTTTGAATGGACAGATACGGTTTCTCCAATTGGTCATAGAACGATTAGAGGAGGATCATTTGATTATGGTGCTAATACTTTAGCAAAATCTAATAGAGCAGTAATCAATCCTTCTGACGAAAGTCCAAGTATTGGATTTAGAGTGTGCTCTGCATCTAACATATTAAATATTGGTACTTTTGTAAGAATATCTGATATAAATAATCCAGCAGATACAACAGGATATGGTAATGTTGACTATATCTATATGATAAGTGCTTTTGAAATAACAAATTCTCAATATGTAGAATTCTTAAATGCTATTGCTTCTACGGATAATAATGCTCTTTATAATATCTCAATGTCAACAAATCCTAGAGCCGGTATAGAAAGAGTAGGATCAAACGGATCTTATTCTTATTCTGTAAGACCAAATATGGGTAACAAGCCAGTTAATTTAGTTAGTTGGTATGACGCTGCAAGATATGTTAATTGGTTATGTAATTTTAAACCAACAGGATCACAAAATGCCACAACAACAGAGGATGGCGCATATAATTTAGTTAATCCTGAATCATATCCAGTAAAGAATGTTATTAATCCAAACACTGATCAAAATATCTCATATTGGATACCAGGAGAAGATGAATGGTATAAAGCAGCACATTACTCTGCTAATCAAACAAATTTAAACTCATGGACATATCTCAATGACAATGATCTAGGAGTAACTAGTTCTTTTCCAGTAGCAATAGAGCCACAGATCCAAGTTGGATGGAGAATAAGAACAGGAGCATCTTGGTCAACAGTAACTAGTGTAAATTATACTGGAGAACCACCATATCCTTGGACCATATCCATAAGTCCTGGAGTATTAGACACAACAGGAGATGGAGGAGGAGAGAATGTTGGAGTATATACATTCTATGAGTCGATACCATCTTCAGCATACTTTACATATGCTACTAAAAATAATAATACTCCAGCTATAGTTTCAGCTAATAGCAATGGAGACGGAGTAAGATAAAAGACTTAAAGGATAAAAGCTATGGCTTCAGTTAAAATATTCTATAAAGGACAAGATTTGGCATATTATGGACCAACTCCATTTTTGAATCTTAGTACTCAGGTAGTTAAAGATAGTGCAGAAAGAGATATCTTAGGATTTAAAACAACCATAAGTTTAGAAGGCAAACTATGGGTTCCTCGTAAAGATCCAGCCAATGCGAATGATAGTAATGCTTTAAGCAGCAACGCTCTTGGAATTGAGAATTTATTGAAGTTAGAAAAACATATGCGAGAGCTATTTAAAGAACATGGCATATTAAAAATGCAATGCGGTGGAACAGATTTAACTTTTGGATTAGCAGAATCTGTTACGGGAAACGCGATAACTGGCAGTGGGGTATTTTGTAAAGTAAACTCTTTAAATTTTTCAAGAACAGACGATAATTGGACAAGATCTATTGATTATAACATAGAATTAGAGCATTATACAAAAGCTGGCGTAAAACATCCGTGCGCAAAACATTTTCCTGTTGTTTCGTATTCTGATGATTGGTCAGTTGAGCCGATAGATGATCCTTCTTATTATCTGATGAATACTCAGAATAATTTGAGACAATTAGGTAATATTTTTACACAAGTTTATCCAGTTGGCAATAATCGTCTAGAAAATTTAATACAATATAGAATCACACACAGAGTTAGTGCTGTTGGAGCATATGCTCCTACTGGTTTGCCACCACAAGGACAAGCAGAAGGCGCATCAACTCCTTATCATGGAGGATCTCCGTGGTTAAACGCCAAACAATTTGTTCATTGTCAAGTAAAAAGAGGCAATGATCAAATCAATCATATATTTTTAAGTGTAGATAATAGTGCAGCTAATTATCCAGCATCTTTTAAAAATGATGCCAGCAAATACGCCTCTGCACCACAAGCTGACGCAGAACCAAAAGCGTATCTTTACAATCATAGCAGGCTTGTTAATGTTAGTGAAACCGCTGGCTCTTATGAAATATCTGATTCATGGCTAGCAATGAGCAAGCCAGCAGGCTATACTGAACAATATAGTGTAGAATTAACACAAGATCTTAATAATGTAGTAACAGCTAGAATTAATGGTAGTATTCAAGGTTTGGAATTAAAGAAATTAGATCATAATGAAAGTAGTCCTTTTGGACATCAAGCAAACTTTATAACAGCAGCTCAACATTTAGCTGGTACATATCAACCAACCATAGGTAATAAAGATAATGAAATTACATTAAAATCTATGAATGAAACAAATATTTATCTTAACAAATACGATAATGCATTATATGCTTGGAGGAATTATGTTGAGCCAATGATGTATGTTAGAAGTCATACTTTTGCTTCTATGTCTCTGGATGGTAGAAAAACATCTCATGCTAGACCAACTAACTCAAGAAACGCTGGACAAAATGGCGTGGATCCTGTCCCCGGAATTACTCAAGATAATCAACCAATAATAACAACAACACAAGTAAATAATGGATGTCCAGTATTTAATAAACATGCTTCTGATATATTATTGGATCCAAAAGCAATGTCAAAAACTATAGGATCTGATCCTTCGAAAGGAACAATTACTTATTCTTGCGAATTTAATTCTAGAACAGGTGCGAATCAGATCAAGGGCGGTAGAATATTATCAATAAGTGTGCAAGATACTAAAGGTAGTGATGTTATTTCAGAGGTATTTGTATTAGGAAGAAAAAGAGGACCTGTTTTACAAGATTCTGGATCAAAATCGGCTAAAACTAGACAACTTAGCATGGAAATACAAACAAATATACCAAAAGGTTTAACAGAATTTGATATGAGATATCCAGATTGCCCAATGTATACTGGTGGTATAGTATATAAAGATGTATTAAATTTAGTGGACATGTTTAGACCTGTTATGGCAGCTAACTGGTCACCGGTTAAATTAAGAGAAGCAGCAACCAACTCGGCTGCTAGAGGAATAACTGTTAGTTTACCAGTTGGAAGCAGCACAGTAGGACAATTATATGTGATACAAGATGACGAAAGTTGGAATCCTTTGGATGGAAAATTTACTAAAAATATAACATGGAAATACGATGCCTAATCCTGATTGTACGCCAAATAATGTGTCCAAAATATATGGACCAGTTATAGCTCCTACTCCTAGTCAGCAAAATAATACTCCTCCACCAACTCCATCAAATCAAAATATGACTAAGAGTCATAAGATGCCAGCTGGAGGATATCCAGCAGCAACACCAACAGTAACCAATACTAATACTGCTGTTCCTTTAGCTGATATGGGTCAAGTTACCAAGGGAGATGTTGATACTCAGGCAGCATTACCATTTAGAGCGTTTGGTCCGTATCCTCAAACATTATTTCTAGGATGTAGTGTTGTTAATTTTAATGTTAATTTAGGATGGGGAGCACAATCCTCACAATTAACAGTAACACTAGCAGAAGATAGAAGTCCTCATTATAGTTTATCTTATGAAGCACTATTAGACAGACCTAGTCAGGGAACCACCTACAAAGCTGCTGCTCAAGGTGCATGGTCAGTCGATAATCATTATTATAATGTTATGAGACCACTCATAGGAGAAAGCGCAACATCTCATAAAAACAGAATATTAAGTTTTTTAGATATAAATGGAAATCCCATCATTCCTGGAAAAATCTTTTATTTTTTTAATGGAACAGATATAGTACAAAAATATTGGACCGGTCCTGATCCCGGATTCATAGCAGACAGAAACAGATTCAAAATGAATGGTTCGTTCCAAAGAGGTAAAGATCCTTTTGTAGGAATGCTCCCAACCGATCCTGATGTATTTTTAGGAACACCAGTAGATATAATAGGATGTCCGGTACATTTTCATGTTGATGATTTTGTATTTAATGGCATAGTAAAATCATGGAAAATGTCAGGAGATCAAAATAGTAATAGACAATATATTGTTGAGATTGAAGGCCCAAGCACCATAGTTGAAAATGCTCAATTAATATTAAGTCACTATCATGGTAGTATTTTTAATAAAGCTGGAGGAATGACCAACGACGGTCTGCAACAAGTTAGTGGCCCACACAACCATATAATGGATCCTGCAAAAATACCATATAATAGTTTTGTGGGAAAGCTATCAGAAGGAAATATGCCTAATGTTATTAACATTTATGGATTTTTAGAATCTTTGTCTGTTGGAGGTTTTGGAGGGGCGAATTTAACAGAAAATGGCATACCAACAGTAAATATTATTGCTGCTCTTAACTACTTGCTGGGTCGTCCTCAAAACTTTGGAGGAGGAACCAGAACAGGACTAGAGAGTGATAATATGTTTAATCCTTATGGATGTTTAATTAGCCGAACTCCTCAGAGCATATACAGTCGAATCCAGCCAGGATTACCATATGAAATATTTGATTTTACAAAGTGTCCTATGGTTGATGACATGACTTATACTATGCCACAGCTAAGTGCTGCCAGTTTGGATAGAACATCTGCATGTGCTCCTGATCCTAAGAAAGCAAATCAAGGAACATGTCCTCCTGTGGGAACTTTTAGCGATAATGTTGAAGCTTATGACGATGCTGCTAAAAGACTATCTCATGCAGGAGATTTTACCACAGACGGAGCGTTAAGCACCAGAGGTAATTACAAAATATGGGATTTTGGATTAATATCACCTGATTTTACTTCTGATGGTATAGCAAGACAAGTATATTTTCTTGATCTTTTAGAGCTACCCATTCCTCCGCAACAAATTAGAACACAAGTTAATGGAGATAGTGTCACATCCATAAATCAACTAGTAGGCAATATTTGTGCGAACGAAGGCTATGAGTATTTTTGGGAATTGCTATATGTTAAAATTGCTGGTAAATTTAGAAAAGTTATTAAATTAAGAACAGTATCAAGAAGACAACAACCTTCAAATACTGCTGTTAAAGACTATATTAATATCATACACAGAGCTGGTGTTCCAATATCTTCTCTAAATTTAGGAGTAGAATATAGCGAAGCTACACCAAGAGCATTAATTATAGGAGACAAACAACGAAGACTATATCAAGTCAAAAATTGCATGGTGCCATTTAGAACAAATAATTATTTATATAATGTGGCAATTAATTCATTTGTTCATTATGAAGACTATTATAATAAATTCGAAGAAAGAAATAAGTATAGAGGTCCAGCAAAATGGTCAACAAGAGAATCAGCAGCTATAATACAGGAAAGACAAAAACCTAGTCTGAAGACAACAAGAATAAATGAAATAATAAAAACGGATTTTAATCAAAATGATGCTGGATATGCTCATGTTGGAGCATTTACTGCGGTAGGAAATTATGAAAAACTTAATATATTAAATATACCATCAACTGGTAATCCTGTTTTTAGGATAATGAATGCAGCTCCACCAGGACCAATGCCTAAACAAAATCAAAAATTCAACCCTACTCCATGTTATCCTTGTTTGTATACTGGAGGATACGAAGCAGATACTACAGCGTGTTTCCCAGCTAAAGACACTCCGTGTCCACCCAAAACCTCCAATATAACTGGTGGAAATAATTCCGACAATCAACAATATACCGCTCAAGATGCCACAGGAAAAGTTACTAATACAACCAATCCAGAAGGTAATATTTGGACACTTGCTCAAACAATAATATCCAGAGCGTGGGAATTAGGAAAACAAGTTATAAATACTCTATATAATTGTGGAATAGCACTCAATACTGCTATAGCACAGCAGATATTAGGAATAGCTATTGTTAATCCTACTGCTTTAGGTACCAGATTTCATCCAATGAGTCTTAATGTTATATGTCCATATTTTGGCTATACAAATTTTTACAATGATGCTGCAAACTTTGATTTAAAAAGTGTTGTAAAAAGACCAAGACCAGTTTATTTGGATAAATGGACAAATCAATTTGTTGTAGTATTTAATGTTAAAGAACTACCAATAACATCATTTTACAATTGTTTAAGAGGAAGATATAATGGATTCCAATTCACAGTAACTGAATCAGAATTTAGAGCAGCTCTTGATGGTTATGAATCATGGATAGCGTATTTAAGTGGAAAAATGTTCAAACCAGACATTGTGCTTATGCTACATGAATGTTTGTGTGGAAACAGAGTAATACCTCCGCCACCAACTCCTCCTCCGCCACCAGCAGCCCAAGATCCTAACAGAAGAAGACAACCACCAGAAGATATAAATGGACCAGGAAGAACAGATGGTACATCAGCTGGTATTGGTCTTCCGCCGCCAAGAGCATCTGAGTCTCCTCAGTACGAATTATTAAGTGATAACGATTGGGATGCTTGTAAAATTTTTGCTGCTATCTTTGATATAAATCACGATAATGCAAATTTAAAAACTAGTTCTCAACCAACTAGTGCTGATGCTCCTGTTAATACAAAAGCAGGATTAGCAGCTAAGGTGGTTGCTGATCTAGAAATTTTACATGGATTTTTTAGAGATATAGCACAGCAATATTATGGTAAAAAGTATATGATAAGAATGCCTGCTGTTATGACATACAGAGATATGGACTATGCAATAACTCCTAATGGATTTTTATCTTTGGGTGATAATTTTGTATTAACTATTGGTGGCGGTAAATTATATTCAAATTATGAGGTTTCGCCAGAAGGAGCTTGGGAAGAATATGGAAATAGTATCGATGATAGCATAATAATAGGCTCTTCAACATCGTATATTTTTAAGGATGATAATGGTCTCATTCAGCCGATATTAGGATTCTTGGCAGATGATCATTTTGATTGGGAATCTTATGCTGTATGTTTGGACGTGAAGAAAAATGCAGAAACATACGCAAGAGAAGGTGGCAAATTTTATTTTTATGATCTTGTAAAACGCGCAGGTATTTTATCATCAGATAGAAAAACTAAATATAGTAGTTTTAATGGTGGTGGTTGTGGGGATGGAGGTGGTGATGGGGATACTAATAATGGAGATAATCAAGGAGATACTGGATCCGCAGAAGGAGAAACAGAAGAAGCAGAGCAAACAGATCCTGGCAGAAGTCCAAATGTTGGAGATTAATGAATATGATACAAAATAATGAATACGATATACAAGAAGACGATAACAGCGGCGGTGGAGATGGAGGTAGCGGCGGTGGAGGTTTTACAGGAAGTTTTATTGATTGGATGGGGGCAGCATGGAACACTGCCGTAGCTGTTTTTGCTGGAAGTCCACCTCCCCAAGATTCATCAACTAAACAATCATCCCCGCCTCAGCCTGCTCAAGTTAACTATGGCGCGGATTTAGCAGCCTGTTTGGGCTTAATTCTTCCTTCAACTAGCGGCAATCCTCCAACGCCAGAAGCAAATAATAATTGCATATCTTGTCCACCAGCAGATTTTTTCTATCCGTGTTTACAGCATAATGTTGATGCTAAAGATCATTATCTTCATATTGGTAGAATCAATAAAAATTATTTTGATAGTTATGGGCCATATCCTGGTGGTACAAATTTTGGACCAGGAAATGATAATTATTTCGCAATTGGATCAACTACTGAGACTATTCCAGACTCATCATCGAATCCTGATAAAACTGAAGGCTTTGTTCTTGGAGAGCCTACTGATCCATTAGGAACATTTAATTTAGCTGGACTGAATGCCGATGGGTTTCCTAGGCAAAAAAAATTATATGTAAAAAGCGGAGCTGAAGATGACTTTGTTTTTGGAGATCCATTTAATTACCTTGATCCAAGAGCGATATTGACTCTACCAAATCAAGTTTATGTTAATAATCCTAGTGCTTTAGGTTCTGATCACAGCCAAAATCCAAAATCTAAATTGGTTCCATTAATAGCTAGCGAAGACTATACAATATTATCTAGGTTAACGAGTGGTACTTTCATTGGCAATGCCACTTTAGCGAGGCACCTTCCTCCATTTAAAAGAACATATCATGGACAAGGAACCCCATATGACTTTAGGCCATATAGGGATGTTTTTGCTAAATTATTTAGCACTATATATGTTTTATATAAAACTAGCGCAAATGAGACTCTAACAAAAAATAAAAAAAGGAGCGCTAATGATCCTACATTAACAGATCCTATTGGTCAGGCAATAATGCCAAGTAAAATGAGTCCAGAACAAAAAATAGAAGCATCTTTATGGAATAGTAGAAACATAAACATATCCCACAAAGCTGCGATGCCTCATTTTGCTGCGGTCCCGATAGTTAGTAATCAGCTTGTATACGGCCCTTGGACAAACTATCCAATAAAAGAAAAAAAACAAATATTTCCATATCTTCTCGATGACGCAAAACAAAACATAGCTATAGAGAATATGATCTGTAATACAAAAGTCAAAGTTGACACAGATTTAAATCCTTGGACTTTTAATGGCGTTTATATGTTGGATAATTATGTTGATAAAATTATAAATGAAGATCTAAGCTATCAATTATCTTTAGAAACTGGACAAATTACCATACCTGGATTACCAGCATTTAGTTTAGGAGATGAATTTAGACTAGGAGGAAGTACATTATTAAATAATGATATTTATCATAATCGAGCCGGTGGTGGTGGTGCTTTAGGAATTAATAAAAATGGTAGAGTGGCACCACTAGCGCTTTCTAGCAATGTAACAAGCATGTCTGTTCAACTAAGTAATGGTAAGGGTGAGACAACATACACATTAAGAACATATACATCAAGACTAAGCTTATACAATAAAGAAAATGCAGACAGGTTCAAAAAACTAGCAGAAGAAAGTAGAAAAGTTAAAAAAGAATCTAGTAAATTTACAAATATGATGTATCATAGGAATCGTAAACTTACAGAACAAAATTTTAATAATACTCTTAGAGATCTGCTATATAGGCATGAGATGAGGAAAACTTCTTCATCAAGTCCTACAGAAGTTTTGGTTGGGTCATTTAATCACTATGCAAACTTTGTAACAAATAGACTTTCTACGCAAGATGCTGCTCTAGGAGCCTCTGGTCCTACCGGCATATTGTCTATGCATAGATCTCGTGTTGGTTTATATGAACCTAAAGAAATGAATAGAGAACTTGATACAGGATATGCTACGAAATCATTTATGAGTCTTGATGGTATATTTTCCCCAGTATCATTTTATCCTACTCCATTTACATCAACCAAACACTATATTAAATATGATAGAAGATTTTGTCCATTTTGTAATGGAACAAAGGTATATACAAAAGATGCCCTAACTCAACAAAATGATAGCGCAACAAAATATTATTGCGATTATTGTGAAGATAGATCGGGATCAAAGAGGTCTCCTTCGATAAGAGAGAATTTACCTCCTTTTATACTAGCTTCTGGAATAAAACTTGCGGTAAGAGACCCAGTTAATCAATCAGCCGAAGTAATGGTTTATGAATATGTTACAGATAAGGCCTTAATACAAAATCCAAAAAAGTTTTTGGAAGAATTTGGTAAAAAAACTGTAAACTTATTTAATCTTAATCCTATTATAGTAGCCACTGGGGAGTTTAGGAATTCTAATGCATCTAGCGGAGATATGAGCGGGCATAGCATAGACATAGTAGGTAGAGGCTATATTCCTCCTAAAAATTCATTAAGAATTACAGAGAATATTGTTAATAGCGAAATTATGTCTAATAAATCCAGTAATGCTAATAAAAAATTAAAAAGATATGATCCTCAAGCTGGTACATTTATAGATGATACGGCATTTACAGGAAATTATATAGCAAAAGACTTTAGTAATTTAGATTATGAGTTTCATAGACATTTGAAGCATGTGATTAATTTACAGAATCCAAAATATGAGCTACTTAACCAAAGGTTTTTTAGTCTTAGAGGACCGCTTGTATTACATGCTTGGGGTTACGATACAGAAGGATATCCAGTACCAAATGCTTCTGGAGAACCACACCCAGACTATATAGATACTGAAGGAAGACCATTAAGAACAAAAGATTTAAATACATTTGGTAGTGCAAATCCTGAGGATGGTGATTGCGGATCAATAGTTATAGGGAAAAATCAAGTGTGGGACGAAGCCAAATCAACATGGAGTGCTCCATACAAAGAGATGTCTTTTGCTAATGAATGGGGTCAACAGCCTAATCTATGGCCAGTTGGACCTATAGATTTGAGATGGGATGAAGATAGAAGCGTATGGACTGTGCCACAGCCGTATAAAAATGTCTATGTTACGCTTGAAGAAGATATGGTATTAGAAAGAAATTCTAAAACTACATATCCAGCCAGAGGATTTATAGATAGTACAGAAGTTTCTAAAGATCCATTGCCATCAGGATTAAGAAGAGTGGTATTTGTAAAAGACTATGCGGGATATACGGCACCAAGAGGAGCTAAATTATATTGTAGATATAATTCAGAAACAGGATTTTATGATCCAGTTAGCAAGCCCAACATCATTGCTTCTGGAGTTCTACAACAAGGAAATACTGCCACAATATATAACTCATATGCGGCACCAAATAATGGAATAGTTCAGCAAGTAGCAAAAATTACTACAAAATTTGCTAATAATCTTGGCATAGAAATAAAACCAAATCACAAAGCACTATTCATTTATATGGAAGGATCTTGGAATTTAATGTCCATAGGAGGTCAATAATGGATCCGTGGGAACTTGAGTCTATAGACTATAACCAAATAAGTAATCTTAATGATTATTATCATTTTAAAATAATTTTAGATCATATGGATAATATATTTTTTGATATGAAAAATAAACTCATAAATTATATTGCTACTAGAAAAACAGCCAATAATATAGATTTAGTTCAGGCAGACGATCTAAATAGAGAGTTATTGAATCTTTTGGAGCAATATAGATCAGAGTATAAAAAAAAGATATCAATATTATCTCATATTTCTGATATTGAGGGAAAGACAAATGTAAAAACAGCAAATATTTTTTATGATAATTTACAAGTTTTTATTACTAATGAATTATATAAAGCATATGGATTATTAATTAGATATCTAGATGAGAGATTTTGACTATGGGCAGTCTTGCGTCACAACAAGCTTCAGACCAAGCCTCTACTCTTTTTAGAGAGGCATTAGCTTTAATTTTAAAATCATATCCTCCTTATGATTTTGAATTATATAATACTTACATACTTCCAACAGAACAATTGAGGCCTAGGCCGTTTGTGCCAAGGCCAGCGCCAGCACCTTTAACCAGCGCATTGCCATATACATTTAGATTTAATGAAATAGGAATACAAAATGAATCTAAAATGTTTAATGGTCCAAATTCTTGTGATATATATAACACAACTTTTGATTATGACTTGGATATGTCTTCTATATCAGAAAATGATATTGTTATAAATCATCGCATAGAAGATTATGTATCTCCATTTAGACCAGAGATAAGCGGTATATGGAGACCAGCATTTTTATATATAGACCATGCAAACGCTAATAACAGAAACACAGTGATAACTAGAAAAGACTTAGGACAAGATAATGTTTATGAAGCCGGTCTTAAATTAGAACAATTTATTACGATAAATAGACCAATCTTAAAGAGCTGGACATTAAGCGATGGGGCTACCTTCAATATAGATTTTTCTATACCAAAAGATAGTGTTGTAGAAGCTTCTGTTTTAGGCTTAATGTTCTGGTATAGATGGTATGAGACGGATAGAGAAAATAAAGTTAAACAAACATTTACTATTGTTACTCCAGAACAAACAGTGACAGATGTTATTTTAAAAGCATTTAATTTTAATAACGAAAGGTATAAAGCTCAGCTTATAGACCATGCATATTCAGAACCAGAAGACGGAGAGGAAGTTACGAATGTCGTTAGATATGGTCTTCACTCAGGATTAGTGGACGGAGATAGAGTCATTATAAAAGAAAAAACAAATCCACATTTCGAAATATATGACGAATATATATATGAAGTAAAAAATAATGCTGAATGGATATGTTTAGGTAAAAAAAGATTTATTCCTGGACTAGATATATTTATTCCATATGATGATTTTTTTGTATCATTCAATAGCGAGTTTGATAAACAAGATTATATAGATAGAAAAGACGGAGAGTTTGGTTCATACTCTTTTCCAAAATGTAAAATTAATACCAATGATTATAATAGATACATAGCATCATATAATAGTCTTTTTAATATTGCAACCACGGACAATACTCTTGCAAAAATATTTGAAGTTGATAGAATTAATGCTAATTTATTACCAGGAGAAGAAAGACAAAGAATAACTTCTGCTTATGGAATGAGATCAGATCCTGATTTTTTCGAAAAAGGACATAATAGATATATAGCAGCCAAGAATTTATGTAAATTTTTATCTACTAGTCCAGTAGACGAAGGAATAACTCACAATTTATATGCTAATCCAGATTTTAATGGTCTAGATTTATTTGATTTATATTCAGTAGCTAATTTAACAAATTTAAAAAGTAATTTAGAAAATTTATTTGGTAAAATGACAATAGAATCAATTGCTGGTAGTGAAATACCAGAATTATTAGGAAAAGACAAAAGCTCCGAACAAAAAATTCTAAAAAATGAAGTTAAACCATTTGCTTTTGCTATGGAAAATCATTCAAATTTAACATTTGATAATGGTAGAATTGTGGCGACAAAAAAGGACTTGGTTACAGAACTATTTAGAAAAAGTACTAAAAATAGATATATATATTTCCCAAAAAATCAAAAATCAAAAATTGTATCTAAATTTAATGTAGAGGATGCTCAGTGTTATATCGATTTAAATTTCCAAGAAAAGATGCATATTCCAATAAATAATTTATGTCCAGTAAGAAATGCTCCTTGTAGTTGTGGAGGAAGGGCTCCGTGGGCGCCAGATAATGCTGCTTCTCTATGGTATAAACAAAATTTTAATATTGCTGGATTTAATATTTATACTAGACTTAAGGTTCCTGACGATGCCGAATTTGAAGATGGAGAAAGAGAGAGTTTAAGATTATCATATATCGATGAGAATGGCAACGAGGATAAAAGTATCATACACGATATACATATACTTTCTTTTATGGATTATGGTAATTTAGATACAGAATTTTATAATCAAGCTGTAAATGCTATATATGATGCTTATGGAATAACTCAAAAGTTCCAGCAAAAATATAATCTTGAAAGAAATGTTTTTTTTGGAAATGGAGAATATTTTGATATATTATTTACCGATCAGTACTCCTCTCCACCAAGTCAAGTAAGAACCATAAAAGGAAAATATTACCAAGAAAATTTAACATTTGAAAATGCAGTTAAAAATCAAGCTGATGTGATATCCGAATATGCAAAAAAAAATGATAAGATTAATAGGATACTAAGTCTTATAGAAGATAGATTTGCCTATAGGCCAGCACAGCAAAAAACATTCTCTCCAAATATTAGACAATTGTATACTAATAAGCTAGGTGGAGCATATTTTAAAAACATAAATCTATTCACAACAGGAAGAAATCGTTTCTGGAATTTTAGAACCGGACCAGTGCCAATTAGAGATACTCAGTATTTTACAACACAGTCGATTAAGTCTCTTGTTAATGTTAGAGACGAAGAAAATAAAAAAATAGAAATATCTTTTGACTGCGGAAACGCAATAAGTATAGAATTATATGATTTATCTATTAGTAAATTAAGATCTGATAAATTAGAAACAGCAAGTTGTGTTGAATTTCCAAACAAATCTCCTTTATTAGATGATAGTATCTTTGCATATGACAAAATTATAGGATATGAATATAATGAATCACAATATTTATTAACTACCAGAACAGCACCGCCAATAATATCTTATGGTGGACACAGAGACACTACCATATCTCAACTAGGACTTGCTATAGAAAGCCACCCACCACCAATATCAGCACCAGATCAAGATTATCCAAATGATTTTAAAATTAGAGAAAGAAACACATTACCATATACTGCTAAAAATTCATACTATTATATAAATAATCAAACAGAATTAGCCAACGCTAGAAGACAAAATTCTATAGACAATGGTAGAGGTGACGCATGGAACGGGGCATATATATGGGATAAATCAGCAGTTAAATGCTTTCTTTCTCCAACAACATTTAACAATGAAATAACATTTCGCAAAGGATTCTTTCATCCAAATAAAGGATGGATTGATCATACTCTACTTACAGGAGATTTGGAGACTTTAAAAAATAAGACAGCTGTAAAAGATTTATCAAAGTCAATTTGTAAAGAATTTAGTGGCTATGGCACAATATTTAATAATGTTTTAGCAACAGATGAAGAGGCTAAGGCTATTATATGTGCAAAGAATCATAAAGGTCCTGATAATTTGATAATAAAAACAGGATTTAAAAATTGGTTAGGAGATTATGTAAATGATAGATATGAGCTACATGTTCCTCCTAGTTTTATAACGATTGATATTGATGAAAATATAGACTTTATAACTCATTTATCTGTTAGGCTTAAAAATTTCACCCACACTTGTCCTAAAGATGTTAGAGCTAGTCTTTTAGATTCTTTAGCATATCGTCATTTAGCCTGGAATATTGTTGATGATACATTAGCTAGATTGCTTGCTTTTAGTAAATGCAATAGTGCTAGTGAAGATAAAAATTATGCTGAAAAAATAAGAGCCCAGAGAGCAAAAGAAAAAAGTTCTTGGCTAGGACAATTTGCTAGAAAGAGAAAACCATTTCCTAGACATCTATTATTTAATAACACTATTTTAAATTATGTTAATGATTTTGAAATGATATTTGACAATTATGCTAGAAATAGTTCTTTATTTGCTCATTCGTCCGACAGAATTCTCCCGGTGCAGTCATTAGATTATTATATAGGAACATCCGGAGTTAATACAGGCTTTGGAGACTATGTTGATACAAATGATGAGGGAGAAGCAACTGTTTCTTCAGAAAAAGCAAAAACCTGGGCCGTATTGTTTGAAAATCTTGGGGGCGACGAAGAGGGCGGTACTTGTGCATCATTACAAGTTTGTACCGGATGTCCTGTTCCTAATTATGATAGCAAGAGCATATACAACAGATTTGACTATAATAATGAAGCATTTAATATACCTTTTAATACTGGATATAATTTTATAGCAAATTTTCGTAATAGAACGCATATAATACCTCCTATTAATCTTGAGGCTCCATATAATACATATATTTCAGAATATCCATCGACTAATCTTGGAGCAAGAGTTCCCATACAATTATCCTGCTTACCTCAACCAGATCCTCCAAGACCCAGAGAATTTCCAAAAGTAGAATTTCCTCCACTTCCAATTTTCATACCTCCTGCACATCCATCTATTGTCGGCTTACTAACTCATATCGCTATAATGACTAGTCTATGGGAGCAGGGCTATGGTTTTGATTGGGGGGCTTTTGCAGGAATAGCTTTCCCGAATCCGCTAATTGCTGGCGCATCAAGAAGAGAAAAAATCAATAAGTATATGCAAAATAAAGGATATCTTCAAATCGAAGGAACAACAGGAGAAGCTCTAAGATTCTTTAACAAAAAACAAGACCTTTCTCTATATGACGATAAACCATTCGGAATATCAGATAAAGTACAATTAGAAGTTCAATATAATGGATGTTTATGGTACAATATAGAGGCTGATATATTTAAATATTCTCAACAGTCTTCGCCCGCACTAGAAAACAAAAAGTTTAGGTATATAAAGTATTCAGAATATAAAGATAGTGTTTCTGTTTCTTCAGCCGGAGGAACAGAGTATATTCCTCCATTAAATTATCCCGGATTTGACTATAATATATCAATTAAAGAAGAAACAGATGAGATAGTCATGGATGGAGCTAGACCATTTTATTCATTTTATCAAAACGAAAATATATCTATAGTTTATGAAAAAATTAAGATTACTCCAACGGGCACAGTAGTATCCAATGGAACAATCAGTGCTTCAATATTAGAAATAAAATTAGATGAACAGATAAATTTTAGATACTCTACTAATCAGATAGTATATGCTGAAAAAGAGCCAAATAGTTTATCCATAGGAGACGATACGGAAATAATGGATGAACCTACTAATAAGAAATATATTGAAGGAAGCAGAACAATTATCAAATTGAGTTCACGTATTCCTTCTTTGGGCGATAAAGAATCATATACCAGAGCATATATAAAAAAACAACAAACTACAAATTTTTTAATATTTGATCCGACTGTTACTGATGGAATAGTGGATATTAAAACAGGGAGTGTGAGCAATCAAATAAAAGAAAGACTCACTCCTTTTGGCAAATGGGGAGACATTAAAGAAACCAGTCTCGGACCAATAGTGGCTCCATATATAAAAGATCAATTATTTTCTGAAGGTAGTCTTGGATGGGGAACTAATTTAATAAATAATAAACCAAAGTCCGTAATATTTCCAGAACCATTATTAACATTACGAGATTTTGACTATCATTATGGAAATACTAATTATTGTGGAAAAATTAAATTCACTAAGTCTAATAATCCATCGAATGTTCATATATGCAATATGAAATTTAATCCTAGAAAGATATATGATTATGTTGGACATCCATATGCTAAGTCTAGAGAAGATGAATTTATATCATTTACAGGATATCCAAGACCATTGCCAATAATTAAAAATAGAATATATGGACATAATCTATTCAGCATATCTGAATCAAATGCGAATCTATTCGAGTTTGGTAAAGAAAATAAACAAATGGCTTTATATAGAGATAAAAATTTAGCAAACTATTATTTACCATTTTATGATCTAACTTTGGATCCATCTATTTTAGACACTGAACTTTTATCTAATGCTCCAATAATACATACTCAATTGTCTCCAGGCAGCGGAACCGTACAATTTGAAAATATAATGTCTGTTAATGACAAAGTATTGTATGATTCTAATTATTATTGGATTAATATTCCAAATGATGCTAGTGGTGTTTTAAGTTCTTCTTCTAAAATTCCAAAAGCAATAATACAAAAATGCGATATGGGTCTTGGTGCTGTAAGATACTGTCACAATGTTTGCAATACGCAGCTAATAGGTCCTACTTGGCCAAATATGAGAGACGATCTTGGATCATCGGATCAACTAATATATAAATACCCCAATGAAAATATACCAAGATGTCCCGATGTTGAATATGAAGAGAGAGAAACTGAACAAAGATTCTATATGGGGTGTGGAGAGACAAAAAATGATAGTATCGTTGGTATGGAAGTTAAACAGGTTTATGATGTGCCTGTAGGAACACACACGTATATATCTGCTAGAGACTTATTTGAAAATAATAATGAGATAAAAGTAAGATTTAAATATATACCAAGAAAGATACCAACAGATTTTAGAATAACATTAGGTAACAATATAGTTAATCAAAGCCAATTATCTTTTTGGGTTTGCCATAAAACAAGCTTTAGTAATATATATAATGTAAGAACAATCGTAGAATCTCCTCCGTTTTATAAGGTTTTAAATGAAATGATTTTCAGGAGTTGGTTTGGAGAAAGACAAAAAATAGGAATGCAAGATACATATAATCAAACTATATATTTACAACAAAATCATTACAAATGGGTTCCATATGATTATGATACAGAAGAGGACTTATTTAAAGAAGAAAGAGGATATTAATGTTAAATCCATATACAATGACGTGTGACTTTAAAAGAATAGCAGAATTTAAATATAAATGCATATACTGTGAAATGGAAGTTACTTCATACAATGCAGGATATCCAGTAATGCTTTGTAATAAAAAACTATTGCATTATGGCTCAATGGAGCAATATGGAATGATGCTTCAACCAGTGGCAAACGAGCCACCTCCTCCATCACTTCCTGATACGATAGAAGAGAAACCTAAAAAAGAAAAGAAGATTCCTGGCATAATTAGCAAAATATTGAATTTTGGAAAAGCTGCCACTAAACATGCTGTGGCAGGCAGTCCGAAGTGTACAGAAAAAGAAATCGCAGAGAGATACAATATATGTAAATCCTGCGAATTCTTTAGTGATAATACTTGTACTAAATGTGGATGTAATTTAGTAAGAGAACAAGTTTATATGAATAAATTGGCTTGGGCTGACCAGAGTTGTCCAATAGGCAAGTGGAAAGCTATACCAAGATAATCACTTAGTCTCCTTGGACCATTTGTGCCAACCCTTGTTGGGCAAATAGTTTCCATCATCATCTTTTCTCTTAGGAAATAAAGTGCCGCCCTTTTTGTGCTGACCGAAAGCTAATACGGCACCACAATCAGAGCACCTTAGTTCATAATAGTCGTTACCTTCTACATTCCTAACAACAAACCTAAAATTGCTGCTACCACATAGTCCACACTTTTCTTCTCCGAAAATTTCTTGAAGAGCAGACAGTTCCTTAAAAATTTCTTTCTGTCCTTCACCCTCTAATTCAAATTCTAATTTATCATTAACCTTGTATCTTAATTTCATATGAACCTCATTTCCATTCTTCTGTATAACCCAATAGATCAGAGGGGATCTGATCAATTGTTTGTTGGTATTTGGATAACTCTCTTATAATAGAAACCCCGTCTTCATGCATCAAGCTTCTAACGTTATTAGGAAGATTCATATTTGATAAAAGATTAATAGGATTTATATTTAGTCTTTTTGACATTACATCTATAAAATTTATCTGATTGTTGCTAATTTTCGACACAGAGTCTCCTGTAATATCATCTTCTATTGAATTGGCCAATTCTTCGGCAGCAACAACCTTCCTTAGCTTCAGCGCTCTCCTCAATGCTCTACCTTCTGCTCTTGTTTCTGCTACTGCCACTGGATGGTTCCTATAAACCTTATCGCAGTTACCCCAATAAACGTCTGCTGCGCCATCTACAGTGATAGTATTTAAATCAGGTATGTCTGCATTAGCATCATTTAAATGATAGGTTATAGAGTGAACAACAGTTGCCCTTTTTTCGTTCGAAATATCGGGAGATTGAGCCACTTTGCTTTGAGATCTTATTAATCTACAATTTAATGCTATTTCGAATATTCTTCTTAAGCCATCCGTTGTAGGATTGCCATCTATTTTTTCATCATCGGACAATAATCCTAAGACATAATCATTCCACTCCAGATCATTAGGTGTGACTTTCTTGATCTCACCGGAAACAATTTGTTCTTCTACTTTTTCCTTTTTAGGCATTGTCATCTCCTATTTCTATATAAGTTTCTTTATCGTTTTTAATTTTACTAATGGCTCTTATGAGATTATCGTAAACAATATTGGCTCTTGTTTTAGAAAAATCTTTTGTTTGCTTTATCCTTATCAAAGATATTCCTTTACCAGCCAATAACCCAGTCTTCTTTGCATCATATCCCTTGTTTCTTTTTAGGGACTCCTCGCCCCAAACAGGCTCAAAGTGAGATGGGCCATCAACCTCTATAGCTATGTTAAGAGTGGGAATAAAAAGGTCAATCTGTAATTTTGTATTTGACAGTATCTGTTCCTTGTGGAAACTAATAACATAGCCATCGTGTATTAATTTTTCTAGTAAGAATTTTTCAAGTTTGGAACCCTTCTTACTACTATCTCTTACTGCATTATTTGCCATCTTGATTATTTCTGATTTTTTATCATCGCTCATTTTATTCCATCGGTCCCTACTATTATTTTTAATTTTAGAGACCTCTTCTTCTGTCATATCTTTCCATGTTTTATAAACACCAAGTCCTATTTTGTCTTTCACATCCTGAGTTCTGACTTTCCCTTTTGTTGGATGCTTATGCTTACCCGTATTCAAAGCATTCTTTTGAGCATCGCTTTTATTTCTTATATCTATATGAAATTTTTTAGCATCTCTTCTAATTTTGTTTGGATATGTATCATATTTTTTAGCTATGTCTATAAAAGACATTTTTTTGTTTACATACAGCTGTTCTATTATCTCTTTTTTTTTATTTTCATTATAATTATCATAGCTTGATATATTCGAAGATTTTTTCATAGTTGTTATTCTCTATTATTAGGGATTCTTTCCAGCATAAATCTAATATTTTTTTGTGTTCAATATTATCTGTAACCAATAAACTATTATTGACATATAATTCTCTTAATCCAAAGTATTGAGATAGTTTTTCATAATCTGGATCGTTCACATCATGGTTAAAATTTACGTATTTTTGCCATTCTAATTCTAAAGGAAAAAAAATCTTATGACTAGTGACGCAGCTTTTTAGAAATAGCATAGAAGCTAGATCAAAAGCTATCATAGGACCTAAAAAGAATTTGGCTTCATTAAGATGTAAAACTCCAAATTTATTAATCATTGGACTATAATTAGAATACAAAGAATTAAAAACTACGCAATCCGAATAAGGAGTAGAAGAACTAATTCTATCAATTATATTTAGTATATTTTTGGATTTTTCATTCTCTTCTACAGATGGTACGACAAAGCCTATGCTATTTTTCATAATATATAATTCTCTAAAAGGTATTTATAAGAATGTTTTTTCATAATCTCTGGATTAATTGATATTGGATTATTTTTTATAGAATCAATACTACTCTCATTAATTTTTTGTTTTTTAACCATATTATTAGTTACCGTTGAAATTAGTGGAGTTTTAAAATACGCAGCGTATGCTATATAGTAATTATTCAGATCTATATATAGCTTGCTGGACCTTATCATTGACACAAATCTTACATCATCGACCATTCCTAGATTTTGAATATGATTTATATTTGGATTATTAAATAGTTTAATGTTTAAATTTGTATTGGGGGCGCAAATATTTTCAAGTTCTTCCGGTATATTTGAAATGCCCGAAATATCGGCTATTATATCAAGTCCATCATAAAGAGTTTTATCTGGTATGTTATTAACTAAATATTCACTATAGTAAGAATATAATTTAATTATTTTTGTTGCTTTTTTTGATTTTGGAATATCAGAATCTGCATTGATTAATATTTTTATATTAAGTTCTAATAAGTCAGATATTAATTGAATATTATTTCCATCAATATAAAAAAGTATTTTATCTTTTATAGATCTATCTGAATTTTGAATAAAATCAATAACTTCTCTATTTATCATAGAACTAGAAAATATAATCTTTGTAATTTGATCTATATTAGCATATATAGTATCATATAACTTATTTGGAGAATATAAAGATACAGGATATTTATCTTTTAAATCATAAGTAAGATGTTTTAGAAATTTTTGTTCTATAGATTGTAATATAAACATATGATCATTTCATGTTAATAATGTTTTGTACGCTATTGTATTTTAAATTATAAGACTCTGTTTTGCATAAATCAAATGATTCATTTAGTATTTCGAAAAGGAGCATATTCTTATTGTTGTTCGTTATCTCAGTAAAAGTTTTCAAATGTTCTGGATGTATAATAAAAGACTCTGCCCAGTATGGTTCTAGATTATAGAAAACATACTCAACATTATTATCTGTGATAGTACATCCTAGGCGAAAATTAATATTTTTATTAGTAACGAATACGACATTATTTTTTATAGTTTTTTTTATAGGAATTTTCCATACAATACCGGAACTTAAAACTAAAGTTGGATACTCGTTATCTATATGATTTAATCCAAGATTTAGTGCATATGATTGTCCATATCTAGAATACTCTTCGTTATATACTATCTCTGTACATTTTGGAAAGTTTATTTTTTTTCTTATTTTTTCAAAATCGAAACCAAGAACTATTATTAGTTTTTTTATTTGTTCAATATTATTGATCAAAGAATTAATTTGATGATTTAATAAGAAGTCTGTTTTTTGATTAATCCTTATTGGTAAAAGACATTTAGACCCAAAAGATTTCATTCCTTTGGTAATTTCGTGAGATAGTAATATGACGTTATACTCACTCATATAGAAAATATGTCTCTATTTGTTTCTTTAATTTTTTCTAAAATATTTATTTGATTATTCTTATTGTATATCATAAAATTTGAGAAAGATGTTAGAAATCCATTATATTTATCTCCTTGTGGACTTATCGCACCAAAATCTTGGTTATTTGAATTTTTTAGTACTTCATCAATCTTAACGAAGTATTCTGAAGACACTTCTTTAATGTTTTCAAACACTACATAATGTGTTGTATCATGTTTTTTCTTATTGGTATCAAGCACAACATCAATTGATTCTTCTAGAGGATAATCTTCTAACATTATATCATGTAATTTCCATGGATATTTTATCTCTTCATCTTGTAATTCCTGAAGATACGTGAAGAGTTGCTGAAAATCATAGGCATATTCTGGCTTAAATAAAAAAGAACAACATCCTATACTAGCATCATAATTCAAACACTCTTTAATTTTTTCTGGAATAAATTCATCAACAAAAATCAAAAGATATATTTTATAACTTTTTGTTTCAAGCATGTCTGATCATCTCCATTTTAATTAAAGAATCATCATATGTTATATTCACTATCATTATAGTTTTTATATCATTGAGAGCATCTGTTATAGTCTTTTCTAAAAGCAAATTTTTTGTAAAAGTATTATCAAACAATATCTTATTCACTTGATCAATATTTATTTTATCTTGACAAATATCATTTATAACTTTTTCCGTATTCTTAAAAGAGAAGAACAATCTACCATTATTGATTTTAATTTTTTCAGAAAGAGCAAATATAAATGCAGAGATATCTTCTTTCCTTATGGTCTCTAATTCTGAAAACCAAAGAGAATCTATCGATCCTGATACTATTTCGTCAATTTGCGAAATATGAACGTTTGATCCTTTGGAAAGTTTGTAGCTATCGGAAACATATAAATTGATTGTTTTATGCATAATCGACCACCGTGTTGTTAGCGAGTGAAAATATCTCTGAGATATCAGATATAAAATTATGGTTATTTAAAATATTCTTATTTTTTTCTATATTCATTTTTCTAATAATTTGATCGTACTGAGTATTTAATTGAGAAAACATTGACAATATAGAAGCTGTATCCGGAGTAAAAAATATACTCTGGTTATTAGAAGAGTTTTGATGAGGGGTTAAAGAGACAGCCCCAAAAAAATTTGCATATAAATAATTTGTGAACTTATGTTCATCAATATGTAGTATCATTTTAGCAGATTTGATCTTGTTCATTAAAGGATCATCAGAATAATCAGAGCAATGATCGACATTCAATCCTTCTTTTTTTAGTTCGTTGATAATTGATTTAATCATTTCCGGATCCGTATCACTGTGCAGAACTAAAACATCAATATTCTTATTTAACTGCAACAGATCTACTTGTCCGAAAACCTGATCCAAATTAGGTATAGAATGAAATACATTTGGATGACCAATAGACTTTATTCCTTTATATGTTTCATTGTCTAAACATAATATGTATTCATATTTAGATATAGCTTTTTTAACAGCTTCATTCAAGTTCACAATTCTACCTTCAATAATTAAAATCGTTGACACGCCATCTATCGATTTATCTCTTTCGTTATCAGATCCTAATGTTACATTAAAATTATAACCCAAATCATTACTTGATGGACCTATGTAGCAACCATCCATTTTTGCTGGCCCCGACTTAATAGTAAATGAGTGGTTTGATTTTTCACAAATTAAGCTGAATAAATGATCAAAACATCCTCCAATAGCATTATATGCTATATGATAAGAGTCTTTATAGCTACATCTTCTTATTGCATTTTTTACACTATATCCAATAAACATAATTTTTTCCCTACTTCTTGATAGCTGAATTGATTGGTCATTAGTTTTGATTGATCTGATTTATATTTTAATAATTCTTTATTGGTTTTATAAATCTCTATTGCGTTTCTTATGGTCTGTCTGATACTTAAAACAGAAGGACTCATACCCACCTCATATTCTGAATCATGATCTAGAAGTCCATTACCAGAATATTCTACTTGTTCTTCTATTGCTGGTATAATAAAACCATTATCATTATTCACGTAATCTGTTGGTCCTGTATTTTCTACACATATTGGAATATTTCCAAATCTCATAGACTCAGCTAGTGGTCTACAAAAAGCTTCTCCTTTAGATGGACATACGAATATATCACAGTAATAGTGTAATTTTAAGATATCATATCTGCTGATATTTTCTGTAATCAGAAGCACTTTACTACCCAGCCCTTTATGAAATCTCAATGTAGATAATTCTTTTTCTAAAGATTTGATAAAAGAATCTTTTTTCTCGTCTGGAATATGAGAAGTTTTAATTACCAAAACAACTTTTTCTCTTTCCATTATTTCTGACCTAAAAGCCTTAATCAAATTAATGATATTTTTTCTTTTAATAAAAGTACCAATAAAGTATAACTTGATATAATCTTTATATTTTGTATTTAATCCTACAAAATCCCTATTGTCTGTTTCTATAACAGATATCGCGCTATCTATTTCTTCACACGGTATTACTTGAGATATTGTATGTATTGGTTTATGAACACCTGAGTCTACTAATGCTCTTTTTTCTATAGAGCTTGGTACACATATTTTATCAAGCTGATTAAGTGGTTGTATTATTCCATAATTTTTGGTTAAATTATTAACTTCAAATACATTTATGCCGACATTAGAAGATGTTTTGTCGGTATAGATTGCTTGAGGAAGCACTTTTTGTATGATAGTATCAAATTTTGTAATTGTCTCTGATTCTAGAATCCTAACATATTCTGGTATGTTTTGAGCAATTTCTTGAGAAAAGTATACTGGGTGAATTTTTAAACTATAGTTTTTTTCATTACAAGCATATATTATAGAGTTAAGATATCCTAGAGAAGCATTTCCCCAGCCATCATTTTGCCTATATGGAGCTATGTACAAAATATTTTTAGACATTATTTTTTGTCCTGTCATTGGCGTAATTAATAAAATCTTCTGTTTTAACAGCATCTGGATTAGCCAAAGCATATTTAGTTAAATTACGATTCTCTATATTTTTATTTAAGAAATTAATCATATCTTCAAAATGATAAGGCTTTGTATTTGTGAATCCTTCTATGATAAATCCATAATCACTATGTTTTAATAGGGATAGATTTCTCATATTATATATATCTTCTTCATTTAGATTATTATAGCAAACATGCTTGAAAGCATTGAAAGACTGGTTAAAGTTAGAACTTAAATTTTTATAATCTATAGGTTTTTTATAGTAAGCATTATTAGATCCTGTCCATGATTTTTTTGTAGGTTGGAGCATTAATGAATCAAAAACAGACTCCCATAAATTAGCAGCATTATCCCAGGTGTATTTATTTTCTGTTAATTCTCTAGTTAGTTTAGATTTTTGTTGTTTTTCTTCGTTAGACATGCTAAAAAATTCGAATAAAGTTTTAACTAAAATTCCATTATTTGGATAGCATCTAAATGCTTCTGTTTCTAATTCCTTAAAATATCTATCGGGAGGAATGCTAAAAGCATTTAAGTTTTTTATAATATCTGTCATAGCGCTATAATCAACAGATGCTAAAGGAATACCACAAGCGGCAGCTTCAACTTGTGGCATTCCAAAACCTTCACATATAGCATATTGAACATAAATATCGAATACGTTATATATTAGAGATAGTTGTTCAGACGAAACACCGTCTGTAACCGCTGGGAATACTGCACTTTTTTGTTTGCAATATGGGCAATACTTAACTACATGATTGAAAGTATGGGCATGTATTCCACGGCATTTTTTACAAAAATATGTAAATAATACTCTTTTTGCAACTTCGTTTTCTTTTAGTAGCGCCGGTATATTCCACCCAGCATCAGGATACGTTGTATGCACATACAAGTACAAATCCTTACCATCTGCAGAATTATTTTTTTGATAAGTATTAAGTAAAATCCTAAAGCTTTGGAAAAGATCTGGTAGTAGTTTCCTTTTTTGATTACGCATTACGGTGCCAATAATACGAGCATCAGTATTAATCCCCAACTGTTTCCTAGCAAGATTTTTTTCTATGGGCTTAAATATATCTAGATCTACTCCAGGAGAAGCAGATCCGCAATATTTAATAAGGTTATTTGTTTGTTCAGATAAAACATGACCTCCCCATTCGCTATAGGACAAAACAGCATCTGCATCCATATAAACATCAAGCCATTCTTCTTGTTGTGGATAAGAGTCAACAGTTGGCATAACAGCCCATCTATAATAGGGCCTTAGTGGAGAGTATCTCTGGTATGAATTCATCCAAAAATCTCTTATATCAAAAACTATATCTGGCTTAAAGTCGTATACAACCCTATCAAATCTCCATTTACCAAAAGCATTTTCTCCAGAACTTGAATATTCTTGAAATCTTGGATCTTCTTGATTGACAGCATTTGGATAATATCTCCATGGTATTTCCTGATCTCTTGGATCTCCAGGCATGCCATAAGATGCAAATTCTGCTATCTCATATTTGTTTTTTGCATAGAGTCTTTTAAGAATTTCTCTAGCATATACAGAATAGCCAGAACTTAAAAAGCTGGCTTCAGAACACATTAAAATTTTTGGTTTGGTTGTCATAGATAGAATTTTTATTTTAGTAAACAATATGGTCCACGCTCTTAACATGGACCATACTGCTTACATTATTCAGAAACTAACGGCTTCTGCTTGTTCTGATGGCTTCTTAGAAACTTTCGTTATCTTGGAAAAATTATTTACTCTAACCTTAAGAGTATTGTGCTTAACTCCATCCTTTTCCCAAGCATCGTTTCTTAGAGTGCCTTCTACTAATACTAAGTCGCCCTTTTTAAACGACGAAGCAATAATTTCTGCCCCACTATCCCAAGCTTCGCAAGAAATAAATGAGGTAATCTTATCCTTATTGCCATTTGCCCTACTAAATTCCTTTGAAACAGCAACTGTAAAATTAACTACAGATGTCTGCTTATCTCCAGACCCTACTGTTCTAATCTCAGGATCTCTAGTTAGATTACCACGCAAAATTACAAGATTCATAATCAATCTCCTTTTAAAGGGTCAAAAACTCTATACTATTGTATCAGATGACACGAGTGTGTCAAGTACTCGGCTCAAAACATTTTTCTACAACGAATCCTTCACGACCATTTGTCAATTTATTGCCAATAAATACTAAAACTCTTTCTTCTTTTACTATATCAGAATACTTTTCATATTGTTCTGGAAATAGTATAACAGAATCAACCGTACCTGTTCCATCAAAGATTTCGATAAAGGACATTTCTGCTCCTTTATTTTTTCCTGTTTTAGTTTTGACAATATTAACTCTGCCAATTTCTCCAATAATGGCTATTTTTTTACTATGGATACTATTTTTATAATCTTTACAGGTTACAATATTAAAATTACTCATATCATAACAATCTGTTTTACTATAAGATATAGTTGTGCCAAGATAAAAAGACTCCATCTCTGTTATCCACTCCATAGTATCTTCTAAGCTATATGGAGGATTAACTAAGCTTTTAATATATCCTTCTATAATAGTTTTTCTATTTTTGTTAATTTTATGGTTATTTAATAAAAAGGTTAATATAGATTCTAGTGTAGTAAACTTTTCGAATTCACAATTTTTTTCTATAAATTCGCATTCTTTTTTAGTTAAGTTAGTAATTATATCAAGATAAAATAACATTTCTTTTCTTGTTGATTTGAACTCATCTAAACATCCACATGAAACTATAGCCTTTGCGGCCGAAATATTTATACGATTTAATAACAAGAATGCAACAGAAAACTTATTGGTGAATATATTTTTATCACATTTAGTTAGATTGTCCTGAATGCTGTTATAGACCGAATCTCCAACACCTTTAATATTAGTAATTCCAAAATATATTATATCATTAATTAATGAAAAGTCTTTCTTTGCGATAGATAAGTTTGGTATTCTAATATCTATATCCATTTCTATAGCATTTCTAACTAATTCTTTGATTTCCTGTTGAGGATCTATTTTATCTTTTGCAAACTTTAAATAAGATGTGAAAAATATTTTTGGAAAATGAGCCTTCGCATATGCTGATAAAAAACCATTAATAGCATAGCTTACAGCATGGCTTTTATTAAAAGAATATCTTTGAGATTTTTCTATCCATCCAAATATTTGATCAGCTTCTTCTGAATTAACTATGTTATCTTTTATGCATCCTGATAAGAAGATTTTCTTAATTTTTGCCATTTCTTCTGGCTTTTTCTTTCCTATCGCTTTTCTTAACATGTCTGCTTCTTTGAGATCAAATCCGGCTATCGCTCTAGCTATTTGCATAGCTTGTTCTTGATAAATCATTTCGCCATAAGTGGATTTTAGAGAATCTTCTAATGCTGGATGGAAGTAATCTACGCTTTCCTTACCATTTTTCTTATCTATAAAATGATCAGAAACGCTTTTATTATCTCTAATAGCCTCAAGACATCCTGGCCTCATAATACTAATTAAGGCAGACAGTTGTTCTATATTTTCTGGCTTCAATTTTTTGGCCATAGACTGACCAAGTCTAGATTCAAGCTGAAAACAGCCCTTAGTATTACCAGATCCAATTAATTCCCATGTCTTTTTACAGTTGAGATCGATATTTTCTGGTATAAACTTAATTCCGCTATCGTCTGCGGGGAATTTGCATCCGCATTCAAACGCAAGATACTTCATGATTCTGTATTTTTAAAAGACCCTTCGAATTTGATTTGCGGAGCTAGTCTTCTATGTAACTTCAAAAATCTTATCAATATTTCAGCACAATCTTTTACGTCTTTTAAAGCGTCGTGTGCTCCGTCTTTGGATATTCCAAGATATGATCGCAGATTATCCAGAGATATGCTTTTTATATCTTTATTATTTTCAAGCCAATAATAAGCTAAATTCATTATGTCTAATGTATCTCTGGGATAAAATAAGTCACACTCTCCATCTTTAGTGACATATCCAAACTTTTTTGTATATCTATCAACAATTTTAAGATCAAATTTAAATATATTATATCCGGCAGTTACAGGAGCAGAAAACATATTTTTTTTTGTTCTATTTATATGGTAAAGCTCTAAATAGCTTTTGAACATTGACCAAGCCTGAGATTGACTAATAGAATTTTTCCATAAGTCTAAAATGTCAGATGCTTGGCATTTTTTTACTTTGGCATGAAAATCCAATATATCAGATTCTGCATAATCAAAATCTGGATTATCTTCTAACTTAGATGGTTTAACTTGGATATTAAATTCAGAGTCATCTATTATAGAAAGATCATAAGGGTCTATCATGATTGCAGCAATTTGGACAGGACTGCATGAGGTTGGGTCTGATCCGTCGGTTTCGAAATCAAAAACGCATATTTTGTTTTTCATAATGTCCTAAAAGGCATATTTTCTATAGCCGTAGAAATGTTAAAAAGATTGTTAAAATAAATAGATGGTCCAATTACTGGACCGCAGGACCAAGGTGGTATTTCATAAGGTACGCACCCTATCTTATAGTTGAAACTGAATGGTCTGTCAAGGGTTATTTTTGTGAGCGTTTGCTCTTTTATATAGTCCATCGAAACGATATTTAAAGACGCAAAAACCTTTTCATAACGACGTATATCTGTATCTGTCGGTAATAATTGTTTCTTAGGAATCCAATATTCAATTTTTGTTGCACCTCTTTTAAATCTTGGAACAAAATTTCCAGACATAAATAAATATCTCAGATCCGTCCTGTCTGTAAAACAAGCAATTTTTTTATATGGTAACCAATTCCATAAGCCGTTATAAGATATAAAAGGAAAATTATCAGAATATGTTGTTATAAATTGTGGAGATCTATACCATTCATCTAATGATGTTGTCTCATCTCCGGTTTTAACTACCGGAATACCGTCAGCATCTAGATATGTTTGGTTAGCTAGTTTTGAATTGATAATAGTTCTGAATTTTTTGAAAGATTCTAGTGCTATAGGATACGGATCGTTTTTGACAGAGAGGTAAAGTTCTTCTAAGTCTATTTTATAGAAACCAAAAAATTTTGTTGTTTCCTCAGGATCTGTATCAGCATCCAAAAAATATTCAATCAATTGTTTTCCGTATATGCCAAGATCAAAGCTTTCTTTTTGGGTTGTTGAATCTATGCATGACCCGGGCCATCTAATGTCGTAACGCGCATTATTGCATGGTGGAGAGCTTTTATTAGGGTCTTGCGGAGATATTTTAGAATACGGATCAATGATCATCTGGTCAAAACTTGACTTTCCTCCAGAAATATAAAATCTAATTAAGTAAGGATCTGTAATATAGTGATTTTCTATTAAAATATTATTTTGTTCATCGCAAGGAATGCCGTTAACCCCAGGCTGAGAAAGACTATTATCTTTAATTGTATCGTCTGGTTCTGGCATTGGTTTATAAAATTTTTCATAAACCTTGTCATCTTTTTCTACTTCCCGAATGTCCTTAACTGTATCAGTATATAGATATGGTTGAGTTTTTCTATGCCAAATATATGGTTTTTGTGTTTTAGGATTAAGTTTAAAAAAGTAAACAGGAGCAGATCTATTAAATCCATTAGATCTATCTTGATTAATAGGATCTGGATTGTAGTATTGTCCTTCTAATAGAGTATATTTTTTCTTATTTAAAAAATACTTAGGGAAAATATCATTTTTAGAAAATATTTCTTTAACACTTAATTTTTGTACTTGTGTTTTGATATTAAAAAGCTGTGTCAGATCTTCATCAAAAAATAATGCATCATATAATATAACATCTAATAAATTAGTTGTTTCTGTTATCATATATAATCCTCGAAGAGACCAAGGATCTATATTTACGTCAGAAAAAAGAGTAGAACCACTATGAGAACTATACAAATAAAAATTAGTACCATACTGTTCTAGTGCGGTAAATCTTTTTGCAATCGTACATTCGGATGCAAATGTGCCTCTATTTTTTTCTAAAATATTAGATACTGATATAGAACCTGGAACTTCATATAATTCTTCTTCTGGAATCACGCTTAAAAGATCTCTATATGTTGCATGAAGACACAGTGCGTTGATCCTACAGCACCCGGCGTCTTTTTGGAAAGTTCTGATTTTTTTATATAGAACCCTATCTCTGTTATTTGGCTGTACTAATGTGAACACATCTCCAATTTGAAGAGATTCGAAGGTAGTAAATTCTTGTGGAAATAAATCTCCTGACCAGTCAGCATAAAAGTAAGATCCCCCACTTAATCTACCAAGAATAGTTTTTGGGCCGGCATTAATAGTAAGCCATTTATCTGAGTTTCTATTGTTTATATACAGAGGCTCTAGCTTTCTATAAACTGTTACAGACTCATCTGCAAAGTTTTGAAAGGTTCCTATTCCATATGCTCTGTCGCTAGTAGCATATATTGTACTAAAATAGTATCCAGCATTTATTGTTGTTTTTTTAATATCAAAAGATACAGGAATATCTATTTTTTTAGGAGATGTTATAAATTTAACACTTGATGGTTCTGCAACTTGTCCTTCTATGTTCGAACCCCAAACCCAAAACGTGCCATTTTCTTTCAATGCTACAGAGTGTGTCAGACCCATCCTTGCTTGAATCCAAGGAGAGCTATCGTTAGTACTATTTGTTAAAACCTCGTACTCTTTTCCTGCCTCTACTGGTCTATTGTGACCTAGTCCTAACTGACCATGTCCATTATCCCCATATGCATACAATTTACCTTCAACAATCTTGATAACATGAGCCATGGTCCTTCCTTTAATCCTTTGATTTTATTTTTAACTATTGATATTTTTAATTTCTACAACAGTATCATCTGACATAAAGTTTTGTTCATTGTTGCTAACTTTGACACAATTTATTGCTCTGCAACAGGAAACTCTTACTGTCTCTGTTTTTCTGTATGTTTCTCCACCAAAAGAAAAAACAGTATTTACGACTAAGTCTCTAAAAGCAGCGGTTGACATAGTTTTACTCCGTAGTTAATAATGACTGAATACACATAATTTTATCTAACATACCAATACCAAGTATATCAAATTTAACAATACCCAGGGCTTCCAAATCTTGCATTTCCATACCCGCGATATTGGTACCCGTTTTAGTATCATACACCATAGGACAAACTTCATTTAAGTTATTGGCTGAAATAGCTATTCCTGCAGCATGTTTAGATTGATTGCATTTCGTTCCTTCTAATCTAATAGCTTGTTCAAATCTTTTTGCAAACATGCCGGATATGTTATTATCTTTATCTATTTTTACCCAATCCTTGAATTTATCTGGCGTATTTTCTAGTGCCCACATAATTATAGAAGATTCTCCTGTTTCTTCTTTCATCTCTTGGAGATCATCAGCTATTTTAGCCTCATCTGGTATATTTTTAGTAATTTGATTCATTTCATCAAAAGACAATCCTCCATATACTCTTAGGACTTCTTTTAAGGCTCCTCGTCCTTTCATAGTATTGAATGTAATCATTTGAGAAACTCTGTTTTCTCCATATTTATTTTTTATATAGGATATGATTTCATCTCTTTTTGTCATTGGAACGTCTATGTCTATATCTGGCATAGAAATTCTATTTTCTGTATTACGTCCAGCATTATAAAATCTTTCAAACAGAAGATCATATTGTATTGGATTGATATTTGTTATCCCTAACAAATAAGAGACTAAACATCCAGCAGCACTGCCTCTTCCTGGTCCTGGCAACCATGAATTTTCTTTTACATATTTTACTATATCTTGGATTATTAAGAAATATCCAGATAAGTTAGCCCCTTGTAAAACCTCTAGTTCTTTTTTAATTCTTTCAACATATATATTTTTGTCTGATTCTGACAATGAATTTAGATCTCTATCTCTCCAGCCGTTTCTGCATAGTTGTCTTAAATACTCGTCTTCGTTTTCTATTACTTCGGGTAGTGTTGGCTTGTCTAATATATTATAATCTTCACACATTGAATCTATTAATAGAGTATTGTCTATTTCAGATTCTGTATGTATTTTATTCATTTCTTCTCCGGATAATATATAGTAATTATCGGATTTGAAGAAAGCTCCCAAAGGAACCGCTTCGTCATTTAAAAGCTTTTTATTTATATCTTTAAATGTAGACTTAAGATTATTGCACAATAAAACCCTCTGATCTATAGCGTCTTCTTTATTTGCATAATGAGCATCATTTGTTGCAACAACTTTGATTTTTAATTTGTTAGATAAGTCTCTTATCATATCTGTTATAACTTTTTGTTCAGGACTATACTCTAGATCCATAAGCTGAGATTCTAGAAATAAGTTGTCTCTGCCAAAAAGATCAATAAGATTATTAGCATGAAGTTTAGCCTGATTCATGTCTTCTTGCAATAAGCAATTATGCATGGTTGACCCCATGTGTCCTGTGATACATATGAGTCCCGAAAGATCCATATCGGAGAGGTTCTGAATTGAGATCCTAGGCTTTCTATAAAAGTAGTCTGGCCTGTTGGTCTCAGAAACTAAACGAACTAAATTTTTCCATCCTGTATGGTTTTTGGCCAATACCAACATATGTTTCAGTTGTTGATTATCTTTGTTTTTTATTTTAGCATCATATTCGGATATATATAGCTCACACCCTAATATTGGTTTAATTTTTTTGGATTTTAGTGCTTGGTAAAAAGATACGCAGCCAGAAATTGTTCCATGGTCTGTTATAGCACAAGACTTTGCTCCTATTGATAAACATCTATTTGCTATTTGTTCTGGCTTTGATAATCCGTCCAATAAAGAATAGTGACTATGAACATGCAAGGGTATATAATTTTTCATTCTATGCTTCCTGGAGCTTTGTACTTTCCTACACTATAACCAGGAATCGTGTATTCGTCAACAACTGCATTCATACCTTTTAGCTCTATGTCGTGTTTAACTTGCTCACACTTTGTCATAAATTGATTTTTTGCAATAAGCTGTCCATCTCTATACTCTATTGTGGGAAGAACGTGAGTGTTATCAAAATTACTTTTTCCAAAGTGACATAACTTACTACACATCCATGTTTTATTTAATCTAGGTTTTTTTGTATTTTTAATAACTTCAAATTTTTCTCTTAGCATACTTTCTGTTTTATAAATATCAGAACTATCAAATGTCATAGAAAAAGGACCGCCATCATTTATAAAAAATATCGTTATAATTATATGTTTAATTTCTGGATATAGTTTTTGTACAGCATAGAAGTATATCATTAATTGAGGATCTGTTTCTAGCTTAGACTGTGTTTTTTCTTCTCCTGTTGCCCAATTAAGTCTTTTTCCTGTTTTCCAGTCTATAATTTCTATGGTATCTTCTCCAACTTTTGTGATCAGGTCTATCGTTCCTTTTATAGCCAAATTTCCTTTTAGTGAATCTCCATTATTTAATTTATATGAATATTCTGCCCACTTTTTATCTATAGATATGTCGAATCTTTGTTCTGGACAAAGTATTTGTCTATTTCTTGGATCAAAAAGACCGGAGCCATAATTTATTGCTTTATATACCCAGTCTCTACAATCAGAAAAATCTTTGTTAGACCATTTGTGATGAGAGAATTGTTCGCTGTAATACTTGTATACAGATTCGATGATCTTGTCTAAATCATAATTATTTGTTAAAATTTCTCCAACTATTTCATCATTGCATGTTTTTTCGTTATTCTGCATCGCCTGTTTAATAACAGCTAAAATTTCTAATACTTTATGTACTATAGTGCCCTTATCTGCTTTTTGATTAGACGGACCTCTCCATCCTAAAACATATTCGAAAAAATATTGTTGCTCACACATACAATGAGTATTATACGACGAGCTGCGAAAATATGTAATTATAATAGTATTATTCCTTTATTTTTGAGAAATTCTATAATTTGATTATTTTGTTCATCTATATTCAGATTCTGATTATCAATAATTAAATCAAAATTATTTTGATCATATTGATCCGGATCTAATGCCATCTCACTAGCATGAAAAGAATTATAAGGATTTCTCGTCAGCTTAATAACAAAACCTCTAGCTTTTTTAACTGTATCAACTTCATTAGGAAATCTACAATCGGCAATTATAGCCATATCTAAATTTTCTTTATTAATACGTCTAACTATAGCGTCAGACCAAACACTTTGTTTCATTCGTCTAAAAATATCTGTGCCAACAATTTGCATAACTTCTCTAGCAGACAATTGGCGATTTTCCCAATAACAATCTACTAACTCATTTTTTTTAATATCCGATCCATAGCATTGTTCATAGGTCAAACCAAGTATATCAATACATATATTTTGTTTCAATGGATCAGCAAAATTATATATAGCAATACTATTTTCAATAGTATGCTTATTGTATACAGATTGAACAAATTCGGAACAAGTAGTTTTACCCGACTGTTTCCTTCCAGCAAATGCTATTATTTTAGTTTTAGTCATCATATATATTAGTTATATTTTTAAGGTTATCTATTATTATAGAACAATCAGTGTCAGCTATGTCTGTTGTTACGAAATTAGGAACATGAATATTATAGGTTTTTTTGCATTTTTCAATTATTTTTTTAGTAGCTTCTATACCAGCGGCATCATTGTCTAATAAGAGTATTAGTTCCATAGCGCCAGAAGTGTCTAAAATCATTTTTTGTCTATCGCTCATAGAGGAGCCAAATATGGCTACGCTATTTCTTATTCCGCATTCTTCAAGCTTCCATACATTTCCAGGACTTTCTACAATGATAGCAACTTTAGTTTCTTTGATATAATGTTTGGCAAACCAGTAATTGTACAGATGGTTCTGTGCCTGAAACCCTGTATTATGTTTCCATTTTGGATATTTCCATCTATCTTCTACTCTAGGACATTGTTCTTCTGATGAATGATAAGAATTACAGCTGTCGCATTTCTCAAAAATACTTCTACCAGAACATCCTGTCATGAATTTATAGTTATCATCATATATTGGTACAACTATTCTATTATACATTTCTTTGTCTGATTTGTTACATAATCCAACATCGTATTTATTCAATACGGTATTGTTAAATCCTCTAGATAAAAAATATTCCGCTGGCATAATTAGACTTTTTCTAATATTATGTCTAGATATTTTTTGATCATAAATATTTTGTACTGGTTTGATCGAATTTACTAATCCGGCAAATATAGCCTTGTCTCTATCTGTTTTAGATATCTTAATAGAATCAAAGTCTTTATCTAAAAATTGCATACCATATTTTAATGCTTCGTCGAAAGAACAAACCTTGTCTCCTTCTTTGATCCAATCAAATTTTTTGTTGGATAAAACTCCGCGAATGAAACCTATGATTGATGATTTAAAATATTTTTCACATCCATGAGTTCTGCATTTCCAGTTTCCTCTGTAAACCTCTCCGTCAGGATACAAATTTAATGCTGACTTATTATCGCCACCATGAATTGGGCAACTCATAGTTATCATCTTACCAGTAGATTTGTATTCTAAATCTAAACTATTCAATAAATCATCTATATTATCACATAAATGATCACAGACTAATTTTAGCTTAGCCTGATCATACGAATTCGATTTGGTCTTTTTCATTTTGGTTAGTGTCTGACTCATCTATTATAAATCCACCAGAGTTATTTTTAGTTCTTGAAGTATTTAATAATTCCAATCTAGTTTTACCTTCTGTAATCTTTGCACACCAGCCTTTCATATAGCAATTAATATAGTCATTATCATCCAATCCCCCTCCATGGCGACACACTAATGGCAATAATTTTCTATTACCACTCTCTGGGCCATCTTCTGCTATTTCCTCATCGCTCTTTCTCTTGAAAATACTGAAATTACTACATAGCCATATAATTCTATCAGAACCGCTAGCAGAATCTGTAGACTCTTTTGTTATACCGTCTCTGTTTAATTGTATAAATGCAACAATTGGCACCTGATACCTAACCGCAAAGTTGTGAAGGCTCGTCATCATAAATCCAAGTACTTGGTACTCTTTTAAGTCTTGGCTTATTCCAACGCTATCCATAAGCTTAAGATAATCATAAAATATTACGCAATCTTTTGCTTTTCCTTCCTCATTTAATCCAACATCTTTAACTAGCCATCTACGCATTAATGCCAATTGATCTTCAAATGGTTTTCCTGCGATACTTTTATGATATAATTTGGTTTCTTTTATCTCATTAACTGCAGAATATATTTTTTGTTTTTTCTCTGGCGATTCTGCAAATTTTCCAGTTTCTATCGAGTTTATTTCTGTTTCTGTAATCATTGCCAGTATTCTATTAACATGGTCTTCTTTATTCATTTCTGTATCCATATTTAATACAGGGATGCCTAATTTTGCGATATTGTAGCCCATATTGTCAGATAACAGTGTTTTACCAGTTTTTGGTCTTGCTCCTATGACATTTATGGTTCCCTTTCTTAGACCTCCTCCTATAGCTTGGTCATAAACAGGAAATCCTGTTGGTATACCTACATGATCAACCTTATTTTCTTCTAAATTTTTTACATATTCTTCTATTGATTGGCCTATCTTTTCTGGGCCACTATCGGTATCATTTAGTAGACTAGTAAAATTAAATATACTATCTTCTGCCAATCCTATTATTGAGGATATGGGCTCACTACCAGTTACATCAAGAAGCTTGTCTTGAGTTAATTCTAATTGTTTTCTTAATAGTCTTGCTATTTCTAGCTTTCTAATTTTAGCAGCCAGTCTGCGAACATTTTCTAGTTCAACAGGAAAGTCTATTATTGCTTTTAAATGCTGTAGTTCTTCTTTCTTATTGAGAATGTGAGACAGTCCCAACTCTTGTGCGGATGAGAAAACAGATGCTATGTCGATTTTAGTAATTCCATTATCACATAAAAATTTTATGCATTTATATATGACTACATTACTATCTATTGTAAATGTTGTTTCTTGAATTATGTCAGCAACGTCCAAATAAGCCTGATCTCCATAGCAACATATTCCTGCCAAAACTGCTCTTTCAGCAGCGGGGTCACAAAGAATCATTTCGTTTCCTTTTCTACATTATCTGAGAGTGTTTCACTTGCTGAAGATTGAAGGTTTCCCTTGAATTTATCAAAAAACTTTTGTATGCATAACTCCGCTTGTTTTCCGTTATTTAGAGGAATATGATAATTTTCTACAACAGCTTGACTTGTTGATATGATTTCTCCTTTTGTGTTCTTATTTAGCACATTACAAGAAACCATAAATACCAATTCTACTGGAGCATCCAGGAATGCTTGGTTATTAAAAATTTCATCATATTGATGACTAGCGAACTCAATAGGATCAAATTTAGGAAAATTTGCATCTGCTTCTTCTTCTCCTATAAGTAGTTTTTCTGTTGCTTTTTTAAGAGCGTCAAGTTCTTCTTTGGTGAATTCTGTTTCTGACATTTTTACCTCCATTATCCGGCTGCTCTAGAGCACTTGTTACATTTATATCTATCGGGTGTATCAAAAAGCAAGTTTGAACTTATTTCTTCAGTTTTTCCACAAACACGACAAGTTGTTTTTACCAAAGAAACTTTTCTATTTCGCTTTGTTGGAGGATATTTAGTAAGTTTTTTATCAATTTCTACGTCTTCTTTATGCATATTTATTTCTGGCATATCTAGAAAAAGATTTTTTGAACTGTCCGATCCAACATTTTTTTGATTAATTTTTTTTCTTTTAGTCTTTATTTTTGAAGGGGCGGGTGGCTCTTCAGGTTCTGTAGGATTATTAGAGTCTAAAAGAGAACTCAACATAGATATAAGAGTTTTAATTTGCTCTGGATTATTTTTTAAATCATTGATGTCCATTTTTCACCTTATTCCTTTGAACAGAAAGCAGAATATCTGATAGATTTTTGAGTGAATTAGCTACGTATGATAATCTATCTGATCTTTGTTTTGCGTATTTCTTTATAGAATTTAATGCCAACGCTTTTTCGTTGTTCTTAATAGCTTGGTATGATTTTTCAACATATCCATATCCTTTATAGTTATTGATCTCATCTGCTATAGTTTCTTTTATAACTTCTTCCGCCCAATTATAACGAGCTATTTCTCTATTTAAATTCCTTTGTACATGAAAAGCAAATTGGCCCAATCTATAAGATATTTGAGCACAGTCTTCTGGACTGAGTTTTTCTATAGCATCTCTATTCATAGACAAATATTGATTTATTTCGTCTGTAGAAAAATTATGATTATCTGAATATTTAGGCAGTCCGATATTCTGCTCATATTCATCTAATATTTTATCCCAATGATCTACTTGTTCTTTAGTGTTCATGTTTTATCCTTTTTGACCATTCGTCATCATTCTCATTAAATGGAAGCTCTACATACGTTATACCATTTATTGAGCACCATTCTATTTTTTCTTTGTCTCTTTTCTTTTGTTTTATAAAGCCAAATTGATTATTGTGATAATGTCCTATGAATTTGTAGTGTTGTTCTCCGTGAGTCTCTATACATGTTTTAGTCAAAGGGAGGTAAAAGTCAAGGTACAGGGTTTCAGATTTTCTTAAAGGAATAGGTACTTCTTCTAAAATTTGTAAAGTAGGAAATAGAGATGTTATTATGCTTCTTGCTCTAAGGTGTAAACTAGATCTATTAGAAACTTTACCATGAGCCATATTACCAGTTAAATTCCAATTATGAGAATTATCATCCAAATCTTTAATTATCATATTTAATGCCCATGATCTTTTTTACCTCTATACAAAGGTCATCATAAACTTTAGGGTTATCTAATAAAAATTGTCTAACTTTTTCACTACCTTGAAATTTTTGTTTTTCTCCCATAAATTCTAATGTATACCAAGCACCTCCCTTGTTTATCAAGCCAACATCGGAAGCTAAAGATATAATTTCTGTTTGTTTGTCTATACCTTGACCATAACGAATATAGCTAGTTATAACACCTCCTGGCGGTCCTATTGCGGAACACAGTGTTTGCCATTCTACTTCTTGACCAATTTGAGTACTATCGGTACTAATAGTCCATGGCTTGAATGTTTTAGCTCTAAGTTTAATATCTGTCTGGTAAGCAATAGCTTGTCCACTCTTCTCTTTGAATTCTGCACCATAGCCTGTTGGATTTCCCATCAAATGAGTAATCCCTATAACAATATTTTTATTTACAGGTATCACATTTGCTACTTTGCGACAAAATTTAGCCAATAATTTTGCACCATCTGCTCTTTGCATTTTATCCATATCGCTTGTGATTTCTGCTTCTGTACATAATGCAGAATAAGAGTCTATTATTAATACAGACCCTGGTATTTCATTTATAATCCTTTCAGCAATTTGTAAATATTCTTCTGCGTGTAGAATCTTTCCTTGTTGTGAACCGATTACGTCAAACCTATCAAGATCCAAGGAAGGAATACCTTCTAGGTCTCTTTTCTTTAATCGTCCTTCAATGTTAAGATAGTAAACATGTCTTGGTTTTTTAAGTTCTCCAATATATTTTTCTTGTTGTGCTGTGGCTGCGAAATCTAAAGATGTTGTTGTCTTACCGCATTTTGGCTGCCCGGTAAATACAACAAAGCTTCCTTCTGGTATTCCTCCGTGTAGCACAACATCTAGTGATGGACTTACTGGTATGATTACAGATTTTTTATCTACTATCGAATTAGCGGATAGAATTATGTCAGATCCGAAATTTTTCATTACGTCTTCTTTAAATGTCATTATCTATATCCTTTAGTCTCGAAAGTATATTACTCTTATTAGTTTTGTTTTCTCTAAATTTTATATTATCTTTACGCTCAAATTCAACATTTTTCAATGATTTATTTTTTTCTTCTAATATTTTTTGATGTTTGTCTAATGATGTCTTAAGAAAAGGAGCCCTAAGAGAATATATATTTTGACACTCTTTAGAATTTAAAGCCGAAATTATAGCTTGGTCATCGTATTTTTTTACTAGATCATTTGCTGTAGCTATTTGATTTCTATAAAAACTTGACCATTTTTTGTTAATCCAAAATCTATAGTGCAAATCTTCTTTGTCTTTGATTGCCTTTTTTTCGCATATAATTTCTGTAATATACTGAGCCGCAGAAACAAACTTATTGTTGGAATACTTGGATGGATATTTTTTATTCATTTATTTGGGTTTGGTCTAAATATTGCGTCTTGACTATTTCTCGATGGTCCAGATACATATCTTTTCTTTAACTCATCATTCATCGCTGACGCCTCTTTAGTCATTATCATAACATTTTTTGTTTGCTTAGAGGACGTTTGATTTATCATAAGGTTTTTTGAGGTGCTGACAGGTTCTTTTTTTGTATCCAATTTTGATTCTTTTTTATCGTCTACCGATGCCGCGTATTTTTCGAGGGTGGACAAAACCTGTTTGATAGTAATGTCTAATTCTGTTGATATAGACTCTGGAGACTTGCCTTCATAATTCAACCATCTTATAGCGTATACTTGTGTTTTGTTTAGTCTACTCATAATATTAGATCTCTCTTTCTGCATTGTTTAACCATGATAAATTTTTTGACTTAATAAATTTTAAATAACATTCAAATGCTTTATTGTTTACTTGTATAAATTTGTTATTAGTATTAGCATTATCAAAAATTGTTGACTCTTTTCTATTTCCATAGATAGACATAGGATTATATGGCTTATTGTCTCTTGTGATTTTTATCATTAATTTATATGTATTATCTGGTCTTAATATTTTTTTAGCTAATACTTTCGAGGAGTCTTTCTTGCTTCTTGGATTATTATTACTATCTATAAAATCACTATCATCTATAAAAGTATAATACTCATCTTTTTTTTCTTTTTCATTATCTAATGTATTTCTAGGCTCAAAAATAAAGTCTGTCATTTCATCTCTCTTTCTGCTGCTTTTATCCATCTGTTATCTTCTGTTTTAAGAAACATAATGTATTTGTCAAATATATATTGATTCACTTCTTGAAGCATCCATTCTGATTTACACTTACTGTTTATAAATTTATTCTGACTGGTGTTATTATCTATCTTAGTAGGATTATATAATGTCTTTTGGGGACTTATCTTAACGAAATATTTATAGTTATTGAATGCGATATCTGCTTTCCCAATACTACTATATCTTGATTTCACGGCTTTTGCTACAACGTTTGAGTTGTTACCGTCTGATATTCTTGGAAATCCCTCATTGTCAATAAACTCTTCTAAGCCTTTAAAGCAATAGAATTTATCATCATCATTATTTATTTTTTTGATATTGTATATGCTATTCATGTTTTTTTAATTCGTCGTTTTTTTCTTGCTGGGGCTTCTGTCCATTTAGTTTTAGGCTTTTTCTCTATTCTAGACATACCAGATGGTAAATCTTTATTGAAGTCTTCTTTATATGAATTATGTTTTACATATAAATCTAATTTTTGATCATCTGTTAATTTATCTCTATTTCTATTAGCGAGATCACCAACTGTACCTAATTCACTATCAGATTTTTTAATAGATGTTGATTGTGTAGAGACATCTTGTATATATAAACGATATGTTTTTGTACTATTACAATGGGCGCAAGGTGGTGTTGGTTGATAGTCTTTGATATAAAAAAATAGTTCAAAGGACTTATTACAATCTTCGCAAGAGTATGAATATGTTGGCATTATGTATAAGTTTCTGGGAGATATAAGGTCCATTCTTTTGGCAATGCATTACTATCTATTTTAGCTATCGAACCAGTAACAGGCAAGTATTTTATACTCTTTTGAGGCATAACTGGCAAAGTTTTTAATGGCATATTTGCTTGTTTTGGCGTTCTATTTCCTTTTTTTCTATTGCAACTAAGGCAGGCGGTTACTATATTTGTCCAATTTGTCGGACTTCTTTGAGTATCTTTCCATAAAGACCTGGGTATAACATGATCATAAGTCAAGTCATTTATATCTTTGGAGTGATTACAATATTGACAAGTATAGTTATCTCTGATAAAAACATTTTTTCTAGAAAAATTTACTCTTTGATTATGTATCTTAAAATACTTAGATGTTTTAACAACAGCTGGTATCGGTATTTTTTTATTCACACCCTGTATAAAATCATCTTTATAGAAATCTATAATTTCTACGCTAGATGATATATTTTCAGAATCTTTAATAGACCATAATAAAGCTCTTTGCCAAGATATTATTGCTAATGGAGTATAATCAGCGTTTAATACCAGACACCTACTGCTTTCCTGTCTCATTCTCGTATGATTCCAGTCTTGTCAATATATTTCCTATAATTGGGTTCCTTACTATATCTGTAAAAGCTAGTCTAGAAACACCTATACCCTCTACTCTATCAAGGGCGGATATCATATGATAGAATCCTCCTTGTAAATGTCTATTCAAATCAGATTGACTAGTATCGCCAGTTAAAACCATTTTGCTATTTAGACCTAATCTAGTTATTAACATTTTTAATTGATCATATGAAGCATTCTGGCACTCGTCAGCAACAATAAAACAATCGTGAAAATTACGACCTCTCATGAGTCCAAGAGGAACTATTTCTATTCTATTATTGGTTTTTAAGCTATTATATTGAGAGCCAGATATAAAATGATTAATTTCATCTAGCAATGGTAGTAAATAAGGGTGTAGTTTTTCTTCCGCTGTTCCAGGTAAATATCCTATTTTTTCTCCAGATTCTACAACTGGTCTAGTTACTATTATCTTTTTGCATTTATTATCAAGAAGGTATTCTAGAGCCATACCTATAGCGATATGTGTTTTACCACTCCCTGCTACTCCTTGACAAAACGTAATACTGTTTTCGGCAACAGTTCTTATATAATCTTTTTGATTTTCTGTTCTGGGTTTTAATCTATTCCTGTATGTTTCTGGAATATTTAAAGGCTGAGTGGCATCTATAACTTTTGTTTTTTTCTTACCATTTTTATTATTTCTCAATTTGTACCCTTTACAAAATAGTGGTTAAATTAGACAGGCGCCGCCAGCGCAACTAATTTCCTCTATTCCTACGGTATTGTCTTCAGTTTCCGAAAGTTGCGTATAATCTACCTTCTTAAAACTATTAAACAGATCGCAATAAATTTTCCAATTGTAAACGTCTTTCATGCAATATGTTAGTCTTCTAACATCGCTATCAAAATACTTACCCGCAAAATTTTTCATTTTTGTTACAAATTTTAGCTTCGACTCATGATGATCTTTATGTGCTTGATTTAAAGTAACATAGTCACAAGCTGCCCAAAGGTTATTGTCAAAAGCATTTAATCCTAATTCAATTAATCCAGAACACCATAATGCAGCGTCACCGTATTCTTTAACTATTTCACGACTAGTATAAACTGTTGTGAATGGAGCCTGAGTATAGTCTTTATCTCCACTTTGTGGAATTAAACTGATACCAGCAAAATACTTACGATTATCATAAATATATTTTGTAACATCGTCCCATTCATCTGGCTTAACAGTGACAGTATTACTAACATTATGGCTTAAATATTCTTGTGTGCATAATGATCTATTCTTGCCGCTTTGAACCCAGTTCTTTTGGGTGTCTTTAACAATAGATAACATTTCAACGGCTGGCAATTGATTCTTTAATTTAGCACCGTCTGGCACTTCTATTGGGAACTTAATTACCTCATCCGTATTGTTTGCTGACCAGCTGGATTTTTCACAGGCTTGCGGGTTTAGTTTTTTGAAGTGTTGGTATGGAGCTTCTAAAACATTGGCCTGTACGTGTCTTATATATCTTTTAGCATGATGTGGGTGGATGCCAGAGCTTGTTCCAAGCATACTAGAACTTGTTCCTTCTGGCTTTAAGCACGTTACTCTTGCTGCTTGATTAATTTTGATCTTTTTGGAAAGATCTTTATTTGTTTCAACTGCAATTTTAGCCCCAGCACGAAGAACCTTTTCTGAAAGAATAAGATCATGCTTTTCCATTGTTCCAGTTAATGAAACTCCGAGTAGAGCTTCTCTTTCAAAGATTCTGCAAGTGATCTCTCCAAGATAATCTAGTTTAGTAAAACCGGCTTGTAATGTTCCTATAATAGCCGCGGCCTTGCACCTTTCATAAAAATCATTTTCATCTTCTATAGATGAACAATTTATTGTTGTTAGATTGCATCCTTGCCAGCCACTCTTGCCGCTTTCTTCATCAACTGGCCACATTCCAACTTCAACGCAAGGATTAAAAGTCATCTCTGTAGAATCACTCCAAATAAATCCAGGCTCACCAAATTCTTTTACACTCTCCATCAATTCTTGAAACTCCTCAAAGGTTGTTTCATCTTTTAAAAGCAAAGCAGAGTTGTTGCTTCTTGCTCTTTGAGGATTCTCTATATACCAATTACCAGTTTTTGCTTTTGCCATTTCCTCATCGTCAGGACTAAACAAAGCAAGACTAGCAGAGCGTCTAACTCCGCCACTTAAAACAGCATCACTACTGTGCATAACAATATCATAAGCATCAACTGGTCGTAGTTTCTTTTGACCATTAGCAACACAACGATCTAGTAGAGTTCTAATTTTCTCTAGTCCATTTTGTAGTGGTTCGAATCCAGGGGCTTTTCCTACGCCACTAGCTAATGATGATCCCTTTGGTCTAATATTTGAATAATCAAACACAACGTAAGTATTTTTGTATATTTTAAATTCTTCAATTGGCTTACTAAAGTATGAGCTAAGAAGAACGCCTAGAGCATCTGCCCAACCTTCAATACTATCTTCAATTACGTATTTTGTTCCTTCGTTATTATCAGGAATATCGTGCTCTAAAGAAGGGAGTTTAGCAACATGGTGCTTTTGCACACTGAATCCAGTGCCACTTCCACAAAGCAATAGCCAAAAACATTCCTGGAAAAATCTTAAACGATCACAATATGAACTTGTGCAGTTGTAGATCTTTGCGTGTCTTTTCATGATCGGCTCACCACCGAACTGTAATGCTCTCTGACTGCCTAGAACTCTCTTTTTATACATCATATCATATGCAAAGTCTATATCCTCAGAGATGCCAAATTCAGCATATTTACTATGCATCATATGCCTTACTCTTTCCACTGCCTCTTTCCATGTTTCTCTACGATTTTTATCTTCTAGCCAACGAGCGTATTTACTAACAAAAGTATAATTTTGCAATTCTTGAAGAGCGGACATATTATCTCCTTAAAAAACCATGCTGTAATCAGCAAATATGAAAAATTTGGACCAGAGAGTGGCCGTAGAAATCGATGAATTTGATATCCAAGTTGGTGTATTCATGTATCATAATTCATAAACTCAATTATTTTTTATCTTATGCATTATAATACACCACAAAGATTTTTGAGCCAAGAAAGATCTGGCGTTACTTTATGAATTTTCATTTTGCTCATTTTAATAAACAAATCAAATCTTTTTTGAGCATCATCATCAAATAATACTGTTCCGTGGTTGTCTATCATGTAAACTTCGCCAATACCTTCTTGCCAAAGGGCCATGATACAATCATTGCAACATTGCCCAGTAACATAAGCTATTCCATTGTCTGGTCTAACTATACAATTAGATAATGCGTTTCTTTCACTATGAACCATCCAGTGATATTTTTCTGGTCTAGTTTTTGGTAAAATTGTGTCATCTACATTTTTTGGAAAACCATTGTATCCAACACCCAAAATTCTGTGATTCTGGTCTGTGATCACACATCCGTGTTGAGTGTGTAAATCATGGCTTCGTTGCGAAACAACTTTAGCCAGCCCTAAAAAGTAATCAGTCCACATTGGTCTCATGAATGTATGATATCAGAGAAAGTCATTGAGTCAACAGGAAGTTATACCTCTATCATTATTCCATTGTTATCTCTGACGATCACACCAAATAATCTTTCAATAGCATGAACAAATGTTCCGTCATCTGCTATTGGCTCTTCTTCATAAGGAAAAGAATCAATGATTTTAGTATCAAATATTTTATTTATTATCTTAGGATCGTACCAAAACATTGTACCGGCACCAAAATAATAATTCGTTAAGTCTATATCTTTCGAATATAGTGACTTAATACAAGATTCATTTGAGCCTATCTTTTCTTGTAAATTGTATTTTAAATATTTTGGGATGATCATAGAGTTACCATCTCTAATAAGTTTAATATTATTTTCAATAGTTTTCCTGTCTTTTATCAATGAATATATGCTTTTATTTCTTACATAATTTCCATATTCTTTATCATAATTTGTTTTTTTTGTATGTAACTTGCATACAGCGTCGTATTTTTTAAAATCAAACTGCTTATTTAATAAAATCCATGGTAATATATCTCTGCCAATATTATCTACATGTAAAAAGTATGCATGTAAATTACATCGTAAAATTGAAGAATAAATATAATCTGGAATATTTCTTGGTAATGTAATATATAAATCAAATTTTTCTTTTGTATGATGTATTTTATTCAAAAGTTCTGGAATTAAATCTTCATAGAAACCATGTATTATATATGCTATTTTTGGAGACGGATCTTTGTGTGGCGTTGCATTATAAATTATATCTGATTCTTTAATTACATTCATTGATCTGATAATGGATACAGCAGTATTGCAATTTGCTTTTTGAAAACCATATTTTAAATCTGGTTCTAGATATGCCCCCTCGCCCCATTCATTCCAAGCGTTAATAAAAAGGAGTTTATGTTCGGTATATTTTGATTGTTTGTATGCTTTAAATAGCCAATCGCTGTATGCTTCTGGAGTGTCGTTAATAAATACTGATGCCATTGTTTTACGTCTTGGCGAATTATCCCAAGATGGCATAACGCATGGATATAATTTTGGTTTAATGTATTTAGTATATTTTTTTTGGGTTTCTATATAATCATATAGATCTACATTTTCTATAAAATCATTTAAATACGTATCTTTATTTTTGGCAATATCTTTGGATACATTTGGTATAGATTCTCCGGTCGGGCAAAAATTTATCTGACCATCAAATTCTGGTAAATTTGCATTTCCATTTACATACATTAAGCAAATACCATCAAATTTATTAGTAATTGCTATATTATTCCATACATTTATTCTATCAGATAGATTTGGAATATCATTTGGTTTATATATTATTAAAAGTGGCCTATTATTTATTTTAATATATCTATGATCATGCATATATTTGAGCATATCAAATAAAAAGCTATCATATGATTCTTCGTATTCTTGTTTAATTAGTAAATCTTTGTCTAATCCATCCCAGGTTTTAGTCCAGTTTTCATTAGCCCAGCATAAACAAAATTTAAAATTTATATTTTTGTTATTCACAAAATTTTCTATTGGTTCTTCCATTAGTGTCTTATTGCCAAATCTATAGTAATAAAAACAAAAAGCATCTATTCCAATACTTTTTGCTAGTTCGGCTTGTTTGATTATGATTTCTGGATTATTTTTTAGATCATAAAACCCAAAATCTCTTGGCAATTTTGGTTGATAATGCCCATCAAATAAAGGATATGCTTTTGTTGTGTTAGTCCATTCGGTAAATCCCTGACCCCAAAATTCATTGTTCTCTTTTATTTCGTGAAACTGAGGAAGATAGAACGCAATAGTTGTAACATCTGTTAACTTTTGATAATCAATATTTTTTGATATATTATTTTCAGCAAAATTATTAGATACATTTTTTACGTGATTTTTTATATAAGAACCAGTATCTTTATATAAATAATGAATTCTATTTTCTTTGTGTCCAGTTCTTATAAAATGATTTGTTGCTGATTTTTTATCATTGATATTCTCTATCAATAAGTCTATATTATATTTTAAATAAGTTTTCCAATCAAATTTATATTTATGAAATATAGAAAAAATATCTTTGATTTTAATATCTATGAGAAAAGATGGGTCGTGATTTAATATTTCTATATAATACTCATAAGCAGATAAATAATCTTCTATAGATATAGAATGATTAAATTTTTTTATATAGTCTTGATACTGAGAGTGATCCATGTAATCATTTTGACGATAATTTATTATATAGCACAATAGCTATACATGCTCCTAAAACACCCATAAACAATCCAGAAGGCTGCAAATCAGTTGATTTACCAAGAACATAAACAACAGCCCCTCCCATATATGAACCGGCTATGCCAAGAGCAACGGTCTTTAAGAAGCCAAAATTTTCTTCTCCAGGAATTATAGTTTTTGCAATAGATCCCACGAATATTCCATATACAGCCCATATTAATAAACTAAACATTTGCAGCCTCCATTAAGGTTGTAACTTCATCATCCGTGACAGATTCTCCTATATCTAGTATGGTCTCTGTAAGCTTAATGCCATATTTATTATAATCTTCTGACGATAATTCTTTACGAATTATTCTTTTAATTCTTAGTCTTGTAAACCAGCCCCTCTTGAAAGAAAGATCTTTAATTGTTTCAACATAGGTATTAGTTTTATCCTGAGAGGTCATGTTTTTTGTTTTATTTTTATTACATTCTTGTAGAACTCTGGTGACTGTCAATATGATACTAATTATCATGAGTATCGCTATAATACTACCAAATTTTTGATTAGGATCTATATTAACTTGGTTTAAAATTTTTTCAGCTATTTTATTTAGTTTTTCATTATTCTGTTGTGACATTATTTATTATCTCCTTAAAATTGACTTTGGTTCACACGAACCATCAACGCAATTATTTAAAGTTTTATTGTTACTTGTTGATTGCGCTCCGTCGCTTTTTTTATCTGGAATACAATATCCACAATCTACTTTTTTAATTCCATCTCCGCTGATATACCATCCTTGACCTTTACAAACAGGACATTCTTTACGAGGGTATTTCTTACTACTATCAGAATTTTTTACTTTTATAACACTAGCAGCTAATGTAACAGCGGCTGTTGATCTTGTGCGAGAAAATGGCACGGTGTCATTGGCTGTATTTAATAAAAATAAAGAAGATACCATTAATAATATAATTGTTTTCATATTTATACATTGTGCTCTAGGGAACGGTTTTCACTGTTTATTAGAAGATTATTTTCTTTGTCAAAAATAGATACCTGACTTACTTGCTCAATTGTTTCTAGTAATTCAATTATTTGTTTTGGATATGGTTGTTGATCTAATTCTGCTGTCATGGATTCTATTAGTGATGGTTGTAAATTATCTCCGTAAATTTTGATATTATAATTTGTAAGAGATATCTCTGATACTAATGTATGACTCATTATTATTTACCTATAATTTTATCTTTTAGTTTATTGATATAAGGAAATCTTAATTTTGGAGGCTTGGGTACTGTGTCATCAGTTCTCTTTTCTGTACCAAAAATTTTAGCTAAAGACAAAATAAAAGAAGTAATTATGCTTATTAATCTATTAAGTGCAATTCTATCTAATATTCTCATAAATAAACTCCGAAACCATAATCAGGCAATTTTTGAACAGGGAATCCATCAAAATTACTAAATGCATAACTGCCATTTTGTGCTAGCATACCAGCTGCTACGTCTGACGTAATAAGAAAACTTCCATCAGGTATTTTACCCCAATTAGGATGTCCACCATCATTCCATTTGCCCCAACTGTTTTGTACTAAAAATAATGGCTCACTTCCAGTATCATCGCATGCTATCCAAGCCATACAATGGGCCCAGTTGCCACTAACACTGGCTATTCCTTTCTTGTCTCTTTTATTACTAAAACCATAATTAGAACATACTGCTATTCCATATCCATTAGCCAAGGCATCTCTGGCCTCTTCTATGCTTTTAATTAAACTTACAGTTTTTATTTGATGATTATTTGCTTCATCAATAACTTTGTCTGGCAATCCTCTTGCTCCCCAACCAGCACCAAGATTACCATTATATTTACTAAAATCTGCAACACCTTTGTAGTTTTGGCGTAACACTATCCCGCCATTTTTACTAACAAATTCAGCGGCTCTGGCGCAACTCATTCCTTGTCCACCATGTCCACGAGCACCATAAATAGCCTCTGTTGCTCCACGAGCTATCCAAGATTCTTTTTCTCTATGTACATCTATTTCTACTGCTCTACTAATATCACAAGCATTTCTTGTTCCATGGGAAACACAATCTCCAGTAGTTTGTCTTTCATTATATGGATTTTTATCAAATTTTAAAACACTTTTATACGGTGCTGATAATTTCCCTTTACCACTATTTTTAATCTTAAAGCTAGCGTCACCAAATAATGGATATTTACTAACCTCCATTAGATGATCGAATATATGAGGCTCCCATAAACAACCACTAAATCCTTTTCTGTAGTTATTATAAAGATCTTGTGGTGTAAATCTAGACATTATTTTGCTCCTTCATTACATGCCCATGCAAGAGCATTGAAACCTTCAACTGCTTTTTTTCTAAGTTCTTTATCCAAAGACACATTATCTTCTCCAATTGTGCTTGTAATTACACTATTACAATTTTCAGCTAATTGTGGATATACTCCATCTATATCAAGCCCTAACATAATTCCACTCAGACTATTCGCTTGACGAATTTCTTCTGTGGTCTTAATTATTTCTTTGTCTTCTTCTAATGCTATTAGTTTTGCCAAATCAGAATAAAGAGAAGCAAGATTTTTGCCATCATTAGTTCTTGAAGAAGGACCAGCTTTCAATGACTTTATTACTAATTCACACTCATCTAATAAATACTCAGAAGGTTTTTCTAAATTAATAATTACAGAATTTGATTGCTTATTATCATTTAATAAATTACTAATATCTGGTTTGAGTAAACCAATTAAAATCAATAATCCTGCAATAATTAATAAAATATTTTTGGTATTCATACTATTTCCTTTTCTTTATTGCAAACATTTGGAGACAAATATGGGAACATTTGATCAGCTACCTTTATTGCTTCCGCACAACCGCTTTTTACAGCAAGGTCTCTAGTTTGCTTCCATGAAACAACTAATTTAAAAAATGTATCTTCGTTATCTTTGATTGTTGTTTTAATTACTTCTGGAGTAACAAATAAAATAGGATCTGTTTTTACATTTTTATTTTTTAGTTTGTTAACTAAATCTAATATAGTTGTTTGTATAGGACTGAGTTTATCCTTGAATAAAACCCATAGAACTATACCTATACCAGCATATAAAGCTAAATCCATAGTTGTGACTTTACTAGCAAATTCCTCGAAACTTTCTGTGTAATTCATTTGCTTTTTCTCTTTCTTTTTGTTGTAGATTTTAGATTTTGAGATTCCATAACAACAGGCTTGGTCTGGAAAATGCCTATGTCTCTGAATGTTGCGACCATTGCGTCTATAGTTGATCCCACAAGAATCATCAAAAATGATTTGATGTATTTATGCATAGCAGGCTCTAACAGATTAGGAACAAATGGAACATCAACAACCAAGAATACTTTATCATAAAAATTAGAAATGCTATCCATAGCAATTATTTTTTTATCTGATCCTTTTAAAGTAGATCCTGTTTGTTCTATAGTTTGAATAACAATAGCTACTGCTAATTGTAAAACTTTCCATGCTTGACTTACGGCAACTCTTTTTACTTCCTTAAAGGATTCTTTGGTCTCATTAGTTAATTGATTTAAGGCTAATTGAACCATATCAATCGGGGTGGCATTAGACATATATACCTCTTATTTTTATATGATGTTTCCTATAATAGAATACACCGCAACTTGACCTATTTTTTAGGTTTGCGCTTTTTGATAGTAGAAGATATCTTTTTTTTGGTAGGTCTTGGTATCGGCTTATCTGAAATATTAGATTCTTTTTTCCTATTATTGATTGCTACTTTAGATCTTTCTTCTTCAGTAGCAGTACTCCACCAAGTTTGTTTAATTTCTTTTCTACTATTTACATATTTCCATAATATAGCTAATTGACCACCAATTAAAATAACACTTTCTACACCATGACTAACATCTCTAATTAGATCTTCTTTTTGACCATTTTCTCCTATTAGTCCAACTAAATATAATCCGCTAAAAAGAAAGCTTACTAATGTGAACCAAAATTCACTAGTCTTATAACCTGGTTTTATCATAATTATAACCTATATTATGAGCCTTGAGTAGCATTGCCATGGTAGTAACTAGGATCGTCAAATCTATTTGTATATTTAGCTTGTATGGACTCTATTGTGGGCGTATTTTTAGTATAAACATTTGATACGTCTTTAGCTGTTAGTCCTGTAACTTTTGTACTAACAATTAGGGTTCCATTTTTGATATCATTACTACTGTTTGCTTTTGTAATATCGTTAGGCATAATTTATCTCCATTAGTGTAAAATTCTATTTTCTAGAGCTTCTAAAGTTTTACTTAGAGTTGCTATTTGAATTTTTAATTCATTCATGACATCTGAATTGCGTTGAAGAGCAGCAGAGAACGTAGCCTGAGTTTCTTTATTAGTATTGAGTCTTTCCATAATAAATTGTTTGTCATTAATATAGGGAGATTGTGTTTCAATCATATGTAATACTTCTGATTTAGTTGCCATGTTCCTTCCTATAGTTACCCAAAAACCAAGCATTGTAACTATTACTCCAATGCATGTTGTGGCAATATTTTCCCAGAAATGTATAATTGTATCGCTCATTTTTTTATCTCCGTAAATTAAATAAGCCAACGAAAATATCATTGGCTTATTTTTGTTTATGAACTTAAATAATAATTATAATGGTAATTATCAGCCTGTTTTAGCTTCATAGCTTTTTTGAACTGGTGTTTTACCAACAAGATAAGCCAATGTGCCAGGAGATGATCTGCTAACAGTAGCAGCTTCGTCTGTATAGAATGTATCAACAGCAACAGTTGGGGCTGAGCTAAAGGTACCAGAATAAATATTCCAATTACCAGCTCTTATCGCTGTTGTGAGTCTACGAGTTCTAATACTATTGATATAGTGAATACCAGTTGTTAAGCTTGGGACTGATGCTCCACTGAGTAATTTTGTGTTAGCTAATCCAGCCAACACTGTTGAACTACGTACTGCGATTGGCTCAAGATTATTGTATGCAAAAACACCAGAATTATTTGCTGGATCTGTGTTAGTTCCATTCACAACTGTTGAGCCAAAAGCACTGAATACAGTTCTGCCTAATGAAATACCATCTAATTGTGTTGATTTGGATCCAGCATTAACAGACGAACCACCATTATTTTTGGTTGATACTGCTGTTACTGCGGAGCCGCCTTGTTGAATTGTGGCCATTTTTTATCTCCAGATGAAATGGGATACTAAAGTAATATTACTAATGTAGTAATACCCCTAATATAGATTATTTTACAAGATTTTTTGAATTAGGTCTAGTCCATTGATGGAAAATAACTTAATTCCGTGTAAATTGGCCTTTTCTATAGTTCTTATATGAGATTCAAGCCATATATTACCATTGCATATTATTTTTATGTCTGGAACTTTTTTATTGATTAATGCTGAGGCTAATATATTATCATTAATATCGTCTAAAGAATGACCAGAGGATGGATATACAGTAGATATCCCATGATCAAGAAGGATTTGGCATACCTTGTACAATAATTCATATGTATATATGCGATACTCTAATATATATCTAAGTTCTACATTATTTTCTAAACATAAGCCTAAACATTCCTTGATATCTTCTTTAAATTTATCATATTTTCTATTACATAATGAGTGTGAAGGTAATAGTAATTCTATAATATTGGCTCCATTTTTAATGGATGAACTTATAGAAGATAGTCTGGACCTAAGATCTAGAGTTCCAAGAGGGTAGTCGATAGGACAAGATAATTTTATTGAATCTGGTATATTTAATTTAGCTAATTTTAAATATGCTGGCAAAACAGATATGACATTAACGCGACTTTTTGCAGCTATTAATATGTTATTTTTTGTTTCTAATTCATTGCTTGATGTGTCATAGTAGCCATATTCTATATTCATAGTTATTTTTTCTTAACTAGATTTTTTAAACTATCTATATTAGGGTATTCTTTTGTACATAATACACCATCCGCAAACCCATAATCAACAGCTTCTTTTGCGGATAATATCCAATCACATCTGTTTGCTAATTGAGATTGAATATGTTTTTTCGCCATCATTTTTTTCCAATTTTTATCTTTTGCCATATCGCTATTCATGCACCTTTCAACATATATATCAATCATCTTATCACATTCTTTTTCATTCCATTGAACACTTTCTGCCGCCGCTTTACTATGTTCGCTATCTAGGCTTATAGATCCATAATGTATCAATACATTCACATTTGGCATTAGTACTCTTAAGTCTGGCGCTTGTAAAATAATACTACTAGCAGACTGAGCTTTTGCGTAAGCTAAGATTATAGTTTTAGATTTTGATTCTTTGATCGTATCGTAAATACCTAAACAATCCTCCCAGTCTCCTCCTGGGATATGCATATGAATTAGAATAGGTTCATTTGAAAGTTGATTTAAGTATCTCATATTTTTTTCAAATACTATAGCAGACTTAAAATTAACCTCTTCGTTATCACTTTCATTTAGATCAGAATGGAGATATAATTCTCTATTTTTTAGATCTAGTCCATATGTATGAATACAGTATAGGTCATGCTCTATAGAATTATTGGCTCGTGGCATTGCTATTCCTCTAGATGAGAATAAATGGAGGAAGAGACTTTGTTCATAACCTCTCCACTATTGAATATTTTACCAATAGCGATTCTAAATCTATATCTAGTGAATATATCTAAGGTTTCTACTCCATCTACAGATTCTATAATATTAGCGATATTAGGAGTAATAGAAAAATTTGTATGTCCTGTCCAGAAATTAAAAATTTTACTAGATGCTGTATATTCGTTAATAGGAACTATACCCATTGGAGTAGATATAACTTTGATCTGAGTATTTTTTTGTTGATTAATTTCTTTTTTTATCATATTATCAAATATTTCGCCAGGAATAATGTCTTCGTCTTCGTAATTACTTTCTTCGCCTTCATCATCTATTTGGTCAAAAGTATCTTCTTCTTCACCAAAAAATGGATCGACCCATTTTTCCCACACTATTATTTTTTTTGAAATAGACATTGCAGCTCTCCGTTCTATATTATTATAATACCCCGAGCTACTTCTGTCTTGCGATAGAAAATACCTGAGACGGTTTAATAATAGGCTGATTTTGATTGTTGGTAATATTATTCCTCTTTTCTTGCTCTATAAGAACCAAATTAAATATTAGATTTTCATAAAAAAGAGTATCTTCTGGACTAGAAGAATTAGATTTTATTATAGACAAAATTTCTTCTCTCATTTTTGAATTAATGGTCATATATAAAAACTTAGCGAAAGTTTGCGATAATGATTCTATATTTGCAAAATCGCTAAATTCTGGAAAAAGACAAGAAACATTTATTTTAGACTCTTCATCAATCTCAAATCTAATTGAACCTAAAATTTTTTGAGGCTCTTTATTTTTTACAAAAAAGAATGATGAAATTTTCTTAAAATAGATTTGTACATAGCTAATATATTTTTTCATAGAATGTACATTGCTCTAGTGAAAAATCTATCATGAATTATTTTTTTGCTTTTAATTAAATTACCAGAGAGAATATTTTTTTCATATTCTTTAGGAATCATTCCAATAAAATAAATATGATTTTCATTATCTATATTACGAACATCATATAACTTGAGCTCTAACCAATCAATATTAACGTATAAATATTTTTTTACTAATTCTGATAGATTCTCTTTTATGGGCTTTGATGTATCATTATCAATATCTGGTACAACTAGCTCTGCCTCATCTAATGATAATATATATGATTCATTATTCTGAATATCATATGACATTATAATTAATTTTAATTTATTCATACGTCTTGATTAGTCCTATCGCTTTTTTGATATTTTGCCTTATGGCTTCTCTGGTAACTCCGTATATTTTCCCAATTTCATTTAGAGTGAGATTTTCAAAATAATATAGCTTTATTTGTTCTTTTTGCTTATCACTCAATATATCAGAAGACAATAAAGTATCTATGCACTCAGTAACTGATCCATCCTCTTCTTTTTGTATTAGAATATCTAGCGGGTCTTGAGCATCACAAGGAATATTACTATAATAGCTTTTTTCAGTAATGTTATCGTCGCTAAAATCTAGTGAGTAGTGTTTATGCTTTGGCGATTTATTGTATTTTTTAGTAATATATGTTTGTATAGCCCATATTGCGCATTGGTTTCTATAAGCATACTTACTTTTATGTTGTCCTGTTTTGCCTGTTCTATTTGCATCCCATTTCCAGTCTGCTTGCATAATGGCTGTAGCAACATCAGATATAGCGTCTTCGTTGGTTAGCATTTCTTTTCTTAAAGATTCATAGAACTTACCAGCAAATTTTGATATGGTCTTTTTTGCTAAAGTCATATATGTAGACAGACTTTCAAACTCAATCGTATTTTCCATCCTAAAGCTCCTAGTTAAATTATGTTAAAATCAATTATTTAGTCAATTTTTTCCACTGATCTGAATCTGGACGATCTTTATCTCCAGGTTTTGCTGGACGATAATTTTTACCTTCTTTTTCTCTTTTTTTGCGAATGTTTTCCCAAAGTCCAGGCTTGTCCGCTGATGATATTTTATCGGCAGACTCGGTGACGTACATGATAAAATCATGGATCGTTCTCATATAGTCCTCTGTGATAGCGATTTTACCTTGTAGCCAGCTTTCTGTCAAGTTTTCTTTAATAGATGGGCTATCTAATGAATTTAGAATATTTTGAGCATGATTAGCAATTGCTCTTAGAGACCCAACACTCATTTCATAGAAATCATTTTTATATTCCATCATTTCCATTTCTGGAGACTCTTCTTCAACATCTTCAATTTTTGTAAAATCTGTTTCCTCTTCCGAGTTAGACTTATTTATAGGAGCTTTTTGTGCAGCTTCTGTTACGTTTTCTGTTATTGAATTCAACAAGTCATATATTCTATCCATTTTTACACCTGTAATGTTAGGAAGTTATCTATACCCATTTGTTCTATTAATTTAATATAGCTTTCATATAATTGAATACCATTTTCACTGCCTTGTAGAAGAGGAATCATAATTTGAGCTGTAAGTTCGTCCCCTATACTTCTAGCAGCTAATATTGTAGCTTTTTCTGTTTCAGCAGCTTCTTTAACTGATGCTAAATTATATCGTATCATTGCTAACATATCATGGCGAGTCCAAGAAGGGGGACTAACAACTAAAGGTTGATAATCTATATCAAAGAACTCTAATCTTTTAAGATTTTCTATAGAATGTTGATGCTCTTCTTCTGCATCTGCCTTGATAACAGCAGCTAATTTTTTATATCCCCATCTTTCCAAGTGAGCGGCTTGGGCTGTTAATGATGTGGTCTGTTGCCAATGAATATTGAGAGATTTTTTAAGTAACTCTACCACATTCAGATTAGCTTGGCTAATATTAGTTTCTGTTGATGTTGACCCCTCTACAGTAATGGATTGATTTTTTAATAGTTCTTCTATAGATTGCATATTAGTTATTTCCTTTGAATTTACCATGCTTTACAGGACCAGTAACGAGCTTTCCATTTAGGACCAGGATTATCACAATTATGTCTTGCTCTAAAACTTTTACGCCTTTCGGGAATGTTCTTTTTTATTTTCATATTAGGATCGCCAAAATTAACTTTGACTACATTTCCTTTTTCGTTCTTTACATATACGCTAAATTTTTTGGGGCCATCAGGCGTTCTAAATGGTTTGTTTAGAGTAACTTTTCTTCCATTTTTTTCAGCTGCAATAATCTTACCATCCTCATCGATAATTTCTGATGCTTCTATTTCTATTACAAATTCATCCCACTCATCATCCCAAGAGTAATTATTAGCTAGCAATTCGTTATGAACTTGCTCTATAAGAGAAGATCCTTTTGTTTTTGTTTGAGATAGACACACAGCGACTCTTTGTTTTGTGTCTTCGTAGTCTTTTTTCATCACTTCATCGCTCATGCATCTTGAAACGAACTTTTGATTATCTTCATTTTTTTCTGGTTTAGGAATAGGCATAGTATTTCTCCTTACTTTGATATACACTGAATCAAAGCATCAGTGGCATTGCTCCACGATAACTTTTCGGCCATTTCTAAACCATTTGGATTAGTATTTATTCTATTTTTATAGGCATATCTCATAAATTCTTTGAATTGATCAATTTCTTTATCTCCTATTTTTGCCCATTTTCCAAAATTTCTAAAGTATTTATTATCATTGGCCAATTCTAAATCTGTTATTTCAACAAGAAAAGAATTTTTTTCATTACAAAAAGCGGTATGGGCTGAATAATTAGTTGTTATGACTGGCTTATTCATAGCCATCATTTCAAGTAACTCCAAATTCCAGCCTTCTGCTCTTGATGGAAATATCCCACAATCTGCATAACTCATTAATTGAGCAACTTCTTCTTGAGTATTAAGCCTTGGAAATATTTTAATTTTATCTTTAAGCTTACTATTCATATATAATGAATGCCAGTATTCTAATTCCTGAGAACTAAAAGCAGCTTCTGAAGATGATCCATTTATCCATAGCTCTACATCATCTTCCTCTGAAAATGTTTCATTAAATAAATTAATTAATATATCATGTCCTTTTCTTATTTCCCATTTTCCTATATTCATAAATACATATTTTTTAGGATCTTTTAGCGACGGCTTAATTGTATGATCAAATAAACTTACATTAACGCCTAAAGGAACAATATCTATAGTTTTATTTATTCCATTACTTTCTAATACTTTCTTTGCCCATTCACATGTAACTATAATATGATCTGTACTATTTAGATGATGAATTTCTTTTTTTGTTAAATCTGTTAGTTCAAAAAATGGAAATGCAAAAAATTTACCAGTACCTATTCTAGCACCCAAATCAAATTGATGCCATATTTTTAAACACGGAGCATCTTTATCAAAATCTTCTTGTTTTTCAAAACTTTTGAAACAAGCGGCCGCATCATCTTGGTTTTCAGCATTAATCTGTCCCATTGGGAAAAGGGTGACATTATGTTGCTTATCATAAAGTTGCTTTAGGAAATTAATGCCAGCAACGCCATATCCAGTATATCCTATTGCAGAGAAAAAGTTGATATTCATTTTTCATATATCCTATTGTGGGTGTTGTTTACTTGTATAAATGTCGTTTTTTTGCCGAAATCTTTTATTTTATTTGCTCCTATATATGTGCAGGCGCTTCGTATTCCTCCACAAATATCTTGTACGATATCTTCAGCCGTTCCCTTATATGGAACTATGACGCATTTGCCTTCTGCTGTTCTGTATTTTGCTATTCCATTATGGTGTTTATCCATAGCATTTTTGCTACTCATCCCATAATATTGTAAAGATACTTTTCTTTTTTCAGTATTTGGGTCACCAGGATCGTATGGCTGATATCCTCCACTCCTCATTTTATATTCATATTTCCATTCTCCTTCACATTCATTTGCTCCAGCGAACATACTACCAAGCATAACAAAATCACTATTTGCTCCAAATGCTTTACAAATATCTCCTACTACTTTGCATCCACCATCTGAACAGATATGTCCTCCAAGACCATGAGCAGCATCTGTACATTCCATTACAGCACTCAATTGAGGGTATCCAACGCCAGTTTTTAAACGAGTGGTACATACACTACCTGAACCTATACCAACCTTGACTATATCAACCTGACCATGAATTATTAATTCTTCTGTCATTTCTGGAGTAACAACATTTCCGGCCATTATAACTGATTCTGGAAATAGTTTTCTTATATGAGCTGCTGTTTTTACAAATTGTTCAGTATATCCATTCGCAATATCTAAACATATATTTGGGCCTGGACGATGTTTGCCTTCTGTCAGATGGTTATGAACGTAAGATAATTTTTCTAGATCTTTCTGTCCAGTTCCTATGGAATAGAAAACTAGGTCTTTATTAGGAATATTGGGATCGCTATAAAAATCAATATATTTATCTGGTGAATAATGCTTATGTAAACAAGTTATGGCACTATGCTTGACTAGTGATTTAGCCATAGCAAAAGTTCCGACAGTATCCATATTAGCTACCATAATTGGTACTGCCAATAATTTTCTTGGAGAATATTTAAATTTAAATTCTCTATGAATACATACATCAGATCTGCTATTGAGTGTGGATCTTTTAGGACGAATAAGAACATCGTCAAAATCTAGTTTAATTTCATTAATTATTTTTTGCATAGTTTTCCCAATTAATATTATTATTTATGTCGTTAGAAGTATAAGTGGTTCTTTGATGATAAAAATGCCAGATAGGATCGGATACATATGTTCCGTTAGTATCTCCTATGTTCTGTACGCGAGAAATTAATGGCTTTATTTGTAGTAGTCTTTTGCCTCCACTAAACAAAGAATTATTCAAATGAGTGTCCCAAGAAATTCCTCCATTTCTTGGAGATAATTGCTTCGTCCAATTGTCTTGAATAATTTTCCATTTATTTGACCAAAAGGCACAACCCCAAGCACAAAAGAATCTTTGAGAAATAACTTTATACGTGTCTGTTTCATTTATTTGTTCTGTTTTATTATATCCTGTGATAGAATAAACGTTTTCATCATTTTCATATTTCTCAAATACATACTTATAGTATTGTAATGAATCCTTTGTAATAGGAGTATCATCTTCTATATGTAGAATATATGGAGAGTATTTAGAGTCAACAGCTCTTTGTATAGCCGATAAAGTATTACGATTACATCCTATTGGAGTGTAATTGATTTGCATATCTTTTTCTAATGTAAAATCATCAAATACGGATATTATTTCGTCAGAATAAAAATCAGCGCTTACGAAAAGTTTTATATTTAGATTTGTAATATCACAAGATAGAATGCTGGATAGTACTTGTCGCAGCATTTCTTTTCTTCTAAAACAAGTGATAGATAATGCTATATTCATATATTAAAGAAATACCATCTATTATGAGAATCTATATTTGCAGCAGTATCTATAGAATTCAGATAAGACTTAATCTCATCCCAAGAAGAAAAGATCATCATGTGCGGTATTGTTCCAAATAGCCAATCTGGAGTATTCTTTTTTCCTTGAACCATGTGTATTATGATTGGTTTTTTTTGACGATTTGCCCAAAAAATTTCTTCATATGTTCCACAGGGATGAACATCTAGATCAAGATTGACTATCAAGAAATCACTAATATCAACGAGTCTTAAATCAACTGATCGTATAGTTTTCATTAACGAAGATAATTCATTATAGCTTTCTTGTAATTTTAATTGAGTTTTGAGTTTATGTGTCTCATTATCCTCTTGACCAAGAATGGTTGGTTTTTTTATCGGATTAAAAACAACAACTCCGATTTCTTCTAAAAATGGAGTTATATTATCTCTCCATCCATTTCCTCTGTCTGGAACTCTATCCATAGCACCAGCAAGATAAACTCTTTGATTTTTTAGTCTATTATTCATTTTCAATAATCAATAAACATATAGGATACAAAATTTTTTGATCTTTTGATGCCATTGTCAAAAGTTCCATTATTGATCTTTTTAAGATCAGTAAGTCCTTTGGTAATCCCAGCAAATATAGCCAAAACCAATAATATATATGTCATATCAATTCTATTTTTTAATAAAAGTAGTGTTAGGTTGGTAAACAAAAGTTGTGTAATCTCCCCATATATCATCTATCAAGTCACTTATGAAGGACCAGTTACCTCCAGAAAATCCGCATCCAAATTTTGGGGCATGTATTTGGAATAAGGGTCTATTAGATACATTTTTATCAATATTGTTTTTTATAAAAATACTAATATGAGACATGCATTTGGCTAAAGATCCATAGTTTATTAGTCTCTTATTAGATAATTTTGAAGGTTGATTGTGGCAAATCATATTTGCAAAAATTAATTTGTGTCTATATTCTGATTTTATTGGAATATCTATAAATTGCACATGTCCAGGATTTGTTTTAATAAAATTTTGACCTAGTAACAAAAAATTTGTTTCTACTTCTGGATAAAGATCCGCAATGTTCTTGGCAAAACCATTTTTAAAGGTATTTGTATTTCCGCATATATGAGGAATTAAGATAGAAGATCCATTAACACCTGATTTTAGAATACTGTTGACAGTATCAAATATATTATTCTGACTCATTCTAAAAGAATGAGAATTGATTAGAGCGTTTCTTGGCATGGTTCTTCTCCTTTAACGTATGATAGCACAAAAGGAGCCGAAGTCAAATCATGTATTCATGGCGTTTCGTCACAATAGTGTCTGGACTCTAGGATACCATACCTGAGATAGTGAACTTTTGCTTTTATCTCGTTTGTTATTTCGCCTTTTTTAAGATCTGAATTTAATGATAGATATTTTTTCCAATCAAAATTTGAAGGAAGTTTATTTAAATTATATATACGTCCTTCTTTTGATCCATTATTAATAAAATGACTTAAAGCATAAGCTTCTATAGCGTTTTCTGATAGTGCATGAATTGGTATTTCTTTTATTATATCTTCATTACATATGAGATATATATTATATTCAAATTGATCAGGAATGCCCAATGATTTATATATTTTGTTTCTATTTTCATCATTAATTTTTAAAAATTTACCATAAGTATCTGGATATGTATCTATAAAAGGAAACAAAAAATAAGAAGAGTCATACTTATCTATTTTTTTTGAAATGTTTCCATATTTTTCAATCATCTTATTATTAAGAATTAGATTAGACTCAGTAAATATAGAGAATATATACTTATTTTGAGTTTTGTATACCTCTCTTGAGGTATCTTCTTTGCCATCATTTTTCCATGACCCATTCCTTACTCTATTAAATTTTCTAGTTAAGTAATAGTTAAGTGATTGTGTAATATAATGGGCTAAAAAAATATCAGCTTTTGTCGGATCTAGATTATCAGGCAAGATAATACTTTTAGAATTTGGGTGGTGTGCTCTGTGTTCAAAGTGAATATAATCATGATATATAGAATCAGCAGATATATAATTTTGAATTTTATTATCCCAAATAATATGATCTATTAATATTTTTGATTTTATCAAACACTTCATAGTTGGAGATGGTGGCTCTTGGCTACTGTAGGATACAACAGAATTGGAGTACTGAAAAGTATCAATAATTGAATCATAAATTGATTGATTCTCTATAAATCCGTGACCAAATAATATCCATCTAAAACCTATGGTATCATATTCATTATAACCATCAGATAAAAATTCTTGGATAGTATCATAATTTTTTAGATATAGAAATTCATCAGCATCAATAAAGAAACAATATTCATAATTATTTTTAGATAAAATATTATCAATAAAATATTTAGCATCAGATCCTTGTGATCCGGTTTCATATTTTAATATAGTTATTAGTGATAAATATTTTTTATCTATAAAATACTGTATATTAAATTTAGAATTTAAATCTTCTCTGATAAATATATGATTGAAACCTAAATTTATGTAATGAGATATAAACTGATTAATATTTAATTCATCTAAACATGTACAATATATACAACATGTATCATTCATATAATTTTTTAATAGGTTGAGGTATTATATCCAGTATTGTAACAGCATCCATTAACCAGATGAGCAGCCCTGTAATTATTTTTCATTGCAATAAGATTACATTTATATTCTGTTATAACTCCAGGCTCATTTTCATTATCCATGTGTTCTGCATAGCCATTTGGAAAAAATTTATTATAATCCGATTTTCTTCTTAATCCAGGATTGAAACTAAATCCACACCAATTTCCTGTATTTGGAACAGATACCATTCTGTATTTTATATTATTTCCAATAGATAAGATATTATTTTCAAAAAGAGTTTTATAACTTCCTTCATTTTCAGCCATATGATCATGGGAGTGTCTACACCATATCTGATGTATATCTGGTCTACGAGAAAGTATTTCTATAGAATCAAGAATAAAATTTTTATTACCACCAAAAATATAATCATCTTCTATATGAAATATATATTCCGTATCAATCATATTATATATTTTGTCTATGGATTTAATTTGACCAATTCTAGATTCGTTTTTCAAGAAATCAACATCTGGATATTTATCTTTTAATAAAACAAGATCTACTGCTGGATTATCTTCTAAAACAATAAATCTTTCAATAGGATAAGTATTAAGGTTTAAAAATGTTAATATACATTGATCTAATGATTGTATTCTACCATAAGATGTTACACAGACGCTTACTTTGGTCATTTACCATCTTCCTTCTGGGCATTTTTGATCAGCCCATGCTAATTTATTTAGAAATATTTTTTTATTAGATAGATTGCATCCGCATATCTTACATTCTGATTTAACAGAATCGTATTTCTCGCAAGCAACACATATGTTAAATCTTCTATTTATTTCTTCTTGAGAACTTTTAGGCAAGCCTGCGTTAATATGAAACCATAAAGATCTTAAAAAGGTTTTGATTTTAATAATTGTTAATGTCATCTTTTTTCGTTTCTATGAAAGGAACTATATTATTATCTTTATCAGTATAGAATAATTGTATAATTTCTATCATTGTATTAGGCTCTAGCCATCTAGAAGAACCATCAGTTATAGAAATGCAAAGTCTTTGTCCGTTCTTTTTAAAATCGGATGTTACTATATAATAGCAATTATTATGGTTGATACAATTTCCACTATTGACTAATTCAATGTATTTCATTTTTTCCATATGTATAAGAGGTTGTTATGCACGGCATGTTACTTGGGTATTTATTTTCTATATATTTTGCACATTCAGATAATTCAAAGTCTACATTAGGACCTCTTTCACTTTGATCCTTACAATTATGATGTACTAGTGCTGGTAATACATAATTTTTCATACCTTTGTTTTGTGACTGTAAACATATGTCAAGACCATAAGAATGATTATACGGTATATTAGTGTCAAAAGATAGATTTTGATTATTTTTTACCACTAAAAAACATTCGTCCAAATATGATATTTCAGATGGAGTACTATATTCGGGGCTTAATAATATTGTTCCCCATTTTTTATTGTTTTTTTCTTTCAAACATCCTATATTTATATATCCTGGTCCTTTTGCGGCAATTATTTTACCATCGCTAACAGGATATTGAATTGATCTATTATTTCTTATGTTAAGAACCCCTGCGGTTCCGCAAACACCCCAATTGCAATCTATATCATTTAGCTTAAATATTGAAGAAATAAGTTCATCTTGGAATTTTTCATGAAAAAATACATCATTATGAGCATAAGCTATGTATGTAGAATTAGTTATTGTAATAGAAGAATATGAGTCAACACATTTTTTAAACCCATTGATCCTTATAAATGGAAAAACTTTATCTATATATATTTTTGACTTTGCAATATTTTTCTCAAATACACCAGAATTATCATCTGATACTACAAAGGTAAAAAGATTTTTAGCCATGATGAATTATGTGTAATCGTTCCATTCTTCCCATATCTCGTCAGCTCTAATAGAATTTTTTTTATTTTTGAATTCTTTTTTTGCCTTATTTAAGTGTTTATATTCATCACTAATAGACTCTGTTTCTTTTTGTCTATTTTTAGAAATTTTATTTCTTCTTTGTGTCTTTTCTGACTCAGTTAAGTTATTATCTTTATTGTTGTCTTTATTGTTGTCTTTATTATTGATCATGGTATATATTTAAAAAGTTCTGGATGATGTATTCCGTGAAAACCAAATGGTATATTATTTTTATCGTAATCGCCAACTTCTATCGAAAATCTATACCCTAATTCCGTTGGAGCAAATTTACATCCACAATCTTCAAAGTATTTTCTGTAATAAAATGCCAATATGAAATCTTCTGGTAGATCTTTCCTTACTCCAGCCATTAGGATTTCGTTATAATCAATATTAGGAATCAGATTTTTCTGTGCAGCAAGAAATTTCTTACTTCTCAAACTAAATCCACCATTTCCGCAAATATGATTAAATGGAGGCCAAGGAGCGCCTATGTAGTCATATTCTAGAAATTCTGGCGTCCAAGCATTAGGGTTTATTATGAAACCGTCCCACTGAATGACTAAAACATATGATGTAGATATAATATATGGTAATTTATTTATAATAAATTGACTATAGTCTACAGTATTTTTTAGCGTTTGGTTCTTAATAAGAACAGTATCAGCGAACTCAGCATAATGTTCACATGTTTTTATCGCTTTTTCTGTCTCTTCTATTTTTATAGACGTTGTAGAGAACAGTGTAACATGCTTCATATTTAATTTTTTAGCCATACAAATATAATAATTAGTAGGCTTGACCTGTCAAACAAAAACTATATATATTATGCAGGGCGCTGGATTATTATATCAATACATAAACTCAAAACTAACCCATATGAATAACATAACGCTGGTTACTGGCATATGGGATCTAAATAGGTCAAATGCCCCAGAGGGTTGGAATAGAGACTTTTCTCATTATAAGAGTAAGTTCATAGAACTGCTAACTGCTACACAACATATTAATCTTTGTGTTTTTATAGATAAAGAAAATGAACAATTAGTCTGGGATTACAGAAAAAAAGAAAATACAAAAGTATATTACCATTCAAAAGAAGATTTTTCTGGTAATTTTTTCCCATTTTTTGATAGAGTTCAAGAAATAAGAAATAGTCCAGAATGGAAGGATCAAGTTGGATGGTTAAAGGATAGTACTCAGTCAACTATGGAATTTTACAATCCCATGGTGATGAGTAAGATGTTCATGCTGCATAATGCAAAAATATTTAATCCATTTAATGATGATTATTATTATTGGATAGATGGAGGAATAACGAACACGATACATTATGGATATTTTAGTCACGATAAAGTTATAGAAAATGTTCCTAATATATGCGATAAATTCTTATTTGTTTGTTTTCCGTATGAAACAACCACAGAAATCCATGGTTTTGACATAAAAGGAATGAAGAAATATTGCAAGTCAGAAAATGTTGATAGAGTTGCCAGGGGAGGATTTTTTGGAGGCCATAAAGACTATATAGCAAAAACTAATGAAATATACTACGGTCTGCTTAATGATTCATTAAATGATGGATACATGGGTACAGAAGAAAGTATATTTACTATAATGACTTATTTGTATCCTGAAACTTTTAAATTTGAACTAATAGAAAATAATGGATTATTAGGAACGTTTTTTGAAAACTTAAAAAATAATTTCATAAATTTATCAAAACCTAAATCTATAGAGGACAATAAACTTGTTCTTTATATTAATACTTTTAATTGTCCTAAACAATTAGAGCTATTAATAAATTCTTTTCATCAACATGATGTAAGATTTCTTCAAGATACAAAAATTATTTTAATAAATAACTCTACTGACGATATACTTCAATGTGATTATGATTTGTTAGTTAATAAATATAATATGACCGAGATAAAAATGGGCAATCTTGGTGTTTGCGGAGGAAGACAATACGCTGCCGAACATTTTGATGCCTTAAATAATAAATATATGATATTCTTTGAAGATGATATGTTATTAGATTTATCTGATACTAAATGTTCTTTTGGCTTCTCAAAAAATGTAAATAACTTGTTTACAAATATGCAAAGAATAATGGATATAGAAAAATATGATTTCTTAAAACTAACATTTTCTGAATTTTATGGAGACAATCATTTACAATGGTCCTGGCATAACGTGCCAAGTCCAAGAAAAGAAGAATACTTTGGTAATATTAATGAAAAACCATTAACAAAATTTTCTCATATAAAATCTTATGATAAAGTCCCGTATATAGAGGGAGAGGTTTACTATTCTAATTGGCCTCATATTATAGGTAAATCTGGAAATAAAAAGATGTTTCTGGATACCAAATGGACCTATCCATACGAACAAACATGGATGAGTCATTTTTATACATTAACTTTAGAAAAAACAATTAAACCAGCAATTTTATTATCTAGTCCAATAACACATAATAGGGTATATTTCTATGAAGGGTCACAAAGAAAAGAAAACTAATAGCATTTTTGTACAGATAGCATCTTATAGGGATCCTCAATTAATTCCAACATTAGAGGATATGATTAATAATGCTAAGTATCCAGAAAATTTATCTATAGGAATAGCATGGCAACATCATCCAGACGATGATTTTGATAATCTGGATAAATACAAAAAAGATAAAAGATTTAAAATATTAGATATAGATTATAAAGATAGTAAAGGTGTTTGCTGGGCCAGAAATGCTGTTCAGAAATTATATGATGGAGAAAAATATACCTTGCAAATAGATAGTCATCACAGATTTGCAAAAAATTGGGATGAAACTCTAATAGATATGTTAAAAGATTTACAAGATAAAGGTCATGAAAAACCTTTAATAACTTCTTATATTCCTAGTTTTGATCCAGAGAAAGATCCTGAGTTAAGAGTTCAAGAACCATGGAAAATGAATTTTGATAGATTCATACCAGAAGGAGCCATATTCTTTTTACCAGCATCTTTTGATAGTTTTGATGCAAAAGATAGACCTCTTCAGGGCCGTTTTTATAGTGCTCATTTTGCTTTTACTATTGGTGAGTTTGCATTAGAGGTTCAGCATAATCCAAACTATTATTTTCATGGAGAAGAAATAAGCATAGCCGTTAGGGCTTTTACTCACGGATACGATATATTTCATCCTCATAAGGTAGTTTGTTGGCATGAATATACCAGAAAGGGAAGATCCAAGCAATGGGACGATGATAGTATGTGGGTTGACAGAAATAACGAGTCTCACAGGATTAACAGAGTTCTATTTGGCATGGATGATGAATTTGATAATGTTAATTTTGAAATTTATGGTTTCGGAAACAAAAGAACACTACATGACTATGAAAAGTATGCAGGAATATCTTTTAGTAAAAGAGCAATTCAGCAAGAGACTCTTGATCATAAAGAACCACCAAATACACAAGTATCAGAAGACGAGTGGGAAAACAGTCTATTAAATATATTCAAACACTGCATAGATATAGGATACTCCCAGGTTCCAGAAACAGATTATGACTTTTGGTGCGTTGCATTTAAAGACTCTGAAGGAAAAGATCTTCATAGACAAGACGCCGACGCAGATGAAATAGAAAGAATGAAGAATGATCCTGACAAATATTGTAAAGTTTGGAGAGAGTTCCAAACAAAAATCAAACCTAAAAAATGGATAGTTTGGCCACACAGCGTAAGTAAAGGGTGGTGTGATCCAATTGAGGGAGATCTTCCTTGAAAAACTATAGTGTTGGCATAACTACTTTTTCAAAAAGATTTGATCATTTGTCTAAACTAGTTAATCAAATTAGACAATTAGATGATTGTGATATAATATTAACAATAAATGGAAATTATAATTGTGAATTTGATGAGGATTATAGGAAAAATGTTTTATCTTTATGCTCACAATATTCAAAAGTTTATCCAATATTCTTTCCTGAACAACGAGGTTTATCTAAGCTTTGGAATAGTATAGTCATACATAGTAAAACCGATTGGATATTAATGCTTAACGATGACGTTGAGTTAACAGAAAATGAAATATTTACAATACTAAATAATTTACCAAAAGATAAACCAGATATAAAAAGAATAAATGGTACTTTTTCTCATTTTATCTTGCATAAAGACTGTATAGATGATCTTGGGTACTTTGATGAAAGATTGCTCGGTTTTGGAGAAGAGGATGGGGATATAGTATATAGATATATAGCTAAATACGACAGATGGTTAGAAGATATATGGGTACATGGTTTTACGAATTTATGCGTATCTAGTAGGGATGAAAATATCAAACCTGGAGTAAGTAAGTATTCAGCGTTTAATAGAAATTTCTGTTTCCATAATAATGATTGCAAATATAAACCAGATGAAAATGGTATATCAAGTATGTTTGGATACAAGATGACAAAAAATATACCAGATGAATCACAGTATTGTTATGAAAAGTTTTTTAAGCAACATAAACACGAATTATGAATATAAATTTTATAACTCCTTTGTATAGGTACGATAATATACCAACAATATATGAAAATATTAATTCTATAACCTCAAATTTTAATTGGTACTTAATAGAAGGATCTAATAAAATAGGAGACACTGATGTATCTCATATCTTAAAAGATAGCAGGGTGGTTTATCATAAAATAAATACTCAACAAATTTGGGGACATGAACAAAGGAATTTCTTTATCAAAAATATTGAATGCGTTAGTGACGATTGGTGTTATTTTTTAGATGACGATAATTTAATAACTCAAGATATTATTGATGTTATTAATGATAAAGACAATTCTAACGCAGATATAATTCTTATGTCTCAAAAGATGGGGAATACAGATCAGACTAGACTATACGGACTTCTAGGACACTTAAGTTTAGGAAATTGTGATATAGGATCTTTTCTAATAAAATATAAAATCATCAAAAATACATACATATATAATGAAGATCAAAGAAATGCAGATGGTCATTATTGTGAACAATTAAATTCTATAAATAATATTAATATTAAATATTTGTTAAATAAATTTACTAAATATAATGCTTTATCGGATAAAATTTTATGAAAAAAACTATATCTCTTAATATGAAATTTTGGCACGATGGTCAAGAAGATTCCACAAGAACCAGAAATGTTATATATTGCTGGAATGATCTTAAAAAATTAAATACTTTTATAAATAATCATAGTATAAATTTTAATTCTTCTTGTTATTTATTTGATTTTTCTCCAGAAAAAATTATAGACGATGCTATACATATCCCGTATCCCATTGGAGAATATAAAAAAGCAGAAAAAACTAATATTATATTAAAACAATATGTTAATAATCTAAATTATTTTATGATGTTCGATTCAGACACATTCTTTGACTCCCAAGACTATGATGCTCTAGTTAAAATTATAGATAATCTAGAAAAAAACGACATAATAACCTTTGACGCTGCTAAATTAGACGATATAAATAATTGTTTTATTGATAATATTTTTAATAGAACTAATGCCAATTGGAATTATGCGTATTCTGGAGCAAAAGAAAACGGACCATTAAATGGATACAGAGGTGGTCTTGGAGGAGTATATATAATAGACACAAGTATACTATTAAATCTTGATGGTTTTGACGAAAAATATATTGGATGGGGAGGAGAGGATGGAGAAATGATGAATAGAATATACAATTCTGGATTTTTAAATAATATTAAACCACAAAAAGATATAGCTCCATTCCACATGCCACACTTTTGCGATTACGGCAATGACAAATATTACCAGAGGTTTAAAGATGAATAAAAAAGTTAAAATAGAATGTTGGTGGACTTCTTCTGAAAGTATCACAAAAAGAACGCTAGATCAATTTAATATCAATAATAATATTTCAGATTTAGATTTTGTAACAGACTCAGATTATGAATGGTTAGTTATTTGTGGTAAACTACCATCGCATTTACAATCAAATTCTATTGATAAATCTAAAACAATTTTTTTCGGTATGGAACCCAGTTGGTCTCCTAATACAGACAAAAATGCTGCTGACTATAGTAAATATATTTGTACTCATAACAAAAGTATTTTTAATAATAAAGATGCAATATTTTTTGAAGAGCCAAATTATATGTTTTATGGTGGTCGAGGAGATGAAGGATGGGATATAAACAATATAAATAAAATGAATTTTGATAATAAATCTAAAGATTTAAGTATTATAGTAACAAAAAGAGGCAATCATTGGGGAGCCGTAAATATTTATGATCAAAGAGTTGCTCTTGGAGATGCATTGACTAAATATAATGATATAGACATATATGGAACATTATGGGAAAATAATAATCAAAATATACATGGAGAAACATGGAATAAATTTGTTGGATTATCTGACTATAAATTTTCTGTTGCTCTAGAAAATACATCTGAAAATAATTATATCACAGAAAAATTTTATGATTGTTTATTAACTAATACTATTCCCATTTATCATGGGGCCCCTAATGTGTCTGACTATTTTGACCCTAATGGCTTCGTTTATCTTCCAGACATATATGATACAACCAGTTGCGTAGAAATAATACGTAATTTATTTGATAATATTGATAATGAATATCAGAAAAGAAAAAATGCGTGTATAAATAATAAGAACGTTTATTTGAATAAACATAATATAATCAATAAAATCAAAAACATTATTTACAATGAGTAATTATATTGTAACAGCTATATACGACGGTCTTCATGGAACTAGTCTTGGAGGAAGAGCATCCAGAGGAGAGCACTATAGACATAGCTTTAAATCAATAAGTAAGATTACTGATACCGAATATACAATATATACTAACGAGCATGATCCTATTAAAACATTTATGGTTGATAATATAAGTAATGTAAAATATGATTTAAAAACTTATGATCTAAACAATTCAGAGTATTCTGCAAAAATAAATAATATTAAAGATATAGAATCAACTAAATCTTCTTCTCGATGTATTGAATTACAATATTCTAAATTTACGTGGATTGAATCTTTAGCAAATTTAATAAATGAAGAAGACTACATATATTGGTTTGATGCTGGGTTGTCTTATAGTGGATTAATACCAGACAAGCATCTAGGCAATAAAGGATATCACGACTATAATTATTATTCTCCATTATTTAATAATCAATTTTTTAGTAATTTAATTTCATATACGGATGAGTCTTTTTTTTGTATAGCAAAAGATAATGTTAACTTTTTTTGGGACGGAGGACTACCAGATAAATGGTATATAAATGGAAAAGATTGTTCTAATCATATAATTGGTGGGCTATTTGGTGGAAAATCAAAAATAGTAAAGCAAGTCTGTTCATTATTTAGGTCTTTAGCAAATAATTTATTAGACGATGAAAAAAATTTATATAGCGAAGAGAATATTTTAACTGTTTTATATTATAATCATAAAGAATTATTTAAAACAAAAACTTTTGATATATGGTGGCATGAAAATAATATTGTTGGCAATGTAGGAGAAGAAAGAGCAAAAGAACTACTATCTTCTACTAAAAGTTTTTATCATATACTTGAAGAGCTTCAGTGACTAGTGTTTTCAATTATCCAATCATAAATTGATGACACCTTCACATGTCCTGATATATCATCAAAATCACTGTCTGGCTTGCTGTCTGATGGAGATTTAACAATCGAGTTGATGCCTATTAGTTCACCAGTTTTTAAAAACAAGCCCCCACCGCTGTCACCAACAGCAGAGATGCCATTTAATTCTATGTTGGAGTTCGGATCGAATTTACAAAAAACAAGATCGCCCATTGTGCCAAAAATCTTATTATTTGCTGCTCTTTTTTTAAAATCATATTTTATTGATCCAACTTGTCCATCGCCGGTTTTTCCATATCCTACAATTGTACATTCTTGATCTGTTTTTAGATCTTCTATATATAGTTCTGTTTTATTTTTAAATTCTGGAATTTCTACTTTTAACAAAGCAACATCAGAATTTTTATTTTTTATAATTTCTATTGGATTATATGATTGCCCATTAAATATAATATTAATATCTTTTTTATATTCAATAGAGTGTTTTGTTGTTAGTATCCAATTATTATTCAATAATACTCCACTAGAAAAAGTAGAGCCAGTTTCAATTTTTAAAACATTATTGAATTTTTCTCCATACTCTATATATCTTTGATCGTCATATTTTTTATCTATTACTACTGCACTAGCTTCTGTTGTTACTATAAATAGTGCTAATAAAATTATAGATAAATATTTCATAAAATTTTTGCAGCTATTAGACATCCCCTAGCAACAGAATGCAGTGGGTCTTTTGCATGTTTAATTTGTTCAATTTTAATTGGAAATGAATTTTCTTTAATCTTTTTATTAAACGTTTCTATAAATCCTTTAGGTTGAGAAGTACCTCCAGATATTGCTATCGTTAATGGCTTCTTAAACTTTGGTAACATTTTATGGTCTTCTAATGCCGCACATAACTGTTTTACCGTATAGTCTATTAATCTTTCATAATATGCCGATACCGCAGAGAGTATATGATTATCGTTCTTTTCTCCTATTGTGAAATCCCCATGCTCTTTCTCTGCTTGAACAACACTATCCTCTTCTCCTGTTGCGACTGCACTCATTCTATCTATCCAGTCCCCAGATTTTGTTGTTGAAAAAGATATTACTGGCTCTCCATTAAGCATTACGCATACATTTACCATACCAGCACCCCAAGACAGACCTATTCCCGTATAATTTTCTTCTGATAGTTCTGAATAGCACAGCGCCTCTGCTTCATATATTGCTTTTGCATTATATCCGCATTCTTTCAAAATATTTTTTACTAAATCCTCGTGGTATCCTACATTAAATTCTTCGTCTTCTTGATCAACAGGCTGTGCAGGAATACAGAATACTAATTTTTCATTCATTACCTGAGAAATTCCCACAACTTCTTTCAGAATAAAAGATAGTATCTTTCTTGCATCTTTTTCTTTTGGTGACACAACGCCTCTAAACATTGGCCTTTTAGCGCTTTCATTTCTCTCTAACGCTTGATCTATTGCATCTTGACCCAACACAATAAAAGAACCATCTTGATCTTTTATAAATGTTTTCCCATTTAGTCCTTTTTGTATCATTGTATTGGCTATACTTGTTGCTGGTTTGATAGCATAAAAAGCATCTCTGAAATCTCTGTATTCAATAGAATTAATTCCATTGTCAGCCTCGTCTGGACTTTTAGCTAATACTATATAAGAGGTACCAACATCTAAGCCTTTAGCCATTTGAATCTCCTTTTAAATTTTTTAGTTTATTGATATTATTATCAATATCATCTTCTATATATTGTGTTTTATATATATCGTCACAAAATTTAGTTACACCTTTTACATTTGTGTCGGTTACATATACAGTATCATCAATTAATATTTTGCTCATTTTTTTCTTATTATCTTTTGGAATAATATTTTTGATTTCATAATCATTAGATTGTTTTTCTATCTTATGGCTATGGCTACTAATAGTTTCAGTATTTTTATTTTTTGCATATAAATATCCTATTGTTATTCCTAAATTAAATATAGTTATATAAACTAAAAATATCAACAATAAATCTATTGTATCCATAATTTAAAATCACCAGGATTTATTATACCATATCCTTCGTATTTTTTATTATACGCATAAACAGGATTTGATAGATGTATCGATCCTATTTTTAGTCTTTCAATATATTTATCATAATTCAAAATTATATTTCTATTTTTCATATAAGAACATAGTAAAGCAGCACATCCCGCAACAAATGGATTGCTCATACTTGTACCACTCATTGTGGCATAGCTATTATTTGGATAACAGCTGATTATATCATGTCCTGGAGCTAAAAAATCTAAAGTTTCCCCACTACATGTAAAACTTGTTCTATTCATAGTTTTATCTATAGCTCCAATACTAACTGTATTATTGTATTTTGCAGGGTACATTATATCAACATTTTCTCCACTATTACCAGCGGCACAAAATATTCCACAATTCTTTTTTGCTGCATAATTAATAGCATTTTCAAAAACTTTGCTATATACAGAAGATCCTAGAGACATAGTAATAATATCAGCACCGTTATCTACTGCCCAATATATTGAATCAATAATCCATGAGTCCATTCCTGAGCCATCATCTCCAAGGCACTTTACTGGCATGATTTTAGCTTTTGGTGCAACTCCTACCATTCCTTTTCCATTATTTGACGCGGCTATTGTTCCAGCGACATGCGTTCCATGACCACACCTATCAATTGGTGGACTATTTTTATCTACAAAATTTTTACCATCAACTAGGTTATCTTTCAAGTCTAAGTGATCTAAATCGCAGCCAGAATCTAAAACAGCAACAACCACATTTTCTCCCTGAGAATAATTCCATTGAGACACAACATTCAATACATCTAATTCCCAACCAATAAATTGAGAATCGTTTGGAGACAATCCGTATATATGTTCTTCTGTATATGGAAGTAATTTAATTTTTTTATTCATTTTCGTGTTTTTTTATTGTTTCTATTATCCATGGTTTAAAAGTTGATATTCTAGTATGAGCACTCTCGTCTCCATAATTTGAATCTGGTTTTTTGTCTGTCGATGTTACGAACGAATTTATTCCAGCTAATTTTCCATCTATAAATAGACCTCCTCCACTATCTCCGTGTGCTGGTAAAAATTCTAATATAGTTTGATTTTTTTTATTCTCAGTCATATCGCACATAAGCATATATTCATTTACAGATATTATTCTATTTGTTCCAGCTCTTTTTTTTAAGTCAAAAGTTTTTGCTCCCGTTATCCCGGTGCCATACATTCCATAACCAGATATGCTGCATATCTTATTTTCTTCTTTTTTATCTGAATATAATATTGGAAATTCATTAATTTCCTCTACTTTCGAAGATAATCTTCCTATAGCTATATCATTCATGCTCACTGGAATATTTTCATTAAAATCTTTATGTATTATAATAAGATCCAAGTCATACCTTTTATTATCTTCTCCAATAACTATATACTGATCTTTACTACAGCTAATTACATGAGCGGCTGTTAGTATCCATTTGGGTTTTATTAAAACGGCAGACGCTGAAATTTCAAGATTCTTTTCTTTAGGACTTTTTATGTTTCCATAGATTTTTACTATGGTTTTATATTTTGCAGCATGGTTTAAATATTTTGATTCATCTACATCATGTCTTATAGTTCCAGCACATAGAATTTTTGTGCTAATAATAACTATTATAATCCATAGCCATTTATTTTTTGTTAGTAACATTTTATATCTCCAAGTTATTTTGCTATGGTCTTGTTTTTACTTTTTTAAAGTAATTTTCACAATCTGATATTATATCTTTATTCCAGCTTTGATAATTCATTAAATGACCAAACGTAAAATGACATGGATCATCGCATAGAGTTATCAAATTTTCTAAATCTAATTCCTTACTAGGGTCTAAATGAACTGGTACTATATGATGCACTTCTAATTTTTTATTTCTTCCACAAGCAGCGCAATTTGGATTGTTTTTTAAATGCTGTTTTCTAATTTTTGACCAATCTGGTGACCTTTCTGCAAATCTAATTTTTTTAAAAATTAATCCAAACATTTTAATCTATTCTTAATTTCTGTTGTTGATACGCCTTTAGTATAAGGTATATACACTAATACTATATTGTTTTGTTCTAACCACTGCTGAGTAAAGCTCATTTGGCCATAATAATCTTTTTTTGCCCAATCATCTCCTATGGCTATGATACTGGGCTTAGTCTGCATTATTGCTGGCTTACTATCTTTACCTTCAATATTCGGTATTACTAGATCAACATAACAGCATAATTCTAAACATTTTTTTCTTTCTTCATAAGACATTATTGGTTTTTGTTTTTTGTATTCGAATATAAATTCGTCTGTATTCAATGAAACAACGACTTTGTCTGATATCATTTTGCATTGCTTTAAAAAATTCATATGCCCATAGTGAAGTAGGTCGAATGTCCCACCTGTGTATAAGATTTTATCCATTTATTGTCTTTGTCTCCATTTCTTTATATATGTATAATCAATATTTGGATCTATTTTTATTGTAAAATCTGCAATAACAAGTCCAGGCATATCCAAGTATTGTTTTGAAATTTCTAATCTATCAAATAAAATAGACCATGCACGTTCCCACGCACATGATCCATTTTTGCAATCTGCTTTTTTTATACTTTTATAAGTATCAGATTCTATAATCTTTAAGAAAGTTTCTCTTGATGTAGAGAAACAATTATAGTGTACAATATCCCACTTTTTTGACCAACTCTCAGCAATATCTATTTGTGAGTTCAGCCAATCAAAAGATGGCTGATGTTCTTGCCATCCGCTTTGTCTACCTTCGAAAATTATAGCTGTATTTGTTGGTATTTTATAAAGGATATCTATGTGTTTTTTAATTATGAATGAATCTTGTATGAATGTAAAATATTGAAAATCATTGCTGTATTTTCTATATCCAATATCGTAAGCTCCAACCTCATAATTTACATTATTAATATCTTCTATTATTACATTTTGATTTATTGTTTTTATTTTATCAAAATATGACTTATCTTCTGATTTATTGTCTATAACAATAGGAATGCTATCCGGATAATTCTCTGTTATTGATGTAATATTTTCGATAATATCATTGCATTTTTCAGAATATTTTGTAGCTATTATTATAGCGTGTGAGTTCATTTGTTACCTCATAGGGAAATTGCCTAGCACTCTACCTTTCTGTGTACGCATTACATATCCTTTTCTTATCATATACGGCTCTATACTGTTTTCTATGGTCTCAATAGCTATTCCACTGATAGAAGATATGCTTTTTAACCCTAGCGGTGTTCCTCTATGTTTTTGTAAAACCTCAATATATAACCTATCATAGATATCAAAACCATTACTATCTACACCCTGATTTAGGAATACTTTATTTATGTCCTGTTCTTTATCCTGATGATATGAGGTATAGCTTTGATACCAATTTAATCTGGCATTAAGAATTCTAGGAGTACCCTTGCTTCTTTTAGCAATTTCTAATAAGTCAGATTCATTTATCATTAGTCCGAGCTTTTTTGCGTTCGACTCCGCTAGTTTAGCTAAGTCATTATCGCTATAAAAGATCAAATGTTCTTTAATTTGAAACCTATCATAGAATGGCTGACTTAGATTTCCTCCAGTTGTTGTTGCTCCTATTAATGTAAAAGGAGGAATATCTATTTGCTCTGGCTCCTTTTCTAAAACTAGATTTAGAACAAAATCTTCCATAACAGGATACAAGAATTCTTCTACCACTATTGGTAGTCTATGTATTTCATCTATAAAAAGAACAGAGTTTCTCGATATATTCATTAAATACGGTAAGATATTTTTTATTGCTCTAATATTAGCCGCATTAACGACATATATGTTTGCATTTAGCTCATTCGCTATAGCACTTGCCATAGTAGTTTTACCAAGCCCAGGAGGCCCGTCTATTAAAATATGCGGCATCGCATTGCCAGACTTTAAACACCCTGACACAATGATCCTCATTCTCTCAACAACTTCTGATTGTCCAATAATATCATCAAATTTTGATGGCCTAACTATGTTCGACATTTTGTTCTCCAATTTTTTTAAGTGCAATCTTCAATATTTGTACAGGATCTGTTATGTCATTTTCTTTTATTGCTTTTTCAACAGCATATGTTGCTTCTTGTTTTGAAAAACCATAATTAAGCAATCCAGAAATTGCTTTCTTTATATAGTCTTTTTCATTTGTAATTACTGCGTTCTTTTTTGTTTTATATTTAATCTTGAAAGAATCTACAGTTTTAACTTTCAATATTTTTTTACAGTCACATACGATTAAGAATTTGTCTGTTTTTGCTTCATGTATGGATAACCAATGGTTATATCCACAATTCGGGCATGAATATTTTAAATGTAAATCGTATTCAGTTGGCTTTAAATTTTTCATCTGGGTTATCTTTTATCCAAAAAATAAAATCATTCGACTCATCATCAAAACCACTATCCAATACGCCCTTATTGACTAAATTATTTAGCATATTGCTTATCATTCTAGAATTTAGGCTATCTATAAATTTTGAAAACTGAATATCCGATATGATATATCTTATGTCATTTGTTTTTTTGTTTTTTTGTTGCTTGACATATTCTTTTAATAAAACTTCTGATTCTTCATAAGAAAGTATTTTGTTTAGTTCGCCTTCTTCCTCAGAAGTTATTTCATAGATAGAATCATTCTGCTTGATATCTCCAAATGTATTAAATACTAAAATTCTAGTAGAATTAATAAATTGCTCGATATCTTTAATGACATACCACCCATCATCTGTAGAACTCATGATATTTCCTAATTAAGTATCTCGTACAATCCCTTATAATATTTTGGCTGCTGTAAAAAATACCCAGCATGACTTTGTAGATGTTTGACATATTCACTCGCTAATTTGTTTTGAATAAAATGTTTCTTTTTCCATATTCCTTCGTTCCAATAGTTGTTCCCCAAGTACAGGGACTTTTTATCATCCGCTGTACTGGAGAACGAACTATTCACAGGTAACGCAATCGGAGAAAATCCATCTGGAAGTAAAGGAGTATTATAGTTAGGTAGGTTCTTCAACGCATCCTCTATAACTTCCTTAGTTATCCATTTATATTCTATCTTATTGAGCAGACTATCCATATATTTCTTGATCCATTCAGTATCTATCTGAAAGTAGAATTTGTAGGGATCATTATCTTCTGGATTGTCAGGATTGTTCATAATTTAACCCACACAAAACTTATCGCTAATCTGGCTTGCCAAGTCTCTGGCAGCACCAGAAAGGAATCGGTTGTTGCTGAAATACAACGCTGTGGATGCTTGGTTGAGGTACTCGACCACCGTTTTTAAAAGTTTGGCCTGCTCCCCACTCAAAACTAAACCACTGTCACCAGCATGAGAAGGCAATACTGGCGACGGATCACCATAAGCCTTTTCAAACTTGTTGTTGTAAGCCTTTGAAAGATTCTCGTTGTAACTATTTGGAGTCTCGTTATAAGACGCCCAAGCACTACTCATAGAGTTCTTTTGACCACAACAATCAGAGGTACTATTTGTATAGACTGCCCTTTGAGTATTAAGTTCATTCAGAATTTTTGCAGCAGCATCAACCGTTACAGGAAGTCCAGTAGCATCAGACTTCTTATAGGTTTTTCTCCACTGGTCAAACCAAGCATCACTAGTAGCATTAGGAACAATAGTTACTGTTGCTGGTTGACCATTTAATGCAGAGATTAAATCTTGAACATTAACGCTCTGACCAGTTGAGCCATTTAGAATACTGGTAAAGTAAGATGCTTTCTTTTCCCAGCACTTACGCCACCAAGTATAAGGAACTCGATAAATCTGATTAATCTTGATGGCTCGTGCATCTCCACCAAAGTAATTTACCAGTTTCTTCTGAATACCATTCCATGTGGTTTGATTAACTAGAGTTCGACTTTGATCATCCATAATCCAATAAATCTGATAACCATTACGAGTATCAACTACCCAACTTGGCTTAACAGCAAAGTTATTGATCTTATCAAGAGCAGACTGCTTAAACTTCATAACCTCTTTTGAGGGCAGATAGTTTCCAGCAGCGTCTCGTCCAGCATCAATATCTACAAAACAACAAGCAATGGTATTGATAGCATACTGCTTTCGTCCACCGTTAACATAGAAGTAAGCATCAGAGTTGCTATTCTCATTAGCATTACGAACCTCAACAAGATCATTAGTATGCTTCATGCTACTAATTTTTCTGCGAGGATCTCCATTATAACAAAAAATATGACCAGCATTTAGATTAAAAGAATTTAGAAACTGCTCTTGCAGTCCATTCCACGAATTAGCATAACGCTTTTCAGCACTGCTATTAGCCTTATCATACGGATTAAAACCAAGTTCCATCTTAAACATATTTCACCGTTACCTGTAATTGTAAACAACCCAAACCAATATCGGGATAGCAACCTCTACTATCATTAGCGATATAAAATAGCGGGAGAGGAATTGAACCTCTCTCAAATAGCGTTTGTTGAGTTTCCCAACCAGAGGCTATTATCTTAGTCACCAGACTCCACTTTATTTTTATTAATCAGTTATAATCGTCGTAATCTTCCTCATCATCTTCTTCAGCATAAGCCTCTTCGTCATCATCCTCATTCCATCCCCAATCATAGTCATTATCATAATCTTCGTCCTCGTCCTCATAATCATCCTCACTAAAGACAGATGAATAAAGAGGCTTGAGAAGTTCGCCTTGATACTCTCCGACAACTTCATATCGGCAAGTGCGAAGTTTCTCATAGTTACAATCACTAGGAACGCTCACAACATCAGCAGGATTAATCTTAACGATAACAATCTTGTCACCGCTTTCAAGACTACCATAACCGGCTACATAATTCAATGCACCAGCATGAAGCCCATTAGAACAACCTCGACCACGATCATCATCAACCTTTGATCGAGTCATTTCACAAACATTACCAACATGATTATCAAATACTCCGCGATATTTATCCATGTAATCTGCTCTGACTGCCTTATAGGCAAGGAAATAACCATCCTCAGTAATGGGCAGATGCTCATGCTCAAGGAAATCATAGAGTTCCTTTTGACTCTGCATACTGGGATTTTCCATAAGATTATTCAGGAAATTAACAAGAGGCTGGAAAGGCAGACCCTTACTCATGAACTCCAGAATTCTCTTGCTAATAGACCCATGAACAACTTCGCCCTCATAAGTTACCTGACCATTCTTGATCTCAACAAGACCGTCACTAAAAGTAGCAACTGCCTTCTCAATATCAATCATTTCAAGCAACTCGTCAGATGTTGCAGTAGGCAATGCCTCCAGAATCATCTTATAGTTAAGGTGGTCAGGCAGAACTTGAAAACTCTTGTTGTTCAGCACAACCGTCAGATTACCATCAACAAACATAAACGGAACACTCATGATATAAACTCCTATTGTTTTTAGTTACCTTGTGAATTACTTGATCAAACTACTTAACTGAATCTTAAACAATTCAACCTTGTCGCTATCCATACTCTCAACCCATATAGTATTATTTCTCTTACCATAATAATTATCAGCAAATTGAGAGATAGGATTATTCTTGCTGTCCAAATCTCTAAGACTGCCGTTATTCTGGTTGCTTCCCATAATATACTTCAACATCGGGTTCTTGTCAACCTCGACTTTAAGAATTTTCTTCAAGTCTGCCGCTTTGGTCAACTTATACTTGATTGCTTTAGCATCAGACTTAAACAATTTAGTATATCCCTCAATATCATCAGAATGGTCAAACATCTGATGTTGAATATTTATAAGAGTGTTATATTGTACATTTTTCTTCTTGAGTTCCTTACTATCAAGATGATCAATACCTCGATCCTTGAGCAAAGAGTTGATATGGTCAAAATATTCAGTCTGAGAGAATCGTTTCAGATCAAAAGTTGCTCTGTGCATAGTATCAGCAAAGAATTCCATTACAAGAAAACTATCAATAATATTGGATAGTTCAGTATTCTTGATATATTTCTTATATTCAAGACCAAAAATACTCAACATATGACAAGAGAACTGACTAACCAATGTTCCATGATTATAATAATAATTATCGTTATCACCATCCTTACTGATAAATTCCTTTTTGTAGAATTCAACAATAGAGTTGTACTCATTGGTATTGTTAAAATAATTCTTAATCTTTGTTGAGAGAATCTTCTTGAACCAAGTGTTAAAGTCAACAAGATTGTGTCCTTCACTGGTCATTTTTGCTACAAAATTGTTCTTGATAGCATAAACCTTCACATCTCCAAACAGTCCCTTGATATTCTCATTACCAAATAGCGATACAATATTATTAATCTTAGGAAACTCTGGTGTGCTTTGATAACGAAGAATAGGAACATAAATGATAGAATCACTATCGCTCAATTCATCTAGTTCGTCACTTGTAAGAGTTTTCAAACTTAGGGCATCGTTATATTCGACACTAAGTTTACCAGAATCCTTAGACTGACCATGAATAAAGAATATGTCTTGATCGCTCACACTACCATTACTATTTCTGACTCCACTTTTACGAGGGCCAGAACTTTGAGTAAGATGCTTATAGTCAGAAACCTTGAGCAGATTCTCACTACCGACATCATTAATCAGATCATCAAAACCCTTATCGCTTTGAGTATGATCCTTTGTATCCATAATCATGTAAGCAAAGCAATCATTTTGACTACAATAACGTGTCACAATCTTCTTTGCAGTTTCTTCTGACTTAACATCACAAACGAAGAAAGCAATTTTCCCATTCTTCTTCTGACTATTCCAGTAAGAATATCCCTTACCCGTCAGAGTATCGTGATGGATTTTGTCTGTTAGAGAAATAAGGCGTCGTGAACGATACCCGCTGCTCTTGTAATTAAAAACGTACAGGTTCTTGCCAGTCTTGATTTTATATTCAAGGTCAGCACCACTATTAATATTGTGGCTCTTACCATTAGGGTCAGTCCAAGATGCACCAACACCCCATCCACCAGACAATTCATTCATCTGATAATATGTTGTGATAGCCTCAATCTTAGTCTTAGCAGCAGAAATTTTCTTGCTAAATTCATCCTTCATCTCAAGATAAATCTCTTGAGTCTTTTGACGCAGAGTTTTAATAACGCCCTTAGTATACTGCAAACCTTCACGGGAAACATCCATTTCCAGTTCGCCAATACCAAAATCAAGTTCCAGATAAAGACCAGAGTTAATGATCTCAGTAACAAAACTCTTCCACGAATCAATATCGGCCTTCTGGAAAGCCCTATTCCACTTGGCAATATGATCTGGTTGATCCTCCTTCTCCTGACCAATAATCTGAGCAGTCTGAACAGGATATGCAATATTACCCATGATAGCAACAACGCCACTATCAATACGGTGATAGTTGTTGGGATAATACTGGGTGTCGTTATTAAGTCTGCAAACTCTCCAACCATTACCACTAATAACAATATTAGTATTGCTATACTTATGATCTTGCAGATTATCTCCAAGTCCACCTTCAATAATGGGTTTCATTCGGAAATAATGGAAAATCCTGATAGCCTTATTGGTAAACTCACTAAAATCATGATTCTTAACAGCAAAACTGATTTCAAGACCATTAGCCTCGTCAGTTTCGCAAGTATTAAAAAGATTCAGAGTAGGAACACCACTATCATCAATAGCGGCAATATAGGTATACTTAGTTCCATTGTAATAAGAACTAGTAGTAAAACTCTTGGTATAAGCAAAAGGACTCTTGCTACCAAGACCAAGACAACCTACAAAATCGTTACTATCATTCTTGTTAGAAGCACCATAGGTCGTATAAAGGTTCTCCATATCACCCTGACTAAGACCAGTGCCATAATCACGCACGGTAAAAGAAGGATTAGCAGATGTTGGCAAGATCACCTTGAAGGGATTCTTATTGCCAGCACTAATATGACTATCATAAGCATTAGTAGATAGTTCACGAATGACTGCTTGAACCTTATCGGAATAAAGAGAGTCCGAAAGGATTTTAAACATTTTGCTAGTCTGAGCGATTGTAAAACCAGACTCGCTACGAACACCAGCACTATGAGTCTCAATAACGCGATCTGCCAACTTCATCTTTATGTCTCCAAATGTCCTGTGAATCGTTCCTGTGATAGTCCAATCATACCACAGTGTTATCGGTTGTCAAGCCCCTCTATCTTTAGATTGTATCGCCATCCATCCTAAATATGCCGTAAGCAAACCAAAAAATCTGAGTAAATTAACTGGTAAAAAACACCAATATATTCCTATTAAAATACTCAAAAGTCCCATTATGTATATCACGAATTTTGGAATGAATCTTGATTTACTTAATAGCCAAGTTGCTGGTCCAAGTAGCACCACAAATAAAAACATTAGTGATACCAATAGTGCCAAACTAGCCATCAACTTTCATCCTCATAAGTATTCCATTCGCTTTCTTCCTCATCGTCTTCGTCATCATTGTTGTATGAGAAATTTCTTTCATCATAAGGAGTCCAATCTTCTTCGTCATCTAAATCGTCCCCGTTCATTGATTCAGCATCCTCAATAAAGACCGTAATAGTGTTGAGTATATCGAATAATTTAATAAGAGTATCATCCATAGATCTAATCTTAGATTCTATATTTTTGACACTTTTTTTAAGATCAGATATTTCTTTAACTACTTCTTTAGATATATTATTATCTATATTGTGTAGTTCTTTATTTTGCTTATTAATTTCTCTGATTATATCGTTAAATTCTTTAGACATAAATTATACTCCTTATACTAAAGAATACACCATCTAATCACACCAATAACCATTACTACAACGACACTGATACCTATTACAATAGTCGCATTTTGGCCCAGGTTTTCCAAATCCCCAAGCATTTGCGATACTACTAAAACTCTCAGCCCCAGTATCAATACAAACTAGTTTAGCCTTATTGTTTCGCTTAACATATCCCACGTTCCAATAATGACAATCCCAAAATCTTAGGCGAGTTTTATTTTCGATAGTTTCCACAAGATTTTGAATATCTCGTAGTCTTTTTTTCATCACCTTTTCATCAAGTATTTTTGCTCGCTCTGTAACATATCCCCAATCAGTATCGTCTCCCCATTGATATTTTAGTTTGGTAATTTTACCAACAACTTTTGGAGCAAGATCAAATTTACTCAATAATTTTTGTTTGTTATAGGCTATAGTGGCACTCTTTTTACTACCAAATTGTTTGAATCCAAGAGTTTTATCCTCTTTTATCCAATAAAATTCAGCACAACCACCTTCCTCAAAACAACCAAAACCATCATCGTGAATTGTATACTTCATCTTCTCTGATAATATTCCCTGTTAGTTGTTCAACAATATCAATTGCAGTTTTTAGTTCACTTGTTTCCAGAATTTTAATAGGAGTTCGTGCAAAATCAAACTTGAATGTTCCAGTAACCATATAGTACGGATCGTCCGTTCCAATACCATCAACATTAAAGTATTCTTCTAAAGAATTTACTTCTTCTGGGATGAATCCGCCATTATAGTCACTAATATTTCTAATAGTAAGAATATGATAATGAAGAATATGAGATCGTGGATTACCTTCATTAGAACACCATCCCTTAAAATACCTATTTGGATAACTTACCACTTTTCCAATCCCCTTTTAGAAATTCTTCTCTGTTTGAATAGAGAGGTATTAGTCTATCATCCTTGTCATCAAACCTATTATAGTGCAAAGTTAGGTTGTATAGATCATGTCGGTCATTTATTAAACCATAAGCAACTGGCTTGCTAAAAATAAGATTGATTTTTTCTTTAAGAGCAACCAATTCTTTTTCACAACTTAGCCAACGATTGTTATCATCAGCGCTATTTTTATTAGCATTGAAAGCATCTTGTGCTAAATCTCTTTTGGCTTCTCGTAACTTTTCTAATTCATTCCTGGCATTTAATACTGTGAATCTTGTCAAATTCCAACGTCCAGTATTTATTGCTGTTTCACAGCACTGAATTAAATAGTCTAGTGGATTAGAATTTTCATTCATTGTGGAATCCTATCTTAAACTTTTCTGGCATAACAACTTCAATAGCATTAGGAGCAAAGTGTTCGGTACAATAACTACGTCCGTTCCACCAACCACACTTGTAACTAACAGAATTGTCTCCAAAAATATTTATTTCTTCAATTGTTCCATAAACATCATCGGTCAACTTAACCCTACTGCCAATCTTATATAGTTCTAAAACATTTTTGCTCATTGGTTTTCCTTTCGATAATTATCATTCTACAAATAGGAGCGGTGGGAGTCGAACCCACACTTGAAGGATTTTCTTACCACTATAACTTTTGTTACCATTTCTGTTTGTGGTCTGGACTTTATCTTAACCATAACTTTCGTTTTAGGTTCCTGCCGTCAAGTCTCTACACCTTCATATTTCTATGCTTGGCTCGGTATTAGCAGTTAAGCCTTCACCGAATTTGACAGGTTCTACATTAAAAGTTTCCCTTTATGCACTCAAATTAGTTCAAGTCCTTTGTCTCTGCCTTTGGACTACACTCCCATAATAGTGACCGACTACAACAATCAATGATTTGAGGTTGAATACTTTGTGTGCCTCAACCATTTAAGTATTGTAGCCGATCACCCTTTTGGTTTTAATCAACCGTTCGCATGAGCCTTGAGGCGACGAACAACCTCTGCCATAGCCTCTACGTTGTCAACCGTCTTGGTTGGCTTCGCACGTTCCATAGCGGGCAGTTCAATACCCTTCTTGGTCAGAGCGGACTTTGTACGGGCATAACGAGCCATCGTACTAGCAACCTTCTGACCAGTCTTAGTGGCAATTTCAGCATACGTCTTGCTGGAAAAAACTGCCTCAAGAAACTGTTCATCAGAACAACGAACGCGAGTCTGCTTATCAACCGTAGTAACTTCAGCCATAATCAACCTCCAAATCATTTCCAAGTCTTGTCTTGCGAGTCAGTCGCATGACTGATACTCTCGCTTGACTCCTTCATTCTAACATCTCTTATCGGCTTGTCAACTGGGCGACCTTGAATTTTTTCTCTCTGTCGCCAAATAGTTTCTGAATCTCTTTAAAACTGTACGGAGTGCCAAATCCAACCCCATCCCTTTTATTATCGACCCCCACATCAAGCGTAAAGCGTCCTAATGATTCATCCTCATTGTGAAGTCTGCCATGAACATGACCATACAGCATCCAACTTTTACGATAACTTTTGTTCCATGCTCTCATAGGATAGTGAAATAGAATAATCTTTTGATTACAATGAATTATTTCTTTCATTAGTCCTATGGAAGAAAAATCTTTTTCACTAAATTTATCTTCGTTGTCGTGGTTGCCAAGAATCAAATGAATATCTTCACAAATTATTTGTTTTCGGTATTTCTTAGGATCACCACCTCTATGACAAAAATCTCCAAGAAAGTATAATGTATCACTTGGCTTAACAACACTATTGATATTATCAATAATGGTCTTATTCATTTCGTGAGTATCAGTGAATGGTCTTTTGCAATACCCCACAATATTCTTGTGTCCAAAGTGGGTATCAGAAATAAAATAAATCATTATTCGTCAATAGGTAGAACTATTCCAAGTAGAAGATAAATCCAGAACAATAAACTTCCAGTAAATATAGTTCCTAAAATAAAAACAATTCTTATTAATGGAGAATCTATACCAAGAGTTTTTGCTATTCCGCCACAGACTCCAAAAAGAACCCTATCATTTTTGCTTTTTTTAAACATAGTTAAGCCTTTTTGTATTTAGGTTTTATATTTTTTCAATACCTTCTAATAATTCTATATCATATTTCGTATTCTCTGGATACATATTAGAAAGAAGATCTTTTAAATTTTGATTCTCTAACTCAAGAATAGAAATAATTTTTTTAGACTGTTCTAGTGCTTGGTGAAGATGGTATACTTTATTTGCCAACTCATCAGCGATATATGGCGATACTTTCATGATATTTCTCCATATAGTAACTATTTTAGAGACTATATATCATACACTAAAGTATATCTTGTATAAAATCTTTTAGATCACGAAGATTAGACTTGTCTAAGACCATCTGATCTTCATAAGTCTTATTATTCCACAATAAATCCCATATAATTTTTAATTTTTTTGTCAATGACAATTTATTTATATGGCTATTATAGTAACTATATATAGATAACTCAGCTAATTGCTCTTTTTCGTAGTAATTAAGTGTTAAAACTTCACTAGTGCAATTACACAGCAAGAATATAATCTTATTAGTATCAAATTTTGTTATCATGAAGATCTTTGTATTACTAGAACAATATCATCCCATCGACCCTTAATTGATCTTAAATCATATAATGTAGTATCACTTGGTATGGATTTATCTATATGATTTTTTATATCTTCTACCCAAGAAATATCTTGTATATCTTCCAATATGAGATATCCATTGTCTTTTACTTTGCTGAGATATTTAGAAACAAAAACTCTCATACTCTCTAAAGTATGAGGACCGTCATCTATAATTACATCGTAAAATTTATCTTCTATAGAATAGATGAATTTTTCAGAGTAGGCGTCGTCACAAAAGGTTTTTATCCTATCATTTAGAGAATGTGAAGATAGATCTATATTAGATATGTCTACTCCATGAACAGATGCCGTAGAAAAGTATTCCTGCCATAGCAAAATACTTCCTCCGTAATATATACCAATTTCTAATATTGCTGTGGCTGAATCCTTTAGTTTAAGAAATAAATCTTCATAAACGTAATCTATATAACAATGGTCTGTATTTTTATCAGTATTATGTTTTTTTACTATTTCTCTTAGAGTCATTTTTTTTCCTAAATATTTTTTGCCAGTTTTGATCCCATACTTTATAAGTTACACTTTTTGGCCTTGGTTTACTTCCTTTTCCATTTTGGCTCATATTAATTTACCAGACTTTTTTAAATTATCAATAGCCCACAATGGCTGTAAGTTACTATAATGAAAACATAACTTTTGTTGTTCTATATCGGTTAAGTCAAAAGAGCAACAAGGTTTTATATGATCTATATGCCATTGTCCATAATTATCCCAAGTCATACCATCTGCAAATAACCTCTCTAAATATAGTTTCAAATGTTCCCAAGAGCAACCTGTTAAGTTATAAGAGGTACTATTTTTTGAACCTCTAGACAAAGCCATTCTAATACGATTACTAATAATAGTTCTTAGTCTAAAATTAACATTGTTTTTTCTTTTTTGTTGCCTGTATTTATTAATTTTATCTCGATATTTTTCTCTATATTTTTTAGCATTTATAGCAACTTTATCTGGATTCTCTTGTCCCCATTTTTTTCTACTTGCATTTAAATTTTCTTTATGTTTAGATCTGTATTCTTGTTGTTGTTTTTTTATTTTCTTTTTATTCTTTTGTCTTCTTATAGAATTGTATTCTTTATGACAAGTTTTACAATATGGTGATTTACCATCTTTTGATGCCGTTTGATTATGAAAATTTATTAATTCTTGTTTTTTATTACATTTTACACATTGTTTTTTCATGGTATATATCTCTCTTCGCTTATTGTATACACCAAAACTAGAATCAATTTTCAAAAACATATGACCAATAACGAGAATCTGTCTTATTCTGTTTTGCGTCCCAAAAAATAGATCGTGCAATGTATGCTGGGACGCCAATTTTACCACAATTAACACTCCAGTGTCTTTCCATTTTTTTATATAGATCAAGACCCTTTTTGGATTGGTATGTCAATGTTTTCATGCCATAAAGTTCAAGCATATGAGTATCACCACAAAAGACTCTACATTCATTAGGATGAGATTGTTCAAGAGCGAAAGAAACCTTAGCAGTTCCGAGTCCAGAAATATTATTGACAATCTGATCTCTTTTCTTAACATGGTACTTCTTAGTTGTAAGATAAAACTCTTTGGGATTTGCCCAGAATTTATCCTTAAAACCCCAAATGAACTTTGTGCGGTTATTGTAAAGTCCACATCCACTATTCTTGATCTTTTCTCTTAAAAGTTCTTTATCATCTAGCCATTCACTAAAATTCTTAATAGCGTTATATCCGGCAACATTAGATTTCCAAGTAGTATGGACGCTCATGTAGGCAAAAAGATATCTACGAAAAATTTCATCATCACTATTTGGTCGAATACTTTCCCAATATTCCTTATAACTAACTACCTTATCTTTGGGAAAGTTCTTAAAAAAATCGTCAGCCTTGCTAGTATCCATAGCAATATCTTGAACAGGAATAACAGAGTTCTCAACGATCATGGGTTTCTCCAAAAGTGTTTCAAGCGTTATGCTAACATTCTACACTAGCGTTATCGTCTTGTCAAGCACGATTCTTTAAATCGTTCTAGCAGACCCGTGTAAAACTTTAAAAGTTGGGAAACGAAGACTTAATCCTCCATCTTGGTTCTTAGTCTCTTCAAAATACTGTACGGTTATTTGCTTACCAAGAATCTTCTTAGGATTCTTATAGAACTCCTGACGCTGCTCAATACTAAAACCGCTACCAACTCGTACAGTATAATCCTTATGGTTAATCATAACACAAGAAAGCATAGTCTCCTCATGCTCTGCACCATCTTTAACATAACGAAATGGCCCCATCTCAGTATCAACTACCTCATATTCATCATCAAAAAATTTCTTAACTTTGAGTAGGTCTTTGCTTCGTTTGCCTTTATACGGTTCGTCAGCACGAAGCATGACTCCTTCCCATTTGTAATCAGTAGCATAGTCTGTCCATTGCAGAAAATCATCATCGTTTTCAATTTTACATTGTGCCAATACACTAAGACAAGTACAAGTATTATCTCTCATAACTTCTCGCAGATTATTGTAACGAATAGAATAGGGACGATTCTTTTCACCCTTCTTGCTATAAAATTCATCGTGCGTAATCATATCAAAAATCTTGTATGACGGATTAGGAATAGTGTGATCCTTCTTTTTCAGTTGCTTCATAACTCCCTGAAAATCCTCATTACCATCCTCGTCAACCAAACAAAGTTCACCATCAAATACAACATTAGTAATTCCCAATGCCTTGATTCCACCAGCAACAATATCAAGGGTATCAAAAGATTTTCCGGTTCGTGAGAAGAAAGAAGCATCGCCATTTTCATCAACAATAGCGATACATCTGGCCCCGTCGATTTTACGACTAACATACCAACCGTCCTTCCAACTTACCAGTTTAGGCTCATACTTATCTGCCAGAGCAACACTAAACTCTGGAATATGGTCAGGAATAGCCTTGTTGATAATCTTATCGCCAGCACGGGTTTTCAAGTCCTTATCAATAATACAATGAATGAGTTCTTCAATGTTGTTTTTATTTGACTGACTATCAATAAAAGTATGGACTGCTCCGATAGCATCGTGACCAGTAATTTTGCGACTCTTTAGGTCATCTAGCAGACCAAAGAAATTCTTATAAGACTTTCCCCTCAAAGAGTTTTTCTTCTTGAGATTATCACTTGTGACATTATATTGCCAAAGAGGATGGTAGGTATAGAGTAGAATTTTCTTAGCAAAACTTGCAGCCTCAGAATTATGATTACAATAATCCTCAATAATCCCTTGCTTATCAATAGTGCTGCTAGTCGCCCTAAGATCACGAACCATATACCAAACATAATTAAAATCGTGAATCATCCAAATAGTCTCCTGTGTTTAGCGTATTCTACCATACGCCAATCCTATTGTCAAGTATCGACACATGCGTAGTTTTTCTTTAAGCGTTCTTACTTATGTTTCCAAATCGAAATATCATTATACTCATTTTTATGAAATCTAGTATTTATATGAATACCATAGTCAATATTATCTTTAAAATATTTAAATAATACATAATTAAAAATTGGCATATCTAAAGATATTTCTATATTTTTTGAAACTTGAGAATGATATTGTGTTAATTGTTCTAATAATCTAATACATATGTTATAGTCTCCACCAACTATACCTGCATTTAGTAAAGTATGATCTCTATATTGATTTAATACTTCATCAAAATCTGATATGGTTATATATTTAAATTTTTTTTTCATATAAGTAGATAAAAGTTTGTCTTTATATTCACTACCACAATATAAAGTATTATTTTTTATATCATAGTTTTTTAACATAAGCACGTCGGTACTATCAACCATAAATAAATTTGAAAATTTATGTTTTTTTAAATACTTATAATAAACAAACCATCTATATGTTGTTGGAGTATATTCTTCATTGTTTTCAATTCTTACCCATAAACAACCATCTATATTCGGAATATTATCAAAACAATCATGGAATACAACAATATTAGATCCATTTTTTAGAACACTATCAATTAGTGGAAGTATTAGAGTATAATCATTTTTCCAAAAATCTATCCTTTGATCATCTCTAACAACATGTTTTCTATAATCATTAAGCAATAAAGGATCAGGCGTTGAACAGAAATATGATGCTAAAACTGTATTTATCATGGGATATGTAATATGTCTTCGGTTGTTCCGTTAAGTGTTTGAAAAATACTACAATTATCGTCAATTAAAATTTTAGGGTACCATTTATAAAAATTTTGTTTAACAATTTTTTGTTCAGAGTAATCTTCGACCTTTACAAAAGATAGGCACTCGCTATAAAATTTAAGCATTGATTCTTTTTTGCCGATACACGCTCCAGCATTTAAATAACAAAAGGGTTCACGAAACCATTTTTTTTCATCGCTATAATCTTTAGGCCAACAATTTATTTCGGCATTAAACAGAATATCACAATTTTTCAATAAAAACTTTTCTATAATTTCGCCCAAACAAAAAACAACAACATCTGAGGAATCCATACTGAGAACATAATCGGTCTGATTCGACTTTAAGTAATCTATTATTAGTGATATTTTGTGAATATTATTCCATTTTTTTATATCGGCTCCCATAACTGTGCATCTATTTTGAATTGAGTTCTCTAAACTCCCGACATCTTTATTGCAGTGTGATGATCCATTATTAAATGTGACTATTTGTAGATTATGAGGTATAAAAACATCGTTGTTACATAAATCTTTAATTCTTTGCCACAAAGGGGATTTTTGTGGTATTCCATGAGCATGAAAAATAGTTGGATTTGTATTATAGATTAGATTACAAAATTGTTTCATAAATTATTTAATGCTTTTTATATATACTGATAAATTATTTTTTGGATTCCAATTTAAAATGGTTTTTGTTTCATTATTTTCTGCCAGAGTAGTTGGTGCTTCTCCAACCAAATCTGGTTTGTATATTATATTATTGTATTGAAACATATCTACTACTTCAGATACGCTATAATTCTCACCTCTGCCTAATTCAAATTCAAATCCGTATTTGTGATTTATTATAATTTTAATTATTGCATCACATACATCATCAACATGAGTAAAGTCACGGCGTTTAGATCCATCACCATAAATGATAAAAGGTAAATTGTTTTTATAATTATATTTCCATTTACCAATTAATGTTCCATTATCATCCATCAATTCATTCGGTCCATACACATTATATAATCTAGCAATAGATGCTAATAAACTAAAATTTTGTTGATATAGTCTTATTATGTCTTCTCCAACATCTTTCGTAAAAGTATATGGATTACTAAATTTGCCGCTATGATGAGAACTTGTTCCAATATAAACTATTGGAATACTATTTTGAGCAGCATACTTTGTAATATTATATGTCCCAAGAATGTTAGTATGGAAATATTCTTTATCGTCAATAAAAGATTGTTTTATCCTGGCCTTTGCTGCACAATGAACTATAGCATCAAACTTACCATATCTATGGTAATCTATGGTTGATATAATGTCATTCTTAATATATTCTATGCCTTCTGTGTGATTATTTTCTGATCCGGTAGAATAATTATCTATAGACACTACAGAACATCCTAAAGAATATAATCTTTTTCCAAGATTTGACCCCACAAATCCAGCACCTCCTGTGATAAGAATATTTTTATTCATATTTAATTATCAATAAATTTTCTATTTGAATTTCTGTATTCGTTACCAATATATGTTGTAGATTTTGGCCCAGTCCATTCGTGATGACATAATGCTTTGTTTACTATAATCACTCTTTGTTGACTAGAAAGTTTTCTCTGAGGATGGTCTGCTGGCATAGACATGGTTCTTAATAATAAATAAAGTTCTAATATTGCTAATTTTTTTGTATAAAATAATTGATTCCCCCATGGACTTTCATCACACATTGAAAATATCTCTTTTTTTATACTATAGACTTTTTTCTTATTTACGTCTGGATATTCGTGTAAAAGCATCATATCTGCTGTAGGAAATTCTTTTTTTCCCTCAGATATTGTATTAAATAATTCGTCTTTGTTTTTTATTAATGGAGTTATATCATCCTCCATAATAATTACTTCTTCATAATTATTCTCTAATAAGTGCTCATAGAGAAGGCAAAAACTTGTAGCACATGCTATCTCTCCTTCGCTCAGTTGTCTGCCCATAAAACTTATTGCTAATTTTTTATCATATGGATATATAAATTTATTATTTGTTATATTTTTTCTATCATAACCTTTCCAAAAAACAATATCTAAATTTAGTTTATCTATCCATTCTTTCTGTATTAAAGATTTTCTTTCTGTTGCTCGTTCAAGATTAATACAAAATATTGGAATATTCATATGTTAAAAATAATATTTATCTATCATATCTAAAAATAAATTTAGTCCCATAAATTCTTCAAACGTATTCTTTAGTCCCCACAAATGTAATATTTTATGTTCTTTTAGTCTGTGTCTTATTCCAATCTCACCTTTTGCTGTTATGGATCCTGGCACTAAAACTGGTAAATTTTGTTTATTCATTTTTTTTGCAATAATCGAGGGTAATATATATTGCTCTAAAAATACTGATGTTTTCCAATTATATCCGTCTGTCTTTAGTGTTGATAAAAATTCGGTTATTTCATTATTATGATTGTTAATACCTGTTATTAGATGATCTATGCTGTTTTTAATAGTAATATAGTCCGTACCGCCAAAAATGCCAAAATTATAACATTGAGCAATATCATTATCTATATTAAACCACTCGTCTATTTTGTCTTTAGGCAACTTACTAAAAAAACAAGTTTTCATCCACGGTTCGTGATGCAAAGTTATAAAAGGTTCATTTTTATATGGCTGTATAATATCTTCTACTAAAAATAAATCTAAATCCACATGATAAAATGGCTCATTAACTAATAAACAAGAAACAAGTTTAGTAACAGACCAAAAGTCAAAAGTATTTGGTAATTCATAATCTTTTAAATCTATTATTCTTATATCATCATATGGTATGTGTTTAAAATAAGGTAGGCTTTTTGTATCAGTATATAATATGGTAGTATATTGATGCTTTTTTAAGAACTTGTTTGATAATTCTGCTTGCTTACTTGCTGCTGAAATATTAGCTCTGATGCTAGATGTATCGTTAGGGAAAAAGCTATGTATTGTTATCATTTTGCTGGTTCCTATTTTTTGCCATGATTAAATAGTTTACAGCCTTAATTACACCGGTTAAATTGTCATCAAGTTTACCTATGCCAGTATTACACCTATCACAGAGCCAACCTCTAAAAGAATCATCAGAATGATCGTGATCCAAGCACCATTTTAATGGTATTTTTTTACAACACTCACAAAGTTCTGGTTTTGGTGGTGCTTTTTTATGAAGTTTACCACGAACTTTAGTTTGTTTTTTTACACACTTTTTGCATCTGCTATCCAGATTGTCTTTATACATAGTGTGTTTAGGAAAACTTCCTTTGTTTTTCCTTTTACCGCAATATGAACAAATTTTTCTCATAATATAAGTGGACTAGAGGGGAGTCGAACCCCTGTCCAGAATAAACATCAATATAAACTTCTACATCGTTAGTCTATTGTAATTCGGACACTAGACAAACCTAGAAGAAATTATCTTCATCAGATCGGTTACGATCATTGTCTATGTTTTCGGGTTAGACTTCCTTATCAGATTTATCTGAGTCAACATGATTGGGTAATAAGGCCCATATAGCCCCACTCGTACCTAATTAATTAGGCAGCGAGAGCGAGATTTACTTCGCCAATTAACATTTTTTGAATAACTTTTATACTGGCCCGTTATTCAACCAGTCGATGCCGTCTATATCTATTTTACCTGTCGATACCTTTACTAGCCCTTAGTTTTCCAGTTCAATCAATCTATCGTGTAGATTACTGACCATTTTTGTATGTATCATATCGTTGATCTTATTAACTTCTTTAACAGCCTCCAAAGATTCTGAATGAATAACATTCATTGTTAGTGAAGCAAATAAAACTGATAATAGACATATAAACAGAAGTCTGTATTTCATGATAATCTTTCTTTTAGGCGGGTTAGTTACTTAACTAATGTAAAGGAAGGTCACTATGTTTTACACCATTCCGTTTTTAATCATATTCAGATACTCTTTTTTGCTTATCCAAATATCGTCATTTTGATACCTTTTTGACAATAATGAACGAATCTTTTTTCTTCCAACATAGCATGGTTGAAACCTTAAAGATTGTCCACTAAAATAGCATTTCCTATTAAACAAACAATATTTTAATGTCCATTGTCTATCATGTGTAATTTCAGAAATCATTTTTGATTGGTTCTCTAGTTTTAATATCGTACTTAGTGCCTGAAGTATATGTTTGTTTTGATAGTCTTTTAACTTCTTCCATCAATTTCTTCAGTTCATCATTATCAACTGGCGAAGTTATGCTATTAACTATATGATGTAGTTGATTGATTTTTTCAAGAAATATCCAATTAAAACCAACTGACAAAACTAATAGACCAACTAAAAGAGTTACTATTGGCATACAGCATAATGAACGATGAGTCATAAACTTTCCTTATTTTTGATATGATTAGTGTCCACGATATAATAGTTTCACTGTTATCAAAAGCAAGTTTAAAATAGGGCGAGTAGGAGTCGAACCTACCTATGAACACCTTATAAGAGTGTCGGATGCAACCGGCTTACCTTCCGCCCCGTCTTGTTAAAGATCAATCACCGTCCTGCCACCATTATATCATCGTCATCCATCTTGTCAAGACTTGAATTATTTTGCGAGATGGCTTGTATATTTGTCGCCCTCTAATAAACGGTAATAATGTAGTACATAAAAACCTTGTGCTACAATACATTTTTTACCAAGAGAATTTACTTTATTATAAAATAATCTATCAACGTGTAATATTCCCTTTTCAAAACCACCTACTTCTTTCCATACTCTTTTTTTAAATGAAAAATAAAATCCAGATAAAAAAGTTCCAGTCATCAGTTTTGTAGAATATTGATTTTTATCAAAGAGGTCTTGAGCATATTTTTTATGCTTTATAATATTTTTTTCATTATACATATCTTTGCAAACTTGATCAATATTGGACGTAGCCGCTCTATTAGTTAGACAAGTAACTATCCCAACATCTTTATTTTGATCTAAAATAGAACCCCATATTTCTCCCCAATTCAGATGTAACTGCATTATATCTCCATCAGAAAATGTTATCCAATCATCGTCATCTGGAACAAGACTACAATAATGATTATAGGCTTCTCCTAAGTCACCTTTTACGAAAGGAGTAAAATAATATATCATACAGAATCAGTATTCTTTAATTTCTGAATTTCAATTTGATACTGTTCTATCTTTTTATACATTTCTTGACATGAAACACAAAAATCAGAGGCTATGTATGCTTTGCAGTCATGTATTTTATCCTCAAGATCCCGTATCTTTCTTTTTGTTTCTTCGTTTAATTGGTTTGTCATTTGATTTTCTCTTCTTGGTTGTGGAACTAGTTTCTTGATTTGCCCAAAAAACCATCTCATTACTTTCATTATCCCAAGCACATTCTACTAATCCTTTAGCAGCGAGTTTTGCTAATCCAACATTATGAATCCATGTTACAGTATGTTCATAAATTTTTTCATTAGCATCCTCATTGAGCAAAGGACGCTCTTTATTATCAAACCCAACACATTCGGTTATAACAAGATTAATCATTTGTCCGATACTAATAAAATCATCAAGATTTTCATCGTAAGACTGTGATAGGCTTTTAGCAGCAGCCTCACGCATTTCTGTGACATATCCTTCAAGATCAGTAATGGCATAAACGTCGCCCATGTTCATACTCTCCAAAGTAATTGACTAGATATACTTACTTACACCTTTATCCATATCATTAATTAGACGATCAATTAAACGATTTATAGTGTAATCCATCGAATATTGTCCTCTAGGAAGCCATTTAGTATCATCTCTTAGGCCAGTTTTTATCTGAGGCAACCAATGTTGATATGCCAGATCATATTCTTTTGGAAAATACATCTTTAAAATAGTATCAATTTTATTCAGATGATCTTCTATATGATCTCTATGAGAGTATAGATTTTGTAGTGCTTCTTTTTGTTGAGGATTTAAACTCATACAGCCTGCTCTCTTTGTTTCAATTTGATCAACTTATGCTTGATTTTCCAAACACCGGTTTCCTTATTTTGAATATCTCCACCCATATAAATATGGGCGATACCACCGCTCTTATCAATTCCCCATGCAAGGATACCTTTATCGTCAATTCTTTCTACAACAAATCGACCCCTATATCCCATAGGAATAAATTCACCTGTCTTGGAAAGATAGTACGGCCCGCCACCAACTTTGATTCTGTCGCCTTTAATCAATTCACGCCAATTTACCTTATGAATTTGCTTAATGCTTTTTGCTTCTTTGCCCTTTGGCTTGAATACAAAAATATGATTACATTTTGCACACGAATAAGCACGGGGGCCAGTTTCATAAGAACAATTCGGACAGGTCTTTTTACCTTTAGGCATCGTTTTCTCCTGTGTTAGTGGTATGCTCCTAGTATAGCATGAGTATCGGCGTTGTCAAGCCGGTTTCTTTAAGATTTTCTGCAACCGTCACAAAGAGTGCTAATCCAGCCATTTTCATTTGGACTTCCTCTGTCTCCACAAACTTCACAAATCTTATAACTCATAGCCCCTGCCATAGAAACTAATCCTTCAATATAATCATCCCCGCCACTAAAGTAGATTCTAAGACCGCCAAATTTTTCTTTGATTTGATCGAACTTTACAGGAATATAATCGTTTTTGTATTCTGGTTCAGTTTTTTGTTTATATTCTGTTTGCCAAACAATATTATTTTCGTGATTCTTAATCATAAAACAAAGAGGAGAAATAATATCAAACCAACCATTTCCACATTCTATTCCCCATGCCATGCAACTGCTCATAATATCCTTATCTTTATTAGAAAAAAGTTCTGGATACTTTTCAAAAAGTTGATTTTGTAGTTGCTGATCCATCGGGTCTACCTTTTATTTCTAATTTGCCGGGATTATAATGACAAAAATAACTACTGTGAATACGCTTCTTAGTCAAATTATCTTCTTCAATCTCAATATATACATTGATACGATACCGATTTTCCCAAACATTAATGATCTTTGTCATAAGATGATGCTTAGGCTTTTCAACTTGCTTAAACAAGAGGCTTTCAATTTCTAAATCCATTTTAAACAGTCTCCATATTTGTGTTAGAAGTATCAATACTCAAAGAAATTTTATTATCCGGCATTTGAATAAAATCAGTAGGATAATATTCTAGAGTTTCAAAATCAAATACTTGCACATTTTCTTGCCAAGGAAAACTGCCGGGATTATTAATATCATTTGCTCTTTCATAAAGAAAGTTATATAAATCTAACCAAGTCATATTATTATTCATCTTGCTCTCCTATTGGCACGATCAAGTTTACGAATAGTTTGTGTAGCATTAGCAGGAACCATAACAAGAGAGGGAGCAGTTTTATGTCCCCAATCCATAAATCCAACAGCACGATTTTCTACGCTGCAATCTTTACAAATAATTTTGCGACCAGTTTCAACAAGAAACTCGTAGCGATCAACTCCAACACAGTTTTTGCAATAAACACAATTCATGGTTTCCTCCGTTTAGCGGATTATACCATAACCATCGGCATTGTCAACTCGTTGCCTTCAATCAAATTTCCAACACTGTCAATAAAATTCCCGTCATCATTACTATAATAGACCTCATTCAATCCTACAGCATTAAGAAGTTTATTACAATTTTCACAAGGTTTACTTCCTAAAATTAATCCCTTTCGATTAATACGCATAACAACAACTGACCAATTAGGATCAATGGTATTATACTTATCCAAAAGTTTAGAAATAAGACGAGATTCAGAATGATAATATGGGAACTCCTTATATTTTTCCAGATTAAAATCTTCACCGATTCTATAAGCACCAGTGTGAGTCTTGATCGGGTTATTTTGGGTGAAACAAATTAGTTTGGTTCCATCAAATGCGGCGGCATAGTGGTAGCACCTAATTAGTCTGGTCGGATTCCAATTGTTGTATGCTTTGCGAATTGTTTTGTTTATTATCTTCATTTTTTATCCAAATATCATCTAACATTTCAACATCATAATATTGCGTTGATGGTAGTGGTGTTAATTTTACGTTTTTATTTTCTGGATTATCTGTAAGTTTTATTTTTTTGGGCTCTTTCATAAATAGTTCCTCATTTTGATGCTAACATATATAAGCCTATATTTGCAAATGCGTATCCAATATATGTAATAAGCATACCATAGTTCTTATGCAAGATTCCCTGCTCAAAAGCAACCCAAATATAAATTAATCCTGTGATTAAAATTAAATGATGGCTCATGCCGCAACTCCCTTAGTAATTTCTATGTGATTTTGTATAGCCAAATCTTTTGCTTTTAGTTCCATATCCACATCAAATTCCAACCCATAAGTATTAAAAGCATTTTCTGAATAATCAGCGTGTTTACGAGGATTATTTCCAACAGCAGATTCACTATAATGAAACAAAGGTTTCGTCTGCCAAGTATCCCAGCACATATTGATAGCCTCACACTCTGTCAAATTATTAGAATGACACTTATGATGCAGATAATCAAAACAGATTGGGATGCGTGTAATTGGATGGAAAATATCAACCAATTCTTTTACGCTCCAACAGTTGAGTTTATCGTCGTTTTCAATGGTTAATCGTGCCTGACAATTTTCATCAAGACGCTTAAAGTTTTCATAAAAACGATGACTAATTTCTTCTCTAGTACCATTGTTATTATGAACGTGTAGATTCATGGGGGAATTAGTGTTTACTGGCAAGCCAATTCTATCGAAAAAACTACTATAGAAGTTCAATTCTGTAATAGTCTTTTCCACAACTTTTGGAGTCAAACTAGACAAACTATTAAATTCTGATGGATGTGCAGAAACTCTTACATTACTACCAATAATACTTTGTGCAATATTATCAAATTCATCTTGAATTTCATCATGATTAGGTAAATCTTCCAAACTTACATTAGCCTCATCATAAGTAATAAGGGGGAAAATGTCACTACTAACACGATAAACATAATCATTCTGTCCGCAAAACTCAATAGTTTTACGAGTAGTAATAAGATTATTAAGAATCCTATCTCCAAGGATTGTTATGGCTTCTTCTCGCGGCAGAGAATCGAAGCGTTTAAAAGTCATGGTCTGATGACAAATACCCTGCTCTTTAAGTTTGAGCGAAATGCAACACAGTCCGTAACGCATAGTCTCCTCGTTTCTTACCACTATACCATAAGTATCGGCATAGTCAAGAGGCAACTTGAAAAATTTCTTCCGCACTGTAAATTTTAACTAGAGAATATTCTATACTAGGAAAATGAAGTTTGAAATTAGATAATGCTTCATCAGACGATGCACCGTCGTGAACCTCATTTATTAATAGATTCTGTTTTGATGAATCATTATTCTTATAAACTTGAGCAGTAATATTAAACAGTTTCATAATGTGTAAATTCTTGAAAATTGGTGTCTATTAAAATAATTAAATAATCCATTCTTTATCATACCCACCAAGAGCCTCACTAACGGTAGGAAACTGTTCACAAAAAATCTTTTTACACTCTTTTGCAATAATCATATGTTCTTTTTGAGTTCCACTTTTTTCTCTGAGTGCTATATAGGTCATCCATGATCTAGGGTTTCCTGTCATATATAGTCTAGTTGGAGTTGCTAGGGGTAATATAAATCTGGCACACTCTTTTGCTACTCCATCTTTAATCATACCATCGTATATTGCTTTGCCTTTAGCAAAATGCTCTCGTATCTGAGTATTCCATTTTACCTTAATTTCATCAGAAATATTTTCAATACTATTTTGTCTATTTTTATTATCTTGTCCACGAAGTTCAAATAGTGGAATTTCTTCAGCTAATAATGTAGTGTCAGCATATCTTTGCGAAAATTCCTGAAAATTAAAACTTCTATGTCGTAAAATTTGAGCGGCTAATCCTCTAGTTGTGTTAATTTCTAGACTTAGTGATGCGTGTTCAAAAATAGAAATATGCTTATGATCAATACAATACTTTAAAAGTTTAGCATAGTTATCGTTGTTTTGATTATTCGGATTGCTTACTCTCGCACAATAGGCCATTAATTTTTCAGCATCTGGAGTAACACTAACTAATTTTACGTTCATCTTTTATTTCCTTAAATGAATAAAAATATTCCTCTTCTTCTGATTCACTAATCCATCTACTGCCAGTATTCTCACAACTGAATTCTTTACTAAATACTTTCCAATCTGGTTTTTTGTCGAACTTTTTTCCTATCCAACTTCCACCATCCATCCACAATACTCTGTTATTTGGCTGAATGAAGTATTGACCATTACCCTCAAATACATGACCGCACTTATGCCCTGCTGCCATCTCAGCATAATTAAATTGGTATTGTGGCCCAAAACACCAATCTATAGTAAATAGATATTTTACTTTTTCCATAGTTTTATTTTTGAGTATTATGTTCGCTGCCCTATTTTTTGTATATGAATTTATATTTATAGAAGCATAATAACTCATACTATCCCAGAGTTGAATCCAATCCAAAGAATAGTCTGTACCACCATCTGAAGACGTTCTTAAATAATGAATAGGAACTCTAGCGTGTTGACTACCATATTCTGTCATTATAGAAAACAAACCACATCTTTGAGGTATGCTAGTAAAACTAAATACTTCTATGGGTATTCTTTTTGCATTTACATCTGGCAACTTATCATATAAAAAAGAAGTGTCTAGATAACAGGCAAAAACAGGAATATCTAAATTAAGATAATTACTCATTTATATTCCATCTCCATTTCTTAACTATTTTTTCCCATACTGGCTTAAAAAAATAAGCAGTAATTACACTAGATATTCCTCCAATCACACCATTTACTACAGGTGTTGCAACAACAACTGGTACTATGCACTGATTTTCAATATCTTTATTCTGCTGTTGACAATTTGACATCTTCTTGTTTTTCTAGATATTGTTTTTGATGTTCTACATATTTATCATTAGTCATATGATTATAAATAGCCAGTGCTACTTTACTAACACTAAGAGCAACTCCAGTAGCATTAGGATCGTCGTTCTTGCACCAGTAATAACTAGCACCGTTCACGCTATCATCTTTCTCTTTTATGATAGAATAACCCCAAGTTTTTGCCCAACTTTTTACTTCGGTAATTTTAAACATAGTCAACAACCCATATTATCTGTTCGTTTTGGTTTGTCAAGATGTTCTGTAAAAATAGATTCATCTTTGTCGTATCTTTTCCAGGCCACCTTGTGTTTTATGGCAACAATTTGTTTAGTTTGTTCTGATATAGTTTTTCTTTGATAATCAATCAGATTCCACAATTGTTTGATATAGTCAAGAACATCGTCATGCTTATACTGAACTAACATTCTATTTATATTAGTTTCACTCATTGGCTCATATTTTAGAGTCAAATCAAATTCTTCACTCCAATCGTTTGGATTATACATTGGACTCATTTTTGTAACCATTCTTTAGACTGAAGTTCTTTTTTAAATTGAAATCCGGCTGCAAATCCTTCCATATACAACTTTTTCATAACAGTAACGTGCTGTTTATTGTGTGAGATATAATCTATATTTTTTGCTACCCACTTATGATAGCTTTTTTCTTCATCACAAAATTCTTCTTCAATCATTGTAGTTTCCTGTATTTTTTGTATATCTTATTGATATCTAAAATAATATGAGGATCAGTATTAATTATAATAGTTTGATCATCATTATCTGTAATATAAGCCTGTATTTCATCGTTCAATACTTCTTCAGCATATCCTTTATCTAGAATATATTGTCTTGTTTTAGCCAATCCTCTTTTATTCTTTTTAATATAAGAATCAATCTCATTTCGATATTTTTCATTAGAATCATAAAGAGCATGAGACAGTTCGTGTCTTAATGTTGCACTATTTTGAGCGCCCATAATATAAAAGTTATCATGCCTATATTTAAATAGGTTTAACAATTCAATTTCTTCAGAAGTCAAAGGGTCAAATAGTCCCTGTTTGAAAGGAAGTAATATTCTGCTTGGAAAGTTAAATCCTGTCCAATCATGGTGATAAGTATCAGCACCATATTTAACAGAATACCATTGTCTAACTACTCCTAGCGTAAATATCTTGCCTCTAAAGTCTGGATTAGGACTTTCATAGTATTCTTGAAAACGAATAAAAGTTCGCCCTAATTCTTCTTGAGAATCAGCACTTATCCAGACACTATTATATGGTTGGGTTTTTATTTTAAGCATTTTCGTATGATGGATTGTTATCTGGACTCATATAACCATCATAAGCCTGCTCAAGATATTCAACAACCTTTAGTTTCCATAAAGGAATAATATTCTCATTTTGTATAGAATCATCAAGCACCTCAATTAAACACTGAAGCGTTCTATCAAACCCTATTTCATTGACAAATTGTTTTAATTGATCATTATTCTTCATTTTAAAATCTTATCCGATTCATTCAGCGGAGGGTCTTGTTTAATCTGACCAGAACTGTAGTCCATGTATTTAAAGTTTGCTCTGCAAAGATCAACAGCATCGTATACTGCTTGATTAAGAGGAGTATGACCCTTGATGGCACGTTCCAAATTTGTTCTGACAGTAGCCACAACTTTTGTTAGAGCCGAATTTCTTTCTTCCATACTCTTAATTATATTGTCTTTTTCAACCAAACTACTTTGAATCGTCCAAATTGCCTCAATAGTATTCATATATTATCTCCAATGGTTATCTCTAGTATACCACATCGACAATCTGTTGTCAAGACTTTAATTTTACGGGTCAGGGTAGAGTTTTATATATCGTATATATCTTCTAATTTTTCTTTTAAAAATGAATTTTCTCTATATAACCTATTATTTAATGTCATAGCATCTTGAATATTTTTTGGATGATCATAATGTATTATATTAATGTCTTCTATAATGTGTCTCATTCTCTCATTATCAATGAGTAAAGCCTTATTCTCGCTAGTAATTTTTTCTATATTTTTTTCAATAATCATTTTTTAGAACCTTTTGTATCTCTATTTATTGACGAAGATCCGAAATTACGATTGGTATTAATTGAACCATTTGACCATCTGGTTTGAGAGCCATTACCGTAAGGTTGAACTATTCCAGAAGTTGTTCTACCAGATGATGTTGTATTGTTTATTATTGTACTATTTCCTAATTTACTAGTTTTTGTTGTAGAACCGTCGCTCCATCTTGTGATAGATCCATTATTTGTTGGAGAAGTAATGCCTGTTGTAGTTTTGCCATTGCTATTTGTTTCTCTAGTAATAGAACTCTTACCGAATGGCTGGGTTTGACTTTTTGAACCATCTGATCTATTTGTTAGAGTACCATTATTCGTTGGTTTGGTGATGCTGGTTCTATTAGTTGACAAGTCTGGCCTATTTTTTGTTTGATAGTCAGCAGCTAAAAAGAAAACACACATAATTGCTAAAATAATTTTCATTGTTCTATATCCTTTTCAATTTGAGTAAAATTTACAATGTTCGGCCCTTTATCAGCATCAAATAATATTTTTTGTTCTTCTCTTAATGTCGCAATTTCTTTACGTTGAGTTCTTACTTCTAATTTCAAACTCTGAACAGTATTTTTTAAATTTTCATTATCTTTTATCAGAGAATTAATATAATCGTCTATGTCCATTCTTTTTCTAACTTATCTAAGGTTAACTTAACCATTCCGTCATCATAAAAACAATCTTCTTTGCTTGCTACTAATTCTTTATACTTCTCAGGCCAGATATTATACAAGGTATTCATGATGGTTTGACCATATCTCAACTCAAACGCATAATGATTATAAGTATCGTCTACAAGTTGTAGAAAGTCTTTAAATGAAATTTTATTCGACATCATACCACTCCGGAAAATCTAGTAGATATAAATCTGCAAAAGGAGCATTAACGCCATCATTAATACTACTTCCTAATATTGGCGATTCTTCTTGAGCCATCATCTTCTAATTCCTTTACTCTATTTTGTAGAATATTGAACTGTTTTTCCGTTACCATTTCAATTTTAATAAGAGTTTCCAGAGTATCCTGTGTGATCTTTAGTGTTTTATCCTGAATATAATTTCCGGCCAGTATCAATCCTATTGAGAAATATGCTACGCAGAGTAGAATAAAATTAATAGTATCGTTTTTCATTTAATCTACCATTATTTTTTCGTTTAAATCCACAACTATCTCTACTCCATCAAAAGAACACTCTGTACCAAGTCCATTTGTTGCATAACGCAACTTAAATTGTACATTGAATATTCCGCTAACTCCTTGATTCTGATAAAGATACTTTATAATAGCATCCTTAACATCTTCATCGCTCATAGTAATATGAGTCTTATTATTAATTTTCATTTACAAAGTCCTTTAGTTTTTTAATAGCACTGTCGATAGTTTTAACAACCGCCCCACTTAATGCGTAGTCTTTTTTATAGGATGCTAGAGCATCTAGCATCTTCCATGCTTCGTTTTTGTTAATATCAATACTCATACAAATAATCTGTCCTTTAGTAATTCTGCAATAGTTTCATTAATATTGATTCCGTTTACAACCATAGTTTTGTCAGAATCATATTCGTCAATTTCCATATATTTCATAGCGTTATTGAAACACCAAAAGATAGCAAACTTTTGTTCAGTTGTTAAACTCGTCATTAGTTATACTCTGGTGGATTCCAGTTGGGCCAATATTTTTTTGGTTCAGCGTTTTGTGGATGATAATACCTTTGTGTATGCAAACTTTCTACTTTACCTATTAGTTCCTTCACTCTTTGTTCAAGATGAACTAATGACTCTAATACCACATCAATCTTTTGTTTGACGGGCTTTTTCTTTTTAGAAACTTTCTTCTTCATTATTTGATCCCTTTAAAAGTTTACGACTTTCATTCATATATTCATCATGATCTCTTACTGTCCATCCCATCATCATAAGGTCAAGTTTAATTTCATCAGTAACAAAACCTTCTCCAACGTCGCCTTCTTCACCACCAATTCCAGAACAATAAAAGTCTAAATATGATTCTCCGCAACCTCTAATATCAGCAATTATTCCACCACTCATTCTCCATGAGCAAGTCCATGTCTTATCTCCATACAAGAATTGGTTGTTACAAAGAGCGGCATAAAGATTTTGAGAGTAAATGTCGCTAGTTTTACATTTAGTCACAATGCGTTCATTATTAATAAGATGTTGTTCTAAGTCCACAGTGAACTCCTTATCTTAATTAGTTCAATTAATTTTTCAGTATCTTCTTCCTCATACTTATGTTCCATCTCATCAATTTTACGATAGTAATATTTACCATCTTTCTCTTTAGTAAACAAATCGTATGGACTAGCCCTATAATCTCTATCCAACCACCAATTGTAAAGTTGTAAAATCTTCTGAGAGTCTATAGACTGTGCTGTTGGCTTATTATAATCTTCATCTTCTGGATTGAAACCATAATCTTCATTCAATTTTAATTGACCAGCCCAGTTTAGATAATCCAAACCCGCTTGTTTACATCGTCCTTTAACGAACTTATATTTTCGTTCTGGATATGCTTTCATCAAATGAGCCTGCTCACTCTCAACAAAAATAACCAACTCATTAAAAAGACCATGAAGAATTCTATGATCTAGGTCATAATATTCTCCCGGCTTTAATCCTGTACGAAGATAATGAAGTTTATCAATGAATCTATTGCGAATATAAACTTCTATGGTATGATAAATATCCATTGGAAAATTCACAATATCTTGCAAAAAATCCAGTCCTTTTTCTGCTAACCAATAACGATAAGGATGTTTCTTTGCCGATGTTTCTCTCCACTGTTGCCATTCATCCCAAGGCAAAGCACAAGGTTTTTCTTCGCCTCTAATAAGATTAGCGAAGTTTGAACAACTCCAGTAATTGATTCGACTTCTTTTCTTTAGTTTAAACATTATAGATCAATATTTACTTCGTAATTGTTGAGCATCTTATAGAATTCTTCTCTTATACTATATACGGCATTATCCGCACTATTAAACTGATGTCCATATTTTTCCCACTCTCGTAGTTGTTGACTAAATTGCCACAACATACGCTGAGATTTTTGTGCTTGGTTCATTATGTCATACTGAGCCTTATCTTCTGGAATATCCAGATCAAAATTAAATGTGGCTTTCATAATGGAAAATAACACTTCCCTTCTAGTGGATCTTTTTCATGTGGATAATTAAATGGTTCTAAAACTTTTCGTCGTTTGTCTTTAATAAAATTTAATACTTCAGCAAAACAATTTTCACAAATTTGAATATCATATTGAGTACCATCTTGATTGGAACAATATCCCCAAGTAGCACTTAGTTCAGCATATTCATGGTCTATGTCTTTGGAGCAATTTTCTCCACAACAATCACAATGAATCCTGTCAAGAACTTTAACTGTTTTTTTCTTATAGGTTTTCATTTGTATCTTTGTCTACCATAACACTGATTAATTCTTGGTCTTGATGGATCTTTAATCACATTAGAAAATGTTTGCTCTTCTAATGCTCTGTTAATATCAACAGCAGTATTGTAAGATTCACAAGGATTGTGATATTTTCCCCATCCCATTCGTAAATATAAATCTTCCATGCTTTCGTCTAGTGTTTTAGGACTAAAACAACCAAACAGGTTGCAGAAACCTTTCCAAAAACTATTCATGTTTATTCTCCTTAGAATGTTGTTCGTCCCAAGTTTGCTGAGTATGCCATTGTCCCGTACTTAAATCTTTGCTACTAAAAGTTCCCATTCCCATACATTCACTACACGCTGCCATATCTATTTTCGGCCCAGCAACAGCATATTCTTGAAGTAAAGTTTGGTATTTGTTTTCAACAGTATCACAGTATTCATAACCGTCGCCATAAGGTAGTTTAACACACTTTTCACATTTGTCAACCATCATATGATGATTTAAAAATAATGCCAGTGACGCATCCATCATGAGTTTATTTATATCTGTAGAAATTTCTCCCTTACCTTTGCAGAATGAACAAACTATTAGTGGAGGTTCTGATTCTTTTTGTATATTCTTTTTATAGAAACTATTTAAACAGGATACTCCGGTTAAAGCAACAGCAAAAATAACTATTGTGATATAAAACAAACCTAGTAGATCTTTTTCGTCCTCAATCATATCCTATTATCCACTCTATTTCATGAAATTTAAAAGTTTTATTCAGTTGTTTACAATGCACTACTGGATGATAGCCCCATAAATATACTACTTCTCCTTTTGTCCAACCAATCTCGTCTGGCTTATAAAACCATACTGGATCAGATTGCCTTAAGGTATATTGTTGACATAATGGTTTTGATATATTCTTTTTATGAAGTGGATTCAGAAGAAATGTAGTAAATAGTACCAAAATAATTGGCAAAGTTATTAGCCAAAGGTCTGATGCTTGCATATAACTCTTATATCTTCGATGAGGATTCATAGTTTAATTTTGCTTACTCCGTAAAGTATAGATCGTGCCAATAATATGCCACAACATACTTCTACTATTTTAAGCAGACTTAGGTACAACATTATACTTAACTTCCTTGTTGTGACTCTTTGGCTTTTTGTAGCCCATAAATACTGTGCTAGTAATAACCCCCATACCAGTTATGAGGGTTACTACTATGCCTACGATAAATATGGTAAGATTGCTCATTTGAATAAATTTCCCAGAGAAAGAATACTTGGAACCCACAATCCTACGAATAGTGCCTGTTGCTTGTTGAGGTCACTATCTCCTGCGAACCATAGTGTAACACTAAAAACAAAACTAGCAAATGCGGCCACAAGAAAATAATTTCGACTGTTCATAATATTCCTTTTTGTTAAATTTGAAACTCTTTTAGTATCTCTAATATTCGTCGGGCTAACGATGCACCGCCGACAATTCTTCCATCAGTATAATCTTCTCCATATCCAGCAGAAGATTCATGATCCTTTTGTTTTTTGATTTTTTGATTACACAACTTGATAACTTCAAGTATTTTGTCTTTTTGAGTTTGGTTCATTGGTTAGTAGTAATCAATACCCTCAATAGGTGACTCATCAATAAGACCATCCATAGTCTCTTTCATAGCATCCCTACAACTTTGTTTTACTCTTTCGTGATGTTCATTATGAAGTTTCACAATGTATTCGGCGGTTTGTTGATCCAAATCCCCAGCATCAGCAATAATATATTCCTCTTCATCATCTGGTGACGTTGATTCTGTATAGAGTATTGGTTCAACTGGAACGATTCTTTTACACCAACAATTTGATACATGACATTCAACGGCTTTCCACTTTACTAGGAAAGATAATTCTTTTGCTTGTTCAAAGTTCATTTTGGTGTATTGTATTATAGAGATGTGTTGCAGACATTTCTGAACCCGTACAATTCATTATACCAGAAGCCTGAGTGTTTGTCAACTGCAACTTGACAACATTTGGGCTTTCTGTGTTTGAGGAATCTATGATTACAAAAATATGTACATTATGTAAAAAAGATAAAGAATTAGATGAATATTATTTAGATAGTCGTATGCTATGTGGAAGAACATCTGGATGTAAAGAGTGTTTATCTTATAAAAATAAAATACAGAAAAGAAAAAAATACGATTTCAAACCTAGAGTAAAAAACCATAATTTACCTTCGTACTACAGTAGGAATAAGGAAAGACTATTATTAAGGAAAAAAGAATATGATGATAATCCAATTAACAAAGAAAAAAGAAAACAATATATCAAAGAATACAACCGCAAACAAAGATTACTGAATAAATCTTATAAAGTAAGAGATAATATAAGTAGAAGAATTCGTTCTGCTATTAATAATGGCTATAAAAGTAAAAAAACCTTGGAATTATTAGGATGCTCTATAGAGGAACTCAAAAAATATTTGGAAAAACAATTTAGAGAAGGTATGAGTTGGAAAAATTATGGATTATATGGTTGGCATATAGATCATATAATACCATGTTCTAGTTTTGATTTAACAAATATAGATCAACAAAAAATTTGTTTCCATTATACTAATTTACAACCATTATGGGCTAAAGATAATTTATCTAAAGGAAATAAAAGCAGCATTTCAATCTTATAGAAACCCTGCCGAAACTTTACGGATGGTTGATTATGGGACTACCCGCGATCCCAACCTTTCGGCATCAACATTTTCATTATATCAGACATTTCAGCCTTTGTCAATAGCCGTATACATCACCCTTGGTTAAAATTTCTGTTTCCAACTCGTTCAAACACCTAAAATCTGTACCATTAATAACTTTTCTCCAACTCTGATGAAAATGACCAAATCGCCAGAACTTAGGCTGATGAATATTAAATAGTTCTTCTAAAGCCCAACTAGTAATATTCTCATAAATCTTAGCACCCGGAGGAAGAAGATAAGAATAAAGACTTTGAGGACAATCATGAGTTATTACAACATCTGGTTTAGTCTCACGATATAGTTCTCTAGCCTTCATAAAGTCTTCAATTTTTACCTGCTCATCTTCCCACCAATCAATACCTATTGTACGATATTGTCGGTCAATACTATAAGCACCACGATAATAAAAGAACTCTATTCTGTTCAGACTTGTATATCCATAGTCTCCCAAAAAATGAGGATAATTATAACAAGTATTATAATTGTCATGATTGCCTGGCAATATAAGATGTCTTGTAGAATCTATATTTTTCAATGTATCATACTTAAACCCAAAATCCCCTATCTGTAGAGTGTACGGATTTTCTGCCTGACGAGACAGTATACGATGATACTTCTCATACTTACCATGAACGTCGCCAATTAATGTAATACTCATATAAAAGTTTCTAGTTTTATTTCGCCGTCTTTAACAGTTAGATAAGTGCAACTTTTTTCTGTCCAACACCCACTATTAGCATACCATACAACATGGTCTTTGTCAATGATTGGATAATGAGTATGTCCTAAACAAACACAATCAATAGTTTTGTTTATAGCATATCCCCTTGACTTTTGCATCATATGCTCATTACATCTAAGATATATTTTAGATCGCTGCTTGATAAATTGTGGCAGAAATCTTTTATCAAATCTTTGAATAGTTCTATAGAAAAAATCTGCTATCTTTGTAGTATTAGGATATTTGTAGATAAAATCATCAAACTGGTCGCCATGCAAGCACAAAAAGTTTTTATTTCCACTAGAAAAAACGTATTCGTTCTTAAAATCTATACCAATTAAATGAGAGATGGTTTCAGCATCACCATCATGGTTGCCCCTAATCCAAATAATCTCTACATATTTACTCATTCGTCGCAATAAAGATAGTATCTTCCAATGATTCTTCTTTAGTCTGCGAAAATCCAGATTGTCAAAAAAGTCCCCATTAATAATAAGCCTATTTGTTTTAGAAAATACTAGTTCTAGAAAAGCATACAATTGTTTGCTTTCACAAACATCGCTTCCTAAATGAGTATCACTTATTATTATTGCATCCAGCATTTATCTATACTCATCAAGTTTCAATGCTTGACTAAAAACCTCAAACAATTTATCGGAATGACACTTCAATAAAATAGCAAGACCATTAAGAGCATTAGAGATTTCATCTTGACTAAGATTACCATTTAATACAGAGTCACTCAAATCATTAATATGAGTAACAAAGTTATAAGTATCAGTAATTTTGCTTTCTAAATCAAATCTGTCGGCCATTATGTTGTCCTTTCAAGTAGTCAACCATATATCTTGCAGTATCTTCAGCATTATTACCTCCAAGATAATAACCATACATCATATCCCACAATTTATCAAAGTGTTTTC